GTGGTACATCCGGAACTAGCGGTTCTTCAGGAACTTCAGGGACTAGAGGGACTTCTGGGTCTAGCGGTTCTAGCGGAACTTCAGGAACAAGCGGAACTTCAGGAACAAGCGGAACTTCAGGAACAAGCGGTATGACAGATGGTACTAAAGGTACTTCAGGGACTTCAGGGACTTCAGGAACAAGTGGTGAGACAGATGGGACTAAAGGAACTTCAGGTTCTAGTGGAACATCAGGAACAAGTGGCTCTTCAGGAACTAGTGGTTCTTCAGGAACTAAAGGAACTTCAGGTTCTAGCGGTTCTAGCGGGACTTCAGGTTCTAGCGGAACTTCAGGTTTTAGCGGGACTTCAGGTTCTAGCGGAACATCAGGTTCATCAGGAACAAGTGGGTCGTCAGGAACAAGTGGGACTTCAGGTTCTTCAGGAACTAGTTTAGGGGTTATTGGATATTCAACCGATAATATAAACTTATCAACTTTAGTTAGTGGCCAGACATTATCATTAACTACATCAACAGGATTATCTTACACAATAGGACAACATTTAATTATTGCCAATTCTAACACAAATAAATTTCTTTGTGATGTTATATCTTACTCCGCATCAACAGGTGATTTACAAGTTACCGTAACCGTTATAAATGGTACTGGAACTTTTTTATCTTGGACAACAAATCTTGATGGAGCGTCAGGAGCAGCAGGTTCTTCAGGGTCTAGCGGAACTTCTGGTTCATCAGGGACTAAAGGAACTTCTGGAACATCAGGCGAAAGTGGAACAAGCGGTTCTTCAGGTGAAAGTGGAACAAGCGGTTCTTCAGGTGAAAGTGGTTCGTCAGGAGAAAGTGGTTCGTCAGGAGAAAGTGGTACAAGTGGAACATCAGGTGAAAGTGGGACAAGTGGTTCATCAGGTGAAAGTGGAACAAGTGGTTCATCAGGTGAAAGCGGTTCAGCAGGTTCAAGTGGTCAAACATATGGAACAAGCGGAACTTCAGGTGAAAGTGGAACAAGCGGAACTTCAGGTTCAAGTGGTACCAGCGGAACATCAGGTTCTTCAGATGGTACCGCCGGTACTTCAGGAACTAGCGGTATAAGTGGTGTTGCGTCAGGACAAATATTTTATTTTAATCAATCCGTAACACAAACACCATTATCTTACAAACAAATCGGTACATTACCAACAACTGCATCAACTCAAACTATTCTGAAAACAACAAATGGTTTAACTCCTGTGTTAGTTCAAGAATTTATCACCGACGCATCAGGATTAGGTGTTAACGTTATTCCACCAGGAAGTCAACGATTCCATTTACATATGTTAAAAAATAATGTGAATGATAATACTGATGTTTTTTGTACAATAGAGTTAGCTAATAGTGGGGGGACAAGTTACGGAACAGTAATATCAACCAATCAAACGATTATTGGATGGGTAGGAGTATCAATCCCTGTTGAAGTGTATGTAGATTTAGTGATACCGTCATCATACTACATTCTACCATCAGACAGAATGATTGTTAAAATATATGTGGTTTACCAAGGTACAAGTAATCGTGACGTTACTTGGTATACGGAAGGTACTACCTATTATTCTTATGTTATTACAACTCTTGGAGCGACTTATGGTTCTTCTGGGACAAGTGGTTCTAGCGGAACTTCAGGTTCTTCTGGAATAAGTGGTAGTTCAGGTACATCGGGAGCAAGTGGAACATCAGGTTCTTCAGGTGCAACAGGTTCTTCAGGCGCAACAGGTTCTAGCGGAGCAAGTGGAACATCTGGTTCTAGTGGTGCCGATGGTTCTTCAGGAGCAACAGGTTCATCAGGAGCAAGCGGAACATCTGGTTCTAGTGGTGCCGATGGTTCTTCAGGGTCTAGCGGTATTAACGGATTTTCAACAGGATTAGTTTATTACTTCAATAGAAATATACCTAATCAAGGTGCTGGAAGTGTATCATATTATGATTTAGACCGGGTAATTAGTATTAGCGGACAAACATCTTTATCTCAAACATTATCAGGGGCAACAGCACAATTATTTGGGACATTCATAACACCTAATAATGACCCCAATATTAGTAATATTGTGGGTGGGAATTGGAATTTTGAATTATACGCTAATACTACCGCAACAAATGCCGACCACGGAATATATGCGAGAATATACGCATATCATACTGGAGGGACAACTACGTTGTTATCTACTGTTACTCCCGTTCCTGTTCCAATAGATAGTCACCTTGTCCCTACCTTATATTTATTTTCAATACCTATTTCGGCAACTAATGTCGTGCCGTCAGATAGAATTCTTATAGAATTATATGGTATCGCTATCGACTCACCTTACACTAAAGTGCTTACAATGTACTTCAATGATAGTACTATTGGACAAGTAACAACAACATTATCACCAACAAATTCGGGAACTAGCGGAACATCAGGAACTAGCGGTTCTTCGGGAACATCAGGTGCGAATGGTTCTAGTGGAACAAGTGGTTCTTCAGGAGCAACAGGTTCATCAGGAGCAAGCGGAACTTCAGGTTCTAGTGGTGCCGATGGTTCTTCAGGAGCAACAGGTTCATCAGGAGCAAGCGGAACTTCAGGTTCTTCAGGAGCAACAGGTTCATCAGGAGCAAGTGGAACATCTGGTTCTTCAGGAGCAACAGGTTCTTCAGGAGCAACAGGTTCTAGCGGAACAAGTGGTACCGGAGCAAGTGGAACATCGGGTTCTTCAGGAGCAACAGGTTCTTCAGGAGCAACAGGTTCTTCAGGAACTTCAGGAGCAGCTGGTATTGCCGGAACAAGCGGAACAAGTTCTGGTGGAGGTGGTGATAGTATTATCATTACCGGAACAGGTGTTAACTCAACTATGAGATGTGGTGTTGGAAATACTGCATCAGGAAATTGTTCTGCAGCATTAGCCGGTAGTGGAAACACTGCGTCATGTAATTTTTCATTTATTGGTGGTGGTCGTAATAATGTTTCTTGTGGTTATTATACAACAATAGTCGGTGGTAAAGGTAACTCTGTATCTGGTTATGGGGGAACAATTGGTGGTGGTAGAGGTAACACCGCTTCCGGAGTCATATTCTCAACAGTTGCTGGGGGTGCAGATAACACCTCATCTTATTTAGCCTCAACAGTCGGAGGAGGTCTTGGAAATACTGCTTGTGGTAGTAGTTCAACAATTGGCGGTGGTAGTTCAAATACCGCATCTGGTACTAATTCAACAATTGGTGGTGGTGTTTTAAATAGAGCTTGTTGTAGTTTTTCAACAATTGGCGGTGGTGATTCAAATATCACCAACTGCAGTTATTCAACAATAGGTGGTGGTAGTAATAATGTTTCTTGTGGTCATTACTCAACAATAGGTGGTGGTGGTGGATGTGTATGTACCGGAAATTCAGGTTACCCAGAGTATACTGATATATATGTCAGTGTCGGTAATATTGCAAAAGGACGGGTTTCAACAATTAGTGGTGGTCGTGTGAATAAATCTTACGGTAATTATTCAATGATAGGTGGTGGTTATTGTAATAGTGCTTACGCAACTTATTCATCCATACTTGGTGGTAAAAGTAATTTAATATCGTCAGGATTTACAAATTCTAATATTATTGGTAGTAATATAACAGCAAACAGAGCTTGTACAACATTTGTAAATGACTTATCTGTTTGTAGTTTCACAGGTTCATCAGGATGTTCAATCTGTGTTGGAGCAAATGGTTTATTGGTAACAACATCAGGTGGTACTGGTAATAGTGGTTCTTCAGGAACGTCAGGAGCGTCTGGTACTAGAGGAACAAGCGGAACATCAGGAGCCGCAGGTTCTAGTGGAACAAGTGGTATTGGCGTAAGTGGTTCTTCAGGAACATCAGGTATTGCAGGTTCTAGTGGAACAAGTGGTATTGGCGTAAGTGGTTCATCAGGAACATCAGGTATTGCAGGTTCTAGTGGAACAAGTGGTGTTGGTTCTTCAGGAACATCAGGGGCAAATGGAGTGGCTGGAACATCAGGTATATCTGGGTCTAGCGGAACAAGCTCAGGTGGAGGTGGTGATAGTATAATCATTACCGGAACAGGTGTTAACTCAACCATTAGATGTGGTGTTGGTAATACCGCAACATCATGTTTTTCAGCCGCATTAGCCGGTAGCGGAAATACCGCATCAGCATGTTTTTCAACAGTTGTCGGAGGTTCTCAAAATTTAGCATCTGGAACATTTTCATTTGTTGGTGGTGGAAAACCCAATTCTAATATTGGATATCGTCGTAACACATCATTTGGATACGCATCTGTGGTTGTTGGTGGTCAAGGTAATATAGCATCAGGGCAGACATCATTTATTGGTGGTGGTGAAAATAACACTGTAGTTGCCAAATACTCAACAATTGTTGGTGGTAATAGAAATATTATTTGTAATTTTACTGTTGATAATTCTAGCTACGCAATTAGACCCAATACTATTGGTGGTGGTTGCTGTAATGTTATTTTCTCAAATACAGGTACTTTTAACCCAGTTGGTAGTAATACCATTGGTGGAGGATACAATAATAAAATATGTGTACCATATGGTTTAGGTACCATAGCTGGTGGGCAGTCTAATACTGTTATTGGTGAAAGTTCATTTATTGGTGGTGGTCAATGTAATGTTAGTTGCGGAAATTGTTCAACAATTAGTGGTGGTTATGGAAACTGCTCAAAAGGTTGTTTGTCATCAGTTGTTGGTGGTAAGAGTAACGTTAGTTGTTGTAATTTCTCATTTATTGGAGGTGGTTGTAATAATTGCACAATAGGTAATGTTTCAACTATTGGTGGTGGTGAATCAAATAATACATTTTCCGATAGGTCATTTATTGGTGGTGGATATAGAAATAGCATTTCAGGTAATAGCTCATCAATTCTTGGTGGTTATTGTAATATAACAAACTCAAAATTCTCAAATATAAACGGTGGTCATAGAAATATAATTCAATCACCAACAAACGAATGTTGTTCATTAGGTGTAACAATCGGTGGAGGTATTGGACATAATACTTCAGGAGGAACATTTACCTCATCAACAGGTATTTTATCAGGGACAATTGTTTGTTGTAATGCTGGTAAATTATCAACCATTGGTGGTGGATATAGAAACTGTGTGACAGGAGCTTGTTCAGTTATCGCCGGTGGTCAAAAAAATTTAATTAGCACCAGTAACTCTGTTATTGGTGGTGGTTATTGTAATAAATCGTGTGGAGCCGCTTTATTAACAATTGGTGGTGGTTATTGTAACATTATAACAGGTAATAATTGTTCGTCAACTATTGGTGGTGGTTGTTGTAATATAGCTTGTGGGGGTTCGGGTGGAGTTGGTATGTTTATTGGTGGTGGTAAATCTAATTCTATTGACACTAGTTCCTTTACAACTATCGCTGGAGGATGTACTAATTGTATTTGCATAAATTCAAGTGGTTCTGCAATCGGGGGTGGATGTGGTAATAAAGTATCTGGAGGCAACTCAGTTATTGGTGGAGGATTTTGTAATACTACATCATCGAATTATTCAGTTATTGGAGGTGGATGTTGTAATGTCACAACTGGATGTACATCAACAATTGTTGGTGGAGGTTGTAATACAATAACCGCTAGATTCTCATTTATTGGTGGTGGACAAAGAAATGTTATTCAATCACCAACAAACGAATGTTGTTCTTTAGGTGCCACAATCAGTGGAGGTATTGGACACAATACATCAGGTGGAACATTTAACGCAATAACAGGGGACTTAACAGGAACAACCACTTGTTGTGATGCTGGTAGATTATCAACCATCGGTGGTGGATATAGAAACTGTGCAACGGGAGCTTGTTCAACAATTGGTGGAGGTCTTGGAAATACTGCTGGTGGTAGTAGTTCAACAATTGGCGGTGGTAGTTCAAATACTGCTTCTGGTTCTAATTCAACAATTGGCGGTGGAAAATGTAATAGTAATGTTGGTAACAATGGTTGTTCGACAATATCAGGTGGTTATAAAAACTGTACTTCAGCCAGTTCAGGAGCTTGTTTTATGTTTATTGGTGGTGGTGCTTGTAATATAACTTGTGGATGTTCATCAACGATTGCCGGTGGTTTATGTAATAGCGCTTGTTCAGTTTATTCATCAATACTTGGTGGTAGAAATAACACAATATCGGCATCATTTCAACACGCTAATGTTATAGGTAGTTGTATCACAGCAAACAGAAGTTGTACTACATTTGTTAATGATTTATCTGTTTGTAGTTTCACAGGTTCATCAGGATGTTCAATCTGTGTTGGTTCAAACGGTTTATTAGTTACAACAACACCTGGTAGTAGTGGTTCTTCAGGAACTAGTGGTATTGGTAATAGTGGTTCATCAGGAACTAGTGGTATTGGTAGTAGTGGTTCATCAGGAACATCAGGAATTGCGGGAACAAGCGGAACAAGTCCAGCTCCAACTATTCTTACATTAGGATTATTACAAGTATTTTCAACAGGATTTCAAAATATGTTTTGACAATTATAAAAATAACACTAAATTTAAAATAAAAACAATACAAAATGGCAGCAAATACCGCACCTATCTTCTCATTAGCTGGAGATGTTCAATGGGGAACAACAGCAATAACAACACTTAACACCGCAAAAGACGGAACAGGTACTGTTCTTACTTGCTTCACAGCAGACGCCACAAACGGAGGGTTTGTTCAAAGAATAAGATTCAGAGCAGCGGGGACTAATATCGCCACCGTGGCAAGGGTATTCATTAATAATGGGTCAGCAAATAGTACGGCAGGAAATAACATATTATTTGATGAGATTACTTTAGCAGCGACAACATTATCCGAGGTGGCAGCATTAGCCGTGTATGAATTACCTCTTAACTTTGCCTTACCCGCGGGATATAAACTAAATGTGACTCTTGGTACAACAGTTGCTGCGGGTTACTTTGTAAGTGTTATTGGAGGAAAATACTAATGGAATATATTTTAATACAATATACTCTTGGATGGGATTTTCAAGCGTATCAAGAAATAAGTAATGGGAATTTAGTTAGGTTAACTGATTTAAACGGAAATACTCTTATATCTCCCGATTTTCCTATTGAGGGATATGTTGTGGACTCTAATCCACCTAAACCAACTTGGGCTGAATAATGATAGATGTTTTTAACATAACAACCAATACAAATACACAATCTACCTATACATTTTATGCGACAGGTGAATATCAACCATTTCAAAAACCTCGTAATGCAAAATTTTTAGAGATATTTTGTTTAGGTGGTGCAGCAGGTGGTGGACACTGTACTATTGGTGCTGCGGGAGTAACTGGTGCGGGTGGTGGTGCTTCGGCGGGAATGGTGAGAATGATTGTACCAGCCTTTTTATTACCAGATATTCTATATATATTTGTTGGGAAAGGTGGGAAAGGTGGAATAGTATCAAATGGTACCGGAGGTTCTGGTAGCATATCTTACGTGTCTGTTGATAATGGTTCAACATTAACGTTATGTAAGTCGTCTCAAAGTAGTGGAAATGGAGGAACCTCAGCAGGAGTTGGTGGAACCGCCCCTACTATCGCTGTAAGTCCTACATTTACAGGTTTAGGGTTATTTACTTCAGTTGCTGGAGTTGCTGGGTCAGCTGGTGGTGCCAACACAGGTACTAACGGAACATCTCAAGCCGCTTTAGGAACAAACATTGTTATGGGTGGTGCTGGTGGTGGAGGAAAGACAGCTTCTGTCTTTGGAACAGGAGGAAATATAACATCAGCAACATCTATACTAACTTCTCAAGTGAATGGTGGTGTGACTGCGGGACAAAATGGTGATTCTGGTTACGGAAATCTTTCTACATTGTGTGGGACAGGAGGAGCAGGCGGTGCCGGAATTACTACAGGAACAGGTGGAACAGGAGGTAATGGATGGTACGGCTGTGGAGGCGGTGGTGGAGGTGCCGGTTCTGTTGTTGCCGGTAACGGAGGTGACGGAGGTGACGGATTAGTCATAATAACAGTAATTTCATAATATGTTAGATTTATCATATTTTCAAAATAGTAGTAGTGATACGCAGATATTCCAAAACCCTGGTTCTTGGCAAACTTGGGTAAAACCAAGAAACGCTAAAATAGTATCTTTCTTTGTTCTCGGTGCTGGTGCCGGAGGAGGAGGAGGATTTCAAGCAGCCGCAGCTAGAAGTGGTGGTGCGGGTGGTGGAACAGGTGGTTACGTAAAATTAGTTGTACAAGCGTCTTTACTTCCCAATATTCTATATATCCTACCAGGAACTGGTGGTGCTGGTGGTATAGGTGGTGCTTCAGGTGTAGTCACAGCAGGAAGTTCCGCAACAAAATCATATGTGTGTCTAATACCGGATATCTCAAACATTTCCAACATAGTTTGTACTTCAGGTGCCGTTGCCGCAACAGGAGGTTCTGCCGGTTCAACCGTATCAGTTGTTGGGGGACTTGCAGAAACTGTTGCGACCACATCAAATGGTGTGTTTTTAAATTTAGGAACCTTTATTGCGAGTGTTGGGTTGGCAGGTACTGCTAGCTCAACAGCGGCGGCAACTAGTACATCTTATGCATCTTTTACAATTGCCGCTGGTGGTGGTGGTGGAACATCTACTGGGTCTGGATTTAACGCCGGTTCGGCACCACTATTTCCATCCATAGTTGCCACACCAGTAAATACAAGAGGTTCTGACGGTGCTATATTATATACGCCAACACTTTTCCTATTTGGAGGACGAGGTGGAGGTGGTGGTACTACAGGAGGAAATGGAGGAAACGGAGCACCAGGATGCGGTGGTGGCGGTGGTGGGGCAGGAACTACAACTGCAGGAAATGGTGGAAAAGGAGGTAACGGACTAATTATGATAACAACAAACTTTTAATTTATGATAGATTTATTTCATATACCAAACTCACAAGAAGACATAAAAATATTTTATGCTGACGCAGGTTCTACTAGTTATCAAACTTGGCAAAAACCAAGAAACTGCAGTTTTATCTATATAATTAGTATTGATGGTGGTGGTGGTGGAGCTTCAGGAAATAATGCGGTTTTAAATGTAAATACAATAAATAATTTTGGCGGTGGGACTGGCTCAATTAATAGAGCATTAATTAATTCAAATTTAATCCCTAATACTTTATACATAAAAGTAGGTAAAGGTGGTATCGGTGGTGTTGGTGTTTCAACCCCGACGACAGGGTTCAATGCCGGAAATGCGGGAGAATCTTCAGGTGTGTTTTTAGCATCCCAACTTGATTCTCAAAATACTTCGGCTCGTACCGTTAGTTTTTTTGGTGGTCTTGGTTCCACGAATGGAGGAACAAACGTGTCAGGTGCCGGTACACCTGCATCTAGTTTATCCAATAATTATTTAATTGGTCTCACTAATTTTATATCTACACAAGGAACTAATTCTCAAACCGGAGGGATTTCAACAGCCGTCCCTGATGTTAATATTTTTGGAAATTCATTCTTATTACATTCAGGGAGTGGTGGAGGGCCTTATAATGGAACAGCAACCGCTTTTAACGGTGGAAGTCTTATCTCTACTTCATCAATTACGTCATTAACTCCATCTATTATAGGTGGTGTTGGTGGAAGCACTACAGGTGGAAACGGTGCCGATGGTATAACATCTTGGAAACCATTTTTCTCAGTAGGAGGCGCAGGAGGTGGAAACGCCTATACATCCGGTGGTGTGGCTGGTAACGGAGGAAAAGGTGGAATAGGAAGTGGTGGTGGAGCCGGAGGAAACGCCAATAACGGAACTAGCGGAAAAGGTGGTGACGGTGGTGACGGTATAGTTATGATAATTGCCTTTTAAACAAACCCCATTATTATTTGCCCTAATAGGGTTTACTACAATTCAATATCCATTTATTATTAACACAAATATATGTTATAATTTATGGATAAGATAATCTTTTTTAACTCTTCTCTACCTAGAGCAGGTTCAACCCTATTTCAAAATTTAATCGGACAAAATCCCCAATTTTACGTAACCCCAACATCAGGATTAATTGAGTTGGTATCCGGAGCAAAAAATCATTATAATGGTTCTCAAGAAATTAGAGCTCAAGACCCCAAATTAATGGAGAAGGCATTCATTAATTTTTGTAGAAAAGGGATTCAAGGATTCTTTGAGGAATTAACAGATAAACCCTATGTGTTAGACAAGAGTCGAGGGTGGGGTATTAACTACAATCTATTGAGTTTATTCAAAGAAGACCCAAAGATTGTTTGTATGATTAGAGACTTAAGATGTGTCTACTCCTCTATGGAGAAGAACTTTAGAAAAAATCCCCACAAAGAAAGTCATATACAGAACCCAAACGAATTAGTTGGAACTACTGTAAACAAACGAGTTGATATTTGGGCTAGTGGTCCACCGGTTGGTGTGACGGTAGATAGATTACAAGATATCTTCCAACAAAACCTTCACTCTAAAATATTATTCATTAGATACGAGGATTTAATGGATAACCCTGAAAGGGAAATAAAACGATTTTACGACTACATTGGACAACCTATGTATCAAGGACACAATTTTGAATCTATTGAACAGGTAACAAACGAAAATGATGTTGTTCACGGTATATTTGGTGACCATGTATTGAGAAAAGAATTTAAAAAAATGCCAGATGATTATCTTGATATATTGGGTTATGAATTATCCACCAATATTAAGAATCATTATAAATGGTTTTACGATTATTTTGGGTATGTCTAACATATATTGGATAACAGGTCAACCGGGTGCCGGTAAAACAACATTGGGAAAAGAATTATGTTCATCACTAATTGATTTTAAAAGAGAATTATGTTTCCACATTGACGGTGATGATATTAGAGATTTATTTGATAATAAAGATTATTCTGAAGAGGGTAGAAGAAAAAATATCCAACTCGCTCAACAAATGTCTCAATATCTCAGTTCTCAAAGTGTTCATGTTGTTGTTTCATTAGTATCTCCTTATAAAGACCAAAGAGAAGAATTTAAGAAAAAGATGGGTAGAAAAATTACAGAGATTTATGTTCACACATCCGAAATTAGAGGTAGGGAAAATTTATTTGTTGATGACTATGAATCACCTACGGAAAACTTTATTAATATTGACACCACAAACATTGGTGTTAATGAATGTATAAAAAAAATATTAAACAATTAAAAAAAAACAAATATGAATATAATATTTTCAATAGAAGGTGGTCTCGGAAAAAGTGTAATGGGAACCGCAGTATTAAAAGCAATTAGACGACAATATCCTGACTCTTATATAATTGTCGTGTCAGGTTATCCGGATGTTTTTATTAACAATCCAAATATGAACAAGGTATTAAACCACGGTCAATTATCGGGTATTTACGCTAAATACATTATGGACCAAGAATCTAAAGTGTTTGTTGGAGAACCGTATCAAACATCAGATTATATTACAGAATCCAAACACTTAATTCAGATTTGGTGTGAAATGTTCGGTGTTGATTATAGAGGAGAATTACCTGAAATTTTTATATCTGAAGCCGAAAAACAATACTTCACACAATTCTATAAAGTAGATAAACCAATTATGGTTATCCAACCAAATGGTGGTGCCGCCGGACAACCTTTAAAATATAGTTGGACTCGTGATATACCTCAACCAACAATAGAGGAAGTGATTAGATATTTTAAAAATGATTACGCGATTCTTCATATTAAAAGAGAAGACCAATTTGTTTATGAAGACACTTTACAAGCGTTAGATGATTTTAGAAGTATTGCTATTTTATTGAGTTTATCTAAAAAACGATTGTTAATTGATTCAAGCGTTATGCACATAGCAGCATCATTAAATCTTCCATCTGTTGTTACTTGGGTTGGAACTAACCCCAATGTTTTTGGATACCATAGCAATACAAATATAACGGCAAATACTCCAACAAAAGAGGTTATGTTAGACCATAGTCATTATTCAAAATATTTATTATTCCAAGATATGACAAGTATTCCGTATAATGATTTAAATGAAATTTTTGATGTAAATCAAATTATAGACTCAATTAGAAAACAATAAAAAAACCCCTTAATTGGGGTTTTTTGTTATAATAAATGTTGTATTTGTTTTATTACCATTTCAGAGGTTATTGATTTATGACACTCAAATTGACGAGGAGTTCCTTTATTTTCGGGACACCAGTTCCAATCACCACGGTCAAACCGATATTCAGATTTATTCCAACATCCATTACACACAGAATCATTTGTAATTCTAGTACAGTTTGATGTAAATTCATGGTCAGATTCGGTAAAGTTAGAAATCATAACAACATGTTTACCTAACGCCCATGATAGCCAAGATAACCCACTTGATAATCCTATGAAAAATTCACTATGGTGAATATAGTTCATCGTATTCTCTATTGATGTGTCTTTTAATTTTGCGACATTTTTATAATTCCCACCATGTTTAGATATGTTAATAATTTTATATCCTAATTTAGTTAAATACTCAATAAGTTCTTTCCACCCATTTAAGTTATTCCATAGTTTTAATCCGGCGGTTGATTCATCCGCTATCGTAATATACTTCTCAACTATAGGTCTTGATTTAGGTACGAAGTCAAGAGTTGGTTTAATTTCTGTGTGTTCTAATTTTAAGAGATTTGTTATCGTTTTTTGTAATGGTATTGTGTTAGGATAAAAAGGTTCTTTTGTTTCGTTTTCAAACCAACCAATTCTATATAAACCAAATAAATTATGGATGGTTGCACCTGGCTCAACAAATTCCAATTCGGGATAAGACTTTTTAAATAATTTATTCCAAAATGTTGATACAATTACAACACAATTATGTTGGTTTTTAAATTCTAACACATATGGAATCCAAGCAATACTATCGCCTAATGAACTAGATTCAAAAGAAATAAAAACTCTCCTATTTGTTAAATCAAGGTTATATTCAAAAACAATGTCATTATCACAAGAAACTTTGATATACCAATTTGTAAAGTATTCTCTACCTACTTTAGTCCACATATTTGACGATAATTCTGAGTGATGATGTAAATTACCTTCATCGTAAAATTCAACATTAAATTTTTTATCGCTATCTCCTAATATTTCAAAAAAAGGTTGATTAACAAAATGAAAATTATATTTTACATTTGGTTTAATTTTTTCCACAATTGGTGTAACACTTTCTGTTTTTGTTTGAGTAATTATAGGTGACCTAACAATATTATTAAAATTATCAATAAATAAATTTTTGGTTTCTTCGGAAGAATATTCTTTTTTAATTAGATTAACAACTTTATACATATCAACCATTCTTTTACAGATAGTTGTCCAATCAAATTTGGTTCTATTATTTTGTGTTAAATCAACATAATTCTTATATTCATTTATTATTTTAGATATTGATTCGGCAACTCTATCAGAATTTCTTTCAGATACAATCATCCCATCTATTTTTTGAGACCCTTCATAAGTTCCAACAACCGGTAACCCACAAGAGACCGCTTCCAATAATGTTAAATTTGGGTGACCAGCTTCTAATATTGACGGATGTAAAAATATTGAATGTGATTTATATAACTCTAAAATTTCATCTTCACTTAAGTTGGTTAATAATAATGTTAAATTTTCATATTCTAACAAATCAGGGTGATGTTGGAAAAATAATTTATTATTTTCTGGTCCGGCGATTGTTATTGGAAGATTTAATTTTTTAGCCGCCTCAATAGCATACCTAAACCCTTTTCTATCAAACGATGCGTCACCACCAATACCATTATTTGCAATACAAAGCAATTTATGTTCTTTCCTATATAAATCAGCAACTTTAAAATAATCAACTTCCACCCCATGAGATAGATAAAATAATTTATCAGTTCCGTCAAAGTAGTCAATTAAATATTCAGCATGACAAAATGAAATTACCGATTTTTGTATTGCCTCTAAATTTTGGCGATAGTTAAACGAATCTTTCCCGTAATGAACAACATGATGGTCGTGTAAGGAAAAAATGTAAGGAATCCCTCTTTCCGCAGCATCTAAAGCTAAATTAGCTATGTGGATATGTATTATATCCGAATTATCGGTAGAAGCCTCATTTAAATATTTTATTGTGCATTCGTGTCCCAAAGAATTAAATTCGTTATGGTAACACCATAATATTTTTTCGACGGCACCCCATCCATTAGGGGGTATTGGGATTACACCCGGAGTTACTTGTGTTATTCTCATATAATTATTTATTTTTTTACACCCCAAAAATACAAATCACAAGATTCTGGCTCATATTCAAAGTTAAATGTTACAAAAGTATTATTAATTTCTATAGCTGAACGAACATCGTCTTCTGTTAAATTTTTATAATAGTTAGACCATTTTTCATCAATACCCTCTAAAAATGGTGCGTCAAATGGATTTGCGTTTAATGTACCATGTTCAGGTCTTCCTGTTGAAGCGCAAGTGAATAACATTAATCCTCCTGGTCTAAGTAGTTTAACCATATTTTGTAGTGTTCTCGCATAATACATATCATGTTCAAAACATTCAGATGATGTAACGACATCAAATAAAAACCCTGAATTGTATAAATGACCCGGACAAATAACATCAACATTTTGCCCCTCCGCTAAATCAACCCCAACATAATAAAATGGGTGGTTAAAAAAATGTTTATTATTTCCGTTAATATCTAACGAACCTATATCTAGTACTTTTACGTCGCTAAAATATTGAGGTAAATGTTGTTTTACTCTTTCGTAAAATTCTTGTTGTTTTTTGTGTGCCATAATTAATTAAATATTATTACTCCTTTTTCTTTTATTTGTTCTAAATTATTATCAATTAAATGAACCTTTTTAATAAAATCTGTATTACCTTCTTCATCAAAAACGGTTATAGTTAATTTATCACCATCTAAAGATAGTGCTTTGTAGAACCATTGTGAAGGAAGTATTTCATTATTTTCAATAACATTGTTAATGTTAATTGATATTTTTTTAATTTCATTATATTTTGAATTATTTTCACAATATAATATTGGTGAATAAGGGTTACTTTCATTATATAAAACTTCTAATATAAATGATTCGGACCTAATAAGATTAATTTCACTTTCTTTAAAAAAGTTAAAAGAGTAGTCTGGTATAATTAGAAAGTTGTCTTCATATCTGTTTAATTTTAAATAAAAAGACTCTTCTAATGTGTATCCCATGTTAAAATTAACCCATTCTTTTTCATTTGTTGGTAATTTAAAAATTTCGTTAAAATATTTAGGTGTTACGCCAAATAATTGTGTTTCATAAAAGGAGTCCACACCTTCTCTAAATCTAAAATCTCCCTGTGTATGGATAGGTGTTTTAAAAAAAATACATTTTTTATTGTTTAAAATCATATCGTCCAATAGTACGTCAAACTTTAAGGAATCTTCTTTACTAAAGATATTATCGTTTTCTAAAAAAAAGACAAAATCATAATTTAGTATTTCAGAAAAATTAAACGAATTTACCATATTTTGATTTTAATATTTTATCAACAGTGTTTAAGGCTGATTCTATTACTTGGTGCATATCGTAATATTTATATTCCGCTAATCTCCCTCCGAATAAAACCGATTTTTCTTTATCTGCCATTTTTTTATAATTTTGATAAATCAATGTGTTTTTATCATCATTAACGGGATAATGTGGTTCTACCTCATGTACGTTATATTCTATTGGGTACTCGTAAGTAATCCAAGAAATATTTGATATAGAATTTTCAAAATGTTTGTGTTCAATAATTCTGGTATAAATTGTTTCTTTGTCGGTGAATGACATAATAGCCGTTCCTTGGTAATTTGTTGTGTTCATTTTTTTATGAACAAAATTTGTGGATTTATATTCTAATTCCCCAAATTCATAATTATAAAATTTATCTATAGGTCCGGTATAAATAGTGAAATTATGGGAAGGTAAAGAATCTTTTAAATAGTCAACACCAAGATTGACATCAATATTTACAAGTAATTTATTAAAAAAATTAGTGTACCCCCCAATTGGAACTCCCTGATATTTGTCTAAAAAATAATTATTATCGTATGTAAATCTTACGGGTAATCTTTTTATAATTTGAGATGGAAGTTCTGTAGGTGATTTTTTCCACTGTTTCTCAACATATTCTTTGATTAATTTATTATATACATCAATACCTACAGTTTTGATTGCTTGTTCTTCTAAATTAGATGGGGTTTTTTGAATATGGATACTTTGTTTTTCAATAATATCCATCGCTTCTTTTGGTGAAGAGATTCCCCACATTTTAGAAAATGTCCACATACTAAAGGGTAGAGAATAAATTTCTCCCTTATAATTTGCCACAGGGGAACATATGTAATTATTAAATGAAATATATTTATTTACGTATTCCCAAACTCGTTCATTTGAAGTGTGAAATATATGTGGTCCATACATATGTATGTTTATACCATCTCTATTTTCAGTGTAACAGTTCCCACCAATATGTTCTCTTTTATCAATAACTAAACATTTATATCCGTTATCTGTTAATTCTCTAGCGCAAACACTACCAAAAAGACCCGCACCCACTATTAAAAAATCGTATTTTATCATACACTTAATTCGTAAATCTCTCTTCGGTACCAATTGGCCTTTAATTTGTATAAATCTATACCCGGAAAATATTCGACTAGTCTAGGTGTACCTGTATTATAGATATCGACAGGACCACTATGTATTCGTGATGATACACAATAATGATTTTCAACATTATATTCAGATAAAAACTTATCTTCATCAACTATTCCAATTGTTTTCCATTTCTGAATTGATTCTTCTGAAAAATCAGTATTACGGTATTCTAATAAATTTGATTTTATTTTTTGTAAATATTCCCAACTATAAGCACCAATATTCATACAACATTCCTCAAAAATTAATCCAACGGCGGGGGTATAATTATAATTGTAAGACATAATATGATTATAAAAGTTAGGTCCAACATAACATGTGTCATGTAATAAAACCCAATAATCTGACACAATATCTAAATCTAATACACCTATAAGACCTGTATAATCTATGGAATTTTGATTAACTTGTATAAGATTAACACCTTCATCGGTAATACTTTGAGTTATGGAATCGTACCCACCAACAAAAAAATATATGTCTTGTGGTGGGACATTATTTTCAATTAAACTTTTAATTATAATAGGATAAGTTTGTTCAAACCCTAATTTACGTGAACTTATCGTAAATTTTATTTTCATAATATTATGTGATTTTTTTATTTTTATAGAATTCAGATAAATATTCATGTAAACAATCTTTCCAATTTCTCATATAATTTTTATGTAAATTGTTTAATGATTTATTAATTAATTTCTCTGAATAAGGTCTAGGCGCTGAATATTCTTTTGAAAAAAAATCACTTCCTACTTTATTAATTTTTAACCCTAATTGTAAAAATTCATTTATTTCAACCGCCGTTTGATATCGACTCGCCTCACCGGAACTTACCATATTATATAACCCATAAGGAAGTTCTTCTGATAAATGTCTCAATATTGAATTTGCAAAATCTTTTGTATAAGTAGGTACACCTAGCTTATCATCAACAACATTAAGTTCTTTAACACCGGATTTAACTTGATTCATAATTTTATTTACGAATTTTTTATCTTTGGACGGTCCTCCACCCATCATCCATCCTGCTCTAAATATCCAATATTTTTCGTAGGATTGATTTTGTAATAACTGTTCTGTATAATACTTACTTTTTCCGTAGGCACTTAATGGATGTGGAATATCTTCTTCAGTATAAAATTCTTTATCATTACCGAATATCCCTGCGGTACTAATAAACACATATGGTATATTAAGGTCTTTAGCTAAATTAAATAAATTAATAGATGCGATAGTATTTGTTAAGTAACAATCGTCTTTTTCTTGTTCACAATACTCTAAATCAACTAACGCTGCGAAATTTAAAATAATATCAGGGTTATATTCTTTCACAATATTAGAAGTTTGATTTAAATCTCTAATGTCGCAATAACGTACATCACCATCTATATCTTTATCTGTTAGAAGATATTGAGAAGTATCTGTTAAACTTTGTAAAGTGGTACCTAACATCCCATTGGCACCCGCAATAAACATTTTTTTATATTGTATCATAATTAATTAAAAAATTATTATTCCTTTTTCTTTTATTTGTTCTAAATTATCATCTATTAAATGAACTTTTTTAATGAAATCAATGCTACCATCTTCATCAAAAACAGTGATAGTTAATTCATTACCGTCTAAAGATAATTTTTTATAAAACCATTGTGAAGGGCGTATTTCATTATTTTCTACAATATTATTAATTTCTATAGATATTTTTTTTATTTCATTATTTTTGGTATTATTCTCACAATATAATATTGGTGAAGAAGGATTACTTTCGTTATATAAAACTTCTAATATAAATGATTCTGACCTAATAAGATTAATTTCACTTTCTTTAAAAAAGTTAAAAGAGTAGTCTGGTATAATTAAAAAGTTATCTTCATATATGTTTAATTTTAAATAGAAAGACTCTTCTAATGTGTATCCCATCCCAAATTCAAACCATTCTTTTTCATTAATTGGTAATTTGAAAATTTCATTAAAATATTGAGGTGTCACACCAAATAATTGTGTTTCATAAAAGGCGTTTACACCTTCTCTAAATCTAAAATCCCCCTGTGTGTGAATAGGTGTTTTGAAAAAAATACATTTTTTATTGTTTGATATCATATTTTCCAGTAGCTCATCAAACTTTAAGGTATCTTCTTTACTAAAAATATTATCGTTTTCTAAAAAAAATACAAAATCGTATTTTTGTATTTCGGAAAATTTAAAAGAATTATACATGTTTTGACAAATTGGTAATCCATGTCTTTGATTAAATACTTTAACATAAAAGGATTCTTGAGCAGCCCAAAAATATGGTGATAACATGTCCCCGTTTGTGTTTTGTTGAGGTGTTAGTTTTTGATTTTTATCGTAAAAATAAAAATTAACCATTGATTGGATTTCTTCGGAAACCGGGTAATGACTAACAATCATAATATCGTAATCTAAATGTTTTAATGATAAAATTTCTTGTTTTAAAATTTCTTCCTTTTTTTTAGTGTTGGGGTATGCCCCAATTACAAATAATTTTTTCATTATTTTATAAATGTTTTTAATTCTTTATCTATTAAAGAATATCCGTCCGCTTGAGTTGTTATTCTATTTTTTAAAATTCCCATATTTTTATTTGAGAAAATAATATTAAAAAAAGTGTCCATACAATCCCATTTTTCATTTCTGAATTGGTTGATGAGATATTCTTTAGTTTTTATAGGAAACATTATACATTGTAACCCAATTATTTTATCTGTGATGAATAATAAATCTTGGTTAGGAATTTCTTTAACAACATTAGATTGATGCCACCCGAAATCTAATGTTTTAGTATCTCCAAACGAAAAATAAGAAATATCTTCATTATTAATAATCTCACATGATTGATTAACTTTATTAATAAATTCTTCAATAGTTGTCTCAATAATACAATCACCTTCACAAACAATTAAAAAATCTAAATCATTATCAAACTCAGACATAATCCCTAATTTAAAGGATTCAAAACACCCATAATGAGATGGTGTTAAGGCATTTCCAAACTCGGGGTCATTACTATCATCATACTTCTTTAATCTTACATTATGAGGTCTTAAACAATTGTGTGATGGTGGTAATGATGTGTAAGGAACATTTTTATGTAAAATATAATTAAATCCATAATCGCTTAATTTTTGAATAGATTCTCTGGATAAATGTTCTCGACTATCATCTATCGTTGTTTGTAAATGTAAAACTTTAATTTTATAGGTTGGTGATTCAATTTTAGATGTTAAAAGTAAATTGTCTGTTTTATTTATTTCATTAAAGAACCCATTGTCATAATATTGGTGAATTGTTGTATTGTTTAATTCATAAGTTTCTGTTTTATGTAAATTATCTTCATCATAAAATGAAATGGTAATCTCCATAGGGTTTCCATTATAATCAATGTACTTAAAATACTTTGCCCTATTTGAACCAGCAATTAATGTATGTTCAGAGATAATGATTGAATCGTTAAAGATGTTTTTACCCGATTTATTAATTGATAATTCCAATCTGCGATTGTCAATATTATATGTGTAAAAATAAAACACCCACCTATTTTTGGTGTCATTAACAGGTAAAATTGAATAATATTCAGAATTAGATGATACCCCCAAACCTGAATTTGGTAAAATTGTTTTTTTATTATTATGTTCAATCCAAAGGTTTTCTTTACCTTCTAAAATTTTCATATAGTAATTTTCTAAAAAATTATGACACTTTAATTCAGAACAATGATTATTAAATGTTTCTTCATCATTAATATCTAAAAAAGTATTTAGAAAATAACTAGTTTTAAACACCATAGAGGTTGTTTCAACACCATTATCCATGTAAGATAAACAACAATTCCAATTTGTTAATTTATTAAAATATTCTTCAATTAAAGGAATGTCTAATTCGTTTAAGGTAACATCATAAGTTATTATCATAAATTTTGTCGCTCCAATAACTTTAGCGAATTTTGCACCATTCATAAAATTAATATGAGCAGCTAATGATTGATTTGATTTTGACAACCCATTGATATTTATTTGAGCATTATATTGGTCCGTATTATGATAAAAATGGGTGTAATATGAATGAGGAATCAATAAATTATTTGAATCAAAAATATAATAGTCTGCCATTTCTTGTATCTCATTTGGTACCGGATAATGAGAAACTAATATAATTTTTCTACCTAATTTTTTAAAACTTTCTATACATTCAATCGTTAGATTTTTGCGTTTAATAGTGTCGGGATAAGTACTAATGATAATGACTTCATCATCATTAATATGAGATGTTAATTCTTTATCAATCTCAACACCCAAAATATTTAATAAATTTTCCGAATCTATTTTTAAATCACCTGTTAAAAATGTTATAAATTCTTCGTTACTATACTTATCACAATAAACTTCCAAATTATACATCATCATAGGTATTCTATACTCTAAAGCTTCTTTAATTGCGATAGGGTTTAACTCCTTATTATTTCGGTCACCTTTTGATGAAAAGAAAAATACATCGGATGCTTGAATAAAACTATCCACATCATTTCTCTCACCCCAAATAATGGCGTTTTTAGGTTTGTTAGTTATTAAAGGTTCCCAATAATCTTTAAAGTTGTCCGCTTGATTCCCAATAAAATGAAATTTAATTTTATAATTCTTTAAGTATTCGGCAATCTCAAAAAGATATTTTTGATTTTTTCTTGAGGTGAATAAACCAACATTAACAACATGTTTCCAATCAGAACTTAAATCTAATTTCTCCTGATTCTCTTTTTGATTTTTTATTTTAACATCCACAGGATATTCAATTATTTCATATGGAATATCAAAGATAGAATATCTGAACGCGTTAAACGCGCTTACAAATATAAACTTATCTGGAAAGTATCTCTTTGATGTTACAGGAAAGCTAGAATCGTGGGTAGTTTCAAAAATAGTGTATCTACGGTCTTCCTTATATATTTCTTTTGTTATTTCATCATCCATAAAGAATTCAGGAAATTCTTCCATACTAACAACATCAGGATTAAAATCTTTTAAAATATTAATAAGTTCAGATTTATTATCTCCTAATGGGTGGAAATTATCTAATAACATATTTTCAATTTGATTTCGTTGGACTACATAGTTCCAAGCAACCAAAGAATATTCGACACATTTAATAATGTAATCGTCTTTTAATAACTTTATTTTATTAAGGGTGACTTGAGGTGCACCACCTGTACTTAAATGGGGTGTTATAATTAAAACTTTTTTCATAGACATAAAAATAATAAAACGAATATGTTTGTCAAGAAAAACAATTTAATTAAAATGAGTTGTAATTATATTTATCAATATGCAGTCAATAGAAATCACTAGTTTAGTGGGGCATCCACCCTTTATTATCACAGTATGTGATATGACATACACTTATTGTTATTTTGTAATTAGTGGTGTGACTTCAGCACCTATAACAATAACACCTCCAACACAACTAAATGGAGTTAACCAATTATTAGTAGTTATAACTGATAGTAAAGGATGTGAAACAATGAATTATATTAATTGTTTTACCCCTACACCAACACCAACATTAACACAAACACCAACAATAACTCCAACAAACATTTCATGTAATTGTATTGCGTTTATTAATGTTGGGATAGGTAATTTAAATTTTGGATATACTCAATGTAATGGAACTATGTTTACTGGTATAATCCCTCAATCAACAACATTTTATGTTTGTGGTAGATTGCCATTTGCGGATGAAAATGTGAACATTTCAATTACAGATGTTTGTGTTAATAATAGTTGTCAAACAATCGAAATATCTCCAACACCAACAAATACTCAAACACCAACAATCACTAACACATCTACACCAACAATAACACCTACGATGACATTAACTCAAACACCAACGACAACTCCAACTCAAACACCAACAACGACTGTAACATCAACTGTTACTGGAACGCCAGGGGCGTCTCCGATGGAAACCCCAACAAATACTCCAACATTAACCCCAACAATAACCCCCACACAGTCATTAACTCCTACAAAAACACCTACACCGACAAAAACACCTACACCAACACATCTTTTAACATCTTTAACAGTTGTTAACGATTTTGAAAATTTCCCGGAATGTTGGAATAGTGTTACCGTTACGGTTAATACGTCAATAAATATAAAAGTGGATATTACATCTATATTTACGGGAGGAGCAGCATATACTACCACCCTTCCTGGTGGGACAGGAGTTACTAAAGTGTTTAGTAATCTTTCAAATAATTCAATATCTGCTGGAAATAGTAAAAAATATAATTTTGGAATTGCGGCATTTAGATATATGGGAACGGGAACTAACACATATACAAGTAATATACGTCTTGATATTAAAGACGCAACAGATAATAGTGTTTTAGATTCTTATCTTTTTACTAGAACTCATATTGCGGTACAATGTTAAAGAATATGTGTAATTTATGGATATATATAATAAGATAAGATTAACAATAAAAATTAATAAAAAGATTACAAATGGCAACAATGGTTCTCAAAGCTTTATTCCAATCTTCTTGTGCTTATGGTGAAATTGCTGCCCAAGGAAATACTGGTACCACAATATATATATCAGGTAAACAGGGTCAAAGGGTTCAGATAACGGCAATAACTAAAAATGGTTCAAACTTTAATGGGTGGACACCTGAACAATGGAGAGGTGGGTATTCAGGTATTCGTGGTGCGGAACAGGATAAATCATTTAGGTTACAAATATACGATGGTGTTACTTTGTATGCATTATTTGATAAGGTTTGTCCTACTACATCTATATCCGCACCTGTTGAAATTCCGTGCGATGTTGGAATTGTTATAACTCAGGTTAATCCATATACCGCCACAACGGTTTTCGTTGCTTCACCCCAAACTCCTTGTTCTTCCGGTTTAGTTACCGATGGAACAATTACCGCAACCACAATAACTAAAATTAGTAAAGAAAATACTAAGGTTAACATAACTGCTATACCCGCATTTGGTTCGTCGTTTTATGGGTGGACAAATGAAAAATGGAGAGTAAATGAACCAGGTCGTCGGGGAAGTGAAAGCGATGAGTCAATTAATGCTCAGATAAAGGATGGAACAACTTTGTATGCGTTATTTTATAAGGATTGTTCATATCAAACTTCTGAGTTTTGTTTTAATATTGACAAGGATAAATTATGTTCATCGTGCGACGAACAAAAAACAGTGTATTTTGATAATAGGGATAATCTGTATATTAATAATGGTCTCACAGTTAATTCATTTTGGTATGGTAGCCCAAAATTACAATCAATAATGATATTTTTACCGCCAGACAAGGCAATCCGAGTTGGTTGGGAGTTCAGTACATCCACAATGGTATCATCTGGCGGCGGAACTTTTAAAGAAGTATATGTCTCCAATTATAGTAGTAGTATCGGATGTGACAGGTGGCTTGGTACAAAAATTATAAGTCTTAAGTGTGAACCATCAGTTTCAACCATGAGTTATTCTTTTTATTTATATAAAAACGGTGAAAAAATCAAATCATTTAACAATATTACTGGAAATTACAATATTGAGATATTAAGGGTTGCAAAAAACTCTAATAATTTTGATGATGTTTATCAATTAAAATATATATCCGAAGGTTTGCAAACCATTTCATTTACAGTATCCACCGAGACACTATTTGAAAAATCCACGAGTGGACTGATTTGTAATGGTGGTTATGACTATTATTATTCAACCATAAAAACTAAAACAAAATTATCACCACCTATATCCCCAAATGGTTATTATTCACAAATAATTAATGGTAATTATTCACAGTATTCTGTTATATATGAAGTACTCAACGGTTTGATTATAGATAAATCATATTGTAGTTCTAATATTCTTGAATGTAATGGTTCAGAATCAAGCGGTATTCCAGATACTACAATTATTAAAGGAACAAATTACAACAAAATTTGGTCTTCTAAAAATTTAGAGGTTGACCATTATATTAATGGAGACCCAATCCCACTTGTAACGAGTGCAACAGATTGGGCAAAATTAACTACAGGTGCTTATTGTTATTATAACAATGACCCGTCCAATCGTAATACATACGGATATTTATATAATTGGTACGCTGTGAACGACAAAAGAGGGTTAGCACCAACAGGTTGGAAAATACCCACAGACTACGACTGGTCTATGTTAAAAAATGCTTTAGGTGGAACCGCCGGTGGTAAACTAAAAGAAACAGGAACAACTCACTGGTTATCACCTAATTCAGGTGCTACTAATGATACTGGTTTCACGGCTTTACCAGGTGGTTTCAGAAATGTTGCGTGGACTTATAAAGGTTTTAACTATGGTCAGAACGCATTCACCAACTTAAATCGGATAGGTTATTGGTGGTCATCAAACGGTAGTGATGTCGGACCTTTTGGTCCTCATGGCGGTATAATTGAAATAAGTTATGATTCACCATCCCTTACTGTTAGACAAGTATCGAGTAATGATGGTTGGAATAAAAAGGCTGGGTTATCAATAAGATTAATAAGAGATTAATAAATAAATACATATGTTACAAAATACATCACCAATATACATTTTTACCGAATCCGATTATGATTCGTCATCACCAAAATTCATAAAGAGTTCTGATTTTCCTAGAGATTTACGATTCGCAACCAAAATAATCCCTTTAAAATTAAGTCATGATAACACAAATCATGGTGTAATAACAATTGAGATTCGCCCATCCGATAATGTTGATTACGGATGTGTGTCTTTTGTACACCCTAATGGGGCACCAGCGTCTGTCTCGACAAATAAAAATGGGTTATATATTCCCGCAGATTCAGATTTAATGAATGTGAACGTGTTTAAGAAAGACGGAGTTATAGGTGAAATAACATACCATATTATTGTAAATTCAGACCAAACTAATACTTCAGAGACATTATTAATTAATATTGGGTTAGGACAATATAAAGTTAAAGACGAACCATCGTCAGTATATATAAAATATGGATGTCCTGATGATGTTTATTCATATGATGTTGGAATGCACGTTTATTCACCTTACGACTCATTCAATACCCCTAAATTAAGAACAAAACTATATTCTTTTACTAACATAACTGGTTGGACCACTAACACATTGGTTTATTCTTCACCATTTTTTAGTAATCCGGCTTTACCCTATTATTATGGGTACGGTCGTAATGTATATAAAGTTGGTGGGGAACTTGATAGAGCTTTTGGTTCGACAACATATTATAGAACAGTTAAAAAAAATGCTTTCTCTAAAACAAAAACAACAACAATAACTGATGGACCTAGGTCATATTATAGTAGTGATACCGACACATCATCGGCTTGTGTTATTCCAAAAATGAGCGATATTGGTAAAATTAAAGAAATTATTTCACAAACAGATTTAGTTAATCCGGAGAGTTATCGTTATTACCTTGGGTATGATGATAATGTTATCGACGATTCAAGTAAAAATACTTTTACTTTATATAGTTATTCTAATAAGTCACATTATCCCATCATAGGTTCTTTACACGCGTTAATTAAATTAGGGTCGGGATTAGTAAATGGTTATGATTCTAGTGAAACTGATTGGCGTAAAATATTAAGTATTAAAGGAATGTCAGGAATTATGACTTGGAAAAGTGGGGCTAATTTCGCAGCAACAGGGGCAGCTCTTGGAATTGGAGTGTTAGTTGTTGACATAATTAACATAGGTGCTGGTTGGCATCTTATGGCTGCTTGTGGTTGTCAGACTGCGGTTGCAAGTATTTTGGGTATGAATGTAGCCCCCGGTATTGGTACAATATTAGCAATTGTTGGTTTAGTGATTTTAGTTTTTACGGTGGTTATTAAACTTTTCAAAAAAACAACAATAACCACAAAAGAAGATTGTAAGATATTTTTACATAGATATACACCTTCACCATATATAGAAATTAACGACACATTGTCAGACAAAACAAATTCTGCGGCATTACCAGGGATTTATTGTGATGGGATTTATTATTACACTCCAAACAACGAAGGAAAGATAACAAGTAAGACTCAATGTTCGGGTATTTTTTATGATTATTTCCAAGAAGGTGCAAAAACGATAACACAATCTAGTCAATCCTCAATAATGCCCGATGACCCCACATTAGTCACATCTTGGGAACGCCTAATAATATTACCTTACATATCAGGTAAACCTGAACCATTATGTAAAAACGGTATTAACTTTACTTATTTTAACACACTGTTAGAACAAGAAATCCCCGACAATTCTTGTGATTTAGAAATTTTTACATCATCAAAAATCACAATTCCTGCGGGACAAGTGTTTAGTTGTATCAGTCAATTAGATGCTAATAACAAAGCAAAAGCATTATTGGATTCATCGTATGAATTTGCTATAACACATGGGAACTATTCTGAATCAATCCCCGACATATATATGGGGATTTTAGATTCAAAATATACAAATATATCATGGGTTGAGTTTGGGACAACCAAATCACCAGTTGTTTCAGAATCCGTTAGATTATTTTTTGATAACAGAGACACATTTGGTTTGACTGTTGGTAGAAACGTTTATTTAGACCCATCAGGTTGTAATAAAGCCTTAAAAGGGTTCTACACAGGTGCGCCATACGGAGGGACTATTGATGGGAGCCCTTCAAGAATACTCCCAACCCAACCTATTAAAACATATCAGGTTGAATCTGGGAAAATAATAAGAATTAATAATGAAACCCAAACCAATTCTTTTTACCCATCATATATTAGTAATTGGTTTTTAACGGATACCTCTATCACTTCATTAACACAAACTAAATTATTAATGGATGATTCCCGAACTTTTGACCCAACAACATTAGAAAGTAATGATAAATGTTATCAAGGTTTGGTAAAAAAAACATCTTCTGATTATTCATCAATTAATGACTTATTAATATTTTCAGGTGGTTCATATGTTTCAGCACCTGAAGGGTTTTATTTACCTTTAATTGATTGGATTAATTATACACCTTTTTATTATAGTAAACCGGATGAAATTATATTAAACATTTCTGAAAATTGTGATGATAAAACATCTAAAGGTTTTTATATTGTTGGTGTTAGTAAAACAACAAATGCTAACACACCAACACACAATGAGGTTAGTTTATCTGTTGATGTTAAAAGTGGTAATAAAACTAAAACATATACCGCAACAACATCACCTACATTATCAAAAACATTAATACCTTATGGTACATATTTTAGTTCATCCGATATTATATCTGAAATTACTATAAATAGTATAATCACAAAATCACCATTAAATAACATTACGTACACAATTGGGTCGACATATTTATGTAAAAATAATAACGTCATAGTTATACCTTGTGGTGAAGGTTTTAATCAAATCTCAAATTTTGGTAAAGGTTATTATGAGATGACAACAAATATTGGAACATTAACCGGAATAACATCGTTAGATTTTGATTCTGCAGAACTTCCCGATAGATTCCAAATTTATTGGGATAACAAATTGGTTTGTGATTCTTTATTTATTGGGAATAAATTGTTTAGTGATGAACGCCAATATTATATTGACGAGATTATTAAAGTAAAATCATTAAATAGATATATATACGAAAATAATGGATGGAGACCACATATTACACCAATAATTAACGTATCTTTTGATTTAAGAGACATTGCGAGTGACGGGGACAGATTTTATGGAACCTCAACACCATCACCTCAAATAGGTGTCGATAAGTATTATGGCATAAATATTGCCGATGGAAATATTAGATTAAAATTTAATAAAACAACTTCTGGTGTAACAACAATTAGAATTGTTGCGATTTCACCAATTGGAGGGTCTAATTGGTCAATAGATAAATTACGTTGTTTCACACCACCTAATATAATACCATTTAAATATCGACTTAAAAGTGATAGTACATTATCACCTGATAATAGATTTGGGTTTGTTTTTAACGATACAAGAGATTCCATATCATTTTCAAAATGTGATGAGTTTAAATTATTAAGTCCATACACAGAAAGAACTGCGTCTTTAGAAATAAAATCATCAACAGGTGGCGTTCCTATTACATTAACAATATATAAAAACGATATATTCTTTTCTAGTGTAACATCAACCACAATTGAGAATGAATGGTCTAAAGGGGGTACTTTATTATCCAGTTTATCAAACTGTGAAAATGTTACCGATTACTACACATTTAATGTGGATTACACACAACCAATGACATATGTTGCTAGAGTATTAATATCAACTAAGCATATCACCTTTTACATAGATGGAAAAAATTTAGGCGTTCTTAACCCTGTATATAATTTCATCGCACAAGAAATTGGTGTACCAACACCAACACCAACTCAAACACCAACCCACACACCAACTAGGACACCAAAACCAACAATTACACCAACACTTACACCAACACCAACAAAAATACCAATAATACTTAATGCTGATTATGTTGTATTTACATATAGTTTTTCACAAACATCTGGACAGGATTTAGATACTTTGACCACACTATACGTAAATGGTGAAACAACCCCTTATATGGAGTCTATTCCGGTTGGATATTGTAAACAAGGGAGCATAAGAAAGAGTGGTAAATATGGTGGACCTTATTTATGGTGGGGAGGAGATAATACATCATCGACTGGTTTAGAAAGTGTATACGTTGATATTAAAAAATTAAAACTTAATGGTAGTGTAACATCAATTCAACTTAACTGTAAAGCAGATTGGTACGGACAACTTAAAGATGGTGTAGTCGGAATAAAAATGTCAGTCTATTCAGGTGGTGAAATGATTAGTAATGGTAATTATGGTTTTAAAAATACAATAGAAAAAGGTTCGCTATTATGTGAATACCCTTTTGATTCGTTTGATGTTTATGGTAAGGGTTGTTCAAACCTTTCTTGTGTTGGATTATACACATATAACATCTTAACCGGTGAATTTTCCGTTGACTTTAACTGTTTATCATAAAATTAAACTAACACAAAAATAAATAAATTAAGAATTAAAATGGAATATAAACAATTTGATATAAAAGTAAGTCAAGGAGACATCGATGGTATTTACGATATTAATTACTACATTGTAGGGAAAACATCGTACCCCGCCAAAATATACAATCCGTTAGGTACTAGCACTGTTATTGCTTCAGGTATAACTCAAGATAGATTAATTACCGACCCTGGAGTTAGAGTTGAAGTACCTATTAATGCAACATCTATTTTTGCAAAAAAAACTAATTTTTCCGATAAAAAACTATTAACATTCCCAATTTATATTAAGAACGAAGTATGTTCAGGAAATACCTCAGGATTTTTATACTCCGCTAACACTAGTAGTTTTTCTTTTGATGCGGGAGATTTTTATCTTAGAGAAGTTGCGTTAGAAATTCAAGTATTGACAAACCAAACATTCATATTTAAAACACATTTATTTAAAAATGGTGTTGAAATTAAAAAATCATCTAAGACGGTTAACGTTGTTAAATCAAAATCTAGCTCCACTGAACCATTAGTATACCCTTCTGGTACTACGTATCCCATCATCAATAAAACAACATTTCCTAACACCTCTTTCACACATTGGTTTCTACAGACTAATCCATATAAAGAAGTTAAATCAACTTCAAATATCACTCAAACACCTTGGTATTCTGCAACTACTTGGAACACGAGCTATCTACCCCAAAGAATCCCAGGACATGATTTAATTAATAATAATCTTAATATACTCACTAAGGACAGTGCGAATGTTAACAATAGAGATGTTTATACTTTTAAAATTTCATCAACCGCCAATTTTAAATTTAATTGTAGTTTAGAATTTAGAACAGTAAAATACGAGGCTAACAAAGATAATTACAAAAATAAAAATAACACTATATACTACGCAACAGGCTCAACATCAACTTTAACCTCAAGTATTAAATATAATCCATGCCAATCAGATGAGTCTTGGTTGGCCACCCCAACCCCAACCCCAACAGTTACAAAAACCCCTCGTGCAACACCAACACCAACTAAAACCCCGACTAAAACACCAACACCAACTAAAACCCAAAAGCTACAACCTACACCAACTAGAACATCAACTTCAACACCGACACCAACACTTGGTAGAAAAATTCTACCACTTCAACACGGTACTTTTGAACAAGCGTGTACTGACCGTGGAACAACGGAGAGTTTTTGTTTGGATAGTCCTTATTTTTGTGAAGCAACAAATATCCAATATTCCGATGGTGTTAAATGTTATGATGATGCACCAGAGGGATATTATTTTAGTGGTCTTCATGTTAGATATTGGAATGGTTATGAATTTAGTGAGGAGTGTGAAATATGTAATGTAACACCAACTCCGACGCCAACACCAACACAAACACCAGGATTAACCCAAACTCCGACGCCAACACCAACGCAAACAAAAACACCAACACAAACAAGAACCCCTAATCCAACCCCAACACCAACACCAACAAACACTAAGACACCAACACCAACACCAAAACCAATTTATTTGTCTACGTCAACATTAACCTTTGTTGATTATGATTACAAAAACCCATCCGGTAACTGGACTTTATCGAACCCAATAAACGGTTCTATTAAAATATTTAATTGGGGTGTTTATGGTGAGACACAAATTGGACACCTAACTGTTAACGAAGGTGTAGACGAAATAGGGTTAAATAACTCTATTGAGTTTAATTTAAAAATGACAAAAACACCGAATGTAGCAATCGTAGCTCCGGCACGTGACAAATATTATCAAAAACAAAACTATGTGACTATCTCTACATGGGATGGGTCATGGAGTGCTGGTGTAGAATATATAAGTACGGACCCATCGAGGAACAAATTTACAATTATCACACCCGAAGGGCCTGTGACCATTACCGTTAGTATAGAAAATTCTTCACATAATTTCCCACCTTTGACACCTCGTATTGGAACTGTAAAAAGTGGTGATGTATACGTGGGTGGTAATTTTTGGAGAACATCCAATTTGGATGTGAAAGTTTATGCGAATGGGACCACCAAAATTAGTAATGGTAATGATTTGAGCGATAGTGATTGGATGATACAAACAGAAGGTGCTTGGTGTTACCCTAATACTAGACCAAACTACGATTATATAGACACATATCAAAACATACTTTTAGACGATAATTTTGATTATTTGGCAACAACTAACTTAACATATCAATCAACCATTGATTATTTAGGGAACAAACATCAATGGTTATCTCACACAACAAATTCAGGGGTTAACCCGATTAAAGTAGTACCAACAGGATTAACTTTTACCTATTATAATGAAACTTGGAGTAAAAACTCAATTTCTTTAAATGCTATTGGAGAAAGCGTTTATAACACATTTAACGGGGCAGAGTCAAACAATATTTATTGTTCATTTCTTATTAAGGTATCAATATTAACAACTGTTAGTGGAAAGTTTTTTAGTTTTAGAGAAAGTAAAGATGGTGGTGAAAGAGGTAGAATATTTATAATACAAATAAACACATCAACATTTAAATTTGGTTTATCATTTGATGATACCCAAACAACCCCTCAATCGGTTAGTACCACCACATATAATTTTAACGAAAAATATCTTGTAGTTGTTAAATATAGTAAAACATCACCAAGTGTAAGTCTTTATGTATTCAAAGAGGGTGATGAGTTTGGATTAGAACCATCACCAACAATAGGCCCGTTAATCGGGACTAAAAGTGGTATCACACCAAATATCATTAGTTTTAATCAGGGTATTGGTGCTACATGTTTAATCGATGGTCTTAGAGTATCTAATATTTGGAATATTAAAATAACAGTCAACAGTGAACCAGGTTATGGTCTTCTTTATAACTCCTATGCTGTGAATAATACAGATTCAGGTGGTTTAGCTCCAATTGGGTATCGTATACCAACAAGTGTTGAGTGGGAGAATCTAATTGAGTCATTGGGTGGACCCACATCAGGTGCTAAAATGTGTGAAATAGGAACAAGACATTGGATTACTAATAAAAATTTTAAAACATCAGATAAGTTCGGGTTATGTATTTTACCAGCCGGAGTTAGAGGTGATAATCAAACTACCGGTTTTTTTGAATATGAGGATTCTTTTCGCTATTCCGCATCATTTTGGGCATCAAAAGGGTTGTTGAATTATAATAGAACAATAACAATCAGTTCTTTTAAAAACACTATTGAATTAGATACTTATGTCAAAAAATCAGGGAATGTAATTGAACCGAATAACCAAAATGGATTATCTGTTCGTTGTGTCAAAATTGATGAAAGTCTTTTACCACCAATCCAAATACCAACGACAATAGAAAGTGTTTCAAAATGTATTCAGTACGTACTTAATTCTAATAAAGATATGGGAATTGAAACTACAAAATACACCGGATGTTATTATAATTATCGTAATTGCGAGGGATTATTTATATCGGTTTTTGTTCCAGTAAATACTCTCCTAACAATTAATTGTTATCCAAACACATCACCAATTCTCGATTATTGTGATGAAATTTAACACAAAAAATAACTTTAACAGATTAACAATGTTAAAGTTATTTTTTTTTATATTTATCTTTTTTTTTTAAACATTATTTTTTATTTAAATTAAAATAAATATGAAAATTTTTGTACAAATCGCGTCCTATCGTGACCCCCAACTTATTCCAACAATTAAGTCAATGTTGGAGAATGCAAAAAAACCTAAAAATTTGGTAATTGGAATCTGTCGTCAATATCACCCGGAAGATGGGTTTGATGATTTATCTGAATACGCAAAAGATAAAAGATTTAGAGTTGTTGACGTTTTATACACCGAATCTAAAGGTGTTTGTTGGGCAAGAAACCAAGTACAACAATTATATAAAGGTGAGGAATATACCCTACAAATTGACTCTCATATGAGATTTGAGAAAGATTGGGACGACACCTTAATCAAAATGATTAAACAACTTCAAAAGAAAGGATTTAAGAAACCTTTATTAACAGGATATGTTTCTTCATTTGACCCTGACAATGACCCGGCAGGAAGAGTCACAGACCCATGGAGAATGTCGTTTGATAGATTCATACCTGAAGGAGCTGTCTTCTTCTTACCTGAAACAATTCCGGGATGGGAAAACCTTAAAGAACCAGTTACTTCAAGATTTTATTCTGCACACATGGCCTTCACATTAGGTCAATTTAGTGTTGAGGTTCAACACGACCCAGAGTTCTATTTCCACGGTGAAGAAATCTCAATTGCCGTTAGAGCATATACTCACGGATATGATTTATTCCACCCACATAAAACCGTTATTTGGCACGAATATACTCGTAAGGGTAGAACCAAACAATGGGATGACGATAAAGAATGGGGTAAGAAAAACGAATTATCTCATTTAAAAAACCGTCAACTATTTGGTATGGATGGTGAGGAGGTTACTATGGATTTTAGTTACTATGGTTTTGGAACTGAAAGAACATTAAAAGATTATGAAATTTATTCAGGTCTTAAATTTTCAAATAGGGCTGTTCAACAATACACATTAGACAAACATTACGCTCCGAATCCAACAATTTATGAAACTGAAGAAGAATGGTTGGCGAGTTATGCCAGTATTTTTAAACATTGTATTGATATTGGATTTACTCAAGTTCCGGAAAAAGATTATGAATTTTGGGTTGTTGCTTTTCACGATGAAAACGACGAAACATTAAATAGACGAGACGCCGATATTAATGAGATTAATAATATGATGAGAGACCCTGATGGGTATTGTAAAGTTTGGAGAGAATTTCAAACAGCACATAAACCAAAGTATTGGGTTGTTTGGCCGTTTAGTACGTCAAAAGGTTGGTGTGAAAGAATAACAGGTAATTTGTAAAAAAATGATAGAAATCACATTAAACGATAATAGTTTTGGACATCAAACATATTTAACACCTTATTTAAATTCTAAAAAAATAATATGGAAAAGAGATGGTGTTAGAAGAAAATTAAATGTGTATACCGATAATTTAATTAAAAAAACACATATTGACATACCAAACGATGGTAATTACAATATTTGCATTTTATTAGAACCATATACCAACCCACCATGGACTGATGTGTACGATTATATTAGAACGGATTTTGAAAAATTTGATTTAATAATCACACACAATTTACAATTATTGGGAGATTTAATAGAATCTCGTCCTGATAAATTTCATTATTCCACAAAATGTTTAACAACTTCTTGGTTATCAGAAGAACATATTGGATTACATAAAAAAACAAAAAATATTTCAATGTCATTTTCATATAAAAATTTTTCAGAAGGGCATAGAATTAGACATTTAATTTATGAAAAATATAAAAATGAAAATATTATAGATTTTTATGGTAGTGGTGTTGAGAATTTTTCGGGAGAATTTAGAAATGCTATGGTGGATTACAAATACACAATTTGTTGTGAGAACTCATTACAAAAAGGGTTTAATTCTGAAAAACTTAATGATTGTTTTTTAACTGGGTCAATACCGATATATTGGGGGTCAAGATTAATTGATAAAAATTATAATGAAGAGTCAGTGTTTTATTTTTCACCAAATATCGATAAAGTAGATTTTAATTTTGATGAATCATTTTCAAACCTTGATATGATTATTCAATTAATATTAAAAAATGATGATTATTATTCTCACAATAACTCAATTAAACAGAATTACGAATACACTCTTGACAAATTAAATAGTGAAGATAATTTGTATGACATATTAAAAGAAAAAAATTTTATATGATTAAATGGTTTGGGGAGTATCTTTGTGATACCGGGTTTTTAATAAATTTAAAAGAAAGAACTGATAGATTATTAATCGCTGAAAAAGAACTTATTGATAGTGGGATTGAGGGTGTTCAAATATTTGAGGCCGTATCCATATCTGACCCAAATTTTAATAAATATGGGTGTACTCAAAGCCATATTGAAATCGCTAAAAAACAGGTAGAAAATAATTGGGGATATGTTCTTTATTTGGAGGATGATATAAAAACAGAATATTATTATTCTCAAACAATACCGTTAGAAACGGTTGATAGAAAAAAAGTTTCTAAATCAATAATTGAAGATTTAGAAAAATATAAACCCGATGTTTTATGGTTAGGTGTTAGACCTGAAGAAGACACAGATTATATTTCCAATAATTTGGTAAAAACTAAGAAAACTTTAATGTCCCACGCATATCTTGGTTCATTAAAATATGCAAAATTTTTAATCGAAAATTTACGTTATGCCGATAACAAACATTTTAGTTCTAGGCTTCCGATAGATTATTTCATTTCTCAACTAACTGAAAAAAATTGTTGGCAAATTAATTCATTCGAAAATGGTGAAAATATACTAAAAAATGATTTAAAAGTTTATATGTCATCTCCTTTAATTTTTAATCAAGGAGCCTCATTTTCTAATATAATTGATAGAGATGTTGATTATTCAATTTGGGTTAGAGGTTGTATTGATGCTTATGTGAATATAGATAAATTAAAAATAAACCCACATTTAAAATAAAAAAATAAATTAAAATATAATGAATAATGCAATAAAATATTGGGATGAAACAATTGTTTTAAGACACATAGGAATAGAATTAAAATGGTTATTTGATTATCTTGATTCTAAAGATATTAAGAATGTTTCATTTATTGATATTGGGGGGAATGTTGGTAAATTTTATGATGAAGTGTCTAAAAAATATAAAGTAGATAAATGTATAATTGTTGAGGCATCTAAAAGACTTAGTGAATATATGGTTGAAAAATTTAAAAATAATCTTGAGGTGACCGTACATAATTTTGGGTTGTCAGATGTTGAGGGGGATTTTCTTTTTGACGATTCGGGAATTGATTATTGGTCAAATAAAGATTTAGATGATAGTATTAACTTAGGGTTATCTAAAGTTTCAAAATCTTATGGTGAAACTAAATTTTATAAAATGGATTATTTTTTAGAAAAAATAAATACTATTTTACCAAATGAAATTACATTTATTAAAATAGATACTGAAAATAGAGATTTACCAATTATAAAAGATATGATGGGATATTTGATTAAAAATAATATCAAACCATTTATTTTATTTGAAAATAATTTTCATAATGATTTAACTTTAGATGATGCTCAAAAAATAGTTAATGATTTTTCGGAAAAATGTGGATATCATTCCGTTGATTTAACAATAAATGGAGATTCATATCTAAACCCTATAATGTAAAAAAAATGAAAAAAATATATGAAATGGTTCATAATTTCAAAATTGATAAGAAATTTTGGACATACGATAATTTAACCGGAGAAGATTATGATTTTAAACGTTCTAAACCCGCATATTATTTAAAAAAAGCTATAGAAATCGCTAACTATTTGCAAATGAAAACCGTTGTTGAAATTGGGTCAACAAGATTATCTGTTACACAAGGATGTGTTGATTATTATAATAGTGAAAACAATTCTTATTTATCACCCCCTTGTTGTTGTGATGGTCACGGAGGTTTTTTTTGGGTAGAAGCAGGGTTTGATGTACATACCGTAGATATTGATATAAATTGTATTAATGGTGTTAAATGGTCTTATTCTAATTTAGGTCGAGAGGTACCTAATAATTTAAATATTGTAATACCAAAAGACGGTATAGAATTTTTAAAAGAATTTCCATCTAAAATTGATGTCTTATTTTTAGATGGTTGGGATAAAGGTACTCCAATGTATGCTGAAAAACATTTAGAGGCGTATTACGCATCAAAAGATAAACTATCAGACACAAATTTAATTTTAATTGATGATACTGATTACATAACAAATGATGGTGGTAAAGATGCTTTACTATCTCCTGTTTTATTAGAAGAAGGGTATATCCCATTATTTAATGGGAGACAAACTTTGTTTTTAAAATACGATATTAATAAAAATAAATAAATTACAATAATGGAAAAAATAATTATTAGTTTAACAACTATTCCTTCAAGACTAAATTACCACGACCCAAATGGGGGTTTACAACCAGTTATAAATAGATTATTAACCCTTTCATATACTAATTATGAAATTCATCTTAACATACCATATATTGTTAAAAAAACAAACGAAGAGTATTCAATACCTTCTTGGTTGTCGGAAATTACCGATTCAAAATTAAAAATATTTAGAACTGATGATTATGGGTCTATGACTAAAATTTTACCAACAATTTTACGAACAGACGAAAATGAAGATATTATTATTATTATTGTTGATGATGATTTATCTTACGAAGATGGTTTTATAGAATATCATTTAGAAAAAAGAAAACAATACCCAAATGCTGTAATTGGGTTTGCTGGTATGTCGGCTTTGAATGGTACTTGTCATTTTTGTACAACAGTTACACAAGATGTTAGAGTTAAGATTATTGAGGGTTACAAAACAGCATCATATAAGAGAAGTTTTTTTAAATCCGATTTTTTTACTGAATTTGTTGGTGAATCTTGGAGTGACGATATAATTTTATCAGCATATATGGGTAAACACAATATTGAAAAATGGGTAGTTAGTTATGATAAAGATACCGATTTCTCCCCAAGAGTAGAATCATTTCCAATTATCGGACATTTACCAAATGAAAGAGGTGGTTGTTGGTGGTACCGCTCAGAAAGTGCATCTGATAACGCCGATAAGTTTTATAAATTACAATATTTAGAAAGATAATATGAGTAAAATAACATTAGTTACAGGATTATGGGACATAGGTAGAGGAGACCTTCAAGAAGGGTGGTCCCGTTCATTCCAACATTATTTAGATAAGTTTCAACAATTATTACAAGTTGATGTTAATATGATAATTTTTGGAGATGAAGAATTAGAGAATTTTGTATTAAATAATCGACGAAGTGAAAACACTCAATTTGTTCGTAGAGATTTATCTTGGTTTAAAAATAACGAATTTTACGATAAAATTAAAAAGATAAGAACAAACCCTGATTGGTATAATCAGGTCGGTTGGTTAACTGATTCAACACAAGCCAAATTAGAAATGTATAACCCTTTGGTTATGTCAAAAGTTTATCTTTTACATGATGCGAAAATATTAGATAAGTTTGATTCGGAATATATGTTTTGGATTGATGCCGGATTAACCAATACAATCCACCCTGGATACTTTACTCATGACAAAGTTTTAGATAAATTACCTAAATTAGTTAAGAATTTCCACTTTGTTTGTTTTCCTTATGAAACTAATAGTGAAATTCACGGATTCAAGTATCAAGAGTTATGTGATTTAGCAGGTAAACCTGTTAATATGGTTGCTCGAGCAGGTTTCTTTGGTGGAAAAAAAGATGTTATATCCGAAATTAATAACATTTATTACGGATTAATGAATGAAACCCTTTCAAATGGTTTAATGGGTACTGAAGAATCATTATTTACTATTATGACATATAAGTACCCAAACTTAATTACTTATTCAGAAATAGATGGTAATGGGTTAATGGGTAAGTTTTTTGAAGATTTAAAAGATATGACGGTTGAGGTTAAATCGGAAGTATCTAAAGATGTTATTGTGAATAATTTAGACACATCAAAAGTTGGTCTTTATGTCATTACATTTAATTCACCAAAACAATTAGAAGTTCTTATCCAATCTATGTTGGACTACGATAAAGATTTTGTGGAGAAACCAAAGAAATTTTTATTAGACAACTCAACAGATTTATCCACAACACCGAGATATATTGAACTATGTGAGCAATATGGTTTTGAACATATTAAAAAAGATAATATTGGTATTGTTGGTGGTAGAGTATTTGTTGCTGAACATTTTGACGAAACTGATTTAGATTGTTATTGGTGGTTTGAAGATGATATGGCGTTTTACCCTAAAAAAGGTGAAGTTTGTAGAAATGGATTCCCCCGTTTTGTTGATAACTTATATCAAAAATCATTAGATATACTTGCTAAAGAAAATTTTGATTTTCTTAAACTTAATTTTAGTGAGTTTTTTGGTGATAATAGTGTACAATGGAGTTGGTATAATGTACCCCAAGATTTTAGACAAAAACATTGGCCAAACAACCCTAAATTACCTGTTCAAGGTTTAGACCCCAATTCGCCAAAAACAAAATTTAAAGAAATTCATATTCACAAAGGGTTACCATATGTTACAGGAGAAGTCTACCTTTCAAATTGGCCAATTGTGTTATCAAGAGAGGGCAATTACAAATGTTATTTAGAAACAAAGTGGGCGCATCCATTTGAACAGACCCTTATGTCATATAGTTATCAAGAAACCGTCAAAGGAAAAATCAATCCGGGATTATTATTGTTAACACCAACAGAACACGACCGATTTGAACATTACGATGGTTCATTAAGAAAAGAGAGTTAAATCATTTATTTTTAAAAATCCAACTATTTATAATAAAAAATAATAGATGGATTTTTTTATTAAGAAAAACTCGACTTTACCTGTTTTAAAATTCCAAGTCGTAAAAGATGGAAGAAGTGATTACAATAATTTTATGAAAACCATAGAGTTATCGTCAATTTTCTTTTCAATGGTAGATGTAGAAACGGGAATACCAAAAATTACTTCAAGACCGGGTGGATTTGTTGAGAAAACCTCAATAGACCCCAATGCCGAACCAGAATATTACATATATTACCAATTCACATCCAAAGACACCAATCGTGTTGGTAGGTATGAAGGTGAGTTTATGTTAAGAAATTCTGATGGTGTACTTATCTTACCAATTAGAGAAAAACTTAATATTAATGTTCAGGAATCATTCATTGCCGATGATTTGGTGTATGATAGTTGTTATGTTTCAGAATTTCCTTGTTGTGTTAACGAACCAATTGTTCTTATAGAAAGTATTAATAAAACATATCAATTAGGTAGACAATATATACCTGATGAAAGAGACCATAAATATTCTATAAATAATCTTTTAAGTGCCGTACCTGTTAGAATTACCAATAGATACTGGGATGATAATGGATGGTGGGGTAACCAAGGTAATACACCCCAATGTGTTGGATATGCTTGGGCTCATTGGTTAGAAGATGGTCCGGTTCCTCAAAGTGGGGTTGCTCCGATAATACCGCCTAGGGTTATTTATGAAAACGCTCAAAGAGTTGACGAATGGGTTGGTGAGAATTATGATGGTACATCAGTTAGAGGTGGTGTTAAATATTTACAAAGTGTTCGTAAAGTTTCTTCCTATTATTGGGGTTTTGATTTAACAAGTTTAATAAATTCTGTTTTAAATTTAGGTCCTGTTGTTGTTGGAACTAATTGGTATAATGGGATGTTTTATCCAGATAGAAATGGTTTAATTAGAATTAGTGGTCGTATTGCTGGAGGACACGCTTATGTTATTAATGGTGTTAATACGGTGACGAGACTTTTCAGAATTAAAAATAGTTGGGGAAAATCTTGGGGTCAATCAGGACACTCCTATATTTCATTTGCTGATATGGAAAGATTAATAAGAGAACATGGTGAAATTTGTTTTGCCGTTGAGATACCAACATAACATTGTGATTAAAAAGAAAATAGTATGTCAATAGGTCAAAGACTAGTGGTAATAAATGATGGTGATGAAAAAATAACTATAACTTTTCAAAATTTGTCTGATTCTGTTTGGAAAAGACAGGTGGAGTTAATGCCAAACCAAATAAAAAATATTTGGTGCATTAATGGGACTTTTTCTTCTAGTAATAATAGTTTAGGTCGTATAAGAGTGTTAACGAGTATTAGTTGGCCACCTTCAGATATAAAATATGAAAGAATACGAGTAACTCCAAACCAAACACCGGACCAAACACCAACCCAAACACCTACGAATACTCCAACTCCAACTCCAACTGCAACCCCAACTCAATCATTTTTAGGGCCATATACCAATCAAAACCCAACAGGAAACATAGGTAAATTTTCTAACACTAATTTATGTGATATAAAGGTTGGTTGGTTTGTTTATGGACCTGGAGTTATAAATTTACCAATAACATCCATCGATTGTATTGTAGGTGATATAACAATTGATGGTTATTTTATTGAGAACACACAGTATAAATTTTCCGAATCCATATTATTAATTAATTCTCTCGATATATCATCAATAAATGATGGTATTCCGTATTCTTTAATAAGTAATATTGATATTCCATTATCAGGTGAAACATTATTGGCTAATTATAGTTTACATATTGCAGATAATAACCCTAATAATATATCAGAGAATGGTGGAATATATTTTAATAACATTGATAATAATGGTGTTAATCAAACCGATTATTTTGGTAATATGGTTGGTAATAATTTTTTACTTACAATTGGTCAGAATGAATCTGTTGCGGTGTTTAGTGGTGGGTCAGATTCAGTTCAGATACTTAGCGACGAAAGTGGTTATTTTATAGACACTGTTTCGGAAGCGGGGATTACATTAGTAAATCAAACAAACACCAATTTCACTTTTGGTGAGGTTGTATATATTGACTATACATTAGTCACTCCTGAAGTCACTCCTACAGAGACACCCACTCCAACTCCTACAGAGACATCAACTCCAACTCCAACGCCAGGATTATCACCTACACCTACACCAACATCAGGATTATCCTTGACTTTAACCCCAACTAACACTTCAACCCCAACTAATACACCAACAGAAACTCTAACACCAACACCTACACCCACCCCAATAGTAATATCACATAATCTAGATTTTATATCAACATGGAGGTTAAAATCGTCATTTAATAGTGTTACATTACCTTATGTAGTCGGAGGAACATATAGTGGTACGATAGATTGGGGGGATGGAACGACTTCTGTGAATAGTTATGCAAACAGAAAACACATTTATGCTGATGGTGGTGATTATACAATTACAATAACTGGTGTGGTAGTAAAGTGGTCTTTTGGGAATAATATTGACAAAACTAAGCTCTTATCAATAGTTAATTGGGGTTGTTTAAATTTAGGGAATAGTACTTCTTGTTTTTATGGGTGTACTAATTTAGTTTTAGACAATGTTAACGACGCATTAACATTAACAGGCACAACTAGTTTATACCGGTTATTCTTTAATTGTACCAATTTAACCTTAATTAATAATATAGAATTGTGGGATGTTAGTAATATAACAAATATGACAGGAATGTTTTATAACACATCGTTTAATCAAGATATATCAAATTGGGATGTTAGTAATGTTACCGATATGTCAAACATGTTTTATAAATCAATATTTAATCAACCAATCGGTAATTGGGTCGTTAGTAGTGTTACCAATATGGCAACCATGTTTTATGATTCATTATTTAACCAAGACATATCGACTTGGGATGTTAGTAATGTAACAGATATGAGAAGTATGTTTACTTCATCGTTATTTGACCAAGATATTTCTATGTGGGATGTTAGTAACGTTATTGATATGTCAAATATGTTTACTTTATCAAGATTTAACCAACCAATCGGTGATTGGAATGTTAATAATGTTAAAGATATGTCATCTATGTTTTACTCTTCATCATTTAATCAACCAATCGGTAATTGGGTTGTCAGTAGTGTTACGACTATGACAAGTATGTTTAGAGAGTCTGTGTTTAATCAGGGTATATCAAATTGGGATGTTAGTAGTGTTACGACTATGTTAGGGATGTTTAGAGGGTCAATATTTAATGAAGATATATCAAATTGGGTTGTTAGTCATGTTACCGATATGTCATTTATGTTTTATAACGCATCGTTTAATCAACCAATAGGTAATTGGAATGTTAGTAATGTTACCAATATGACATACATGTTTTATTCAACACCATTTAATCAAGATTTAAATAATTGGGACACATCAAAAGTTATTAATATGAGTTATATGTTTAACGCAACAATTTTTGATGAAAATATTTCAAATTGGAACGTTGGTAATGTTCGTAATATGATATATATGTTCGCGTCTTCAAAATTTAATCAAGATATCTCTAGTTGGAATGTTAGCGGTGTTACCAATATGTCACATATGTTTAACACATCATTATTTAATCAATCTCTTAACTCCTGGAATGTTAGTAACGTTAAAGATATGTCTTATATGTTTTACGTCTCATCGTTTAATCAACCAATAGGTGATTGGAATGTCAATAGTGTTGTTAACATGAGTTATATGTTTCGTAATTCAAAATATAATGAAAGTCTTGAAAATTGGAATGTTAGTGGGGTAACTACAATGCGTGGTATGTTCTACGATTGTCAATTTGACCAACCAATTGGTAATTGGAATGTTAGTAATGTGACTCATATGGGAGGTATGTTCTATTCAACACTATTTAATCAAGATATATCAAATTGGGATATTAAATCAGTCGTTAACATGGAGAACATGTTTAACGGAAGTACTATGAGCTTAACAAATTATGATAATTTATTATTAAAATGGTCGGTGTTACCAATAAAAAAATATAATGTTCCGTTAGGTGCTGTCGGATTAACATATACCATAATAGAGGACAATCCACGAGGTGTGCTTATAAATACTTTTGGTTGGATAATAACCGGCGATGCTATATCAGTTACACCAACACCAACACCTACAAACACTAAAACTCCAACGCCAACTAAAACGCCAACTAAAACACCAACACAAACACCAACACCAACTAAAACACCAACACAAACACCAACACCAACAAAAGGTTTAAATCCAACTCCAACACCAACACTAACACCAACACCAGGATTATCTCCAACCCCAACTAAAACTCCAACCCCAACTAAAACCCCAACTAAAACACCAACACCAACTAAAACTTTAACAAAAACACCAACTCTAACCCCGACACCAACATTAACATCAACACCAACAAGAACTCCGACTAAAACACCTACACAAACACCAACAAACACTAAAACTTCAACTCCAACACCGACAAACACTAAAACACCAACACAAACACCAACACAAACAAGTGGTATAATTTATGAGACACCAATAATCTATAATGTACAAAGAGTATCCATAAATTATTATTTAATTTATTTTACAACAGCAAATAATTACCCTTGTAATAGTGTTTTATCGTATGGTTCGTTAGATAATATAACATGGTTTAGTGGTACATCAAATAGTTGTAGTTCACCCGTTGGTCTAAGTACCTCTTTGGATAGTTCAGGTACTATATATGTGAAAATTAAACAAATATCAATTTATGGTGTTGAGAGTTATTCAAATATTGCGTTATATACAAATGACGCTTTCACAACCTCTCTACCCACACCAACACCCACACCAACACCTACACCAACGCCAACCCCGGGATTAGGAGCTCAAAATCTTCCTGTAATAACTAACATTGTTAGAACAGGTGGTTCAACATATAATATATTTGTAACACCAGGGAATACCAGTGCTTGTCTAAATATAATACTATATTATTCTTTTAATAATGTTGATTGGTCTTATTACGGAGTATATAATTGTGGTTCATTATTTCCCTTTGGCTCATTTAGTTATACAGGGATTGTCTATATTAAAATTGGTCAAACTTATGTTGGTAGTCAAACAGTGATTTATTCTGACATATCTCTATATTCGGGAGGGGTGGTAATTACTCCGATATCGGAAACATCGTGTCTTCCACCAACAATTATAAGTGTTAGTAATCTCTCATCCAGCACATTATTAGTTGATTTTACTCCTCCAGTTTCCTGTAATAGTGTGATAGTACAATATTCTTACGATAACATTAGTTGGGGATACGCTAGTGTAACTTATGGGGAGACAAATTGCTCTTCCCCAATTAGTTTTAATTCGTTTAAAACAACCGGAGATGTATATGTTAGACTTATCCAATATTGTTCAAGTAATAGTACTAATAGTGATTATTCAAATGTTGTTCTATACACGTTTCCCTCGGTAACTCCGACACCAACACCAACAAAAACCACAACACCAACAATTACACCAACACCAACTACAACACCAATAGTGAGTGGACCTCAATTAGTACCAACCATATCTAGTATCATTCAAAGAAGTACAACAGTATATCAGGTCTATATGGTAATTGGTAATACATTACCTTGTCAATTTATGTCAATATATTATTCGTTTGATAATGTTACATGGGCCAACACTAATAATATGACTTGTACAACAACGACTACGTTCCAAACCTACTCAACTTACGTAAGTTTTATATATGTAAAAATATTTCAAAGATATGTTGATGGAAGTTCTGTATTTTCAGATGTTTATTTATATCAAAATGGTTTAACAACATTAGTTGTTGCCCCTACACCAACACCAACACCTACAATAACAATGAGTCCAACACCTACAATAACTCAAACCCCTACAATGACTCGGACACCAACAAGAACACCAAATCCGTATGGAAATGACTTTACATCAAGGTGGAGAACATTAGTTATAAACGATACAATAACTCTCCCATATATTGTTGATGGAAATTATGGTGGTACGATAGATTGGGGTGATGGAACAACTTCTGTGAATAGTTATGCAAATAGAGCCCACACTTACTCGTCGATAGGTTATTATATTATTAAGGTAACTGGTTTAGTGCGTGGATGGGAATTTAATTCTGACGAAGCTTTGGATTATGAGGATAGTGGTATTTACCCAAATAACTATAAAATATATTCTATATTAAATTGGGGAAATTTCTCTTTAAGAGGGGGAACATACGCACAATTTAGCTATTGTGTTAATTTAACGTTAGATTCTGTTATTGGGGTTTTAAACCTTACCGATTATGATGAAGAGGAAAATTATGGTTATATAACAATTTCTGGATTATTTTATAAATGTCATAGTATAAGAACAATTAATAATATTACTTCTTGGGATTTAAGATATATTACTAGTTTATCATCTATGTTTGATGGTACACAATTCAATCAAGATATATCGTCTTGGAATATTAGTGGTATCCGATATATGGGTGGTATGTTTAGTTATAACACATCTTTTAATCAACCAAACATTAATAATTGGGATGTTAGTAATGTTGTGTCTATGTCTCAAATGTTCTATAATTCATCATTTAACCAAAATATTTCATCTTGGAATGTGAGTGGTGTTACCGATATGTCGTATATGTTCCATGGCACACCATTCAATCAACCAATCGGTAATTGGAATGTGAGTAATGTTACTGATATGTCATATATGTTTAGAAGGTCATCTTTTAACCAACCAATCGGTAATTGGGATGTTAGTAAAGTCACTAATATGACTGGAATGTTTACGGAAAATAATTTATTCAATCAATCAATCAATAATTGGGATGTAAGTAATGTTACCAGTATGAGCTCAATGTTTAACACTTCATCATTCAATCAACCCCTTAACTCTTGGAATGTAAGTAATGTGAATAATATGTCGTCAATGTTTTCTTACAATACAAGTTTTAGTCAAGACATATCCAACTGGAATATTAGTAAAGTTCAATCAATGATATATATGTTTACCAACACTACACCGATGAGCTCAACAAATTATAATAATTTGTTAATTAAATGGTCGCAATTACGATTAACCAATAACGTCGCAATTGGTGTTAGATTAGATGTACCCGGGTTTTTATACACATCAGTATCCGCAAGTAATGCACGATATATTTTGACAAACATATGTGAGTGGAATATTGTTGGTGATATTGGGTCATTTTAATTTGATTTATAATTGTTAAATAATTATATTTATAGAAACAAGACAAACCTGAAATTAATCAGAGCCAATATGTCATTCTAAAAAATATATTTATGGTTACACAAGAAGAGATTAAGGCGTTCCTAGAAGGGAATGACCCTGAAGAACACATCGTCGCTATTGAGTATGATTATGGGTCAGACTCAATCTACAAAATTAAAGAAATCCCTGGTCAGGGAAAAATAATCAAAAAAGATACATTTACGGCATTTGCTTGGGTTGGTGATTTGAGAGATTTGAATTTTTATTCAAAATCCAAAGACCAACAACGAGAAGCAATGAAAAAACACGGAATAATCATTGATAAGTTAGAAACCAAAGGTAATGAGAGATTAGAAAAAGGTCTCAAATATATGGTTAAATCAATGAAGGGTTATCGTTCACTTATCCAATTCTTTAGAGATGGTGGTGTTGACCCGTGGGGTGAAAAAACAAAAGGAAAATTAACGGTACTTCCACCGGTAGAACAATTCCTAATTTCAAGAGAGAAAAGATTATTCAAAGGGTATGAGGAATACAACGACATCACCCGACTCGGATTTGACTTGGAGACGACCGCTTTAGAACCTAAAGATGGTCGTATATTTATGATTGGAATTAAAACCAATAAAGGTTATCAAAAAGTTATTGAGTGTGCCGATGAAGACCAAGAGAGAAAAGGTTTAGTAGAATTTTTCAATATTATAGACGAACTTAAACCATCAATCATCGGCGGGTATAATTCAGCAAACTTTGACTGGTTTTGGATATTTGAGAGATGTAAAGCTCTTCATTTAGATATTAAAAAGATAGCTAAATCTTTAAATCCTGCAAGACCTATCTCTCAAAAAGATGGTATGTTAAAACTTGCTAATGAGGTAGAGAGATTCTCTCAAACTCAATTGTGGGGTTATAACATTATTGACATTATTCACTCTGTTCGTAGAGCTCAAGCAATTAACTCAAGTATTAAATCAGCGGGACTTAAATACATAACTCAATATATTAAAGCTGAAGCTCCCGACCGAGTTTATATTGACCATTTAGAGATTGGTCCGATGTACGCCAAAAAAGAAGAATATTGGTTAAATGTTGAGAATGGGAAATATAAGAGAGCCGATAATCCGGACTTCAATAATTTAGACACAAGATTCCCCGGGAAATACCTAAAGGTTACAGGTGATAACATTGTGGAGAGATATCTTGACGACGATTTAGAGGAGACGTTAACGGTGGATGATGAATTTAACCAAGGAACGTTTCTACTCGCATCGATGGTACCAACAACATATGAAAGAGTTTCCACAATGGGAACCGCAACTCTATGGAGAATGATTATGTTGGCTTGGTCTTATAAGAATAAATTAGCCATCCCCGCTAAAGAAGAGAAGACGGACTTTGTAGGGGGACTTTCAAGACTACTTAAAGTGGGGTACTCTACCAATGTATTAAAACTTGACTACTCTTCCTTATACCCATCAATTCAGTTGGTACACGATGTGTTTCCTGAATGTGATGTAATGGGTGGAATGAAAGGTATGTTAACTTATTTCCGTAATGCTCGTATTATGTATAAAAACTTAGCGTCCGAGTATAAATCAATCGATTCTAAAAAATCTCTTTCATACGATAGAAAACAATTACCGTTAAAAATCTTTATCAACTCAATGTTCGGCGGATTATCCGCTCCCCACGTTTATGAATGGGGTGAAATGAATAGCGGAGAACGAATTACTTGTACCGGACGACAATATCTTCGTCAGATGGTAAAATACTTCGTTAAAAGAGGTTATACACCTCTTGTACTTGATACCGATGGTGTTAACTTTAGTTTACCTGAAGGTGGTGTTGATGATAGAGTGTATATCGGAAAAGGATTAAATTGGTTGGTTAAAGAGGGTCAAGAATACCGAGGATATTACGCCGACACGGCAGAATACAACGATTTGTTTATGAAAGGCGAAATGGGTCTTGATTGTGATGGAACTTGGGATTCTTGTATTAATTTAAGTAGAAAGAATTATGCTACGATGGAATCCAACGGTAAAATTAAATTAACCGGAAACTCAATTAAATCTAAAAAATTACCACTATATATTGAGGTGTTTTTAGATAAAGGAGTTAAATTATTGTTGGAGGGAAAAGGCCAAGAATTTATTGAGTGGTATTTTGAATATCACCAAAGAATCTTTGACCAACAAATTCCATTAAAACAAATCGCCCAAAGAGCGAGAGTTAAACTATCTATTGATGATTATAAAAAAAGATGTACTCAAAAAACAAAGGCGGGTTCACTTATGAGTAGAATGGCACATATGGAATTGGCAATCAAACATGATTTGAAAGTATCATTGGGTGATGTCATAAGTTATGTTAATAATGGTGTAAGGGCATCACACGGAGATGTTCAGAAAATAACTAAAAACAATTACACTAAAAAAGAATTGGATTTGTTTACATCAGTAAATGGTACAGAACCTGAAGATAAATCAACCTCAACAATACAACTTAATTGTTATATGTTAGACCAAACAGAAATTGAGAATAACCCCAATTTAACAGGTGATTATAATGTTCCGAGAGCAATCTCAACATTTAATAAAAAAGTTGAGCCGTTATTGATTGTCTTTAATAAAGAATTAAGAGAAAGTTTATTAATTGCTAACCCGGAAGACAGAGGATTTTTTACTAAAACACAATGTGAGTTGATAGGTGGGGTTCCAAATAAAGAGGGTGACCAAGATACGATTGAGGATTTATTAACTATCACCGATTTGGAATTAAAATTTTGGGATAGAGTTGGTGTTAGTTCTGAATATATTTATGAATTGGCTGAACCAGGATGGGAAGAACATATTAGTTAAAAACAGAAAAGGTGTCGTATTCGACACCTTTTTTATTTAATCTAATTTTAACCCATCACTTGAGACTATATACCAATGATTCTCTATTAAATAAAATTCTACACAAGCCCCTTTATCAATAAAAATCTCATCATAATGTTCATCAATTTTGTTTAAACTAGCGGTTATATAAACTTTTGTTAAAGCTTTAATTATTATATGTTCTGTGGTTTCTGAATCTAAAATTATCCTACATTCACTAACACCTTTAGCCAATATTAAAACTTCTCCTTTAGTATTATAAACCTCATCTATAATAACTTTTTTAATGTGTTCAACATTAGGTTCATAAACTTCATTATAAAATCTTTTATCTCCAACCACTTTTTTTTCTGTTTGTCTGTTTAAATTTAACATATTTTTTAAATTACATAAATTTGTCTTGGCATTGCTCTAAATTTCAAAGATTTATTTAAATTCTCGGCCAATAAAGCTTCCCTTTCCATCATTTTATCAGGTCGTAATCTTTCCAATCTTAATTTTAATTCCTCTTCAAGTTTTGATTTTTCGTCGGCACCTTCTGTTGCTAATGATGCGTAATCCATTGTTAATTCACTATCGGGTGTTTTAACATTTCCACTAAATTTACCTCTAACTCTCGCCAATGTTTGTTTTACATATGCGGTAAACCATCTTCTAACCCATTGTTGAGCGGGATTATTTAAATCAACCCAAGAAATTTCTTCAAATGGAACATCAGAAGGAAGTGTAATAATATCCGGATTTGCTTTTAAACATTTATCTCTATCTGCCGGACCAACATCGTAGTACCAATACCATACTTTACCTCTTGTTAATGTTGAATTACCGAAATCAAATTTACCACCTGGAGTATTCATTAAGTGTAACGCTTTTTTACCTTCAGGAAGTGCGGTAATTCTATACGTTAATTCACCAGCAATTATTCTTCTTTGAATATTAATTTCTTGCATTCTCAATAACATATCAAACGCTGGCATCATAAAAAATGAACCTGTCATGCCCATTTGTGAAAAACCACCAGGTCCTCCTAAACCACCGGCACCTAAAGCTCCAAAAGTCCAAGGGTCAAATAATAAATTATTAAGTTCTGCGGGTGTAAACCATAAAACTTCATTAATTTCTCTATTTGCAGGAATTTCATATATTTGTTGATTCCGTTGAAGTTGTATATAATCTTTTTTAAGTTCCCAATCACCACCAGCCTGTAATCCAACAATTTTAGAATACGCATAGGTGTATCTCGTTTCAAAATCTAAACTTTTTGTTATAAAAGCTTTTGATAATGATTGAGTATCAAGATTAAGATTATATAAGGATGTCCATTGAGACTCGATTAACCAATCTTGGACATATTGAGAATAATCACCGATAGATAATTCTAATAAACTATCCATCATTTCGTCTTCAATTTCTATCGAACGAAGTGGTGCTCCAAGTAAATGTTTAATTCTTGTGTATAATGCGGTTCTTTGAGGTTCTGGGATTATTGACATAGTTCTTTTTATTTATAAATATCAATTTAATGAATAAATTAAATCTCCTTTAGGAAAAACATATTGTCCATTAACAATTTTTGAATTTTTATTTCTGAAAATTAAAACATCTTTATTATTTCTAGTGAAAATTAACCAATCTGTATAGTATTTTTTAACGGCACCTGAACCAATAACGGTAATTTCTTCACCGGTAGTTTCAATACTTCCAAATGGTTTAATTTGACTACTTAATTTTCTACCATTAATAATAACTTCACAATCTATACCACCAATCATATCAGCTTTACTACCTAATTTACCGATGGCGTTAACATTATCTTTTCCAAATTTTTTCTTTAAAATCTCAACAGTTTTGTCTTCACGAGCTTGTCCCCAAGTATCTGTTTGGGTTAAAACTTTCATAATGTTTTGAAATGTTGCTGAAGTTTGTGTGAATATTCTAAATTTATATTCGTGTAAGAAAATAAGTAATTTTTTAGTTTCTTCAATTTGTTCCAATGGTTTTAAACCAATTAATTTAATGTTTGGTAAATTTTTAGAACTTAAAACTTGATTTGTATCATTAAGAAGAACACAGAAACAACTATAGTTTGTGTTTAATTTATTTAAGACAGAACGACCATCTCTTTCTAAATCATACACTCCCGACATTTCACCTTTAGCGTATTCACCATATCCATAATAGTTATCCGGAAAAACTTCTTTAAGGATGTGATTAATACCTTCCATAAAAATTTGTTTAATTTTCGGGTTGATATTAAAAACCATACGAATGGCCTCGTTTTCTTCTCTACTACATCTTTCTGATTTACCTTCAGAAATTACAGATTTAAAATTTAATGATTCATTTAGTTTAGTCTCAATTCTCATTGTATATAGTTTATTAACAAATTCCCAATTAACACATTTCCAAAAATTCTTAATATAGTCATTTTTTTTATTTCTATATTTTAAATAATATGCGTGTTCCCATAAATCTAATCCTAATATTGGATAACCTCCGTCGTCTATAACATTCATAAGAGGGTTGTCTTGATTTTCTGTGGTTACAATTTTTAAGGTATTTCGTTTTGTTAAAACTAACCAAACCCAACCTGAACCAAATTTTTCTTGAGCAATTTCCTCAAACTTATTTTTAAACTTGACAAAGGTAGTAAAATCTTTTTTAATTTGCCTAATAATTTCACCATTTGGTGTTTGTTTTTTTGGGGTTAACATTTTCCAAAACAATGCGTGGTTAAAAGCTCCTCCGGCATTGTTCCTAATTGTCTTATCAAATCTACTTATTGATTTAATAATTTCTTCTAATTCTAAATCACCATAATCTTTCTTTTTAAGGGCTGAATTTAATTTATCAACATATCCTTTATAGTGTTTATTATAATGGTAATTCATTGTTTCAGCATCAATAAATTGTTTTAGTGCTGAATAGGCGTAGGGTAATTTCTCTATCCCTATTTTTTTCATCTCATTAATGAACATTTGTTGATTTTCGAGGGTTTCAACTTTTTTTAGTTCTTCTGTTATGAGATTGATTTTTTCTTCAATCTTTTTCATTTGACTTATTTGTTATTCATATAAATATCTTAACAACCGAATTAACCTCGGTTGTTAATTTTATTCATAAGTTCTCCGATGAAATCACCCTTCTCTTCTATATTATCACCCATTACGGTATTAATATTTTGTTTCTTATGATTCACCATATCATAAATGATTCCTTCTATACTATTATCGAATATTGGGTAATAAACTGATACCGAATTTTTTTGTCCATATCTATATGCTCTATCTTCAGCTTGTGCTAAGTCACCAGGAACAAAAGATAAGTCATTGATGATTACAGCTTCAGCGGCGGTTAAAGTTATACCAACTCCGGCTGCCTTCACATTACCAACAAACACTTTAATCTTTTCATTATCTTGAAATTGGTCAACAGCGTATTGTCGTTGAGGTTTTGATGTTGAACCATCTAATTTAACCGCAATTTTTCCAAAATGTTCGGCAATCTGATTTAATGTGTCCGTAAAATTGGTAAAAATAATAACTTTTTTATCTTGTTCCAAAATATTTTCAGCTAATTCTATTGTGTCTTTAACTTTTTCTTCAGCAATCACTTGACGAACTTTCATTAACTTACTGAACTGAACGGTAAGTGATGTTGATTCATCGGGGTTTTTATTATACCAATCATAGTATTCTCCCATCAACCCTTCATAAAGTTTTGATTTTAATCTTAAATAAATTGGGGTAATAATTTTTTCAGGTAAATCTAAAACTTCAGTTTTTAATCTTCTCAATACTTGTCTTGATGTTCTGTCTCTTAATTCTTCTAAATTTGATGCTCCCGAAACATTCCATATTTTTCTTTTTCCCGCCATAAATTGATAACCTTGACAATATCGTATTGCGTAAGCCATCCAATTTTGGGAAACCGGACTCTCAATAAGAGATAATAGGTTAAAGTAATTCATCGGACGATTTGTCATAGGTGTCCCCGTTAACAACCACACTCTTTCACAATTTTTAGAAAAACTATTAACAAGTTTGGTTCTCGCAGCTTGTCCATTACTCACATAATGAGCTTCGTCCAAAATAATTAAATCAAAATTTCCTTGAGTGATTAAAGATTCTGTCTTACCTTTAAGGTCGTAAAAGTTTTTAAGAATATCGTAATTTACAATCACAAAATCGTGTTCTATTGAGAAATTCTTACCTTCAGAAATATAAACACTTCTATCGGTATAATTCTCAATCTCTCTTTGCCAGTTAATCTTTAGGGATGCCGGACAAACAATTAATATTTTCTTCGCTCCCGTTTCTAATGCGGCGATAATGGTGGAAGTTGTCTTACCAAGTCCCATATCGTCGGCTAAAATAAATCTTTTAGACCCGGCAAGTTTCTCAATTGCAAGTTTTTGATGTTCAAGTGGTGGTCTATTAGAATATTTTTCATAATCAACCACAACATCTTTAATTGTGTGAGTTTTAATTAAGGCACCCTTCGGTAACCAAAATTCGTTAATAGTTTCACCGGATAAAACTTTACCCCAAATATGATACGATTTTTCTTTCTCAACTAATAACTTTTCCACCCATACTTGTTCGGGAATATTTGTTAATAGTTTTTCATCAGCAATTTTTTTGGCGAAGTAGGGGTCTAAATCAACCCATCTTTTAGCCACCTTTGGTATTACTTCGTGATAATTTATTATGTAGTCAGATTGTGCCCGAGTAGGGAAGAATCTCTTATTAGTTTCCTTTTGTAATTTTAATTTTAGGATATAGTTATTCGCTCCCTGATAAGTTTCAAGAAGGGATATTGCTCGTTGTTCTACTGTTAAATTAGAATTTTCAGATGTATTGTTTTCCAATTTTATTCTTTTAGTAGAAATATAACATATTTTATAATATTTATCAAGATATGAGAATGAGACAAGAGATATTAGACAAATTAATAAATAAAACGATAAAACACATTAAACCTAATGGTGTGTCTGAACTTATTTATACATTAGAACCTACTGATGATACTGGTGACGAATATTATATGAGGGTAACATATGTTGTTCCTGACGATAGTAAATATCTGAAAGTTAATCCAAATACTCGAGCAATTCCCGTAAATTACAGAAGTGGGTGGAATAATGAAATACAAAAGACCATAAAAAATTATTTTGGTGTTAATGTTATAATTAATAATTCAGGTACTCGTTCGGAATCCGAATACAAAAGACGAAAACAATATGAATAATAAAGTGCCCATCACAAGAATTGGAAAGTTCTTTGGAGCCGAAGATTTTAATTTAGAGGTTTCATTCGGTCAAGAATGGTTACACGGAGACATGAATTTTACCGTGGTTCTATATCGTATTGATAGATACAAAACCAAGACAGACGACATTTACGGAGAGGCGTCAGTTGATAGTATTAAGTTTCACCCTCCCGTTGAACTCAAAGGTTATGTCCAAATTTTGGCTCCCGAGAACAAATATTTGGGGACATCAAAATTAGACCAAATGGAGCCGGGTAATATGAAACTTTCTGTTTATCAAAGAGATTTGGAAGAATTAGATGTGGATATTAATTATGGTGATTATATCGGATACTACGAAACGGAGGATAAAGTAAGATACTATACGGTAAATAATGATGGAAGGGTGACTTCAGATAATAAACACACAATCGGGGGGTATAAACCTTTTTATCGTAGTATTATTGCTTCACCGGTAATGAATAATGAATTTAGAGGTCTATAATGAAAATATTAATAACAGAAAATAAATTATATAGAACAATATATAATTATCTTGAAGATACTTTTGATGTAAGTAACATAGATTATTTTCATCCAACCACATGGAATGATGATGAATATGATGATGAGGAAAACCCATATATACGAGAGTATTTTTATCATATATATGAAGGTGATTACGACCAAGATGGTGTTGCTTTTGCATATATTCAAAAGGAATATTATAGTGATAAACATTCAAATAAATCTTTTAGAGAAAAGACACCAATATTAATTGTTACTGATTATGAAAAATTAACCAATATGTTTGGAAATTATTGGGTAGAACCTATGAAAGAGTGGTTTAAAGATAACTTTGATTTACCAGTAAAAACAATCGTAGCCGACTAATGAAAATATTAATAACAGAAAGTAAATTATTTGATTCAATATATAAGTATATTGATGGTTATTTAGACTCAAATGAAATTGATTGGGTCTATGGTTCAAATTACGACGGTGACGATTGGCAGGAAAATCCTGAAGATGAAAACCTTTTACATTTTTATAAAGGTGGTACTTGGGCTGGTGAAGATTATTCTGATATTGTATTTAATTATCTTAATGTTGATTACTATAGTGATGAACCATCAAGTAAACCACATAAAGACAGGGCACCAATTGTAGAGGTATGGGGTGAATATGGTGAACATTTAGACAATATGTTTGGAAGTAGTTGGAGAGAACCTATGAAAAAATGGGTTGAAGATAAATTTAATTTACCGGTTAAATCGGTATCAGCATATTACGAATAATGAAAATATTAATAACAGAATCTCAATCAAAAAGATTATTTGAAAATTATTCAGATAACGATTATATCGGTAAAAAAGTTATGCTTTATTATAACCTACATAAACAAACATTTTCTATTATATACAAAAGTTTAGTTATATTTCATGCCGATTATGTTAAATTAAAAGATGTTGAGTTTAGAGTTAGACCCGGTGGTAGAGAAAAAGTTTTAAAAGAAAAAAGAAAAAACGTACATTCATTTGTTATCGGAACTTTAATGGACTATTGTATATTCCCTTGTGAGAATTTACCAGAAGAACCTAACAATAATATTGTCACCTACAACCCATACAAGTATAATTCTTATGTTATGAAAGACACCGAAGAACCTATATTTCACGCCAATGAAGTGGAAATGATTAATTTAAAAAATAAAATTTTTATAACAAAATAAAGATGCCATTACCAAACAAAATAAAAAAACATATTCCGTTAACATCCTCAAAAACTCTTCTACCAAGAAGAGAAGAACTTTTGGATAAAATTAATAAAGACGGAACTTTCCTACCAAAATCAATTTTACATGCGGATTTGGATAGGGGGTTTTTAGATTTTGTTAAAAATGATTTAAAAACCGTTGTTGAGGGTAAAACTATATCAATGGTTGATATTTTGGTAACAACACAAAATTGGTCACAATTCACAGAAACTTGGAATTTACAAAATATAGATAAAAATGTTGAGACCCCATTTATAACCGTGGTTAGAGTACCCGAAGTTAAATATGGTACAAATCCTGCAATAGTTTATAACATACCAAACAGAAAACAATTCTTTTACGCTCAAGTACCAACTTGGGACGGACAAAGACACGGGTCGGATGTATATAAAATACCTCAACCAGTTCCTGTTGATATTTCATTTGTTGTAAAAATAATTTGTAATAGAATGAGGGAATTAAACGAGTTTAATAAAAATGTACTTGAGAAGTTTGCGTCAAAACAAGCCTATACATCAATCAAAGGACATTACATTCCAATCGTTATGGGAAACATATCGGACGAATCTGTTATGGAACTTGAAAAAAGAAAATACTACATTCAAAGTTATGAATTTACCTTACTTGGTTTTTTAATTGATGAAAATGAATTTGAAGTTTCTCCTGCAATTTCTAGATTATTACAGGTCGTGGAACTTGATAAAAACACAACAAAAAAACAAAAAAAATTAAATTCAAATCCAAGTAGCACAACTTTAAATGTTTTATTTACTGAAAATAATAATATTATTTCACAAATTTTTGATTATACAGCAGACTTAAATTTGGGTAAATCAATTAACATTGAGTCGTTTGATGTGTTCATTAATAATGAATATTATGGGTCTGATTTACCTCAAATACAAATCAATACAAATGATGTTTTAAAAATTGTTGTGGTCAAAAAAGACAACACTAAAGAGGGGTCAATTACATTAGAAAACCACTTAATTTAGTCCTCACCATAGATATCCTTTTTAGGTGAGCATTTCTCAACAATTAATCTTTCCAAAAACCGGTACATTTTAATACCCTTTTTTTCACAATAAGTTTTAAGAATTTCGTGGGTTTCCACAGAAATCTTCAAATTTTTAATCTTTTTAATGTCTTTATCCATAGGTAGAAAAAAGGTAGAAAAAAGTCTACCTAAAATATAAATAGTTAGCACAAAGTAAAGTCTTTTGTTTTTTTTCAGAATATTTATCAATAAAAATAAATTAACAAATAAAAACAACAAAAAAAATGGCATCAAACAGTAAAGTATTCGTATCTCCTGGAGTATATACTTCTGAAGTTGATTTAAGTTTCGTAGCCCAAAGTGTGGGTGTAACTACATTAGGTATTGTTGGTGAAACCTTAAAAGGTCCAGCCTTCGAACCTATTTTTATACGAAATTTTGATGAATTCTCGGCGTATTTTGGAGGAACTTCCCCTGAAAAATTTATAAACACACAAATACCAAAGTATGAGGCGTCCTATATCGCTAAAGCATATTTACAACAATCTAATCAATTATTTGTAACTAGAGTTTTAGGTCTTTCCGGATATGATGCGGGACCATCTTGGTCAATCACAACAAAAGCAAATGTAGACCCAACCACAATAGATTTTTATTGTGATGTTCCAACAATAGTTGATTGTGTTGATGGTTGTGATAGTTATGAAACATATGTGTATCATTATGACTTTTCAGGTTGTAATGATAGTTTATCATCTATAACTGATACTGGAGATAATTTACAAGATTTCATAACAGATAGAATAGATTTACCTTATGAATTATTTAACGGTAGCATCTCAACTCTTCGTTCAGATATTAATAATTTAATATTTAACTCAATTACCAATTATGGCGATTCGTATTCAGGTATTTCATATTTTGGTACAATACCAACAAGTAGTTATTCAGGATTAACATCATATACAGCATCAACAAATGTTTTTGGTGTTGAAAATGTTAGTTCAGATTTAGCTGATTACACAGCACCACAAAACGACCCTTGGTATTATTCATTGTTTGACAATATTGGTGGTGGTTCATATACGGGTTCGTCTTTTTATGGTGTTATAGACACTATTGTTCCAACATTTACCTCATCAACTTGTGCTACTTTCTTTGGATTTAGTGTTGGCGGATATGTTTCAGGTTTTAACACTGGTTCATTATCAGGTGGAACAGGATATTCCGCAGGAAGTGGTACAACATCAGGTAGTACTTACGGAACTGGTTTAACGGTTAATGTTGCAGTTAATGTTAGTAATGTGATTACCGGAGTAACGATTAATTCACCAGGGACGGGGTATCAAGTTGGTGACACAATCACTATAATACAAGGAATTCATAGTGATGCAAAAATTGTTATATCAAGTTTAAGTGCTACAACAATTGGTAGTATTAATTATAACACAAATAGAATAGACGTTGTCGTTCCGGTAGGTGTAGACTTATCAAAAATTGTTTGTGGGTTCAATACTTGTGCAGGAAATGTGTCAATTTTGACAAATCAAATTAGTGGACATACGGCTAACGATTTTTCAAGTGGATGTTTATCTTATAATTTACTTTCAGAAGATGAAAGTGTTACAACTACTTGGACTGTTTGTGTTGAAACTGTAGTACCTTGTAATGTTAATATTGCTGGTAATACTGGAACACCTAACACAGGTACAACTAAATCTTGTTATTCAGGTTCAGTTGTAGGTGAAATTTATGTTTATTCAGGAATGGCTTATACTGATTTTGACGATTTAGTTATTGCAACACTTCGTTCAAGAGGATTAGCTACTTACGGTAGTGATGACGGAGCTGTTTATGAAGTATCTGGTTTAACAGATGTTTCCATAGATTGTACTTCAGTTTATTCAGGAATTACTAAAAACCCATATTCTACTTTTGGTTTAAATGTTACTAATAAAGATGGTGAGTCATATTTCTTTGAAACCTCATTCCAAAATTCTGATTCTAAATATATTAGTAAAGTATTTGGTTCGTCCAATTTTGCAAAACCAAGAACAACAGTTCCATTGTATGTAGAAGAGAGATATCAAACATTATTAACATACGGATATAGAAAAGGGTATATTAGAGGTTTAAATTGTCAATTAACAGCATTACCTAATGCTAGACAACAAAATGACCCAACATCAATCGCTTGGTACTTAGAAAAATATCAATCACCAACATCTCCTTGGGTTGTATCTGAATTAAGAGGTAATAAAGTTTACAACTTATTTAAATTTACAACAATCGCTGATGGTGAAGCTGCTAACACAGAGGTTAAAATATCTATCGCAAATATTTCATTTAACAATGGAACTTTTGATGTGTTAGTTAGAGATTTTTATGATTCAGATAGTGCACCTGTTGTTCTTGAGAAATTTACAAATTGTAATATGAATATAAACGACAATTCATTCATTGCTAAGAAAATTGGTACTATGGATGGTGAGTACGAATTAAATTCAAAATATGTTATGATTGAGATTAACGAAGATGCCCCAATGGACGCTCTTCCTTGTGGATTTTTAGGGTTTAATTCTAGAGATTACGCAGGTGTTAAATCACCATTCCCGATTATGAAAACTAAATACGATTATCCTGGTGAGGTTGTTTATAACCCCCCATTTGGATTAGGTTCAGGAGCGGATGACGCAACTAGAAGTGGTGGTGACAATGTAAGAAGAACTTATCTTGGTATATCTGATAGTATTGGTATTGATGCTGATTTCTTTGGTTATAAAGGTAAACAACTTCCGTTAGATGTTTGTAATGATATCACAGGTGATGATTGGTCAACAAGAACTAAAGGTTTCCACATGGATAAAGACGCTAATAGTATCTTAATTCCTAATGCTTTTGCAACAAGTGGTACACCAGCATTCTATGTTGGAGATGCAACATTCACTAAAGACCCTGATAACGAATCAAGTCCTTACTATAGACTATATTCTCGTAAATTCAGTCTCCTTGTTCAAGGAGGTTTTGACGGGTGGGATATCTACAGAGAACACAGAACAAATGGTGATACGTTTGTATTAGGTAGAAATGGTTACTTACACGGTTCTTGTCCTTCGATTAAATATCCTACAGCAACAGGTTGGGGAGCATTTAAACAAATTACAGTTGGGGACAATACTCAAGATTATGGTAACACTGATTATTACGCATATAAATTAGGACAAATGACATTTTCTAATCCTGAGGCGGTTAACATCAATGTTTTTGTAACACCGGGTATTGATTATCTTAACAATTCAGATTTAGTTGAAAGTGCTATTGATATGATTGAGAATGATAGAGCGGATTCGTTGTATATTACAACAACTCCTGATTACAATATGTTTGTACCTTCTACCGGAGACCAATTAGATTTAATCTACCCTCAAGAAGCTGTGGATAATTTAGACCAAATAGGTGTAGATTCTAATTACACGGCAACTTACTACCCTTGGGTATTAACAAGAGATAGTGTTAACAATACTCAAATCTACTTACCGGCAACGGCTGAGGTTACGAGAAATTTAGCATTAACTGATAACATTGCTTTCCCTTGGTTCGCTGCGGCGGGTTACACAAGAGGTATTGTAAATGCGGTTAAAGCGAGACGTAAACTAACCCAAGAAGATAGAGATACACTTTATCAAGGTCGTATTAACCCAATTGCTACTTTCTCTGATGTTGGTACTGTAATTTGGGGTAATAAAACTCTTCAAGTAAGACAATCGGCTTTAGATAGAATCAATGTTAGAAGATTATTACTTCAAGCTCGTAAATTGATTTCTGCGGTATCTGTAAGATTATTGTTTGAACAAAACGACGCTAAAGTAAGACAAGACTTCTTGGACGCTGTTAACCCTATTTTGGATGCTATCAGAAGAGATAGAGGTTTATATGATTTCCGTGTAACAGTATCATCAGATGCTGCTGATTTAGACAGAAATCAAATGACTGGTAAGATTTATATCAAACCAACCAAATCATTAGAATTTATAGATATCACATTCTATATTACTCCAACCGGAGCTTCTTTTGAGAATATATAATTAAAATTGTTATGACTGACCGGTGAATTCCGGTCGGTTGTAATATAGCCATACAAAAACATATGTTAAAAAATAGAAAATTAATAGAAGGTATTGATGAAACAGGAGCCCCTGATGAAAAATACTACGCATTTGATTGGGACGACAATATTGTATCTATGCCAACTAAAATCATATTAAAAGATGAGGACGGTGATGAGGTAGGTATGTCAACTGAAGATTTTGCGGAATATAGAGAACAAATTGGTAAAGAACCGTTTGATTATGATGAACATAAAATTGTTGGGTTTGCTGATGAACCATTTAGATATTTTGGTATAAAAGGTGATAAACAATTTATTGTCGATGCTATGTTAGCTAAACCAGGACCAGCTTGGCCTGATTTTGCAGAAGCAATTAACAATGGGTCGATTTTTTCAATCGTGACTGCTAGGGGACATACTCCGTCAGTACTTAAAGAGGGTTGTTATAACTATATTGTTTCTAATTTTAACGGAATTGATTCTGAAGAATTAATAAAAAATTTAGAAAAATATAGAGACTTGGCTGATGAAGAAGAAATCTCTAAAAGTGAGATGATTAGGGAATATTTAAATTTATGTAAGTTTTACCCGGTGACTTTTGGTGAGGGTTCTGCTGTCAACCCAGAAGAAGGTAAAATTAAGGCATTAAAAGAATTTGTAGAATATGTTAAAAAAGTTTCTAATCATATCCAGAAAAAAGCATTTTTAAAAAATAAGATAAGCAATTATTTTATACCTAAAGTAGGATTTTCAGATGATGATATAAAAAATGTTGATGTAGTAAAAAAACATTTTGAAAAAGAACCAGAAAACATAATTAAGACTTATTCAACAGCGGGAGGAATAAAAAAAGAATATTAAATAAAAAAACTAGTAATAAAAATCTAGTTAGTTATGCTTAATTATAATTTTTAAAGTTTTAAAAGTAAATAGAAAAAATTTTAATTGACGATATTTATAAGAATAACAATAAAATAAAATAAAATTAAAAACAATTTAAAATGGCTGATTTATTAATGAAAATGCCCATACCGTATGAACCTAAAAGACAGAATAGGTTTATTGTTCGTTTTCCATCTTCTTTGGGAATTAATGAATGGTTTGTTGAAACCGCGGCTAGACCACATATTACAATTAACGCAACAGAAATTCCTTTTCTAAATACTTCAACATATGTTGCTGGTAGATTTACTTGGGGAGTAATTAATGTTAAGTTTAGAGACCCAATTGGACCTTCAGCGTCTCAAGCTCTTATGGAGTGGGTTAGATTATGTGCAGAATCTGTAACAGGTAGAATGGGGTATGCTGCGGGATATAAGAAAAATATTGATTTAGAAATGTTAGACCCAACAGGTGTTGTTGTTGAAAAATGGATTTTAGAAGGTTCGTTTTTAAGTGATGTTAATTTTGATTCATTAGGATATTCAACGGATGCTCTTGCGTCTATTACGGCGACAATTCGTATGGACCGTTGTATATTAGTTTATTAATTTTCAAAATATCTATATAATTAAAACGTAAATCCATATGTCATATAAATGATGTATGGGTTTTATTTTTTAAAATATTTAATGTTTATTAAAAAAAGATGTTAACTATAATTATATATAAACAATAAGTTATATGGAACAAGATTTAATTAACGCTGCAACTGAAAATTTTTCATTACCTCACGATGTAGTAATATTACCCTCTGGTGGGATATTTTACAAATCAAAAAAGAAATCTATTAAAGTCGGTTATTTAACCGCTAATGATGAGAATTTTTTAATGGGGGCATCTCAAAATAATAGTAATATTATTATGACCTTATTAAGAAATAAAATTTATGAGCACGATTTAAAACCTGAAGAGTTATTGGATGGCGATGTTGAGGCTATTTTAATTTTCTTAAGAAACACATCATTTGGTCCTGAATATAATGTAAATTTAGTTGACCCAAAGACATCTAAACAATTCCCATATACAGTAATTCTTGATGAATTAAATATTAAGAAAACTAGTGTTCAACCAGATGAAAATGGGTTGTTTACTACAAAACTACCTAAAACGGGGCATACCGTAAAATTAAAACCTTTATCTTACGGAGACATTCTTAATCTCTCAACATTAGAGGAGTCTTACCCAGTGGGTAGAACAGCTCCTGTTGTTACTTGGAGATTGGCTAAACAAATTGTGGAAATTGACGGTAATTCAAATTCTGGGGACATTTCATTATTTGTTGATTCATTACCAATTATGGACTCAAAATATGTTCGTAATTTCATCAAAGAAAACCAACCATCATTAGACTTAAAACAAACAGTAAAAGCCCCTTCAGGAGACTTGGTAACTTTCGAGATTACCTTTGGGGTGGAGTTTTTTCGGCCTTTCTTCTAATTATCGACAACTTCTAGTCGAAGAGTATTATTTACTCTCTAAATTTATTAGAACATCATATAATGATTTTAACATCATGCCAACCTATATGAGAAAATATTTAATTGATAGAATAATCGAAGACAATACGCCAAAACAAGAATAATAAAATTGTTGTTGGCGTATTTATATATAAACACAATTTGATATGGATGATAAGGACGGTATTCTAAATTCATTTAAAGAATCTATCAAAGAACTCGGGGAGATTTTTTCAAATAATTTTGACAACGCAAAAATTAAAGGGATTTTACATGAGGTAGATAGTGCGGCATCTGAAGTTATGAAAACTATGGGTGTCAGCAATCAAAATTTGGTTGCGATAAAAGCTTCAATGGTTGATGCATCAACTAGTGTTGTTGCTTTAGGTGGTGACTTTAGGGCAATTATTGATATGCAAAACAGTGCAGCAAAAACTTTAGGTAGAAATTTAATACTTAATTCAGAATCTTATGCTAAATTATATGCGGCTAAAGAAGTGTCGGGTCAAAGTATTGAACAAATTACCGCAGGATTTAAAGATGCGGGGTTTTCTATGTATAATGCGTCTTCCCAAATGGAAAAAGTAGTTTTAAAAGCGAATAGTTTAGGTGTTAATTCTCAAACAGTGTCTAAACAAGTTCTTGAAAATATGTCAGCACTTAATAAATTTAACTTTGCTAATGGTGTTGATGGTTTAGCTAAAATGGCAGCACAAGCAACCGGTTTACGAGTTGATATGAAAAGTACTTTAGACCTTGCTGATAGATTGTTTGACCCTGAGAAAGCGATTTCTATGGCGGCATCGATGCAAAGATTAGGTGTGGCACAAAGTGATTTATTAGACCCACTTCGATTAATGGATTTGGCGCAAAATGACCCAGCGGAACTTCAGAATCAAATTGCTAAAATGAGTGAACAATTTGTTCGATTGAACAAAGATGGTAATTTTGAAATTATGCCAGGGGCTAAAAGACAAATGAAAGAAATTTCTATGGAACTTTTTGGAAATACTGAACAATTATCTAAAATGGCTTTAGGTAGTGCTGAATTGTCTGAAAAAATGAAATCTATTAAGTTTCCGGGTGGTGATATAAGTGAAGACCAAAGAACTATGATTGCCAATATGGCAGAAATGAATAAAGGTACAGGAAAATATGAGGTTAGTTTTACTGATAAACAGGGTGAAGCGGTTGTGGGGAAAAGTGTTACTGAATTAAGTAAAGACGATATAGAAGCGTTGTCTAAACAACCTAAAACACTTGAAGATGTTGCAAAATCACAACTTACTCAACAACAATCGATGAAAGCGTCGTTAGATACTATTGCAAATAGACCTGGTAGAGCTTTAGCGGGGACAAAAGTTGGTCAAGCGGCGTTAGACGCTCCAAGAGAATTATATAAACAATTAGAAAATACTCTTAATATTGAATCGGGGTCTATCAAAACTATAAGACAAGGGATTGATAAAAATGTTGGTGGTGTTTTAGAGGATTTTAACAAGTTTGTTAAAGGAGAATCTTCGTTATCTAAAGTTTTGGAGAGTTTACAATCTGCTAGTAAAAATGTTCAGAAAGGTCTTAAAACAGCTTTTAATGAGACTGTTGATAAAGCTGATGAATCAATGAAAAATTTAACAACATCCCAAAATATTTTTATAGAATTAATGGTTAATTCTGGTGAAAGATTAAAAAAAGTGATTGAATCAATACCCCAAGTTAAAGAAGTAATTGGTAATCAATCATCAAATGCTGAAACAACAAACACATTAAGAAATGTTAGTTCAACAACCCCTGGTGGGGTAACAGAGGCAAACACTAAACACACGGTTGATTCAAATGTTAATTTAAATATTAAAATAGATTCTAACAATCCAAATATTGATACAACACAATTAGCGTTGGCATTTAAAGACCCACAAATGATTCAGGCAATATATTCTATTGGTAAATTAGACCCAAATAATAATTTAACAAGTAGCAAAACAGGGTCTAGAACAAAACAAATGCAAGCTTAAAAATAAATATTTTGTCTATTTATAATAAAATAATAAAAAATGTCAGATAGTTCATTATCCTTTACTTCATCATCATCATTTAGAAATATACTTATGGCTAAAAATTTAGCCGCGTATAGTGTTATGGGTGTTTATACCCCCACATCATCAGATTTAAATTATGAGGTAACTTTATCTCAATCTCCGGTGATTGATTCCCCTAATGATTTAATAGCTAATGACCCATATGCGACACTATTATATCCATTAAATGAGTATGGACCGAATGGTGGTTTTAATACGAATATAACCTATAATAGAGCTCCTTTACCTGTAAAATCAAATCAGGGAGAATATAGTCCAAATGATACGGTATTAGATTTAGTTAATGAATTTTATATTGATGCTGCTTACATTACAAATTCTTATGGACCCATTGGTGGTTATAATGAAATGCTTATTGTTACGGATACTCAAAATAACGATAAATTATATTTACCATATTGGGACCCAAGTAGTTTTGTATCATCAACCTATAGTCCATATGATATATTATATTCAAAAAATCCAAATGGGGATAATGGTTCGTTATCTCAAGATTCATATATAGCTAAATTAGGTGCTTCCCAATTAAACTATCTTTTCCAAGAAAGGATTGCTGCTGAACTTATTAAAAAAACGGTTGGACAAGTAAATTTACAATCATTACAAGACCCTTTTGAGGTTAGTATGATGGTATCGGGGAAACAACCTCTAATATATAAAAATTGGAAAATTACGGTTCCGGAAAACCCTGTTATTGCTGCGGCTGATTTTGCAACAAGATTGGCGGGAGCGTATTGGCCGGTTTCATTAATACCGGGAGATTATTTTGATGATAATAATGAAAATAGTCAGACCAAACAAACATCAACCGCGTTAAATGTAATTAATCAATTAACGGGTGGATTTTTAGGACCAATTTTAAATTTAAAAAGAAACCCCTCTGAAATATTTTTAAATAATACTGGTAACGGACAGCGTTCAGCTTTATTTGCAAATGTTAATTACAATAGATACCAACCATCGTATGATAAAAACTATGGTGGGTTATTAGGTGTTGCTCAAGGTTTAGTGAATCTTGCCGTTGACCTTATTAAACCTAGTAATGGTACATTAATTGGGGGTTATTATGTTGGTAGTAAAAATTCTGAACCTTCATCAATAACATCTCCCCCAAATAAAGTTCCTGTTAATGCTTTCGGACAACAAGAATCCTCTCCGGTTTATGGACCTTCAGAATTGGGTATATTATTTGAGGGTAACGAAGGTATTTTAAAATTTGGTTTAGCGGGAAAATCATCAAGTGATGGTGGTGGAATTGATGGTCAATTAGTTTGGACATCACCAAAATACAAATCAAATGCCGGATTTCACGCAACACCTGGTGGTGGAAGTGGAAGTTTAGACACAGAGTTTAATGAAATTAGTAGTAGTTTTAGTAGTTCTGAATCTACCAATATAGATTTTAAAGATACCTCAATATTAGACCAAACACAACGATTAGTTAATTCAGCAGATAATGTTTCGGGGATTGCTAGATTAAAGCATGTTGGTAATGCAATTAATCAAGTTAGTAAGGTATTCCATGATGGTTATAAAGAAATAACGAAAGGTTCACAGGTTCTTTCATATTCAAATCAAACGACCGGTGAAAATGTAGGTATTGAGTATTGTCGTGTGTTTACTAAAGATACACCATATTACACTTATGCCGATTTACAAAAAACAGAAGGTATTACCACAAAAAATAGAGGTTTTACCAATTCAGTTTTAGATAGTACATTTAATCTAAATATTGCACCACTTTCAAATGGGTCAACAAATATTATTCCGGATGTTAATGGTAAAGGTGGTTATGCTAAAAAATATATGTTCTCTATTGAGAATTTAGCTTGGAGAACATCAAGTAAACCTGGATTTACTTATGATGAATTACCTGTTTGTGAGAAAGGTCCAAATGGGGGTAGAGTTATGTGGTTTCCTCCGTATGATTTAAAATTTAGTGATACTAGTACTGCCGGTTGGAATAAACAAACTTTTTTAGGGAGACCTGAACCAATATATACATATAAAGATACAACTAGAACAGGTAGTTTAAGTTGGAAAATGATTGTTGACCATCCTTCGATAATGAATGCGATTGTTAAACATCAATTAAAAGGAAAGAACAAAGATAGAATTAACTCAATTATTGATTCATTTTTTGCTGGATGTGTTAAATACGATATATATGAATTGGCTATTAAATTTAATACTATTCCAACTAAAGATTTATATACATATCAAAAAGCGTTAAGTGACCCTAATTTAACACCTGACCAACTTAAAAAAATTAATAGTAAAATTTCGGCGGATAATGCGGGAACAAATGGTGATTTATCGAGTGAACAAAAAAAATTAACATCTGACACATCAATATCGGATTTTGAAACAAAATATAAAGAATTTGCTTTTTATTTTGATAATGATACTCCGGACCCACATACAAGACAAACAACGTCTTCAGTTAGATACGATGTCACGTATGGTAATTATACGGATACCAAAAATATTGAAAGGTATCAATATTATGCTAATGGAATTTTTAATGATGGTAGTTCTAATAAAAATGTAACGGAATTTTTTAATAATGTTGTTATTAATAATATTAATGTTATAACAGGAGGTACAAGTAATTTTATTGTTGATGCTTATAATATTTTAAAGGAGAAAAAGGGTAAAATAACTATTGATATGGTAGGTTCGGCGTCAGCACCTGCAGACCCATCGTATAATACTTTACTATCTATCAGAAGAAATGATTCTGTTGTAAAATTTTTAACGGAATATAAAGTTGGTGATGCTTGTTTAGGTCCTTTTATTACCGATAAAACATTAATTATTAATCCGCCAAAAGGTGTTGGTGAAACAACATCAGTTCCATCTACATCACTAGGTATTGGACAACAAGTTGATTGTACAAAAAATATTAAAGATAAAAATGGAAAAGTTACTCATGATTCACAAATTTTTTCTGTAAGTGCAATGGCGTGTAGAAGAGTCAAGATTAATAATGTTAAAGTAACTCCATCTCCAACTCCAATACTTGAACCACCTAAAAAAGAAACATCATCAATACCAGAAAAAATAATACCAGTTAAACCTCAACCAACTGTTGATATAATAGATGGTATTAAAAAAGGTATTAGTAAACAAATTATTAGACAATTATTGTCAGAATGTGATTATTTTGAGGCTATTGCTGAAAATTCTCCAATGGTATATGACTCAATAAAAGAGAAAATTAAGTATTTTAACCCAGCGTTTCACTCTATGACACCTGAAGGGTTAAATTCTCGATTAACCTTCTTAAATCAATGTGTTAGACCTGGTGAGACTATACCAGTTATTGGAACAGATAACAAACCAAGATATAATGATGCGGTTAACACTTCTTTCGGAGCACCTCCGGTTTTAGTTTTAAGAATTGGCGATTTTTATAATAGTAAAATAATCCCAAATAGCGTTGCCTTTACTTATGAACCATTACTTTATGATTTAAATCCTGAAGGTATTGGTGTACAACCAATGCTAGCAAATGTTACAATGAGTTTTGACTTTATTGGTGGACAAGGATTGGCTAGACCGGTGGAACAATTACAAAACGCGTTATCGTTTAACTATTATGCTAATACTGAAATATATGATGAAAGGGCTACGGCTACTGAAGATACTAAAGCTTTAGACACAAGAGTTGTAGAAGCTATTGTAGGGGTTCAACCATTGGCAACAGTAAATAATATAGATAATAGTCTTTTAAATAATGGTGGAAATACAATTGGAAATGTTTTAACAAATATTCCAATAACTGATGGTCAAACAGGACAAACGGAGTATTCGACAATTATGGATAAAGTTTTAGATGCAACAAAAGAATATTATACAAATATTCCTAATCAGTGTGAATCTATAATAAAGTCCTATAATTATGGTATATGGCAGTTGATGACTCAAGATAGATTATATAGTATGGGACATTTTAACATTAATGGTATTAAATGGAATGTTCCCATATATGGTAAACCAGGTGGAGATGGAAATGTGAGTGTTGAAAATAAAATTAATTCGTTATTCTCAACTTTATTGTCTGATATTAATGCGGACAACCCGTCTAATAAAAATCCAATAATTAAGGGGTTGATTAATTATAATTTTACAGATTCTGTAATACAAAAAGTTAAAACAAATTTAAATAGTTACATTAATAATTATCAGGGTGAATTTAGTAATGGTATTTTTACCAAAATACAAGAAATTACAACTCAACAAGAGAGTATGGTTCAATATTTTAGAAAAATTAATTTACTAATGACTAATACTGATGGTAAAATACTTGAAACTGGTAAACCTAGAGTTTATAACATAAAAGGTACAACAGAAGTTAATTCGGCTAGTGCTGGACCACCACTAAACACATATATTGAATTAGGTAATGATTATAAATTGATTGGTCAAAGTTTACAAGATTTTGAAACATTTTTGAAACGTCAAATAGATGTTAATATAATAACTTCCGAATATACAGAACCGGGATTATTTAAAGCTATGCCATCAGGATTGGTGTCTATTGAGGATAAACGACTATTTATGGTGCTAGCTCAAATATTTGGAAATAAAAACAAATATAATGATTTTATTAATAAAATTATATCAGGGGAGTTATTAACAGTAAAAAGTCCGTCAAACTTAAAAAATAAATTTGAAAAAATTTGTGATAATTTTAAAAAAATTGTTGATAAAGAATTGTTATTAGAATCAAATCATATTAAAAAGATAAAAGAATTCCCTGAATATACTAAATATGTTAATGAGTTTGTATATCCAAAAGGTAAATTAAGGAAATTTGAATACACAACAATTCCGGACACGGCAACAGACGCTCAACAACAAAAAGATGTTATGACATTATATAGTGGTGTAAATTCTGATAGTGATAATAAATCCTATGATGGTAAAATCAAATTTAAATAAAAATGGTAAATAAACAGTATTATAATAGATATAATGGGTTTTTAAACAATGGAGAACAAAGTATTGTTCCCTATGTTACTTTGCCATCAAAAACAACAGATAAAAGATATATCTATAAAGTTGGACAGTCTAGATTAGATAAGTTATCCCAACAATATTATGGTGCCGCGAGTTTTGGTTGGTTGATTTTACAAGCAAATCCAATCTTCGGTGGTCAAGAATGGAATATTAGTGATGGTTCTATCTTGACAATTCCATTTCCTTTGGTAGCTTCTCTACAAGATTATAAAAACGAGTTAGAAAATTATTTCTTTTATTATGGTAGATAGTGGTGAAAATATATTAGTAGAGTTTGATTACAATAACATTAGTATTATTGACCCAAATAAGGTTATTGACTCTAATGGTAAAGTTAGTGAAAGGTTAGTTAAACAAGAAGATTTGGTTGTTTATGCCAATTTAGAGTGTAAAGTAATTCCAAGAACTAAATTAGCTGTTGGTGTTGCAAATAATGACCAAATACAAACAATATCTGTTGCAGCAATTAATTTTTTAAATCCGGGTAATAAAGGGTTTTTAGATAATAGTTACACTGACGAATTGACAGGTAAAGATAGTTTAAAAGGTAAAGGTCAAAACCAAATAAAACAAGAATCAGTAACAAACCCTAATAAAAGTGATGATACTTACATTAGACAAACTTTAAGAGGTACTACTGATAATGGAATGTTGGGTATCACTCAAATAACTATTAGACAAGGGTTAGATTTCTTACCACAAATCAATGTTAAATTAGAAGATGTTAAAGGTCGCTCCTTATTTGAAGGTGGCGATAACTCACCTTATGCGGCGTTTTTTAATTTACCATATCCAATGTTTAATTTAACTATTAAAGGTTATTATGGTAAAGCGGTTAAATTATCTTTAATGTTGCAGAACTTTACATCAAGATACGACACATATTCTGGTAATTTTGTTATTGATTTAGTATTTTATACCTATAAATACACAATATTGAGTGAAATAACTATGGGTGCAGTATTGGCGGTTCCCCATATGTATAAATCTAGAGTTAGTGTTCAAAACAAAGTGGTAACACCTTCAACGGGGACAGATAGTAAAACAACTAAAACAACAGATAGTGTTGTGGAAAGAGGTTTTCAGAAAGTAAAAGAAATGTATAGTGAATATAAATCAAAAGGTATGATATCTGATGATTTTCCGGAAATTAGTTTAATGGAATTACAAAATAGACTTGAAAATTTTGTTAAAAATGTTTTAGATTCATTTACTAAACAAAATTTAGACCCATTAACGGATTTAAATGAATATTCAAAAATTTTAGGAGAATACGATAAAGATATTTTCGCTATGAATGGTGAGTCTTGGAGGTCTAAATATTTAGACACTGATAACTTTCTTGTAATGGACAATCCTGAAAAAACTAAAGTATATACCTTTAAAAAAGAATATACGCCAGCTAAAAAGAAAGATGAGGCGATTAATAAATTAAAAGAATATATTACAAGTTATACCGAAAAATTAGCAAATAATAAAACTCTTGGGATACTTGGGAAGTATAAAATTAATAATACTGAAAAATCAATTCAAATACCAAATAGTATTAAATACGAAATTTTTCCAAAAAAATTACAAGCCGGTGATATAAATCTTAAGGAAACTTATAGACAAAGAAAAAAATTAGATGTTGAACCGTCAAAACAACAATTAGAAGAATTTGAGGCGGAATTAACTAAAGATAGTGTTCTAAATTCTTTAGTAATTAAGAATGATGCGGGAAAACAAACGCCTATAACTAATTATTTTGTTTTTGAGGGTAATGGGACTTTTGAAGATTTGATAGATAAAATGGGTAAGGATTTAAAAACTTATCGAGAACAAATTGAAAATGAATTAACGGAAGCTCTATCGGAATTATTACAAAATAAAGGTAATGGTATTGGGTTTGTTCCTAGTATCAGAAATGTTCTTGCTGTGATATTTGCGAATGGTGAAGCCTTTTTACGATTAATGGATGATGTTCATACTCAAGCGTGGAGTGTTAGGGACGATAAAGATAGAAAAAAGGCGATATTAACAGGTGTTAGTTCTGATAATTTAACATCCGGAAATAATGCTACGGAACCAGTATATCCTTGGCCTCAAATGATTGTTGAGACAATGACTCCCGATAAAGAGGAACAATTTATTATTACTTATCCGGGTGATAGGGCTGTTATTAATCAGACTAAAGCTTATTTACCTGAATTATGGCCTGAAGTAGAATTTGTTGAAGAATTTATTAAAGGGTTTGTTCAAAGGAGTGATAACCCGCTACCTTCCACGCCTAACTCAAATGAATTGAGTGATGTAAAAAGAATATCATTATCGGCGATTGAGTTTCCGGTTACTAATGTTGTTTTTAGTAATAAAGAAGAGATTAAATATATGTACGAAATTTATGAAAGAATATTTTTAACATCTTATTATTCAAAATTAAGTAGATGTAATAATTTTATTTCAGAATCTAGTCAAATTTCTGATATTGTTTCAGAAGGTGAAAGTATAAATATTATTAATAGTTTATCGACAGATAATCCTTTTATTACTAAAAAATTAGTAGAATATGGTATTAACGCGTCTAATTTTGAGATACTTTTAAGACATATATCAAATGATGGTGTTGGAGAAAGTTGGCAAAATTATATACGAGGAATTTTTAACACATCTTATATTAAAAATTTAGTTAATAATTCTAGTTTTGAATTTATTAATTCTGGTATCTTGAAAGATTCGGTTTCACAACCATTAGTTTCATTATCAAATGAAAAGGCTATGGTTGAATATATTTCAAATTCAACAACAACTAATTCTTTTGATTTTGGGGATACATATCCGTTTACAGATTTAACTTGGTGTAATACTAAATTAGCTGATGGGGGAACTCTTATAGACGCGAAATCGTCTTTTGATACTCGAAAAGTATTAACATATAATTTAAATAAAAAAGTAATATCTAATTTTTTAGATACGGCAAATGATGATACTAAAAGACCATTTACTAATTTTTCTTATAAAAATATCCAACAGCCAGTATTAAACAATCCTGATTTAAAAACTTTTTATAATAAAAGAGATTTTACTTCTCAGTTATTAACCGAAGGTAATTTAAACTATACTAATTATGATGGGTTGGTAACACCTTACCAAACAGTATCAATGTTTAACACACCATATTTCATCAATTCTATACAAGAAGGTGTTAAGGAATTTAGAAATTATAATGTGACCCCATATGTGAGTTCGGCATATCTTTTTATCAATAGTTTACCTTTATCCACTTTAAAAGAAAAATATAAAACTTACGAAAATAAAAGTGAAAAACCTTTAGATTATATTTTTGCGTCATTAAAGAAATTTGGTGCCATTCATAAAATGCCTTACGCTTGGGTTTTAAAATTTGGTTCTGTTTATCATAGATATAAAAATTATGTGGAAAATGGTGTTGATATTATTAATACATCTTGGTCTGACTTTAAATATGTTGATAATTATGACCCAACAACCAAAGACCCGACAAAAACATATAGTTTAACGATTAATAATTCAAATATTGATATTGTATTAGAGAAAAATAGTACATTAGGATTGGAAACTTCAACATTAATTAATACTGGTTTTTACCCTAAATTAATAAATGATTTTAATATTTTTTATCAAGGTTTTGAAATTTATTCTGCTTATACAAGTACCGATATTCAAAATGGGTTTAGTTCAGGTGTTACTCTTAACTATGTTAAAGATGCAATCATTGATATGGGTAAAGGTTTTGATGAAAAAAATGTTAATAGAAATTTAAGGGTGATTCCTTGGTCTGTTGCTATCAATACTTTTGATGGTAAATTCACATACCTATTACCATCACAAGGGTCATTAATTAATCAAACCAAAGATGAGTGTATTACATCCAATAATAAATTAAAATATGAGATTAGTGGTAATACTGCAATGTATAATGGTTCTGTTAGATTATTTTGGACAGCCCCTAATTATGGGTATTTTGATAATAGTAAGGTGGTAAAACCAAGTCCTCACCAATATTTGAAAGAAGTATTTTCAGGTCAAACCTTACAACAAAATTTCTCAATAAATGGTCTGTCAAATGACTATACAAGTATTGACGAGATATTCTCAGTTTTTGAAAAAAACATATTAGACGGATTTGAATATGAGTTTTTAAAATTCTCAAAATCAATGTACGATTTTGAAGATAATTCATCACATACATTATCAAATTCATCAAACATTTCTATAGGTGAATTTGAGACGGATACAGAAAAATCATTTAAGAATTTCCAAATGTTGATGATTAGTTTAATGAAAACAACAAAACTTGCTGGAACAACACCGACAGATGTGATTATTAAACAACAACAAGAACAATTAACAACAATATCTAATATTTTAACTAAATTTATTAATACTGATGTTGTTTTTAAATACGGTAATCCGTCAAACTTTGATAAAAAACTATTTTATAGTTTCTCAACATATCAAATTTCTGACCCTTATACTTGGGAGAAATATAGTCTTAACACACCAAATACTTTACCGTATAGTGGTGGAGGAATTACTTTAAGTTATTCTAAAACAAATTATCCAACACAATGGAAAACTTTAGAAACTTATGTAGGGTTTTCTGATATTAATAAACTAAAGTATGGTAATAATGGTTCATATATCACTGACTTTTTCATTGATTTAAATATCGCCTTTAATGTTGATAACATTAAGAATTTGGCTCCTATTATAAAAATTTATGCAACTCAAAAATTAAATGACCCCACTATAACTACATCAACATTTACTATGTTGATGGATGAGTATATTACATCGAGTGAGACATTTAAAGGTAAAGTTATTAATAATTTAATGCCAAAATTACAAACAAAATTACCAAAAATTGTAACATCATCTCAACAAACAATTGATTCGGTATTGGAAGGACCGGCAACCAAAGTTGAGTTATGGGAATCGTTTAAGGCAATCAATGATAAGTGGGTTTCGGGGAATGATTTTAAAACAAAAACATTGTTTGAGGACATTATGTTAATTGATAGAGCAAGTCGTGATGTTGGGGATAAAATATTGGTGGATGTTATTAAATTAAAAAATGATATAGCAACCATTAATCCAAAAACATCAATGTTAGTTTTTGTTCAAACTATATTAGTAGAAAATAATTTTGTTGTTATGAATTTACCATCATATGTTAATTTTTATAATGTGCAAGATGCGGTTAAAAATCCTAAACCAAGAGCCGAAGGTTCGTTAGAATTTGCTAACACAATGTTTGGAACATTTTTAAATGTTGATTATAGAAACTCTTCATCAAAATTAGTTTGTTTTTACGGTGGTAAACCAAGTGAACAATTAGATTTAAAAGATAATATTGATTATAGGTTTAGAAGTGACGCTTTTGATTTAAGACGAGCTAGTGATAATCCATTAGTTGAGAGTCAAATCAATAAAAAGGATTGGGGTATGTCAAATAAGGTTGTTGGTTTTAATGTTGATATTGGAACTCAAAATCAATCAATATTCCACGGATTCCAAGTTGACCAAAGAGGAAGTACTGCAACCGCAGAATCATTAGAACTTTTAAATCAAATGGCTAATCAATCCGGAAATAGAAAAGCGTCAACACAAAATGTATCCCTATTTAATTTATACAAAACTAGAAGTTATAATTGTACGGTGAATATGATGGGTAATGCAATGATTCAACCTACAATGTATTTTAATTTACGATATGTTCCAATGTTTAGTGGTCCTTATATGATTACAAGTGTTAATCATATTATAAGTCCCGGTTCTTTTGAAACTATTGTGGAGGGGGTTAGACAACCTATTGCGTCATTACCTAAAATAAGTGCTTATATACAATCATTAAAAACTACTTTATTAACAACGATAGTTGATAAAATTAAGGAAGATAAAGTCCCTAAAAAGTCTGATGGTAAAGTTAAAAAAAATGATATTATTAGTCAGAGAAATGAGGTTTTAGATAAAGGGTTAGATAAAGATGGAACGGTTGCGTCGGCACAACAGACTTGTTCGGTATCAACAAAATATAACACATATAAAGCGGGTACACCAAATAAAACAGTTATAAACTATACAAATATTATTCAGATAATAAATTCAAAAACTAACGACACTAAATTAAAATATATTATTTTTGCAATGATGTATTTACAATCAGGTAGTTCTCAAGGATTAGAATCTTATGAGCATAATTACGCTGGTATTGATATTAGCGAATTTTGGGGTGATGGTAGTTCAGGGTTCTTTAGTAGTACAAAATATTATTATTGTTCACCTAAAGAAATTCCGTATGTTTATTTTGATAGTGCTGATAATCATGTTAAAATGTTAGTTGCTAGGTTTAAAGATAAATCTAGCGCGTTTGGTAATACAACCCCTGTTGATATAGCTAAATTCTATATTTTATATTTTAACGCCAATAGTAATAATCAAAATGTTTATGATTCTATAAAAGCGACTGATTCTACACGATTAAAGGATATTGAATTTAAGATAGGAGAATCTATTTCACTTTATAATGGGGTCACTAATAGATAAAGATTAAATTTTTCACAATTAAATGATATTTATAAATAAAAGATTATGGACACAAAATTAATATTAGACAACTATTTAGGTAAAAAGGCTAGAAGTACCGAAAAAGATTTGGGAAATGGTTCTAAACAAGTTTGTGATTTAGACACAGGTGATTGTTATACAATTAGAATGAAAGATGGTCTAATCGAAAGAGTAGACAATACAATGACAACAAATAAAAAAATTCAGGTTGAAACATTAACCGGTGTAAAACAATTATTAAACGGATAATAAAATGAAAAAAATAGATAATCAAATATTAGAGGAATTGGCTAGATATAACTCAATTAATAATTATATCACGGAACAAGAGGCTGTTTTACCTCCACCACCAGAAACAGACCCAAATGCTCTTCCTCCGGTTGAAGACCCAAATGCTTTACCACCTATCGACCCAAATATGCCACCAGCTCCTGAAGCACCGGTTGAACCACAACCTGTAGATGTTGCTGCTGACCCCGATGTTGAAAAAGTGGGTGAAGAAGAAAGTAATACTAAAGAAATTGATATTACCGATTTAGTAAAATCTCAAAAAAATACTGAACAAAAACAAGAAGAGTATTTTAATAATTTATTCAGCCATTTAACGGATTTAGAAAGTAAACTTGGTGAAATGGATGGTATTATGAATAAATTAAATGACTTGGAAGCTAAAGTTGAAAAATACAGAGAAAAAACACCACAAGAAAAATTAGAATTAAGAAGCCTAGACTCGGGACCTTTTAATCAGAAATTAACAGATTTTTTTGTTGATAAAGAAGAAGAGATGGACAAATCGGGAAAAAATGAATATATTTTAACTCAAGACGAGGTAGAAGACTATTCACCAAATGAGATTAAAAAAACATTTAGAAATTTTGAGGACGAAGCAACCTCATTTAAAGAGATTAGATAATTAAAATGGTCTCCGGACCATTTTTTTTTACAAAACAATTTGACAAACCACTCGTAGACACTTATACTTTAGTAAACAATTTAATTTTTATATAACTATGGCGACAAACAATTCATTAGACGCGATTTTGGCTCAATATGAGCAATCAAAACAAGGAGGTTCTTCTTCTACCTCAAAATTCACACAAGAAGAAAGAATGAAAAAGTACTTTGCGGCAATCCTTCAAGATAAGGAAACTCAAGGGCAAAGACGATTAAGGATTTTACCAACAAAAGATGGTTCTTCACCATTTAAAGTTGTTTTTTATCACGAAATCCAAGTTGACGGAAAATTCCAAAAATTTTATGACCCGGGAAAAAACGATAATGAGCGTTCACCTTTAAACGAGGTTTACGAAGAATTACGTTCAACCGGTAGAGATTCTGATAAAGAATTAGCTAAACAGTATTTATCTCGTAAATTTTACATCGTAAAAGTTATTGATAGAGATAATGAGGCTGATGGTGTTAAATTTTGGAGATTTAAAGACAACTACAAAAATGAAGGTATTTTAGATAAAATTATTCCTATTTTTAGAGCAAAAGGTGATATTACTGACCCTGAAAAAGGTAGAGATATTATTTTAGAATTAACTAAAGCTAAAACACCTAAAGGAGCTTTCTACACTGTTATCCAAACTGTTATGTATGATGACCCAGCGGTTATTAACGAAAACAAAACCATTGGTGATGAATGGGTTAATGACGAACTAACTTGGGAAGACGTTTATTCTAAAAAACCTGTTGAGTATTTAGAAGCTCTTGCAAGAGGAGAAAGTCCTAAATGGAGTACTGAAAAAGGTGGTTATGTATATGGAAACGCTGAAGATAGTGAATCATCATTTGGTGGTAGTGGTAAAACATCTGCACCTGTTGACCCACAAGCGAATGACGATGCGGATGATGAAATGCCGTTCTAATCAAACAAAACTTATTAGACATATAACTTGGGCACCGGGATTACTCGGTGCTCAACTTGTCTAAATAAACTAAAAAATTAAATTAACTTAGACATATGGCGATTAAAAAGAAAACATTCTCGTTAGAGGATATAAAGGGTAAATTCTCTACAAAAACAAAATACAAACCTGAAAGTTTCTATAACTGCGGTGACGCTTTTATGGATGCTTGTGGATTACCAGGTCCTGTAATGGGGGGTATCAATATGTTCTTGGGACATTCAAATTCTTCAAAAACAACGGCAATGATATTAGCGGCGGTTGATGCTCAAAAAAAGGGTCATTTACCCGTGTTTATAATAACAGAAAAAAAATGGTCTTGGGAACATGCTGTTGAATTGGGTTTACAAGCTGAACAAAATGAAAATGGGGAATGGGATGGTCAATTTATCTTTAATGATAGTTTTGATTATGTTGAACAAGCTACCGAATTTATTAATGATATAATTGATGCTCAAGAAAATGGAGACATATCGTATAGTCTTCTTTTCTTATGGGATAGTGTTGGAAGTATTCCTTGTAAGATGACATTTAATGGTGCCGGAGGTAAAATGCACACGGCTGGGGTGTTAGCGGATAAAATAGGTATGGGTGTTCATTCTAGAATATCTAAATCAAAAAAAGATGACTATCTGTATTATAATACATTAGTCGTAATCAATCAGCCATGGGTACTCCCCGCAGATAACCCTTTCGGTCAACCAGAAATTAAAGCCAAGGGTGGTGAGGCATTATGGTTAGCATCAAGTATTGTATTTTTATTTGGTAATCAAAAGAAATCGGGAATTAGCCATATCACCGCAACTAAAAATAGTAGGACAATATCGTATGCGGTTAGAACTAAAATATCAATATTGAAAAACCATGTAAATGGGATATCATTTAAGGATGGTAAAATAATTGCTGTTCCTCAAGGATACATTAAAGATGATAAATCCGCAATTGATAAATACAAAAAAGAATATTCCGAATATTGGAATAAAATTCTTGGTGGTGAAGGTAGTATAACATTTAAAGATGATATTATTCCTAATGTTATATCAGATGATGAAGATTAATTAAAAAAATGAAAACTAAAGTTTGTTCTAAATGTAAGGGTGAAAAAAAAGTTTGTGAATTTGGTAATTCAAAATCATCAAAGGATGGGTTGTTATATTCTTGTAAAGAGTGTAATAATAAAAGAAGTGTTGATTACCGTAAAAATAACCCTGAAAAAGTTTTAGAATTAACTAGAAATTGGACTAAAAAAAATCCTGAATGGGTTTATAATCGTCACAAGAAATGGAGAGAAGAAAATCCGGAAAAAGTTAAAGAAATAAAGGGAAATTGGTTAGTTAAAAATCCGGAAAAAAGAAAAGAATACCGTGAAAATTATAAACCAAGAAAACAAGAACGAAGAAAAGAGAGAAGAGATGGTGACCCTGTTTTTAATTTAACCAATAGATTAAGATGTAGATTGTGGAAGTATTTGAAAATTCTTAATATAACCAAACGAAACAAAACCTTTGATATTGTTGGGTGTTCACCCCAATTTCTAAAAGAACATTTAGAAATCCAATTTATTGATGGTATGAGTTGGGATAACCGGAGTGAGTGGCACATTGACCACATCATTCCATTATCATCGGCAAAAACAGAAGACGAACTTTATAAGTTATGTCATTATGAAAATCTCCAACCCTTGTGGGCTGAAGATAATTTGAAAAAGAGTAACAAAATATTATAGTAACGAATACAAACAAAACAAGTGACTAAAACACTTTTGGTAGACGGAAACAATCTACTTAAGATTGGATTTTGCGGGGTTAAAGATTTTTACCACAACGGAAAACACATAGGAGGATTGTGGCATTTTATCAATACAATCAGACGTTTTATAGACGAACAAAATTTTGATAAGGTTGTTGTTATGTGGGATGGTGATAATAATTCATCAGCCAGAAAACTTATTTATCCCCAATATAAAGAAAAAAGAAGATTAACTGAGGACTTTAGAGACGAATCTTTTGAAGAGCAGAAAGAAAGAATCAAACAATACTTGGAGGACTGTTATATAAGACAAATCAACATAGATAATAACGAAGGCGACGATTTAATAGCGTACTACTGTCAAATCTCGGAAAACGAACAAAAGACCATCTATTCGGGGGATAAAGACCTTACCCAACTTATATCGGACAAGGTATCGGTGTTTTATCCGAGAACCAAACAAACTTATCATTTAGGAAGTAAAATCAAATGTGATTTTTACGAATTTCCCCACGAAAACATTAAAACTTATAAAATATTGTCGGGGGATAAATCGGACAACATTGATGGTATTTCAGGATTGGGAGAAAAAACTCTTATAAAGTTTTTCCCTGAGCTACTTGAAAAACCGGTTTCAATTACCGATATTTTAGAAAAGGCTGATAATCTATTAAAGGAGAACAAAAGTAACAAGACATTACAAAATCTTTTGTCCGGTAAAACAAAAAGTGGAATTTATGGTGAAGAATTTTTTATTATTAACGAAAAAATCATAAATTTGTCGTCTCCATTAATAACTGATGATGCTAAAGAGCTTGTTGAGTTATATTATAAGGAAACTTTAGACCCTGATGGTAGGGGTTATAAGGGATTAATTAAAATGATGATGGAAGACGGGTTTTTTAAGTATCTACCAAAAGGTGATGATGCGTGGGTAAATTTTGTTAGACCCTTTATGAAATTAACAAGAAAAGAAAAACGAAATTATAAAAACAATTAATTAAAATTATGAAAGACCAAGAATCGGTAAAATTAGAATTCTTAATGATGGTAAATGATAACATCATAGTACAGAGATTTTTTAACGTTAGAGAATTTAACGAAAAAGCAAAACATTCGTTAGAATTATACGAATTAATTCGTGAGTTTAAGGATGATATCCAAACTCAATTATCATTGAAAACGGTGACGTATATGACGGACAATATGTACGAAATTATTAACAACCCGGCTATTTTAGAAACATCATATATTGATGGTCCGGAGTACTTTAATATTTTTATTAAACAAAATGATGTGACAATTTGTCATAGACAGGTGGATGCTAAAATCTACCCTCCGAAGGTAAGATACACTGTGGATGTACGCCCACACCTAAAAAACTTATTGATGAACCTGACTGACATTTTTTCTGACGAAAATTTAACATACGACTATCTGGATGTTAGTCTAAGTGTATAGTATTTATCTAATACACTAAAAGAAAATATATGGCTTCAAACAAAAATTTTGATTACTTAGGTAGCACATTTCAGCTACAATTATTAAACCAAATCGTCATCGATAAAGACTTCTCTAGGTCAATTATTGATGTGATTGAAACAAGTTATTTTGAGAATAAATATTTCAAAATTATCATTCAGATGATTAAGGAATATTACTCAAAATACGAACATACACCAACATTTGATACGTTGGAACAAATTACCAAATCCGAGCTACAACAGGCTACAGCGTCAAAAATAGTTATTGACACACTTAATAAAGTGAAAGAAGCCCCAACTGAAGGGGAAGAGTTTGTACAGGAAAAATCTATGAAATTCTGTAAACAACAGGAACTACAAAAAGTAATGGTTAAGGCTCAAAAAATCATCGATGGTGGTGAATTTGAGAATTACGACACTTTAGAACAATTGGTTAGCAAAGCCCTTCAAGTGGGTGAGTTAGACAAAGGTACTGAAGATGTTTTTCACAACTTGGATGATGTTTTAAACGAAGATTATCGTCATCCGATACCAATGGGTATTCCGGGTATAGATAGACTCTTAAAAGGGGGTTTGGCTAAAGGAGAAATTGGGGTTATTTTGGCACCAACGGGTGTTGGGAAATCTACATTATTAACCAAAGTTGCTAATCACGCGTTTAACTTGGGATACAATGTATTACAAATATTTTTTGAGGATAATCCAAAAATTATTCAAAGAAAACACATCACATTATGGACAAAAATTCACCCGGATGAATTATCGGCTAGAAAAGATGAAGTTATTATCAAAGTGAATGAAGTTAAAGATTCGATGACTAATAAACTCATCTTGAAAAAACTTCCATCTGACACTATGACAATGATGCAAATTAAAAACCAAATTAGAAAAATGGTTTCCGAGGGGGTTAAAATTGATATGGTTTTATTAGATTATATTGATTGTGTTGTCCCTGATAGAAATTTAGGTGATGAATGGAAATCTGAGGGTTCTGTAATGAGAGCGTTTGAGTCTATGTGTCACGAGATGGATATGGTTGGATGGACAGCAACTCAAGGGAATAGAAGTTCTATATCGTCAGATGTTGTAACTACTGACCAAATGGGGGGGTCTATAAAGAAAGCTCAGGTTGGACACGTAATTATTTCGGTGGCAAAATCACTACAACAAAAAGAAATGAAACTAGCAACAATTGCGATTACTAAATCACGTATTGGTGATGATGGTGTTGTATTTGAGAATTGTAAGTTTGATAATGGTATGTTAGAGATTGATACAGAAAGTTCGGTAACCTTTTTAGGGTTGGAAGAACAGACAGAAGAAAGAAACAGACAAAGAATTAAAGATTTGTTAGATAAGAGAAAACAAAAAGAACAACAAAAAAATTAAATAAAATGGAAAAAATATTAGAACCAAATAACGATAAATTTGTTATTTTCCCAATAGAGCATGATGATATTTGGGAGTACTATAAACAACACCAAGCGGCTTTTTGGACAGCGGAAGAAGTAGATTTATCAAATGATATTAGAGATTGGGAAAATTTATCTGATAATGAAAGATATTTCATTAAAAATGTATTGGCGTTTTTCGCAGCGTCAGATGGGATTGTTAATGAGAATTTAGCGGAAAACTTTTTAAAAGAAGTTCAGTATGCTGAAGCAAAGTTTTTCTACGGATTCCAAATAATGATGGAGAATATTCATTCATTGATGTATTCATTATTGATTGATACCTATGTGTCTGACCCGACTGAAAAAGATGAATGTTTTCACGCTATTGATAGATTACCAGCAGTTCAGAAAAAGGCTAATTGGGCATTAAAATGGATAGAAAGTTCTTCGTTCCAAGAAAGATTAATTGCGTTTGCTGCGGTTGAGGGGATATTCTTTTCAGGGTCGTTCTGTTCAATATTTTGGTTGAAATCGAGAGGTATTATGCAAGGATTATGTAATGCTAATACTCTTATTTTTAAAGATGAAAATTTACATTGTGATTTTGCTATTCATTTGATTAACAATCATATTGAGAGTAAACCAAGTGAAAAAAGAATTAAAGAAATATTATTATCAGCTTTAGAGATTGAAAAAGAGTTTATTACTGAATCATTACCTGTATCTTTAATTGGTATGAATTCAAACCTAATGAAACAATACCTTGAATTTGTTACCGATGGTTTATTGGTTAAATTTGGTTGTAAAAAACATTTTAATGTTGAGCAACCATTTAAATTTATGGAACAAATTGCTATTGAGACTAAAGGAAACTTTTTTGAGAGTAGAACAATGGAATATCAAAAGGCTAAGTTAGGTGAATCATTAACATTTACCGAAGATTTCTAATTAAATAAAATATGATGTCATTAAAAATTAAAAAAAGAGGGGGAGAAGAGGTTTCCTTTAATCCCCAAAAAATATACAATAGAGTTAAACGAGCGGCTAAAGGTTTAAATGTTAATTCTGATGAGATATTCATTAAAGTAATAACCTCTGTACCAACAGAGGGTTTTATTACAACTAAAGAACTTGATAAACTAGTTTATGAGATTGCCGCAGCTTACACCGGTAGTCATCACGATTATTCTCGTTTAGCATCTTCTGTGGCTATTTCTTCTTACCATAAAGAAACTGAAGAAAGTTTTTGTACTACAATGGGTTTATTACATGTGGATAATGTGATAAATGATAAATTAATGGAAACTATTGAAAAATATGGTTCAGAAAATATTGATTCTGTTATTAATCACGAGAATGATTACAATTTTGACTATTTTGCTTGGAGGTCATTACAAGAAATGTATTTGTTAAAAACCCCTCAAGGTAAAGTGATTGAAAGACCACAACATATGTATATGAGGGTGGCTTTATGGGTAACAAAATCATTTGAAGAGGCTATATCGTATTACCAATCATTATCCAATCAAATTATCTCTCCGGCAACACCAATTATGATTAATGCGGGTACAAAAACACCTCAATTGGCGTCTTGTGTATTACATTATAACAATGGGGATTCAAGACAGGGATTGTTAGAGACATTAAATGACATCTCAACATATTCTTCAGATGCTGCGGGAATTGGGTTGTGTATGTCTAATATTCGTAGTAAAGAGAGTCGTATTAATTCATCAGGTGGATTTGCTGGTGGATTGTTAAAATACCTTAAAATTGTTAATGAATCTCTCCGTTTCTTTAACCAACAAGGTAGAAGACCCGGAAGTGCGGCGATATACATAGAACCTTGGCATAAAGATATTATTGATTTACTTGAAATTAAGAAAAACACTGGGTCGGAAGAATTAAGAGCTAAAGATTTATTCACATCAATATGGTTACCGGATAATTTTATGAATGCTGTTAAAAACAATTCTGATTGGTATTTGTTTTGTCCTAATGACATTGTTAAAGCGGGTATTAAACCATTACAAGAATGTTATGGTGATGAATATGAAGATAACTATGGTAGAGCGGTTGAGTTAGGTCTTGGTAAAAAAGTAAAAGCTCAAAACATTTGGAATAAAATTATTGAATCTCAAGTTGAGACTGGTGTTCCTTATTTATGTTCTAAAGATAGTGCTAATAGAAAAACTAACCATCAAAATATTGGGGTGATTAAACAATCTAACCTATGTAATGAAATTTACCAATATACGGATGAGAGTACGACAGCAATTTGTACCTTATCATCAATGGTGTTAAAGAATTTTATTGTTAATGGTAAATTTGATTTTAATTGGTTGTATAGTGAAGTTAAAAAAGTGGTGAGAGCCCTTAATAAGGTTATTGATATTAATAGTTATTCTACTGAACAAGGTAGAAAAGGTGGGTTAGAACAAAGGGCTATTGCCATTGGAACTCAAGGACTTGCTGATGTATTCTTCTTAATGGATTATATTTTCACATCTGAAGAGTCAAAAAAGTTAAACAAACAAATTTTTGAAACAATCTATTTTGCTGCGATAACTTCTAGTATGGAATTATGTAAATTAGGTGAATATAAACCTTACCAATTTTTTGAAGGTTCTCCGATGTCAAAAGGAGTGTTCCAATTTGATATGTGGGGGTTGGATTATGAAGGTTTAAGTAGTATGTGGGATTGGGATTCACTTAAATTAGAAGTGTCCAAATATGGTGTTTGTAATTCGTTATTTACCGCTCAGATGCCTGTCGCATCTTCAGCTAAAATCACCGGTTCATTTGAAATGACAGAACCTGCACACTCAGCGTTATTTAATCGTAGAGTTGTTGGTGGTGAGATTTTAATTGTTAACAAATATTTAATCAATGATTTTGAGAAATTAGGTATTTGGGGGGAAGACTTAAAGAATGAAATTATTATGAACGAAGGTTCAATTCAAAATATTAATTTTAATAATTACCTTGACACTGAAGATAAAAATTACAAAAAGAAAGTTAAGAGAGTTGAACATTTAATTCCAAAGTATAAAACAATTTGGGAGATATCTCAAAGAGAATTAATTGATATGGCGGCTGATAGAGCACCGTTCATTGACCAATCACAATCAATGAATATCTATATGTCTGAACCAACATTATCAAAGATTTCTTCGTCTCACTTCCATTCTTGGGGTAAAGGATTAAAGACTCTTTGTTATTATGTTAGAACAAAGGCAATATCAACCGGAGCTAAACATTTGGCTATGGATATATCAAAAATACAACAACCAAAAATAACTGTTGAAAAACCAACAGTTGAATTAGTTAAGAAACCGGAGGATTCGGACTTTGAATGTTTTGGGTGTGGTTCTTAATTAAAATAAATTATGATATAAATCACGACATATGTCGTGATTTTTTATTTTGGGGTATTTATTAGAAATAATTGTGGCACTATATTTATAGTTATGGCAGATGGTAAAACATATGGAATTAATTTTCCTTTTAGAGATTCGTATGACGGTAAGTATTTAGACCTTTCTGATTATAATGACCAAGAGATTAGAAGTAGTTTGGTTCATTTATTATTGACAAGAAAAGGCACTAGATATTATTTACCTGATTTTGGAACTAGATTATATGAGTTTATTTTTGAACCTTTAGATGGTCCAACATTTTCAGATATAGATGCAGAAATAAGGTCTTCAGTTGAAGATTACATACCTAATATCACTATAACCAATATTAGTATTACAGCCGCATCGGAAGGTGAGGAAGATAAAGGTACTTATATTGATAGTAATGATGATAGAGTATATAGGGTTCCTGGTATAGGAACTAAAGAACATACCGCTAAAGTTAGAATTGATTATAGACTTAACAATGATGTATTTAATCAAAAAGATTTTGTAATTATTAATATTTAATGTTATATGGCAAATAAGAAAATTTCATACACAACAAGAGACTTCCAATCAATCAGAACGGAATTAATAAATTTTACAAAAACTTATTATCCGGATACTATTGAAAACTTTAATGATGCTTCTGTATTTTCAGTATTAATTGATTTAAATGCTGCGGTAACGGATAACTTACAATTTAATATTGATAGAAGTATCCAAGAGACTGTATTACAATATGCTCAACAGAGGTCATCAATTTATAATATTGCAAGAACTTATGGGTTAAAAGTCCCGGGTCAACGACCATCGGTTGCTTTAGTTGATTTCTCAATTACAGTTCCCGCTTATGGGGATAAAGAAGATTTAAGATATTGTGGTATATTAAGAAGAGGTTCACAAGTGATTGGAGCTGGACAAGTTTTTGAAACTGTGTACGATATTGATTTTTCATCACCATTAAATGCTGATGGATATCCAAATAGATTAAAAATACCAAATTTTGATTCAAACAATAAATTATTGAACTATACAATAACTAAAAGAGAAACAATAGTTAATGGTATTACAAAAGTGTTCAAAAGAGTTGTAACCTCAAACGATGTTAAACCATTTTTTGAGATGTTTTTACCTGAAAAAAATGTTTTGGGGGTAACGAGTGTTTTATTAAAAGATGGTACTCAATACGCAAATATTCCATCCTCACAAGAATTTTTAGGGTTAGATGATAGATGGTATGAAGTACAAGCGTTGGCTCAGGATAGAGTTTTTATTGAAGACCCAACTAAAGTATCAGACCAACCGGGAATAAAAGTTGGTAAATATATGTCAACTAATGATAAGTTTATATCAGAATATACACCAGAAGGTTTTTTTAAAATCACATTTGGTGGAGGTAGTCAATCTGCTGACGAACAATTAAGGGAGTTTGCGAGAAATGGGTACGAAATGAACTTAAACAAATACTCCAACAATTTAGGGTTAGGTAGTACTCTTAAATCTAATAGTACAATCTTTATCCAATATAGAATTGGTGGGGGAACAGGTTCTAATTTAGGTGTTAATGTTATTACTCAAATTGGTAATGTTTCATTTAGTGTTAATGGACCTTCAGATTCTGTTAATACTAGTGTTGTTAATTCATTAAGATGTACGAATGTTACTGCGGCAATCGGAGGAGGTAATTACCCAACAACAGAAGAAGTTAGAAATTTAGTTACTTATAATTTTGCTGCTCAAAATAGAGCGGTAACCATAAATGATTATGAATCGTTAATTAGATTGATGCCATCTCAATTTGGGGCTCCGGCAAAAGTTTCTATAACTGAAGAAAATAATAAGATAAAAATCCAAATGTTATCTTATGACGAAAATGGTAGTCTTACCGAAATTGTCTCAAATACTTTAAAAAATAATGTGGCAAACTATTTGTCAAACTATAGAATGATTAATGATTATATTTCTATTGAAGTTGCTAATGTTATTGATTTAGGGGTTAATGTTGACATTGTATTAGATAATACACAAAATCAAGGAGCTATAATTTCTAAAGTGATAAATATTGTGTCGGATTACTTCGCACCGACTAACAGACAAATGGGTGAAAATGTTAATGTTTCTGAATTAAGACGATTAATTCAAAGTGAGAATGGTGTAATATCATTGTCTGACATAATTTTCTTTAATAAAATGGGAGGTCAATATTCTTCATCTCAAACATCTCAAAGATATTCTGATTCTGAAACAAAACAAATTGAATTGGTTGATGACACCATTTTTGCGGAACCAAAACAGACTTATCAGGTTAGATATCCTAGTAAAGATATTAACATTAGAGTTAAAAATCTTAAAACCGTTAATTTTTCGTAAAGATTTATTTTAAAAAAAAATCAATTATTTTTATTAAATGAATTATTTAATAGAACTATTTGACGCAATAAAAGGAAATAATGGAACTTGGGTTCAATGGATTGTTATTAATATAATCTTAAATATTAGGATATGGGTTGGTGTCCCGGTATTAATTTATTATTTAAAAAAAATAATAAAAGAGGGTAAAAACAGTGGATTAAGGACATCAATAATGGTGTTTCTATTAATCCAACTTATTGGTCACGAAATTGGTGTGGAAATTGTTGATAGAAAATTTGAAACCAAAAAATATAAGATAGAATACGTAAAAAAAACTACAGACAATTTAGTGATTGTCGTACAAGGAGCTAATAGTCCGTTTAAAGATTTTATTGAAAAAAACAAAACTCAAGTTGATATTATAAAATCTAGAGATGAAAATGGGTTAGGATTTATTAAATCAAATAAATTTAAAAACAACACACAAGTTTTAACATATGTAGGTTCTCATAGTGAGAACCTAACAACTGAAGATGTGTTTACAAACATTTATTATTATAAGTTATTAAACCCTGATGGTAAGATAATATTAGTTGGTCATAGTATTGGTGGGGATAATGTTTTACAAGTGGTTGATAGATTAAGTAAACAAAATATTTTTGTTGAAATGGTAATACTACTTGACCCAGCAAATAAAAAAAATAATAATATTGATTATATACTCCCAAAAAACGTCCAATATTTAATTAATTTTACATCACCAAAATGGACGGATAATTTTAAATTTTTTACTAATTCAGGTGGAAAACCATTAAGAGTTGATAAAAACCATATAACAATCGAAATCCCTAATACAATACATACAAGTATTGATAATGAAATATATCCTATTTTATATAAATTGATTAAAAACTATGTTGAAAATAATCAAAATCCGATTAATTTGGTTAGAAAATATAAGTTTTAATCACAATTTATTTTGAAAAAAAATGGATTATCTTTTTAAAATAGTAAATAAACTATTTATTTAAAAAGATTAATATGTCAAACACATATAGAATAAGAACAGAACCTGGAGTTGATAAATCTGTAAAAATTTTAATAGACCAAGAATTTGAGTATTTAGAAATATTATCTCTAAAAATATTACAAAGTCAAATTTATACAAGACAATGTTCGGATTATGGTGTGCTTGTTGGTAGAGTAAGTGTTAATAATGGTTTTGGTATTCCAAATGCTAAAGTATCTGTTTTTATACCTTTAGATAGTGTTGATGAATTGGACCAAGAAATTTCTGAAATATATCCATATAAAACATTAACCGATTTAAATGAAGATGGTTATAGATATAATTTATTACCATATAAACCTTCCTATAGTGCTCACATACCAACAGGAACATTTTTTACAAGAAAAGATGTTTTAGTTGACCCCCCTCTAATTAAAGTTTATGATAAATATTATAAATATTCTACTGTAACAAATTCTAGCGGTGATTATATGATATTCGGACTTCCAATAGGGAGTCAAACAATTGTGGTAGACATTGATTTATCGGATATTGGAGAATTTTCATTATCACCTCAAGATTTAATTAGAATGGGAATAGCGACGCCTTCCCAAGTTGCTGGAACATCATTTAAATCCTCAAGTAATTTAAGGGAATTACCTCAATTAATAACAATAAATAGAGTTGTGCAAGTTGAACCATTGTGGGGTCAACCTGAAATATGTAATTTGGGTATAACTAGAACAGATTTTGATTTATCTTCAGAATCGGGTATTGATATAACTCCCACAGCAATTTTTATGGGCTCTATTATATCAACAAATGATGATGCGGCAATAAAAAGAAATTGTAAAGTAAGAGGTAAAGGTGGTTATTTATGTGGGTTAACAACAGGTCCTGGTGAAATATTGGCGATACGACAAACCATTTTCCAAGATAGTGATGGAAGACCGGTGTTAGAATCGGTTGATTTAGAATCGGGGGGTAAAGTTATTGATGAAAATGGGACGTGGTTGTTGGATGTCCCGATGAATTTAGATTATTATGTAACTAATGAATTTGGTGAACAAGTATTGTCGAACGACCCTAAAAAAGGTATACCAACCAAAGGTAAATATCGTTTTAAAGTTAAATGGTCTCAATCACCATCCTTATCGGAAAGAGTAAAAAGAGGTTATTTTTTATTACCAAATATTAAAGAACACGGTTGGTCAACAAGTGGAAGCGACCCTTTAATTAGTGGTAATAGAAGTGTTAATACCCCTTATGATTTGGCGATGAAATCATACGCATTTAGTTTAGATTGGGCGGATTACGGATATACTGGGTCAACAACGGGTTCAAATGAGGATATTGGTCGTAATATGATACAAGAAGCGATTAACTGTGACGATAAATTTTATATTATGCGATATAATAAAGTTTATACGGTTTCTCAATTAATGGATAAATACAGACAGGGAATATCGCCTGATAGATTTATAGGTATAAAGAATATTCTTGATGAAAGTTGTGAGAGTGAGAATAATAAATTCCCAACAAACGATTCTAATATGAGATTTGACATTATCTATATTTTGTATTCATTTTTAATGATGGTTTTTAGACCTATCTTATATGTTTTATTAATTGTTACACATATTTTATATTTTTTAGTTTATTTATTAAGAGTTATTATTGTGCCGGCAGCAATCACTTATTTTACGGTAATGATTGTTATACTTGGTATTGAAATTGCGGGTACTGTTCCATACGCTTTAGGATTAATTGTTGGGTTTTTATTGGAAATTGCTCAATATATAATAATCATAACTCTTTTAGTTGTGTTTTTAAGGGAGTTATGGAAAATGAATTTAAAAGGGATTTCATTACCATTATTAACTTACCCTGATTGTGATTTATGTGATTGTTCCGTTGGTAACGACCCTGGTTCAGATGGAACAGCGTCTGATGAAATTAAAGAGGCTGCTAAAGATGTTAATAGTAATTCGGATGAAATCCCTTGTCCTTATATATACTTAGATGATACACCATCAAATTTGTTGAGTTCATCTTCATTACCTTTAAAGGTGAGTAGTATGATATATAAAATCCCGGGTAATAATGTTAGCGCAAGTACAAAAAATGCTGTTGTGTCAATATTTACGGGGAATGTTCCATCAGGTCAAAATGACAATAGTGCCGGACTTCCTGTTGTAAATGCAATTTCTTATGATGCTGGTGGTGGTGGTCAAGAAACTGATTATGTGTTTACGTCTAGTTTAACTTTGGCGGAAAGAATTAATTTATTTAATACTAAGGCGAAATATTTTGATAAATCACCTAATAATCCTGGTGGGGGTGTTAATAGAATTAAAGTAAGTATTGAACCTAGTAAAAATGGGGGTAACAACCCAAAATCACATTTTGATAATGCAGTAGTTATTATATGTGATAAATCTACATTCAATAATTTAACTCCGGGACAAATAGTGACATTTCAAAACCCTTATTTAACTAAAGATATTAATTTATTTAGTGGGTATACTAATGTTGATGGGAATCAGTTTGGTAATCATGCTATAACAGGAACAACTATTAGTGGTAACACTACAATTAATTTTGAATACGCTAACCCAAACGGTTCTGGTAATATCCCAATACAATATGATGTATTTTTCACTCAATCAGGTCAAACTGATTATTATAATTATCCAATAGATTTAGAATATTTCCAAATTATAACGGGGATGACGTATTCGGATTTTACATCCAATAGTGGTTCGACAATGCCTAATTCATTTATTAGTCGTTTTTTAAGTAATGATATGTATATTCAAAGATTTAATGGTGGCCCAACATTAGATGAAAACTGTTTTGAGGGTGATTTTAAAACAGACGGGACTGAAAAATTCCCAATAAATAAAAAACCAATTGAATTTATTAAAGATTACGATAAATCATGTATTTTAATACTAAATAGAGGTGTAGACCCTAACTCACCTAGAGTTCCAATCCAATATGATTTAAATCTTTTATTTGGGAAACCTATGGGTCAAGACTCAAAATTAATAGTTAATGGTAATTATAAAATTAATTATCCAATACAAGGAAAATTTTTAAATGTGAGTCATAATAAAACTGATATACCTGACAATCTAACTACAGATAGTTATTCAGGAAATAAATTATATTATGATACATTTACATTTACACCTAATTTAGGGTCTTCCGGTTTTACCAGTTTTAATTCTAATTTGGTGAGTTTTTATTCATCATTAGATAATAGACAAATTAATTTCCAACCTACTTGTGATGCGCCACCAAATGGGTTAACTGACCCTCTTCAGATAAATAAAGGGGCTCAAACGAACCCAACATATGGGTTAAATGTGAAATCAAGTAATGATTTTACCAACGAATGGAATGTTAAGACAACAGCTTGTACTCGTAACGTGTTATCAACGTGTATGGATTGGTGTTACGTATATGACTCTTCACAGAATTCATTACCAAAAATAGGTCAATCAACGACTAGTATAAATGTATCAACTTTAACGGTGGGAACGAACCAATCTTTAACCACCTATTTAGGATTATCTTATACGATAGGTCAAAATTTAGTGATAACAAATTCTAATTCGGTCAAATTCAGTGGTGATGTTGTATCTTATTTACCTTTAACAGGTGTTTTAGTGGTTAATGTAACCGCTAAATTAGGTTCTGGAACATTTTCTTCTTGGACCACCAACATTTTTGGAAATACTCAAACATCTAATACTAATAGAGGTTATTATGTTAATGAAATTGTTGAGGGAGGTTCATTATTTTATATGGGATTAACGATTTATAATCCATCAACATCTTCTGGTACTGATGCCACAAATTATAATTGGAAGGGTAATTATTTTTCTCCGGTGTATAATATGACTGGTAATACATTAACATATAAATTAACACCGACTAACCCTAGAAAAATGGTTATGAGGTCTGACAGATTACCAACATCAACTTATGTTCAATCAAGTTGTTGTAATGGATTTGTTTTACAACATAATGAAACTTTTGCAATATATGATATACCTGATGATGGTCTTGTGGGTGTTATTAGTGAAACGGCCTCTGCGTCATCAGGCGCAAGTGGGAACGGACAGGATATTGCCCAAGGAACAACAAATTTTACTAGTGCAGTTATTGATTCATTCAGTTGTGTTGATTCAGTACCTTTGGATTGTTATGGGGATGACGGTAATGGGAATATTCAAATAAATCATGGTGGGTGTGAGGAATTTAATGGGAAAAGAATTTTTAAAGGTGGTTGTTATATTGTGGTAACAACAATATTCATTTCTTTAGGTAGAGATATTGGGTTATTAACGGAGTGGATATCTAGAAGTAGTATAAATTTAGGTGCTTGTAGAAATGTTTGGTCTCATACATTTGCTAATAATTGGATAAACGGTAGTTTATATGCTTATTCGTTCACAAACAATGTTACATTTAATAGTCCGACTGGTAATCAACCAAACACTGCTAATTCGGAGTATTGTACAAATACATTAGTATTACACCCAACAAATAATTTTTACTATAGATGTAGCCCATATAAGGATAATAGTTCATTAATTAATTCTGGATATTTTATCGGTAAAGGTAGAGGTTCATCAACAAGTGGGGATAATAATAATTATTTATTAAACCCAACCACAATTATAGATTTAGGGCCTAGAAGTGTTTTTTTACAAGAAATTAATATGTCAGATAACTATGACGGGTATGTTATGAAAAATTTAAATTCAACAACGTATGGTGATGTTATTGAAATTTTAAATCTTTTAATTATTAGTCGATTAATTAATCAAAGTTTTATTACTCAAATGTTACAAGCGTTAGTAGGTGCAAATATACTCAAATATTTTAGTAGGTCAAAATATAAAGTAGATGGTGATTATTCTCAGTTAATTTCTATAAATTCAGAATTAGGTGTTAACGCTTTTGAATCAATGGATTATCCCGATTCACCACCAGGACAACAAAACCCTGTTTATTGGAATGGATTTTCAGCGAGTAATGCGGTTATTGGTATTTTCTTTTCTTCAAATACCCAAGTGAGAGATTTTATAACACCAAAAAGAACTATAATAGATTCTACACAACCTAATTTATCGCCTTGTGGTCTTAGTTATTTTGATGTTTTTAGTCAATCAGTACCATTTTACCAATGGGATATAAATGGACAAGATAGTATATTTGGTGGTCAAGATAATAATTGGAATACCAACCCGATTATTAATGGTGGGTTTTTATCGTTAAAGTATCAATCATTAGATAGGTTAGAGAAGTCCTCTAGATATTTTAGAGGTACTCAAAATAATCAATCACAAACTAATTATTATAAAGGTCATATTTATGCGGTTAATGGTTCAGGTCAAATAGACGAATCGTTTGGTAATTGGGAACAAAATAACCCTGTGTCTGAATCAGTAACTGTGGGTTCACCTTTTCATTTTTATTTTGGTTTAAAGAAAGGTAAATCGGCTTTTGATAGGTTTACCACTAAATGGATTGATACCACAACATTTATTGATTAATTATGGGTAATAGAATTGATACAAGAGTAGTTTTAGGGTCGTTAAGATATAAAACAGCGTCAAATACTAATTTGATGTTTAATGTCCCTTTAATTCAAACAAGTAAAGAAAATATTGAATTTGATAGAAATATTGATATTTCTTTAGAACAAGTTTTTGATGATGAAAGACAAAAATCTAACATATTTAGACCGTCTTGTAAATTTTCAGTTTTATTTGAAAATTCATACACTGGTTTAACAAATTACACACCATTAGAGAATAATTTAGTTTATGTGAATGAAAAACAGGCCGCTCTAAATAATTGTCCAGTTAACCCAAATATTCCATGGTCAGGATTTCCCCAATATCACGAGTTTGATTTTATTAGAAGTGATTATAATGTTAGTGGTTATACTCAACCACCTAATAATCATTTAACTTTTGTTAATAAAAGTGCGTCAACCTATAATTGGAATTTTTTTGTTAGTTATCCATTTGAAAATGTTTATAATAAAAAACTTCAGGCTATAGAAAGTAAAACGACGGAAACTTTAGATTGGACAGCATCCGATGGGATACCATTTATTATTGAAAACTCAACAATAAATGGTTTAAACATAATATCATTTAGATGTCCGGTAAAACACGGACTAAATGTTGGTGAATTTGTTAAATTAAATTTTTCTTATAATACTATAGATACTTTTGAGGTCTATACATTAGGTGATGGTAAATCAAATAGTGATTTGTTTATTTTTAATATTTTTAATGTTGGGTTTACGGGGACAACTTTTGATGATAATGTTGAGGGAACATTTAAACGAATTGTTAATAATTTAATACCAAATGAAACGATTTCAAAATATTATGTTAGAAGACATAAGATATTAACAAATGCTAATGATGCGGTATTGGCTAATGCGGGGTTTGACCAAAACATATTTGGTGTTAATAAAAAGTTTGAAAGTAGTGGGAGTACGCCAAATCACACGGCTAGAGTTTCGATAAAAGAAGGTTCACAATCATATACATTATCTTTTAATACAGATATTGATATTAATCCTCTCAGAGATAATCAAAAAAGACCAATAAGTGAATTATTTTTTACAACAATTTGGAAAGGGTATTTTGGTTTAATGTTTGGTAGAAGAGGTTCATTAGGGATGTATGGTATGAAACAAGGGTATGGATTTAACTTACCATTAGACCCAACGGATAAATTACCTACTTTTTGGTGGAGAGATGGTAATCTTGATTCTAACACTAATTTTCCTTTAAATACTTATAACACGCCTTTAGGTTTAAAATTAAACGGTAATCCAATAGATTTTACATATGTTGAAACATTAAAATTAGGAGATACATTAGATGGTGATTATTGTGAATGGAATGACTATGAACAAAAAGAAAGAATCATATCTAATCTATATCATAAGATTACCTATAATTCGGAGGTTTTTAGTGTTGGAACACCATCACCAAATGGTGTAATGATGAGTAAAAATAACCCTTATGGTTATTATTACCAAGCCCACAATAGTATTACGATAAGTGAATATTCTGATTACATTGAGGAGGGTGATAAAATAAATGTTGCTGATATTCCATACTATTCTTATTACTCGGAAAGTAAGGGTAGATTTATATGGAGAGATAAATACACTTATGGTTATATTGACCCTAAAGGAAATGGTGTTGATTATCCTTTCTTAAATGGTGTTCATTACCCATATAAGAATATAATTTTTAGAATAATACCGGAGGGTACTAATTATAATGAACAGACAATAGTAGCTGAACCAATAATAGATAATTGTGAGTAATAAATTTAAATTTGTTTTACCGGCAACCGACAAGTATATTGATTTACCAATAGAGTTAAAATGGGACTTTTATGGTAGAGACGATAGTATTGAGATATATGAGCATGAGGTTATTGAGGAAATTATTGGAACCGCTTACGATTTTGAGGTGTTTAGGTTTAGTCATGAGCCATATCTTGAAAATACAAAGACAGATATTAAATATGATTTTCATTTTTTTAGTGTTGATGGGGGTGTTCCAACTAATCCTTCAACACAAGTAACGGCCTCAACAACTAATGATTGGGTAACTAGTTATATACCCGAAGGATTCACAAAATCGGAAGTATACTATTATGAAAAACCATTTACCAAATCATTTTTTAAATTGGATTTTTACGATACAACCGAAGGAAAATCTCAAACAAATTATTTTACAATAATTATCCCTGTCCAACAGGGAGCGACTGAATCAGTTAGTATTTCACAATACATTCCAAATGTTAATATAAAAATACCGTCATACACATTAGATTTTGTGGGTGATAAAGAAGGGTTTTTTATATATTGGTTAAGAAAAAAAGATTTTATAGATATAGACACTTTTTATATGAGTGCAAAATTCTTTGATGCTAGATTGGGTGTTTATGTTAAAATGAGTAAAACTCCCCAAATATTGTTGACGCCAACCCTATTTCAATTTAGTGATTCAAATTTTTATTATAAAGTAAAATTAAATTTAGATAAAAAAACATATCAAGTTTTTGATAAAGACATTAATGATAATGATGTTAGAGTGGGAACGACTAGTTCCATAAAATGGTATGAATATGTTAATCCTTAATTATGGAAGAAACAAATCGTTATATTAAAATTTCTCCGGAAGTTATTAAGGGTGATATTTTTAAGGTTAAGTATCAAAACACCGATGTTTATGTGTATTCGTCTATGACGCAGATTTTATCTGGTGGTACATATAATTCAGGGACAACTCAATATGATTCCTTATTAACAGGTTTAACAATCCCCATTTTATTTACAGAAAATACTGTAGATATAGGGTATTATTCAGTATTTGATGGTATGGTTTTACAAAAAGAAACTATGACCAATTTTTTATTTTCGGCAAACACATCATCACCAAATATTTACAATTTTTATAATACATCAGACACTGAATTTAAAAAATATTTGGAGTTTTCTAGTTATAAGATAGATTGGGGGGATAATACACCACCACAAACTATTACACAAAATTCTCCCAATTTTTATTCCCATCCTTATGCGGGTAGTGGTGAATATACAATAACTATGTCAGGGATGAGTCCTTGGGGTTCTAATGTGGTGGTTAAAACCGTGACAGTACCCTTTACTAATAGTGTAATCACAAACCCAAAAGGGACAGCACATTTTATTCCCGCAGGGGGTGATTGGTCAGGAACTCCTTTAATGTATGATTATATTTTTAATGGGGATGAAACTTGTGATGTTTATCCGGGTGAAACAGACCCGTTTTCATCGTCTCCTCTAATCATTAGTGGATATACAAAATCATCTGTTAAAGATTTACAACTTTATGGTAAAAAATCAGATTTAGTTGATGGGGGTTATATAATAGGACTTCAAGTCACTGGTACATCGGGTGTTGTTGGAATATATTCAGGAATATCAAGAGATGGTTTAAACATTGGATATAGTATTAATAATATTGATTATTATGACTATGAAGATGGTACAACAATATTTGTGGTTAGTAATGTTGCACCAATTGAGACGGATTGCTCGATAATTACAAAAAATGAAGTATTATTAAATGTGATTGATGAAGCAGAAGTGCAATCTAACGTCTTCATTGATAGGGGTAAGCAGTCAGGTTTGGAAAGACTTGAAAGAATGGGTGAAATTGATAATATAGGTGACCTTGAAAAATACGGATATGGTTTTTTTGATATAATAAAAATATAAAAACGATATTTATTAATATGGCTAGAAATTATAATAAAAATTGTCCTAATTGCGGAGGTATTCAATCTTACACAACTAAAAGTAGATTAGAGTGTTCTATCCGTGAAAAATGGGTGTGTAATAAATGTTCATTAACACATCAGAAAAAAAAATATGGTGAAGAGATTGTTAATAATGTAGTTGAATTGTATGTTAAAGGTGTTAGTTTTAGTAAAATAGCTATGTTAGTTAAAATAAACCGAGATAATGTAAAAAATATTTTAAAAGAAAAAAATGTTTGGGTTGAAAACCGTGGTGATATTAAAAAACATTTTAATAATAGTGATGTTGATAATGTTATTGAAAAATATAAAGAAGGGGTGTCATTACAAAAAATCTGTGAAATATATAATGTGAGTAAAACGCCTATTAAAAAAATGTTGAAAGATAAAGGGATATTAAAGGAAGGTCGTAGTAATGGAGTTAAAATTAATTTATCTGAAGAACAAAAAGAAATAATTAAGAATTTATATTTAAATGAATATAAAAATAGTGAAGATATTGCAAATCAATTAGGGTTAACAAAATCTTTTATAGATAAATATTTGGGATTAACAATGTATCGTAGAAATGTTAGTGAGGGGGTTTCTGTCGGTTTGATTAAAAGATATCGAGATATTAATTATAGTGAGTATTTGAAAATTGTTGACGATTTTACGAAATATAAAAATGATGTTATGAAAATAACTAGACAACAACCAATAAGTGATTTGATTAATTATAACAAACGAGGTAATTCAGGTATTGACGGAGCGTATCATTTAGACCATAAATACTCAATTTTGGAAGGTTTTAATAATAATTTACCATCGGAAATCATTGGTAATATAAAAAATCTTGAATTTATTACTTGGGAAGAAAATATAAAAAAAAGAACTAAATGTTCTATAACAATAAATGAATTAATAACTTAAAAATTTGGCAACTTCTACTTACGGAACAATAAGACCCGCAGATGTATCTCCAGCGGATGTTGAGATAATATTAAATTTTACCCCATCAAGGGATGAAACAGATAATTTTGTTTTAACAACATTAGATGCGACATCAATTTTAAGACCCTATTTTAATTCTCAAACCACTGGTGGTGTTGCGGATGTTGAAATATTGGGTGGATTATACAATTTAAGACTCCCTGCTGACCAATTTAACAAAATAGGTATCTATACCTTATTTATTAGACCGGCTCAAATTAGAACCACTATATTGGATTGTGGGGTGTTGTCGGCATTACCTAATGTTAAAGGTATTATAATTGATTTGAATAGTGTTCCAGCACAATTTAAAAACAAATTTGTTAATCAAGGATTAGTTGGTTTTAGGGTTGAGTATTTAAATTCTGATAACACAAAAATACCTAATTTTTTCAGATTAATCACATCTTCTTTCTTTTGTGAACCGGTTGTTCAAAATTTGGTTAATACATCTCAAAAAGCAATAAGATATAGATATACGGATAATAGTACTAATTTAATATTTTGTACTATGTCCCCATCATCAGCACCTACTAATAAACCAAATGCTACCCCATATATTGGTCAGCCAAATCAAAATATTATTATTAGTAATACTTTCTTTAATCCAATAACATTAGATGTTGAAATAGCTGAACATGATTTCTCAACTCTTGCAATTGCGTTGTTTGGCAATCAAACTAAATCAATGGATGATGGAATTTATACTCTATATGATACAGCTAATAACATATACAAACAATATAACTTATACGAAATTAGAGACCAATTTAATAACTTGTTATATGAAGTTAGACAAGATAGAGGTAGCAATATTGATTATAGTAAAAACTTTACAAATATAACTGAATAATGGCGTTAATAAAATATACTTGTCCCCCGCAATCGGCAACAGGTGCTGGTACATTTTCCGATGATTTAGTTGGTTTCCAATTAGTCCAAGGAGGAGGTTTAACGCAGGGGAATTTTGAATTTACAACATCAATTACTGAAAAAAATAACAGGACTTTTAACACTGGTAATTTTTCAGAACCAATTAATTTGGATGGTTTGGGGGTTAGTAGTGTTGCTCAATCTAAAATTATATTTGAGAATAATTTTAAGGTATATCCGAATTTTGACCTTACCCAAGTTACTAATTTTACTCAATATGGGTCAATGGTTAAGAGAATATCTACTTCTGTTGAGACAATTATTAGTAAATTTCCTGCGGCGTTAGAGGTAACTTTAATGGATGAGAATTATGTGACTGGTGAGACGGCATCAAATATTGTTTATCTTGGTTCTGATGATGAAACTAGTTTTGAACTAAATGTTTCTAGAATTAGAAATCCTTTTGATGTTGATTTTACGGTTAATTCCACAAGAAATTTACAATTAAGAGAAGTTCAGGTGTCTGTGTTGAGAGATATGACAATGCAGTATGCGAAGTATTCGTTATATTATAAGAATAATGGGTTTGATGTGACGGCAATAATTCCAACAACATCATTATCTTCGGGAACATTGAAAATATATGTTAAAGGAAATCCATTTTCGGGGCAATCTAATACCTATGATGATTTGGTAATTAGACCTAATGATTTAGAGGTTAATAAGGTATTTAATGAAAATTTAGATGAGGTTCAAAGATTTTTATTAAATAGGGATGTGGTACCAAAATATACAGCAACATTTCAGGTACCGGCAGATGCTGATGATGGAACTTATTATGTTTTAAATCAAAATGTTACTTGGCCTTTATATGGTAGTTGGAATCTTGATATTATAACTCCAGCCTTCACCAACTATTTAACAACGTTAAATGGTTTGAGTGAATCATTTGATTTATATAAAACAAATTTAATATCAAGATTTTTAACGACAGGTGCGTTTAAAGACTTTGATACTGTAGGTCAAAAGATGGAATCCGTTTTACAAATATATGGTAGAAGTTTTGATGAAACAAAAAAATTCATAGATGCTTTGGCTTATATGAATTCGGTTAATTATAATGTAGGTAATGATATCCCATCTCAATTATTAAAAAATTTAGCACAAACTTTGGGGTGGAATACTAATATCTCTCCAATAACGAATGATGAATTTTTAACATCCGTTTTTGGTGAAAAAAACAAAAATGTGTCTCAATTTGCTGGAACTAGTGACCAACAAACGCCGGATGAATTAAATTACCAATATTATAGGAATTTAATTCTTAATTCCGCTTATTTGTTTAAGTCTAAAGGAACTAGAAAATCTGTTGAGATATTATTAAGATTAATTGGGGCTCCGGATGCATTAGTAGATTTTAATGAGTATGTGTATTTGGCTGACCAAAGAATTAATATGTCTGATTTTAATTCTAATTATGCTGCGATATCGGGAGGAACATATGTTAAAAATGTCCCAACAATAGAAGCTGGTAACACATATAGATTCCAAAATGTGGAATATACCGGGTTTACTTCTACCGCAATATTAAAAGATGTTAATATTTCGTTGAGTGAATATCCTGTGGATAATGAAGGTTACCCATCAACACCTCCAAATACTGAAGATTATTATTATGAAAAAGGTAGTGGTTGGTTTGAATCAACACCTCAACATAGAGCTCCGGAACAAGTTAATCTTACAAATAGCGTTTTCACTGGTTCAAATCCTGATTATCAAACAACATTAAGTCCATATACCTATGGTGGTGAATATTTGGATAGATATGTTAAATTTCCGTTTATGCCGTTAGGGTTTAACATTAGACAAACAATTGATAATAATAAAAGTTGGGTTGATAATGAAATTGGGTTACGAGAAAATTTAGATGGTAATTACAACGCAAGGTATTATACTGAAAATGATAAATTAGTTTTAAATGCTAAAAATACTGATTTATTCTTAAATCCCGGTCAAGGATTATCGTATGATGTTTGGACTATGTCAAGACATTATAATTTCCCTATACCAAATGAGGGTTTAAATTATGTTGCACCAACTTATTGTAATCCAAATCCTGTATCAAATTATCCTGATAGGGGTGGGGTTGATAATACGGTTATTAATCCACAACCAAAGAATAAAACATTTTTTGAGTTTGCTCAAACTTTTTGGTTAAATACAATTAATGTTAGAAACAGACAATATATTAGTGATGGTAAAACAATGGGTTACCCAACATTAGAATCCATTTATTGGAAATATTTAGAATCTGAAAAACTTGCCGGATTAGAGAACGATAATTTTAATTATCAGACAATGATTCAATATGTTAATGGTCTTGGTGATTATTGGGTTAGATTAATTGAACAGATGATACCAGCAACCACAATATGGAATACGGGTGTTAGATATGAGAATTCAATTTTCCATAGACAAAAGTTTGTGTGGAGAAGACAAGAAGGGTGTAAATTTGTTCCTGTTCTTTGTAGACCTTGTTCTCTAACATCAAATATTTTTACATATGATTGTCCGATTCAATCGGTGTCTTGTGGTAGATATCCGTGGGTTGAGAATCCTATTGTATCTTCATTTAATGATGTTTTGGGTAGTGTGTTAAATACATATCTAACTGAAATGGGTTATACATTAAATAATTGTTTGTATAATAATTTAAAAAGTGTTTGGTATGTTGAAATGAAACTTAATGGTGAAGATATTATAAAAAATTCATTTTTTGAGGGGTCAGGGTATACCACAAGTTTAAGTGCTCCTAGTCAATCACAATGGGATGTTGCTTTACAAATTAGTTTAGATAGTTTAATAAATTATGGTTATGACTATTATTTATCAGGTAATGAGAATGTGGTGGTTTACCATTCAATATGTTCCGAGAACTCAACCGGCATTAATTTTGAATTAAATGTTGGAATAAATTTTGAAATTTTATGTAATTAATGGCTTGTAGTTTATCATATATATCGAGTATAACAGGAGATTGTTCTAATCTCTCATTAGGGTCTTTCTCAATTGATATTCAGGGGAGTGCCCCTGATTATACAATAGAATGGTTATCACCCGCTTACGGAACAATTCCATTAGGCGCGGGTATAACAGGGTATACCATTGATAGTTTATCGGCGGGTACATATTCATTTAATCTTCTTGATTCGTGTAATAGTCCCGGAATTACAACAGTTCCGGTAAATATTTACATATCAAGTGGTACTTGTGTTAGTATAATAAACCAACGAAACACTACTTGTGACTTTAATAATGGTGCGATAACCGCTCAAACACAGAATCAATATGGTGTTGCAAATTACTATTTATATGAAAATACTAGTGGATATTTATCATCAGGGTCTACATTAAATTCTAATTTTTCTTTTAATTCTCTATCTGCCGGAACTTATTATGTTGTTGCTGACGATGGTGGTGGGTGTACGGGTAAATCAGAAACTTGTATAATTAAATCATCAACTACTTTAGATTATGGGTTTTATGTTGTTAATGATGCTGGTTGTAATGTTAATTCAGGTAAGATATTTGTAACAGGATTAACAGGGAATCCCCCATATACTTATCTATGGTCTAATGGTGGTACATTATCGTCGATTACAGGGTTAACTAATGGGTCTTACAGCGTTACCGTAACAGATAATACAGGGTGTGTAATACCTAAAAGTGTTGAGGTTATTCGAGTACCTCAAATAGGGTTAGGGGGTTTTACATCCATTAGTCCTGGTTGTTTTGCGAACGATGGTGAATTAACGGTTTTTATAACGGGGGGTACATCACCATATTATTATTCAGCCTCAACCGGAGAATCAACAGTTTCGTTTGATTCCCAATACACATTTATTAATATCCCGGGTGGTGTTGTTTCAGTTTACGTCCAAGACGCCGCTTTATGTAGTTTTGTCAGTTCAACAACATTACAAACACCCACAGGGTTTAATGTGGTGTCAGTGAATATTGCCAATTCAAAGTGTGGCCATTCAGATGGGGTTATATCTATAATCCTTAATGGTACTAATGGTAACATTACCTATACATTGACGGATTCAAATAATAATTCAACAACAAATGTTACCTCAAGTTTAAGTTGGTCGTTTAACGGGTTACATTCTGGTGTATATACTTTAACCATTTCAAATGGTGTGTGTGTTTATACCAACACATATGAGGTTATTAATGAATCGTTATATACTATAAATATTTTAACCACAGGAACTACTTGTAATACACCTAATGGTATTGTTAATGTGGAAATAGTGGGGGGAATACCGCCATACACAATTGACATAGGGTCTCAATCAATAATAGGAACATCGTTAAGTTCCGTAACCTTTACTGATTTAGTTTCAAATGTATATGTTGCTCAAATAACAGATTATAGTTCAACTCCGTGTCAACAAATCCAACCTTTTATAATTGACTCATCCGAGAATGTTGGGTTTTTATTAGTTGGTACTGATGCGACAAATGGTTCTGATGGGACAATTAATGTGGTAATAACTGGTGGTACACCTACATTTGATTTACAATGGAGTTCTAATGTTAATGGACAAACCGGTTATACCATAACTAATTTAAGTGCGGGCACATATACTTTAACTGTGACTGATTCAGATAATTGTGTTAAACAAAACTCAATAAGAATTTATGGGTATGATAAATTATCATCTTACGAGTCTTATACTATTTGTGATAGTAATTTTGAAGATATCGGTGAATTAGGTAAAAACGGAATATATGAAATGTATTATGATGGGTATTATACTCAAGTGTCTGGATTTACTAATTGTATTTTAGAAGCGGGTTATTTTAGGTTAATTGTTAAAATTGGTGATGAGGAAAAATTTAACGATTTTTATATTAGTTATTCATTAAATGATTATCCATATGATAATCAATTTTATGATGAGTTAAAGACGTTAGTAGATAGTTTTGACCAAGTTGGTCAAACTCTTATTGACCCAATAAATAATCAAATTCAAATAATTACTAAATGTGACGAGGAATCTTTAGTTCCAAATCATGTTGTTGTTAGTTTACTTATTAATTATGGTATTTCGTGTCAATATTGCGGTCCTGTTCCATCTCAAACACCTACACCAACACCAACAATAACGCCAACATCTACAATAACGCCAACAATGACACAAACGCCAACGGTAACTCCAACAATGACTCAAACGCCAACGGTAACTCCAACAGAAGGTACCATACCTTCATCACCAACGCCAACACCAACAAACACTCAAACACCGACTCAAACATCTACAATGACTCAAACTCCGACAATGACTCAAACACCAACAATGACTCAAACTCCTACAATGACTCAAACGCCAACGGTTACTCCGTCACCACCACAAAAATATTATGTTTATAGAAATTGTTCTAATAATAATCAATATGTGGTTCAAGTATTGCCAGGATTTACAACTGTTGTTGGTGAGATTTTAAGAAAAACAGATGATGACACTTGTTGGGAATTTATGTACATATCTAATGGTTATCCAGTATTAAATCCATTATTTGATGTGATAAATAATTCCGGAAATTATTTTACACCAGTATTAAATCAGACATTTGAAACATGTGACGACTGTAATAATTATGTTGCAGTATTCGAGAATGTTATGATAAATGTTAGAAGACGTAATCCTTCTTATCCTCCTAGCCCAACTGGATATAATTATCCGTCAAATAATAGCATTAAACTTTATGTTAGTAATGATAATATAAATTGGGTGGAATGGTTGAGTAGTGCACTTAGCATTAGTTTTGAATCGGTTCTGCTCACAATAGAACCTGGTACCCCACTTTACATAGGTATAAAACATCGAGTATCATTCCCACCTAATAGTTATGTTAATACGTCTTTTGGTGAGGCTTTAACTGGATACCCATATACTGAACCAACAGTTGTTGGATACAGTTATTGTGGTACTTTACCAGATGCTTCTTTTTATTATGGTTTAGTACCTAATACTGACATTGATTTATATTTTGAGGTAAATGTAAGTTCCGATACTTACGTCGAATGTTATAATTAACAATGAATAAAAAACCCACCATAAAGGTGGGTTAATTTTTACCAAATATTTTCTTGATTCATATGACCTAAAACACAAGCGTAAGCGTCGGTTTGGTCAAAATTCTCTTTTTTAAGTGTGTTGTTTCTGGTGTATAACCATTGTATTTGAGGCTCTCTTTTTGCGACCAAATCCCAAATAATTTGTTTTTTGTCACAATCTTTAGGTAGACCACCAAATAAAACAAATTTATTTTTATCGTTTTGTTTGACAAGTTCGGGAAATGCGAATTTACGAGAGTTGTAAGTTGAAATGTATTCGGGAACAATTCCTAATACATCATAAATTTCTTTAGTGATTAAAGTGTTAAATCTTAATAGAGTTTGAATTGTGTACACATTATTAGAATTTAATAATGGTTCCTCAATAATAACTTTAGTTATACCTAAATCTTTATATTGAATAAGTTTTGATTTAAAAATTTCACTTTTAAGTAATAATTCTTTAATTTTATTTTCTTCTTTTGGTTTAGGAACTGGAGATATATGTGTTAGTTCTAATAGTTCTCTACTTTGTATATCAAATAATGCCCATCCAATTGTCCGAGTCGATACATCAAGACCTAAAACTTTAGGACTTTCTTTAAGTGTTTTTTTCATATTTAATTAAAAATCAAATTTAATTAAAAACTGTTGTAATCCTTGTCTTAAAACAGGTGATTGTAGCTTTGATATAATCATAAGGTTATCTTCAGTATCGTAAAGACCTATTTCTGAAATATATGGTTTTACGGTGCTTGACCATGTAGGGTTAGAACTTGCTTGGAACTCGGCTTGACCTAAATTTATCTTATATTTCATTTCATAAATTGTTGCCTCAATATCGGTTTCTAATGCTCCGTAAAAATAATATTCGTCACCAAAATTTAATGAAGTTCCGGTATATTCTGTCGGTGGTAATGAAAGATAATCTAAATTGTATATGTCAAACTCCGCGTTATCGTAGTCATCTGATGTGATAACAAATGTTGTACCTGTTAAACCTTCTACGGTTATATATCCATTAATTGTTGTTGCGCTAACCATTGATGTGAAATCAATCACTCTCCATTCTAAAGGTTCAGGTCTAACATCTCCTGTTACTTTCTGACATATTATTTCAAATGTGTCGGCAACAAATCCAGTGTTAAGGATTGGTGATTCAGATATTTGATTTAAACATGGAAATTCATTACCAAATCTAACACCAACATTATTAGTACCAAGATTGGTTGTTGTAATATTAGCTCCTTGTATTTTTGAATAGTAATTACAATGTAATGAATTTGTAAATAATTCGCTATTACTTAATCGATATGTGACATACATATATTCGGATGAACCAGATAGAACACCATCTACAGATATTGAACCATTATTTATTTCACAACTGTTAGGTGTGATTAATGATATTCTTGGTGACGGCAATGTCCAGTTTCTATTTGATTTATATGATAGTGCAGCAATAATTTCCTCATCATCAATAATAATAATTTTTTGGTCAGGAAATACTTTACCAACTCTATTAGGGTATCCACTATTATATTCATTGGCGTTTGAGTCCCATAAATTATAATATCTAATACCTGGCTGATTCATATCAGGATTTTTAGTTGATTTAATATATTGAACTTTAAATAATGGGCTTCCCGATATTGTTAAATTATCAAAACCAGGTGGGTCAACCCAAAAAGTTTGTCCATTACCACAAGTTGGTGATTTATGCCACATTAATGTTGGTATATGTAATTTAAAGTTTCTAGCTTCACCTGTTGTGTCTTCAGGTGTTGTGTTGTCGTATGGTTCTAATGCAAATTTTTCACCATAAAACAAATCTATACTTTGATTAGTATAATGAATAATTGAAATAGCTTTTTGGTCTTTAGGGGGTACAGTGATAATATCTCCAAGGGAATTTACATAATTAACCGTGTTGTTACTGGTTTGCCCACTATTAGACATATAACCTAAATATTCTTTTGTTCCTAAATAAGATGTTGACCCAAATTGAGTATAATCTTTGTATAATGCAGAGTCTAACCCAGCAGGATTTTCAGACCAAGGAATATTCATGTTCCAAATTTTAACATCAAATTCATCTGTGGTACAAATAGATTCAAAATTGATAATATCCTCACTCCAATGTTGTGAAGGTGTTACACTATCGTATAATGATGTTATATTTGGTGGGTATATTAATGTTCTGGCGTAATAACAACTTTCAGTTAAGTTAGTGAAATTAGGTAAAGGTCTATCAACGGTTAATACAAGATTACAAATGTCTATAATTTTATATGTTAATATTGTGTATCCGCTAGAAATTGACATAACACATTCCGTTATTGGTTCTGGCCCACAACTTGGTGTGGGTGTTAAACAACAGGTAGATGATGGGGTTGGTGTTGGATATACTACACATTCGTCATAAGTTGGTGTTACAGTTGGTGTTGGTGTAGGTGTAGGTGTGGTAGGGGTTCCTAAATCGCAAGAACAATTATTATATCCATTTCCATCGTAATAAATTGTAATAAAATCCCCAATAGAAGGTAGTCTAATTATATTTGAGTTACAACCGGAATATTTTATGGTTGTTCTGGTAGTACCTTTTAATAAAAACATGTCAATAACATAATTTGAGTTAATAACATGTTGATTATCGGTCAATGCACTCCAATTACTTATGGTTTCATTTGTAGTTTCACCAGTAAAAAAACCTCTCATTGCGGCTTTATTGTAGATAGGGCTAACGTCGGATGCCATATAAGGAATTCCGTATGTATTACCTTCAGTTCCGTCTACATAGTACGGATATTTAATGTTTTGTTTATTTTCTTGAGCAGAACCGCTTGAATTTTGAGAATTAAAATTTGGCTCTAATATATTAAGATTAGATAAATTTAATGAATCAATTGCGTTGTAGGTTACTTCACTATCTCCTATTTGAAAATAAGATATGTTAAAACTACCTTGAGATAGGTTTTGTCTTGCTTTGTCTGTTAATCTAGTGCTAATTAACCCTGATGTGTTTTTTAATATGAACCCCATGTATTATAAATATTGTAATTCTTAATTTATTTAATTTTAATCTAAAATTGACGACTTAAATTTGTTATTATGTGAAACTTAAATCTGCCTGATAATATGAGTTGACATGGTAGTATGCATCTACAGTTGTAAAATCAATTAACAATGTATGTGTTGTATTTGCAAGTAATAAATGTGGGTTAGGTACAAGTACTGTTGATATAATTGGACCGTCATTACATTGTAAACCACCTCCAGGGGCGTGACCATTCGCCAACTCAACACCATCAAGATAGAATGTGATTCTGTCGTAATTGGCATCTTGTTTTTCACCTATTCCAATAAAACTGAGATTTAAATTTGTGTTAGTTGCCCCCACAGTTATTGTTGCTGTTGCTGTGGCGTCTTGTTGAATACCGCAAGTTCCGCCTGAACAATTGGCTGATGGTGCAACATTAAATCTTATACTTTGATTTAGGTTACTAATTACCCATCCTGCACTTTCACAACCTGAGATTCCTGTAGTGTTTTTTGTTGTTATCCATGACAATCCAGTAATCGGTAATTTTGTTGGTGTTGGTGTTAATGTGGAAGTTTGAGTTGGTGTGGGTGATGGGGACGCATTTGGTGTTTGAGTAATTGTTGGTGTTAGTGTTAGTGTTGGTGTCGGTGTTGGTGTTGGAGTTTGAGTATTTGTTGGTGTGTTTGTTGGAGTTTGAGTAGTCGTCGTCGTTGGGGTTATTGTTGGTGTTTGAGTTGGTGTACGAGTCATTGTAGGGGTTATTGTAGGTGTTGGGGTTTGAGTTTTAGTTGGTGTTGGAGTAGGTGTTGCAACCTGTTCACAATGAACACAATCACCCTGATTACTAAACCCAAAAGGACCATCAATTAAATCAATGTTATAACCACCTAAAGTTGTTTCGCTCTTATCGTAATATGAAACGCATTTACTTAAACCATCTATCATGGATAAATAAACCTGGAATTTTTCTAAAGATATATCACCAATTGAGTTTGTAAGGTTTGATGTTGAATACATCTGACCATTGTAACAATCTTGAAATTGATAACTTTGAGGACATATGATATTATCATCAATGATGTTATAAGTTATTGGAGCAGCAAAACTACAATTCCTCTCAATTATAGATGAGGATGTTGGTGTGGAGGTTTGTGTTGGTGTTGGTGTTGGGGATATACCCTCAATTGTCGCATCAATATTATTTGTTAAACATAAGTTTAAAGATGGTGTGACGGTTGGTGTGACGGTTGGTGTGACGGTTGAAGTTGGTGACGGTGATGGGATTGCATCACATTCTAATACGGCTATAAAATCTAACACATCACAATTAATTGTTGGCGTTGGAGTTGGTGTTAAACACATTCCTGATGAGAAATATGTGTTGCATAAGTCAGGACATTCGCTAACACAAGGTGATTTTCCGGATAATAGACAAGTACCATCTAATGTTAGAGATAAACACCATTGAGTATCTCCTGTTGAATAATAAATAAATAACCCATTTGATTGACCTGTCCAATAAAGATTTGAGTTATGTGTTCCACCACTGGTATAGTTATCATCATATGTGATGTTACCAGTATTACTTAAACAATATGATTCTAAACACGCCATTTATAGATTTAAATTTAAAATTGATTCACAACCATTATTATCAATAACTTTTAAATTGACAGATGATTGTTCTGATATTATAGATGGAACATTAAACAAATATGGGAATGACGTTATGGTTTCTTCATATACGCATATCGTGATTGGATTATCACATATATAGATATTAAATGGTGAAGCACCGGTGATATTGTTAATCGTTATTTGTGTTGGCATCTTTTTATAATATATTTTATAAATATAAAGGGTTTATAAAACTTTTGTAGTTTGGATATTATAAAATTTATTATTATCTTTGTCTTTATGTCAGACGATGCGGAAATATTAATAGAATTATTACGAGAAATACTTGGGGACGAGAAACAACACTATGGACATAAAGGTCAAATATCGTTTGATTGTGTTAATTGTGATGAAGGACAACATAAAGGTAATTTGGAGGTGAATTATTTTCAGCATGTTTATAAGTGCTGGTCTTGCGGAGATGTGGATAATACCAAAGGTCCTTTAGGTAAATTAATTGACTTATACGGTAATAAAAAACAAAAGAAAATTTATAATGTTCTCCAACCCGAAGAGTACAAACCAAGAGAAGAAAAAAAGAAAAGATTAACCTTACCCGAAGGATTTACTTTATTCAAAGATAGTAGTCCAAGATATCCAATTAGGAATCAGGCGTACAATTATCTTAAAATTCGTGGTATTGGTGACGATATTATTGAAAAGTATGGTATTGGTTTTTGTGATAAGGGTAGTTTCGGTGGTAGAGTTATCGTACCTTCATATAATGAAAAAGGTTATTTAAATTATTTTATTGCCAGAAGTTGGGACCCAAATAGTCGAGCCAAATATAAAAACCCTGAAACACCAAAAGATGAAATCATATTTAATGAAAATTTAATTGATTGGTTTAGACCCATTTTTATTGTTGAGGGAGTGTTTGATGGGTTATTCTTACCCAATAGTATTCCTATGTTAGGAAAACATATGTCCGAATTATTGTTTGAAACATTATATGAGAAAGCGATTAATGATATAACCATTTGTCTTGATGCGGATGCTTGGAAAGATGCGGTTAAATTATACCACCAGTTAAATGGGGGTAGATTATATGGTAAAATAAAAATCATTAAACTAACTGATGATAAGGATGTTGCGGATTTAAGAGGTAATATTGATGAATATTATTACGAAATAAAGTAGATTTTATTTGGTTATATGAAATAAATGTTATTACTTTGTCCCAACATTAAAACAATAAGTTATGTCCAACACAGTTTCATTTGATTTGACAACCTTCAGAAATTTAAAAAACGAGTACCAAAACGCCATTCAAAACAACATTACAGTATTCACCTTTGAGGGTAATGAATATTTAACTAGTTATGCGAAATATCTAATTGAATATCTTAAAACAAAATTTGAAAAATAATATGAAAATAGATTTAAACGAGGTTGCTAAAGAGATTAGAGGATTATTGGATAAACGAAGAGAGGAACTTGATTTAACCTTTGTTGAAGACACCCACACTTATTATATGAAAGATGAGACGGGTGTTGTTAGAAATGATTATCCCTCCGTTAGTAAGGTAATGAAATACTTTTACGAAGAGTTTGATACTGAAGGTATCTCATTAAAGAAAGCCAAGGGAGACCCTGAAGTTCAACAACAATTATTAGATGAATGGAAAGCGGCAGGTGATTACTCAACCAATATGGGTAGTAGAGTCCATTATATGTTGGAGAAAAAAACCATAGAGATGTTTGGTGATTACAAAGAGGTGAGACAACCAATCTTTGAATGTGATTTTACCCAAGTATTAAAGGGTGACAGTATGATATCTGCGGGAACCGCTTATTTAGACCTTATGGTTGAGAGAGGTGCTGTGTTATTGGATACGGAGATTGTATTGGGTGACCCTGAATTAAAATATACTGGTCAACCGGATAAAGTGTGGTTGATAATGAATAAAGAACAAACTGAGTTTGGTTTGGTGATAACAGATTGGAAAAGTAATAAACCAAAGAATTTTGAGGAGTCATTTTTCACTAAAAGAATGTATGAACCATTTGATAAATTGCCAAACAACGCGTTGGGACATTACTTTACACAATTACCTTTTTACGGGAAACTTCTTATCAAAATGTTAAAGGGGACAAAATACGAAAATATCAAATTGTATGGGTGTGTGATTGTTCTTGTTAAAGAAAATGGTGGGTATGAAGAATTTCGTGTCCCAAAAGGTGTTCAGGAAACTATCTTGGATATGGATATGAAAAAATATTTGACTAGTAAGTAATTAACAACTAAATTTATAAAAAAAGTATATGGACGATTTATTGCAACCAAAAATTGATTTAAAAAAACAACCAACACTTGAGTGTGAAGAATGTGGGAGCATCTACTTCAAAGAAGTTGTTATGATAAAAAAAGTAAACAAATTATTAACAGGAAGTCAGGAAGATACGATTGTTCCATTCCCCACCTATCGTTGTGATGACTGTGGTCACGTAAACGAGGATTTCAAATTGTTTGATAAATAATGAAATTAATTAAAAAAGAAGGTGTTTGTACCCCTTGTACCGCATCATTGTGGTGGATACCAACAATATCGTACTCTATTATGTTAATTAATGGGGTTAAATTCCATAATGAATGGGTATGGTGGGTAGGAATATCTACTTTAATTTTAGTGTGGGTATTATTAAATTGGAAAATTGATAAATAATATGATAAAAAAATTAGTTCACTTTAGTGACTTACACATACGATTATTTAAAGACCACGACTTATATCGTGGAATCTTGAATAATATGTTGGAACAATTTAAAGAAATTACTCCGGATAGAATTGTCTTCACCGGAGATTTAGTTCATTCTAAAAACCAAATGACACCTGAACTTATTGAGTTTGTTGCTTGGATTCTTACAGAGTGTTCCAAGATTGCTAAAACCGTAGTTATAATTGGAAATCACGACTTCTTGGAGAGTAATTCCTCAAGGTTGGATGCTCTTACACCGGTGATTGATTCATTAAAGAACGACAACATCGTTTATTTGAAGAATAGGGGGGAATACGAGGACGATAATATTGATTGGGTGGTGTATTCATTACTTGACCACAACATTCCTCCTGAGATTGAAAAAACGGGTAGATTAAAGATTGGGTTGTTTCACGGACCAGTTCAGGGATTAACAACCGACATAGGGTATAAGTTTGAAACCGGATTTGAAACAGATAAGTTTAACGGATGCGATTTGGTATTATGTGGGGATATTCACAAAAGACAAATCTTTAATATACCTGGTGGTAAGAAGGCGTATATGGTGGGTTCCACAATCCAACAGAACTATGGGGAGACAATAACCAAACACGGATTTGGTATATACAATGTTGAGACAGATGATTACTCATTTATTGATTTGGATAATCCAAAACCTTTCTTATCATTTAAGATGAAATCATTTGACGATATAATAAACGGAACAGAAAAATTAGTTAACGGTGGAAAATCTTAGACATAAATACTCCGATGAGGAGTGGGAAGAATTACTTAAAAAAATAGAACAAGAAGACAAAGAGCGTGAATCGAATAGAGTTAACGAATAGTCAATTAAATAGTGTTAATGAGTATTGTAAATTAAACGATATTGAGGACATTGATAAATTCATTGTAAAATGTTTTACTGGCGGATTTAACACGACTAAATATGGGTTGTTAGGTGATGATTTGGGAAAAACGAGTATTGTTGAGGAAAAACAGGTAGAAATTGAGGTAATCCGTGAAATACGGGTAGAAGTTCCTGTTGAAGTTATCAAAGAGGTTGAGGTCATTAAGGAAGTAGAAATCATTAAAGAAGTTCCGAGCCCACCCACGGAAATAGAAGTTATCAAATATGTTGACAGAGAAGTCATTAGGGAGGTAAAAGTAGAAGTTCCCGTCCCAATTATAGAGGAAAAAAGGGACGAACCTGAACCAATTATTATTGAGAAGATAGTAGAGGTGATTAAGGAAGTTCCGGTGGATAGAGTAGTTGAGGTGGAGAAGGTGGTAGAGGTTATTAAAGAAGTTATAGTTGAGGTTGATTCCGGAAATGATAAATTAAAACTTATCCAAGAAACTTTACAGAAATTAAGAAAAGAACTATCTTTAAAGAACACAAGAATAGAAGAGCTTGAAAAAATAAATAAACAATTGGAATCAAGTAATATGGAGCGTGGAGCGGTTTATATGAAAGGTTCTAACTTAACAGAAAATTTATAATATGGAAATATTAGTTTGGTTCATTTTAAGCTACGGGCTTATGAACATTATGGTATACGGGTCAATCTTTCAGGGATTGAGAGATTTCTTTAAAAAATGGGGAAATAACCAATACGCACCTCTTAACGGGATTGCTCATTTTATATCGGGTATATTAACCTGTCCAATGTGTTTTAGTACTTGGGGTGGATTCCTATTGAGTTTTTTATTATATTCTCCAATACACCAGTTATTCGGTATTTCCGAAAATATATCTTGGTTCTTTGATGGAATATTATCATCAGGTGCTGTGTGGATAATAAACTCTATTGTGGAATGGTTTGAGGAGAACAGACCGGTAAAAAATTAAAATATGGAAAAATTAAAAATTAAATTAATAATTTGGGCGGCAAATAAATTGGGGTTTAAAATTGCAATGGTTAGAATTACCGGAATAGAAAATTCTATACAGGGTAATATTGAACTAATAAAATATTTAGACGTTGTTGGTTATACATTTAAAAAAGAACCCCTTAAACGAGAATTTAAAAAATAAAATATGGAAAGTAAATTAGGTGATTTTGTAATTAAGTATTTGAAAGAAAAAACTCAAACTAGAAAAGTAATCAAATGTGTGGATTTTTTTCAATTAATAATTGATATGGGTCTCAGTGATGAATGTGTTGAGGTTATGAGTATTGTTGAATATTTAGACCAAAATGAGATTGATATAAATTTTGATGACATCAGTGGGGACTATTACTCACGATTCAAATCAATTGAGAGAAAGGTTAAATTATCTAAAATGTTACAAGGTAGTAAAACAGAAGTTCAAAAAATGATTGAGAAAGTAGATAGTATTAAAATTCAAGAGAGACCGGATTGGTTGGATTATTATAGAGATGAGGAGGATGATGAAGATGCAACACCTATCGCAACCTCAGATAGAGATAGAAATTTAGGTCAAGATATTATTGATAGATTAACTAACAAAATTAGAGAACAAGTTGAGAATGAACCGGAAATAACTTTAGAAGAAATAGAAAAAGAAATAAATAACAATTAAATAAAAACAATCATGCCAAAGTCAAAATTACGAGGTGGAGCAAAAGCTCACAAAACAAGAGTTACAACAAGAAATAACTCTCTTAGAGGATTAAGAAAGAAAGCTCAATCGGAATATACCGAAATGTTTGAGAAACAAATGGAAACAATGAAAGCTCAATACCAAAATGAGAATGGTGAAACAATGGATATAAACGCCGAGGTTGTAAGTGATGTGAATGATATTAACATCGTTGATGCTGAAGTAGTAACACCTGAAGTTGAAGTTGAGAACTAAAATAGTATCCGCATTTCCCGGAGTGGGAAAAACAACTTATCATATAAACAACCCTAACATCACTTTGGATTCCGATTCAAGTGGTTTTAGCTGGATTGTAAATGAGGGTGGTGAAAAGGTTAGAAATCCAGAGTTTCCACAGAACTACATTACCCATATCAAAGATAATATTGGTAAATACAAATACATCTTTGTGTCTTCACATAAAGAAGTTAGGGATGCTTTATTGGATAATTGTATTTTCTTCTATTTGGTTTATCCGGATAGTGATAGAAAAGAGGAGTTCATCAAACGATACCGAGATAGAGGTAATGACGAAAACTTCATTAAGTTGGTTGATTCCAAATGGGATGAATGGATGTCGGAATACTATTGGATGGAAGGTGGTTGTGTAAAATTAACCGCTTATGATGGTTGGAATTTAGACAATGTGTTGGAAGCTCAAGATAGGAGAGACGGAGGAGACGCCATTCAAGAAGAGGTTGAAGAAGTGAATTAAAAAATATGGATTTATTTAATCCCGCAATAGAATTTAATTATACAATAATGATAAAAGATTTAGATATCACAAACTTGGATAATCCTTACCTACAGATTGTGTGGGAGGATTATGCCGAGAATTTTACACAAGAAAAGATAAAGAGTGTTCGTCATTACTTCCAAAAGAAGTATGAAACAACCAATGTTAATGTTATTACAAAAACAAAGGTTGCTGACGACACCACACATACCGTAGACATCTCCTTTAACATTTTAGATGAGAACTATCAATTAGAGTTAGTTCGTTCATTCTTGGAGTCAAAAGGGAATATTGGACATTATGACGATATCTACCAACTTAATAGTGCGGTGGATAATAGATTATCAATGACCCAAACCGATGCGGCACCATTTAAACGATGGTATATTAAAAACATTGAGTTCTCAAACTTCCTATCTTATGGTGAGAATCAGAAGATAGATTTTGAGAAGTGTGATGGTATTACGGTTGTGGAATCAAACCCACCTAATTTTGGAGGTAAGACAGTTCTTACCGTGGATTTACTTATGTTCTTATTCTTTAATGAGACAACTAAGACATCAAAAGCTGAGGAGATATTTAATAGATTCACCGAAAGAAATAAAGTTGCTGTAAAGGGTGAAATTACAATTGATGGTGATGAGTATATCATATTGAGAAATATTGAGAGAAAGTTATCAAAGAAGAATGAATGGACGGTTAAGACCGAGTTGGACTTTTATAAAAGATTGTCTGATGGTAGTTTGCAGAACTTCACCGGGGAACAACGAAGAGAAACCGAGGCGTTTATCAAAACATCTATCGGGACTAAAGAGGACTTCTTAATGACCATCCTAACCACTGCCACTAACTTGGAAGAACTAATTGATGCCAAACCCACAGCGAGGGGTCAGGTTCTCTCAAGATTTATGGGGTTAGATTTTCTTAAGCGTAAGGAAGAAGCCGCCAAAGAAATTTATAGTGAATTTTCCAAAGGAATGTTATCAAACATTTATAACTCGGAACAACTTAAAACGGATAACCAAACCAGTCAAGACACAATTGATAATCTAACGGAAACTAATCTTACATTGGATGGTCAATTGGCTGATACTAAAGAAAGGATTCTTAAAGGTCAACAGTATCGTGATGGGTTATTAAATTCCAAACACAATATTGATAAGGAATTAACAATGGTATCTCCGGATAAAGTTCAAGAAGAGATTAATGGGTTGGAGACACAAAAATCTAAATCAGTTTCTGATAGAGATGGGGTTAAAGTTGTTGAACCATCCGAATTTTACCACGAGGATAAACACGATGAGGTAAAACAAGAAATTAAAGATTTAATTACCAAACAAGCCGATAACAACGCAAAGATTAAAAACATTGAGGAACTTAAGAGTTCCGTTGATGGTGGAATCAAATGTGAGCATTGCGGTATTGAACTTATGAACGCCGCAATTACCAATGCAAAAATTGGGGAGCTTGCGGGGTTTATCACGCACAAAGGGGAATTAGAGGGGTTAATGCGTGATTTAACCAGCAAAGAACTCGGATTTGTTAATCTTAAAAAAGAATTTGATGAGTATGAAAAAAACAAACTTATCAAAGAAAAATACGAATTAAGTGTTGAGAGATTCCAGCTGATGATTGAGGCGTTGAAAACCAAATTGGAAAGATATACCGAAGTTCAGGATAAGGTTATTGAAAATAATAAAACCGATGGATTGTTAATCAAAGCCGGAATTAGAATAGATGAACTTGAAGGTGAGAAAAAAACTATAGAAACCAGTATCTCTAACAATAAATTTACAATAACCAATCTTACAACCAATATAACATCTAACTTGGAGACAATTAGAAAAATTGGGGAAGAAGCCGAGAGAGAACGAATCTATAAAATATATTTGGAAATCTTCGGTAAGAATGGGGTGACAAAACTTATAATGAAAACAATGATGCCACTTATTAATAGTGAACTTCAAAGGTTATTGGAGGATAGTTGTCACTTTAGGTTAGAGGTTAAGATTAACGACAAGAATGAGGTGGATTTCCTTATGATTGATAACAACACTCAAATTGAAAAACCAATGGCATCCGGGTCCGGATATGAAAGGTCAATCGCTTCACTAGCGTTGAGAGCGGTGTTGAGTAAAATCTGTTCATTACCAAGAGCGAATGTTGTGGTGTTTGATGAGGTGTTTGGGAAAGTATCCAACGACAATTTAGATATGATATCAGAGTTCTTTACTAAGATTAAAGAGTATTTTGATAAGATATTTGTTATCACACATAACCCATTAGTTACTAATTGGGCGGACAATGTGGTCAGGATTAAAAAAGAGGAAAATATTAGTTATGTTTCTCAATAAGGTTGAATAAATAAATCAAAATACCTATAATTGATATATGATAGAATATAACAAAATATATAATGAAGACTGTTTAATAACTATGTCTAAAATAAATGATGGGTTAATAGATTTAACTTTAACATCTCCACCTTATGACGATTTAAGGACTTACAATACCCATTTAAGTGGAAATAAAACAGAATTTAATGGGTATTCATTTCCGTTTGAAGATATTGCAAAAGAATTATTTAGAATAACTAAAAATGGCGGTGTAGTTGTTTGGGTTGTGGGTGATGCGACAAATAAAGGTAGTGAAACCGGAACTTCTTTTAGACAAGCACTTTTTTTTAAAAAATGTGGGTTTGATTTGTATGATACAATGATATATCAAAAAACTGGAACACCTTTTCCACAAAAGACTAGATATAATCAGACTTTTGAATATATGTTTGTTTTCTCAAAAGGTAAACCAAACACTTTTAACCCAATTATGAAGAAAAATATTACAGCAGGAGCGGTAAGGAATTCAAGGAAATTTAGAAACGCGGATGGTGAAATGATTCCAGGGTTTAATGGTAAACCGGTTAATGAATATGGTATTGAGAATAATATATGGTTAATTAAAAATGGGATGAATAAGTCTACTAAAGATATTGTGGCGTTTGAACATCCCGCAATTTTTCCGGAAGAATTGGCGGCAAAACATATTATTACGTGGACTAAAGAAGATGATTTAGTATATGACCCTTTTATGGGTTCAGGAACTACCGCTAAGTTATCAATACAATTGGGGAGAAATTGGATTGGTTCTGAACTAGATTTTACTTATTGTAGTATTTGTGATAGAAGATTAATAGAGGTTGTAAAAGATGAAACCATATTAAATAATTACATAACCAAAGAAAGTTTAAATAAAAAAATTTGATTCTTTAAATTTATTTTTGTAGTTTTGTAAAAAAAATGAGATGAAGACAGAGATATTAACACATTCCGATAGATATTGGAATACCCACAAATTAAAAGTTAAAGAAAACCAAAAAAATGTTGTAAAGTGGTCTCAACAAATATTGAACAACGGAGGTATTGGTAAAACTAAACCACAAAAAAACTTGTTGGTTAAAATTGAAAACTACATTAAAAAAAACTACCTTGATAAGGTAGTAAACGATGTTTTGATAGATATTACAACCGTTAAAAATGCATATGCAATTGTTCAATTTGCCATTGAAATAACCCGACAAAATATCAGTGAAAAAGTTCAAATAGAACATTTAAAGTCTAAGGGAGTTAAAATTGAAAAAATGAGTAATTCTATTGGACCTAGATTCAGTAAAAATTCGACAAAACTTACGTATAAAAAAATAGAAGGGGAAACTTCTCGAAGTTTTGATTATAAAGTTGAAAAAGAAAATGGGTATATTGATTATGGGTTAGGAAAAACAACCTTTAACCAAGGTGGGGGACAAAATAGTGCTAAATCCGAAATAGTTCAATTTTTAAAGTCATCTTTAAAATTTTGTGAATCAAACCCTAATGAAAACATATCATTTTTTGTTTTAATTGATGGCGATTCATATACTAAAGAAGATTTATTATCCTTTTCAAAACATACCTCAGAAAACGTTAGAGTGTTTAATTCAGATACTTATTTATAATAATTTATTTGTTATGACTCATAACCCTATGGAAGAAAAAAATTTTATCTAATTATTAAGTATATCTAAATAATTTCACTACATTTGTAACATAATTTATAACTTAAACGTATAACATATGGAGAACTTAACCAAATACATTTTATTTGTATTTACAAAAAACGACAACCCCCAAGAATTCGCAGAACAAATTGCTGAAGAATTAAGTGTTCTTTCGGATGTTCCAAAGGTCAATTTTTACTTTGGACCGGAATCAACAGTGTACACAATCTCAACTTTAGATTCCTATTTGGATGTTAAAGACTATGTTGATATGATATTAGATTATGACACAATAAGTTATATTTTATTACCATACACAGATGACAATTTGTCATACGGATTACCAGATGAAGTTGCTAAACATCTATTTAACGATGGTGTTAATGACTATATGTCAGGTAAAAACAAAATATGTGATGAAAATGACTATGAGGTACGAAATATGTTAATGAATAACATTAGAACTGACTTCTTTTTAGATTTTTCTGAATTTGTTGATGAAGATGAAGATGACGATATTAGTAAACTTAAAAATAAAAAAAGAAAACCAACATTTGATGAATTATTTGATAAATTAGCGGACGCGGGAATTGAATCATTATCAAAAGAAGAATTACAATTACTTAATCAATACTCAAAATAATATGAAAGAAAAAAATTCGGGGATTCCTATTAATCAAGAAGAAATACAATTGTATTTAAAGGACATTCGTAAAATTAAAGTGATGACTCCAGACAGGGAAAGGGAGTTATCAAAAATGATTAGTTCGGGTAATCTAACGGAAAAAGAATTGAAATCAATTAATAAAGAATTACTTGAGGGAAATTTGCGTTTTGTTATTACCGTGGCAAAACAATATCAAAACCAAGGGTTAGACTTTCCCGATTTAATTGCTGAGGGTAATTTAGGTCTTATGAAAGCCATTAATCATTTTGATTGGTCTAGAGATTTAAGATTTATATCATACGCTGTGTGGTGGGTTAAACAATCCATCCTCCAATCATTAAATGATAATGCTAGAACTATTAGACTTCCGGTTAATGTTGTTCAGGATTTACAGAGAGCTAAAAAAGAAATAGAGTCTAATGGGGGTAAACTTTCGGATAAGTTTCAAAATTTACCATCTATTGTTGATTTAGATATGAGTATTAATGAGGATGGTGATACTTTGGTTGATATTATAAAGAATGAACAGGCGGATATGCCGGACGCAATCTTTAACACTAAAGATGAATTAAAAAAACAATTAATTTCTTTATTAGATGTTTTAGATAATCGAGAAAAAACTATTGTTGGTGATTATTTTGGACTGACAGGTACTCCAAGGACTTTAGAAGACATTGGTGGGGATTTTAATCTCACTAAAGAAAGAGTGAGGCAGATTAAGGAGAAAGCCTTAAGAAAATTAAGGAATGAAAGCTCGATACTTTTCGATTATATGTAAAAAAAAAGAAACCTTCTATTTATTATGATAGAAGGTTTTTTACATTTATAGTAAAACTTATTTAAAAATTATGAAAACAATATTAAATTTTATCGACGCTTGGGGTATTAGAATAATGACATTACTGGTGGTAATTGTTTTTTTTAAAACTTGTGGTACTAACACTAAAATTGAAAAATTAACTAAAAACGTTGAATTGTTAGATGTTAATTTAAAAAGAGAAATTAAAATTGAAGGTTTAAAAACTGAAAAAAGAATGATTCAATCTACTGATAGAAAAATTATGGATGTTAATAGACAATCGGAGATTGATAAAGAAATTTCTAAAATAGAGAAATGAATAAAATAATTTTAGAATGGGTTAAGGCTCATCCAATCAGAGCTATGTTTTTAGTACCAATTTTTTTGGTTGCTGGAATATCAATATCACACGTTGTTTCGTGGTATAATTTAACAAATCCAATTAGTTGGGCAATATATTTATCAATCGCTATTGAAATAGGTGCTATGACAGCTTTGTTGGCAGCCACAAATAAAATTAAAGGTGGTGTTTGGTTTATGTTTGGAATGGTGACTTTCATACAAATGATTGGTAATATATTCTTCTCCTATAAAGAGATTGATGCTAATAGTGTGTTATTTAAGTCGTGGGTAGAGTTGACAGGGCCTATATGGGAAATGTTTGGTTCAGACCTTACTGATATAGTATCATTAAAAAGATGGTTAGCCTTTTTAAGTGGTGGTTTATTACCAATTATATCATTAACATCTTTACATTTTTTTGTAAAATATGATGAATTAATTGATGAAAATAATAAAGATGTGATGCCTGTTAATGTTATTGAAGAATCTTCAGATATTATAATTGATGAATTTACTATAACTGAATTGGATTATATGAGTAATGTTGTACAATCAGATGTTATTGAAGAACCAATAGATGAACCAATTGAGGAATTAATAGAAGAAGTTGTTGAAGAACCAATAGAAGATGTCGTAGAGGAACCAATAGAAGATGTCGTAGAGGAACTAATAGAAGATGTTGTAGAGGAACCAATAGATGAAGTTGTTGAAGAACCAATAGAAGATGTCGTAGAGGAACCAATAGAAGATGTCGTAGAGGAACCAATAGAAGATGTCGTAGAGGAACCAATAGAAGATGTCGTAGAGGAACCAATAGAAGATGTCGTTGAAGAACCAATAGAAGATGTCGTAGAGGAACCAATAGAAGATGTCGTTGAAGAACCAATAGAAGATGTCGTTGAAGAACCAATCGAGGAAGTTGTTGACGATATTGTTAGATTAAGTTATGTAAAAACATCATAACCAAATAAATTTTTTACATTATATTATATGGTGGACATTATTAATTATGGTGATTTTAAACCTAAAGGAAAACAAAAAAAGAAATATCAAATAATTCTAACTCACACTTCAAGAAATATTAACGATTATTTACAATTATTAAAATATAGAAATAACGGTAAATATAACAGAATACCCAATTATATTATAACCAGAGAGGGTAAAATACTACAGTTATTAGGGAATGAAGGGCACTCCGACTATTTCTCAAATCCCAATATAAATAGAAATTCTATAATTGTTTCTTTAGAAAATTTAGGGTGGTTACACAAAGAACCTTTAACTAATCATTACGTTAACTGGATTGGTGATATTTATAAGGGTAATGTGTTTGAAAAAAAATGGAGAGACTATTATTTTTGGCAACCTTATACTTCAGTACAGATTGATAGTACATCAAAACTATGTAATGAATTATTTAAAGATATGTCAATTAAACGTCAAATAGTCGAACATAATACAAAAATAACCGGTATTGAAAAATATTGTGGAATCGTAACTAAAAGTAATTTTAATACTAATTTTACCGATGTTAGTCCCGCATTTAATTTTGAAGAATTTTTAAAAAAAATAGAATATGAACAATTCACATGATGAAATAAGAAATTTACTTAACGCTTCTAGAAAAATGTTATCCAATGATACCATTAATGAAGATATTAATAATATTAGACAAAAATATGGTGTAATTACTGAACAAGAAACCGAAGTGTCTTCAGGTGATATCACTAAAAAATATGATGTAACTAAATCTGTTGAAGATACAATTGAAGATGATAATGAAAGTAAAGACGATAAAACACAAGGATATAGAATTTCAGGTGGAATTTTAGTTTTACACGGTAAAGAACAAACAGATTTAGAATTAACTACAGATGAAAAAATTGCTTTCCAAGAAACAATGGATGAATTTATAGCTGAAGTGTCTGATTTAGTAGATTTTAACAAATTAAATATTTATCCAAACAATGTTGAGTGGTCGGGAAAATTAATTGACTATGATGTTGATTTTTTCTTATCAATTGGTGAAGAAAGTGGTATTTATATTAATGGTGAAATGATAAAGGCTGATGACGAATTTTTAGAAATGATTAATAAGTTAAAAACTTTTTATGAAAAATTTAAATCAAAGTGGGCTAAAATTTTAGCATCAAGAAAAAAAACAATTAAAACATAATAATAATGGGAGATATTGTTGGTAATAATAAGCAGAATATTTTATTAGTGATTGTCGTTGTTTTGTGTGGGTATAATATATTCACAACAAACGGGATTAAAACTGATGTTAACTTGTATAAAGATAAAATAGAATCTTTACAAACGGTAATTGACTCAACTAAATCAGTTAACGAAGGTATTGATATTAAAATTGATTCTGTTAAAGGTAATGTTGTTAATTTAACAAAAGATATTAACCACATAGATAATAATATAACAATAATTAAAAAACAAACCAATGAAAAAGTTAATAGTGTTGATACTCTTACTGCTAACGAGCTTGAGCAGTTTTTCACAAACAGATACAACGAAAGTAAGAATTAAAACACCAATCGCTAAATTAGTAATTAAAGATATTATTAAGGGTGATGGGTGCGACATTGAGTTAAAATTAACTCAAGAAAAATTAGTTAAAACCGAAGAAAGGGAAAAACAAAAAGATACCCAAATTTCATTATTAGAAGAGAAAGATTCTAATAATAATTTTATGTTGGGTAAAAAAGATGAGCAATTGAAAATATCTGAAGAATTATCAGATAAATTACATAAAGAACTTACCGGTCAAAGATTTAAATCTTTTTTATGGAAAGCTGGAACATTTGCTGGGATAATAACTTCGACATACTTATTAATACTTAAATAAAATGGCGTTTACTGCAGCGGAGAAAAAAGAAATTGAGGTTATGATGCGAAAAGAAATTAAAGATTTCTTTGGTACTACAACAATTAAACAATACGAACAAAAACTTATTGAAATACTCGGTCGTGAAATAAAACGAGGTAAACTTGAGGGTGAGGTTAAGGATATTGTTATTAGGTCATTTAGAGAATTATATAGTGTAATGTGGAATCAACGAAGTTTTTGGGAATCAAGACTTAAAAACGCTTAAAAAATGAAAATAGAAGAAGACGAAATGTCTGATGATTTAAAAAAGAAGATTAATGGTGAGGTGACCCAAACAGCTCCTTATAGAGATGGTTATGTTGTTGATACAATAATAGCGGCTCAAGACATTACAAAAGATTTAGGGGAGTCAAATAAAAAAAATAAAAAATTAGACATGATTAAGAGACCTATTAATAAAGGAATTGCCACTAAATTAGTTGGGGATACTAAATTAAAAAAACCTGTTGGTAAATTATCATCATCCTTACCTATTATGGGTGAAAAGGAAGAAGCTGTTGAATCTATGGGTGCGTCTTCTGCAGGAGGATTTGAAACTCCACTATTTTCAACAACAAAAAAAGAAATGGAAGAAGAATGTTGGAAAGGTTATAAACAAATTGGTACAAAAGATAAAGGTAAAAAGAAAGTTCCGAATTGTGTTAAAGAAGATGACGTAAAAAAAGTTGAAGCTACTGAATCAACTGGTTCAGGTTCTTCAGGTTCATATGAAACTCCTGCTGCTTGGGCTAAATCACCAAGTAAAAAAGATTGGAGAGGTGCTTCTAAAACTCAAATCCCGGGAGGAAAATTTGTCCAAGTTAAGAAAAAATGTAAAAAATTTCCATATTGTAATCAAGGTGATATTAAGTCTTTAAAACTATATGAGAATGATATGGTTAAACAAGCTATTCAAAATATTAGTGAAAAACATAATATAAGTGAAAATGTTATTAAAACAATTATCTCTTATGAGTATGAAAAAATGCTTTTAAATAAAAAATAATATATTTATAATAAAAACAAAAAATGAAAAAATTAAATACAACTTATTTAGAAAATTTAGTATCTAAAATTTTAAGTGAAACTTTAGAAAATAGAGCTGATGATTTAGTCTCTAAAATAAAAAGCAGTGTTGATGAGAATGAGTCTAATATTTGTGAGTGTGGTGGAATGATGTATGAAGGAGAATGTTCGGAGTGTGGTGAAGGAATTTACGATGTCTCAAAAAAATTCCCAAAAAGTCAATCGTTTGACTATATTGAAGAAGAAGAAGGTGATAGTGATTCCGATGGTAATTATGATTATGATGAAGAGGCTTGTAAATGGCATAAAGAAAACAACGCTCCTAAAGATAGAATTGAGAAATTTTGTGGAACAGACGTTAATGAATCTTTAAAAGGAAATCAAAAAGTTTTGGATAAAAATAAAAACAATAGGTTAGACACTGAAGATTTTAAAATGTTGAGAAAAAGTAAAAAATCGGAGATGGAAGAATCTTTAAAAGGAAATCAAAAAGTTTTAGATAAAAATAAAAATAACCGATTAGACACTGAAGATTTTAAAATGTTAAGAAAAAACAAAAAATTAGAGATGGGTGAAGAGGGTAAACGTAAAGAGTCTGTTAAATTAACTGAAAGTCAAATGATTGAATTAATTGAAAGTGTTATTATGGAACAGAGTAAAGAAAAAAACATTAAATCAATGGGAACACCTAAAGGTTTAGATAAACAAATTCAAGTTCATAAAAAATCTGGTAAAGAAAATGATGATTATCTTAAATCTGTTACTAAAAAAATGAAAGAATATTTAAAAGACGGTTCTAAAGGTGAGTACTCAACAGAACCTAAAATATTTCCAAAAGGAAATGGTGAGTTATCTAAAATGAGTAAAAAGGCTTATATCCCGTCAGGGGCTGTTGAAGAGTATACAGATAATTTAACGGCTGCGGGTCAAGAAAATTTAGTATATGATGAAATACATCCAAATGAAGAGTGGATAACTGATAACATTGAAGGGTCTTCAAGAACGGGTAATAATCCGGAATGGGCTAACACTGGTGAATCGGATGTTAACAAAAAACGAAATACAATTAGGAAAAAGAATATATTGGGTCAAATTAAAAAGAAGGCTTATAATAAAGCGCCGCAACCTATTGTTACTGACAATTCTGGTGAAGATGAAGGGTCTAAATTAATGGCTAAATTAGAGTCGTTAGAGCCTAAACAATCAAAACAAATATCAGAAGAGTTTGATAGAATGAAATCACTAATTACTTACAAAGGTAAGACTCAATAATTTACAAAAAAATAAAATGAATTATAATTTCTCCATAGACAAACTCTATGGAGAATTTTTTTAATTATATAACAAAGCCAATGTCCCCCGAAGATGTAGAAGTCTGGTTTAGGGTTAACAATGTTATTCCCGAAAAATTAGAACTATATTCAGACTTTTCCCACTCACTTAACTCTTTAATTTTACAGACCTATTTAGGTCAAAACACTATTTCTAACGAAACAAAAATAATTTTGTCTGATAAAGATAATTTAAATCATTTTGATTGGTGTTGGAAGAAAACAATTGAAAATTTTAAAAAAGAAAATATTAATTTCCATCTTAAAGGTGGTCATTATGATTATTTTGAATCTTTTTTTGATGAAATTTTTTATCATCAAAAGGAGGAAAAAGTTAGACTTTCAGTCGGTGAATTTTTCACAGATTTATTTAATTTAGAAAAAACATTTACAAAATCTGATTTAGAGATGATTTTAATGATATACAAAGTGTTGAATAATAGTCTCAAAACATAAAAAAAGTCTATATAGTGTTTACAATGGTATAAATAAATTTACTTTTAAAGAAATAAAAATAAATTATTAACAAACTTTGACATGGAAACATTAGAACAAATTAAAGCTTTAACTGAAGAATTATCAGTGGATGCTACAAAATTCTTCGCAGGTAATAAAAGTGCTGGTACTAGAGCTAGAAAATTATCTCAAGATTTAAAAAAATCTTTAGACACTTTACGAAAAGAAATTTTATCTGAAAGAAAAAAAGACGAATAGTTATGGATATTAAAACAATTTTATTGTTTATATTTATCTTTTCAGTCTTAACCGTTTTACGGACGGTAACTAGATTAATAGGTTCCCTAATATCAAACCCACCAAAAAGGTTTTTATTGTATAATGGGGAACTTATCTATTTGGGATTAGCAATATCCTATTGTTTAACCTATATTATAAAATATTAATTATGAGTTTATATAAAGAATTTTCAACATTATTCCCTTATCTACAATCAGTTAGAAAAATTGAAAAATATTTAAGTTTTGATGTTGCGTTTCCTATGGATTGGAAATTACCTAAAAAATATGTTGAGGAAGATAAATTAATGGAACAAGAGAGTAAAGTACCGGACCATAGATTTTTTTCGTTTGTTAGTGAAATAAATGAAGATAATATTGAAAAGACTTCAGAGAATTTACGAAACATTATTAAGTATAATTTGGACAGAGAAGAAAAAGATAAACTCTTCCAATATAAAGTTGATGAATTAAAAACTATTTTTGAAAAACAAAATTTGAATAATTTAAAAAAATTAAAATTTAATATAAAAACTGATAAAATTGAACTAGAAGACAATGAAGAAGAGCTTGAAACACCTAGAGTGGTATCAGAATGAACTTAAAAAAGATGAAATTAATTTAGATAATGAAAAATCAAGATTAATTAATGACATTGCTAAAATTAAAAAGGAAGATATTCTTCCAAAACAAATAATACCGGAAAAACTAACCTTATGGATGAGAATAAAAAAAGTGTTGATGGAGTAATTCAAAAGTTAGCGATGATATCTGATGCTATTGAAAATTTATTTCCTGATGGGAAATGTATGATAGCTTTTGAACTTAAAGAAAAAGATTATAAAACAGTTCAAAAAAATTTTAGAGATGTTGACAGAAATTATAAACAATTTAAAATTGATATTTCAAACACTGAATTTATTTTTTTACTGGATGAGTTGTTGAATACCGAAGAAGGTAGTCTTTTGAAAACCCCTGATTAATTAACAAATTATACAGGGATTTTTTTTGGGGTGTAGAACAATCTTTAATGAACATACAATCCATTCTTTTTTCTGATATAAATTTATTTGAAATAGATTCTATAAAACGAGAGGAATCATACTCATTTTTTAAAATGAATAAATTAACTTTATCGTCATTCTGAACAATAATTTTATTATTTAATTTTGACATTAATTTAAACCCCACTGGGTCTAAATACAATTTAATAAACTCATGAGAGTTTATTTTTTTATTTAAGGTGGTGTCTAATAAAGTCTCCTCAATTTTATAGGTTATTATTTTTGTTATTGTATAATCACCATCGTCTAAATTAACTTTAATTTGTCGACCTAACTCATCTTTTAAGTACACAGGGATAAAAGTTCCGGATGACCTCTCCAACATTGCTAATTCATAACTACATTCATCCCCATTCGTATACTTTTTTTCAAAAATAACATCATTACTTTGATTAGATAAGGTAATAAATAAATCATCAGACTTTTTATGTGTCTTAAATTTATTGATTATTTTCTTTTTTATTTTATTTTTGAATAGAACAATTAAGTAATTCATGTTGATAGTTGTTATTAAATAGATTAGTTTTAAATTAAATATAAGTAAATAAGTATGAAAAATTTTTATGAGACATTAGGGGTTAATGAAACGGCTACCCAAGAAGAGATTAAAAAATCCTATAGAAAATTGGCGGTGGAGCATCATCCGGATAAAGGTGGTGATGAGAATAAGTTTAAAGAAATTTCTGAAGCGTTTGATACGATAGGGGACAACGATAAACGCCAACAATACGATAATCAAAGGTCAAATCCTTTTGGTGGTGGTTTTAATCCTTTTGGTGGTGGTGGAAACCCATTTGAAGATATGTTTAATAATATGAACTCTCAAAGAAGACCATCAGTTCCGGATAAAGTAATTGAAGTTGTGGTTGGGGCTTTAGAAAGTTATAATGGTTCTGATAAAACAATAACATATAGTAGAAAACATAAATGTGGTGGTTGTAATGGTAGTGGTGGTGATAGGGTAAATTGTGGTACTTGCCGAGGAGAAGGATTTACTATTCAAAGAATTGGTACTGGTATGTTTATTCAGATGGTGAGACAAGTTTGTAATTCTTGTAATGGAAATGGGTTTACATATTCAAGAACTTGTGGGTCTTGTAATGGAGAAACAACCAAAAGTTCTATTGAAAATTTATCAATTAAATTACCTCATGCTGTGGATGATGGTCAATTTTTAAGATTGCAAGGAAAAGGTGATTTCCATAATGGAATTTACGGAAATTTAGTTTTAAGGATTAAAGTTTCACCTGAAAACAATTTTGAAAAACTTGGTAATGATTTAGTGTTTAATGCCTTTTTTGATTTAGAGTCAATAAAGAAAGATACTTTAGATGTTAGTCATCCAAAAGGTAATATATCGGTTAAATTGCCGATTGACTTTGACACAACAAAACCCCTTAGAGTTAAATCCAAAGGGTTTAATAATGTTGGGGATTTGTTTATAAAATTAAATGTTAAATTCTCTCGTAAGTAATTTTAGAATAATAACATAAGTTCTTTAATCAATTTTATTGTACCATAAACTGATGAGAATAAAATATAAGATGAAAGGATTATCATAAGCCAATCGGTGTTTGATATTCCTTTCTTTTTGCAAGATTTACAACCTGATTTTTCGTCCTTTGTATTTTGATTAATTTTTTCTGTTGTTTTAATGTCTTTTTCTTCGATAATTTGTGCTTCTATTGTTTCCATATAAATAATATTAATTTATATCAAATATAGTGAAAAAATTTTAAAAGAAAAACTTGCTTTTACACTTTTTATTTCTTATATTTATAAAAAACAAAAATTATGATAAGTTATATAGGTGGTAAGAGTAAAATGCAAACATTCATAGTTCCATTCATCCCAAAAGACATTGAGACATATTGTGAACCATTTTCAGGTCAATTTTGGATATTCTTTGGAATGAAGTTAGAGGAATACTCTAATCTAAAAAAAGTGGTTTATAACGACTTTAATTCCCTCAATCACAATCTGTATCGTTGTGTGGTTAATCATAGACGATTGTTAGAAGAATGTGAGAAATTGGTGGTTCAGGAGAAAAATGTCGTCCCAACTAATCCTATTTGTAAAGAAAATTTCGATAAGTTTCAAAAAGAAATTTATTCAGATGATTTAGTTATTGGTGAAGACCCAAATTATGAGATAGCTGCGAAGTATGTCTATGTGTTAACTCAGGTTTTTTCAGGTGCCAATCCATCTAAATCAAAATTTATAGATTTAAAAGGTAATTACCATTCAAAATTTACATCATTCAAAAACAAATTAAAGAAACCAAACTGGCAAAAATTATTTGAAAGTATAACACATATTGAAAATATGGATTTCCAAACGGTTATAGAGAAGTATGATGGTCCTACAAGTTATTTTTATGTTGACCCACCCTATTACATTGTGGGTGAAGGTAGTTATTATTCTAACCATGATTTTGGAAGAGAAGACCACGAAAGATTGGCGGATACTTTAAAAGGTATTCAAGGGAAGTTCTCGTTGTCTTACTATGATTTTCCACAATTACAGGTGTGGTTTCCGGAGAATCAATATCAGTGGGAGAGAAAATTATTTGCAAAAGCGGCTGCGGCTAAGAAGGGTAAGACACAAACAATGGGTGAAGAAATTTTAATTATGAATTATAAAATTTAATTTGGATTATTAAAAATTATCATTATCTTTGTCCCGTCAAACAAAAGTAATGGTGTTTGGCGAATTATTTACAAAAAACGAATATTTATAATAAAAAACTATTAAAATGAAAATAACCTCATTACTTTCGAATTTGATAACAGAACAATCTCGTTTCCAAGTATTATACGACAAATTAGTTAAACCAACTGCAGCGGCAAAACCAACAGCTCCGGGACAAAAACCTAAAGGTGCAATGGATTTGGAAACATTAAAAACAATAATATTTGCTGACCCAACAACTAGAGTTCCTCAAGGTTTTGACAAAGAAGGTGCTACTTTAGAAGATATGGATAATGTTAAGGTTGGTAAGTATACTCAATGGATGTTAAAACATTTTATAAGACCAACTTTTACTGATGAGAGAGCTGATATTGAAGTTGGTACTCCGGAATATAAAAGAGCTGCTCAAGAATATAGAAGAATGTTTTTAGAAGACATTGATAAACTTGGTGTTGATTTATTAAAACATGAGCGTTTTAAATCAAGAATCCCGGAGGAATTAAGAGATATTAATAAAATAACTCCTGAACAATTATATACCGCTGTAGAAGATTTTAAATTAACAAAAGATTCTAAATCAAATAAGGCCGAAAGATTGACTAAAGAAAATCCTTTTGTTTACCCTGGGTCTAAAATTGATTTTGTTAGTCCAAGTTGGACTGTTGTAACAATTAGTGATATGAGTCAACCGGCTAAAGAGGCGGGGGCTTATTTTGGTGGGTATTACGATACATCTGACCAATTTGGTGAAACAAGTTGGTGTACTTCAAAAATTGACGGAACTTATTTTGATTATTACTTAAAACAAGGTGGACAATATTATGTTGTATTACCAAATAACGATACAGAATTTAGTGATAAAACCGGATTACCGAAAAACAGATACCAATTCCATTTCCCATCTAGTCAATTTATGAATAGAAGAGATAGACAAATAAATCTTGTTGAATTCTTAAATGGTGAAGGAAAAGAACTTAAAGAATACTTCAAAAAAGAATTTGCTGAAGGTTTAGTTAAAACTGGTGGTGATGTTGTTGAGGTAAATTATCCGGATAGTTCATCAGGTAAGTTTGTGGCTCTTTATGGGTTTGACGAATTATTTGAAAGTTTACCGGATACTATATTACGTTTATTAATTAACAATAAATCTAATGAGGATATTGCATTAGATGTTCCGGATTCTATTGGTAGATTTGTAAATCTTGAAGCGTTATTATTACAAAACATTTGTAAAAGTTTGCCGGAATCAATTGGAAATTTAAAGAATTTACAATTTTTATCATTACCAAGTAATTCTCAAATAGAGAATATTCCTGAGAGTGTTTCTGAACTTCCTGACTTGGCGTTCATTAACTTAAGAGGTAGTAATCCAAATGTTAAAATACCTGAAAAAGTTTTAGAGAACCTTAGCGAACAAGAACCAGGATTTTATACTGTTTCCTAACCCCCATTTTAAAAAATAATGATATGAAAAATGTTGATGTTGAAATCTACATTAATCAATTTACAACTTTCTTCGATAAGAACCCCAATGACTTAATAGAGTTAATTGGGGACTTATTGAAAGATGACTTCTACGACAGAGTGAAACAACAATCATTGGATAATCTTGAAAATGGTGAAGATGTTTCCTTAACACAAAAACAACTCATCTCTATTGTTGTTAAACTTAAAGAATCTAAAAATGAGGAAGTTGATATGGATAAAATTAAATCATTAATTTACCATACTCAATTCGCATCTTTTTCTTTAAATTAATTTGTTTTATCCCAAAATTTATTGTATCTTTGACAAAAATAGACACCTATGCGTCAAGAGATATATAATTACACAATCAGACAACATCAAACAATTGAATATCATAGTTCTAACCCTATAAAACAGGTGTTGACCGAGTGTCCTTTTTCTGATGATTATGATGCTAATATGACTCCTTGGGGTAGTTTTACCTATAAAGACACCCATAACACCGAAGATGAGTTTAAAAACAATTACTCAAACCCATTGTGTTCCTTATCATTTGAAAGAGTAATAATCTGTGTTACCACCGATGAGGATAAAATATCATTTAAAATTTTCCAATATGCTAAAAGACGACGACTTGCTGGTAAGTGGTTCAGGGTGGCTACTAAATGTCAATTCGTAACATTTAATTCTAAAAGTAATTCATTATACACTGGTTCCTTAACTAATTATCATCTTAAAACAAAATGTAGAAAAAATGTTAGAAGGTGTATGTTTAATGTTGACCCAATAAATAAAATAAGAGTTTGTTTAAGAGAGATTCTAAATGGTTATTTAGCTAAAGGTATTATTGAGGATGTTCCGGAAAAAATAAATGAAATTATTAACTCATTTGTAAATGCCATTCCCGGTACTGAAAAATATTTAGATATGTCTCCCGATATGAGAATATACAAAAGATATTTGGATAATTCGGGTATTAAATTCCCAAACAATTGGTTTGAGTTGATGATGGTATTTCCTCAACCAAAGAAAAAAGATTTGGTGAAAAGAGATTTTAAATATATTGACGCCTTTATGGATGTCCATAATGTTAGTGGTGATAAATTAAAACGAATATTACATACCGTTAAATCTTGTAATTTTGAGACTTATGATTTTGCTTGTAAATTATTTGGGAAAAATTATATAACCTCTCAAAATGACGATATAATTAAAAAAATGTTGGAGAATCCCATAATGGGGTTTTATCTTGGTGTTGATAGTGAGTTTTTAAATAATAAAGAAAAAAGTAATTCTTTTGAAATTTTTAAGTTAGTTATTGATGGGGAAATTAGTAGTGCGACTTATAGAGACCATTTTAGATTTTATGATTCGTTAAAAAGATTTGAAGAACCAGTTAAATGGAAATCAAACACACATACTGAATTTATTGAGGAACATTTTGATTGGTCAGAAAAACATTCTCACTATCATTCGGGGGATTTTAAAAGAATATATAATGATAAGTTTGTGGAAGGAGTTAATAATGTTATTCTTCAACCGGATGATTGTTATATACCTCTTGTATTACAAACCACCAAAGATTATAATACGGAATCAATATCTCAGTCTAATTGTGTTAAGACATATATAAAAACAACACATTCTTTGTTAATCTCATTACGAAGAAATAATATTGATTCTAGCGATAGAGCGTCAATAGAGTATCGTATATCTCATAATGGTAAAAAATTTAATTTACATAGAGTTCAAACTTTAGGTAGATATAATAAATGGTTGGACGCTAGTTGGGATAAAGTTTTGAATGTGTTGGACGATAGAATTTCAAATTTGGTGGATGATAAATTATTTGATACTTTGAGCATTATTGCTAAAGTTAAGGGAAAAGAAATACATTCAGATTATAAAAGAACGGAGGGAACAGGATTACATATTTCCGGTACTACACCACCAATAGTTTATAATTTAGGGTGGGAGAACGATTTAATTTATAAAATGAATTCTTATAATTCTAATTGGGCTGTAGAGATAGAAAACAACGATAACTTATTTGATTTTTAATATGGAAGAAATACCACAAAATTGTATAGACACCTTCAAGGAAAGGTTTGGTTTATACCCGAGCATTATTGACTTACGAGTTACACCAATATCACCAAAAGATATGGACACATTTTTAAGTAAATCCCATCTATTATGGTATGAAGATTGGATGAATGATGAATATATGACATTGCATCAAGGTAGATTATATGAATATGACTCAACCGGAATTTTAATTTATAGAAGAATGGAAACTGATATATTTATTTTAACAACGGTGGATAAAAAAAATGTGGTGGATTATATGATATCACAATTAAAAAGATTAACAAAAAAAGATTAAAATTATGGAAATTACACAAGAATTATTACAGGAAAAAATTAACAATGGGGATAAACTAATCGTGGACTTTTGGGCTCCGTGGTGTGGTCCTTGTAAAATAATGAAACCTGCTTTTGAACGAGTGTCGGAAGAATTTAGAAATGAAAACTCAAATGTTCAGTTATTCACATTGAATGTTGAAGAGAATAAAGAATTTGCGGCGTCATTGGGTATTAGAGCTATACCGACTGTAAAATCATTTTCAGAGGGTAAAGAAGTTTATTCTCAACCGGGAATGCAAATGGAATCCCAAATAAAAGAGTTAGTTGATAATTTACTAAATGGATAAGTTATTAATTCTTTTCACAATGAACGGATGCCCTTATTGCGTCCAAATGAAGGACAAACTAGTGGAGTCCGACATATTCTTTGTTGAGAGAGATATTGATGAGCACAAAGACGAATATGATATGTTTGTGGAGATAACAGAAAACGATTTTGTTCCGGCATTTATGATTGTTGAATCTCCGGATGTTAAACCAAATACTTTATTGTTTGCACCGGAAAGAGATTACAATGAAATTGATGAAGGAATTGCGATAATCAAAGAACATTTTAAAAAATAAATATAATCCCCATGATTGGGGATTTTTTATTTATGGGATATTTATTAATATGAAAATAATAATTAATGAATCCCAGTATAATTTTTTGGTTGAACAAACCACACCACCTGTGACGAGTGGTGCTACACCCGTAACAAGTGGGTCTACACCGACAACCACTACAGTTTTAACACCTCAACAAAAAAATGCGGAACGTATTAGAAAATATCAAGAAGCTCGAGAAAAACAAAAACAAGAGAATGAGATTAGATTGGCTCCAATTCGTGCAAAACAAAAAGCAAGAATAGATAATTGGATTGCTGCTAATCCAGGTAAAACCAAAGAAGATTATTGGAAAATGGAGGAAAAACGATGTTCAGGTCCTGATGCGGATATTTACGATGGTCAATCAAAGGGGTTTGGAAAAGAAACTACGGGTTGTTCAGGTTCAGAAGCTGAAAATGCGAGAAGAATAAAAAGAGAACATAATAGATAGTGTCTAATTATTTTTTATTAAAATATAACCCCTCCTATAAAGAGGGGTTTTTTGTTCCATTTATAAAAATAAAATTGTTTGTATCTTTTTATTTAAAAATCAAATAAACGATTATTTATATATAAAGAGACAATGACTTATTATTTTCAAACTTGTTGTACCAAAACGACTAATTCAGATAATTATTTTGGGTTAAGTAATTATGTTGGTGATACACTTAATCTTAATGAGATTTATTCTGTTATAACGCCTGAGTTTAGAGCTTGTGGTTATGTGATTGTTGGACCTATCCCAAGTAATTCAAACATATATGTTGGGAGTAATGCGACATTAACAAACTATGAGGACTGTACTACTTGTATTGGTAGTGATGATTCCGTTAGTTGTTTTCCTCCACCACCACCATCAATAACAGCTTATACCCTATCAAATGAATGTAATGTAATAACCATTTTTCCAATGGGTGTTGCTTGTAATCCAAATGATACAAAAAACCCATCATATCATGGGGCTATTGATGGTAAAGCGTCTTTAACAATAACTGGTGGTACACCTCCTTATAAAACTGTGTGGTTGAATGGGGGTGTAAATAATAAAGGTAGTATATCACCGGCAATTGAGAATTTACCTGCCGGGTCATATACGGCAACAACAACGGATTTTTGGCTTGATTATACGGCAATAACGGTATGTACTTTGATTGACCCTGCTGAGGTAACGAGAACTCCTACACCAACTCAAACTCCGACAATGACTCAAACTCCTACAATAACACCAACTAATACTCAGACACCTACAATAACGCCAACGGTGACACCAACAGAAGGTACTATACCTTCATCGCCAACGCCAACACCAACTCAAACAAATACACCTACACCAACAAATACGATAACTCCAACAATTACTCCAACAATGACGATGACACCTACGCCTTCATCTACAAAACCGGCAATACCATCTATATCCACTTATTTATCAACATTAGTTATTTACCAAACAATAATTTATAATTTCACTAATTCATTAACAAATCAAGAGGCTAAATGTATTTGGGAAACGTATTATGTGAATTTAGGGGGGCAACCAAATGGATATATTTTTAAAACATTTGTAAATATTGGTATTGGGGTTCAATTATATGGTATTACTAATGCGATATATCTTGGAACAACTAATTTTATTTTAGATACTGGATTATCACCAACACCAGGATATGGGACTTTTGGTAGATATGTTGTACATGTTACTTTGGGTGTTGTTGACTCTATAACTAATTTTAATAGTTTATCATCTTGTCCGGGTCTTTGTACATTATCAGATGTTCAAATTGGTGCTCAGTGGTGGGTGGCTTGTAATTTAAATGTTGACTCTTACTCAGATGGAACGCCAATTCCACAAATAACCGGAACAAGTGAGTGGACAACATTAACGACAGGTGCTTGGTGTTATTATAATAATAGTCCAACAACTGGTACAACATATGGTAAGTTATATAATTGGTACGCTGTGATGGGAATTTGGGACGAAGCATCAAAAACCGATGCGGGTCAAAGAAAACAGTTGGCACCATCAGGATATCATGTTCCAAGTAAAGCAGAATGGGAGACTTTAATAACCACTTCTGGAGGATATTCTTTATCTGGTGGTAAATTAAAAGAAATGGGTATAACTCATTGGACAACACCCAATACCAGTGCAACCGATTTTTATGGTTTTACTGCTTTACCTGGAGGTGTTCGTAATTACATAAATAATGACGGTATATTTTATTCCATTAAAAATAATGGTTCATGGTGGACATCAACAGAATACAATACTTTAAAGGCTTATAGTAAAGGTATAAGTTATAATAGTGGTTCTATCAATAATGGAAGCTCTACTAATAATAGTACCAAAGCTGTTGGTTTATCTGTTAGATTAATACAAGATTAATAAATGAAAGCACTTGCAATATATTCAATATCAGGGTTAAATCCACCATACACAGTTTACGCGTGTGATATCTACGGAAATCAATGTGTTTTGGTGTCGGTTATTAATTCACTACCCTCTCCGTATGTAAATATATTTTTACCTCCACAATTTGATAATGCGCCATCGGTAGGAATCAAATTAATTACTTCGGATGGTTGTACGGTGTTTAAAATCTATTCTTGTGTTGTTACAGTTGCTACTAAACAATTTCAAGATTTGATAGATTTTGAATTTATGGATAATATCTTGTACGATTTCCAAAATTAAACTATTTATCACATATAAATATTATTTAAAAAATGAGATTAACCGATAGACTTTTAGCGACTGGCGTAACTGTTAATGACTTAATACATATTGTTAAACCTTATGATACGACACAAAGTCCCCAAGGTTCATCGTATAAGGCGGAAATAAGTCAAGTATTAGCAATATTTCCATATATTACAGGAGGGACTTATTTCTCTGCAGCAACAACATTAGAACTATACGACTCAACGGGAGGTACGGTTTCAATTACTGGATTTATTAACGGTACATCGGGAACAGCTGGTGTTAATGGTACGTCGGGTGTTAATGGTACGTCAGGTGTGTCGGGTTCATCAGGTTCATCAGGTGGGGCTGGTTCATCAGGTGCGTCGGGTTCTTCAGGTTCATCAGGTGCGTCAGGTACATCAGGTGAGACTGGTTCTTCGGGCGCGTCGGGTTCTTCGGGAACAAATGGTTCGTCAGGTAATAGTGGAACTAGTGGTTCATCGGGAACTAGTGGTTCATCGGGAACTAGTGGTTCATCGGGAATTAGTGGTACTAGTGGTTCGTCAGGAACTAGTGGTACTAGTGGTTCATCAGGTATTAATGGTACTAGTGGTTCGTCGGGTATTAATGGAACTAATGGAACTAGTGGGATTAGTGGTACGTCAGGAACATCAGGTTCTTCAGGAACATCAGGGACATCAGGCTCTTCAGGAAATAGTGGAACTAGTGGTTCTTCAGGTACATCAGGTGCGTCGGGAACAAGTGGTTCTTCGGGAGCTTCAGGTGCAAATGGAACATCAGGTGCAAATGGAACATCAGGTGCAAATGGAACATCAGGAACAAGTGGTAGTTCAGGGGCTTCGGGTTCATCAGGAACATCGGGAGCAACAGGTTCATCAGGAACAACAGGTTCATCAGGAACGTCTGGTGAGGCGGGTTCTTCAGGAACGTCAGGTTCAAGTGGTTTACCGGGAACATCAGGTAGAGATGGTAATTATGGTGGTGATAGTTTACAATGGACTTTAACAGCATTAAGTACTGGACCAAGTTTACCACCATCGGGTGGTACGTACTTTAATGGTTCGGGGTTTGGTAATACAACAATATTATCTGTTAGTTTAATTGATGGTCAAAATGCTGATGCAACCGCTTGGTTAAATGCGTTAAGTGCTAGTACAAATACAATAAAAGGTGGTTTAAGAATTAGTCGAACTTATGGTGGAACAAATATATATGGTGATTATCAAATCACTAGTGCTAGTACAGTAAATGGTTATGGACAAATTGGTGTTACTTCTGTTTCATCTAATGGTAGTGCTTCAAACTTAACCGGTGGTACGGTAATAGTGAGTTTTGCTAGAGCTGGTGATAAAGGTTCTAGTGGAACATCAGGTTCTTCAGGAACATCAGGTTCTAGTGGGGTGTCAGGTTCTAGTGGTACATCAGGTTCTAGTGGTACATCAGGAATATCAGGGTCTAGCGGAACATCGGGTTCTTCGGGGACTAGTGGTTCATCAGGAACAAGTGGAAATAGTGGTTCTAGTGGAACAAGTGGTTCATCGGGAACTAAAGGAACGTCAGGAACTAGTGGTTCATCAGGGACTAGTGGGACAAGTGGTTCATCAGGAACTAGTGGGACAAGTGGTTCATCAGGAACTAGTGGAACAAGTGGTTCATCAGGAACTTCAGGGTCATCAGGAACATCTGGGGTAAGTGGAACATCAGGAACAAGTGGTTCTTCAGGAACAAGTGGTTCTTCAGGAAATAGTGGTTCTAGTGGTACGTCAGGGTCTTCAGGAACTAGCGGTTCTTCAGGAACTAGCGGTTCTAGTGGGACATCAGGAGCAAATGGAACATCGGGAACAAGTGGTTCTTCGGGAACAAGTGGTTCTTCAGGTAATAGTGGTACTAGTGGAACGTCAGGGTCAAGTGGAACGTCAGGGTCAAGTGGAACGTCAGGGTCAAGTGGAACGTCAGGGTCAAGTGGAACGTCAGGGTCAAGTGGAACATCAGGGTCAAGTGGAACATCAGGGTCAAGCGGAACATCAGGGTCAAGCGGAACATCAGGGTCAAGTGGAACATCAGGGACTAGTGGTTCATCAGGTACATCAGGGACTAGTGGTTCTAGTGGTACTTCAGGTTCTAGTGGGGCGAGTGGTTCATCGGGTACTTCAGGTTCTAGTGGAACAAGTGGTTCGTCAGGGGCAACAGGTTCTAGTGGGACATCGGGGTCTTCAGGTTCTAGTGGGGCGAGTGGTTCATCGGGTACTTCAGGTTCTAGTGGAACAAGTGGTTCGTCAGGGGCAACAGGTTCTAGTGGGACATCGGGGTCTTCAGGTAGGGACGGTTCATCGGGAACAAGTTTAGCTATTATAGGTCAATCAATAACACCTATAACTTTATCACCCTCAATGGTTGGAAATCCTCAATTATTAACAACATATTCGGGATTGTCTTATACTGTAGGTCAGAGTTTAATTATTGCAAATCCTTCTGGTTCATTTATCGGGACAGTTCAAGCTTACAATATTGGTGATGGTACTTTAACTGTTTTAGTGACTAGTGTAACGGGAACGGGAAATTTTAACTCTTGGACAACAAATATTAATGGTGCTTCAGGTGCTGCTGGGTCTTCAGGTTCTTCAGGAACTTCAGGTTCTTCAGGAACTAAAGGAACATCAGGGACAAGTGGTTCTTCAGGGACTAGTGGTACATCGGGTTCAAGCGGTACATCAGGTTCAAGTGGTACGTCAGGGTCTTCAGGAACTAAAGGAACATCAGGAACTAGCGGTTCATCGGGAACGTCAGGTACAAGTGGTTCATCGGGAACATCAGGTGCTAGCGGTTCTAGTGGTACGTCAGGTACTAGCGGCTCTAGTGGTACGTCAGGTACTAGCGGCTCTAGTGGTACGTCAGGTACTAGCGGTTCTTCAGGAACATCAGGTTCTAGTGGAACAAGTGGTTCTTCAGGAACATCGGGAACTTCAGGTTCTAGTGGAACATCAGGGACTTCAGGTTCTAGTGGAACTAGTGGTTCATCAGGGACTTCAGGTTCTAATGGAACTAGTGGTTCATCAGGGACTTCAGGGACTTCAGGGGTTGCGGGAGCATCGGGGTCTAGTGGGACAAGTGGTTCATCAGGTGAGAATGGTTCATCAGGGACTAGTGGTTCTTCAGGAACATCAGGTGCTGCGGGGTCTTCAGGAACATCAGGAGCTGCGGGGTCTTCGGGTTCTAGTGGAACAAGTGGTTCTTCAGGAACTAAAGGTACATCAGGAACAAGTGGTTCTTCAGGGACTAGTGGTTCTTCGGGAACATCAGGGACTAGTGGTTCTTCGGGAACATCAGGGACTAGTGGTTCATCAGGAACTTCAGGTGTTGCAGGAGCATCGGGTTCATCAGGAACGTCAGGTTCTTCGGGAACTAGTGGTTCATCAGGAACGTCAGGTTCTAGTGGAACTTCAGGTGCTAGTGGTTCATCAGGTACTTCAGGTTCATCAGGTGCGAATGGAACGTCAGGTACAAGTGGTTCTAGTGGAACGTCAGGTACAAGTGGTTCTAGTGGTACTTCAGGAACGAGTGGTTCTTCAGGAACATCAGGTTCTAGTGGTACATCGGGAACATCAGGGTCTAGTGGAACATCAGGAACTAGTGGGAATAGTGGTTCTAGTGGAACAAGTGGTTCATCGGGAACTAAAGGTACTTCAGGTACTTCAGGTTCATCGGGGACTAGTGGGACAAGTGGTTCTTCAGGAACTAGTGGAACAAGTGGTTCATCGGGTACTTCAGGTTCTAGTGGAACAAGTGGTTCTTCAGGGACTTCAGGGACTAGTGGTTCTTCAGGAACGGCGGGTAGAGATGGTTCATCGGGGACTAGTTTAGCAATTATAGGTCAATCAACAACTCCTATAGATTTATCGAGTTTATCTATTAATACTAATCAATCATTAACAACATCTTTGGGATTGTCTTATACTGTAGGTCAAAGTATCATTATTGCGAATACTTCAGGTTCATTTATTGGTACAGTTCAAGTTTACAATATTACTAATGGACTTTTAACTGTTAAAGTAACTGATATAACTGGTTCAGGTTCTTATACGGGTTGGACAACAAATATTAATGGTGCTTCAGGTGCTGCTGGGTCTTCAGGTTCTTCAGGAACTTCAGGTTCTTCAGGAACTAAAGGAACATCAGGGACAAGTGGTTCATCGGGTACTAGCGGTTCATCGGGAACTAGTGGTTCGTCAGGTGAGTCGGGTTCTTCAGGAACATCGGGTTCAAGTGGAACATCAGGCTCAAGTGGCGTACCGGGAACATCAGGTAGAGATGGTAATTATGGTGGTGATAGTTTAGAATGGACTTTAGCGGCATTAAGTACTGGACCAAGTTCACCACCTTCAGGTCAAATGTATTTTAATGGTCCGGATTTTAGTGGTACAACAACAATATCAATTAGTTTTACGGATAGAATAGGTGGAACTGCAACATCTTGGTTAACAGCGTTAGGTGCAAGTACAAATACAATAAAAGGTAGTTTAAGATTTGGTAGAACTTATGGTGGTGTAAATCTTTATGGTGATTATCAAATTACAAGTGTTACAACAACTGCTGGTTATGCTCAAATTGGTGTTACTTCCGTTTCATATGCGGGGTCATTAGCTAGTATATCAGGAAATACTGTTATAGTGAGTTTTACTAGAGCTGGTGATAAAGGTTCTAGCGGAACGAGTGGTTCTTCAGGAACATCAGGTTCTAGTGGGACAAGTGGTTCTTCAGGAACATCGGGAACTTCAGGTTCTAGTGGAACATCGGGAACTTCAGGTTCTAGTGGAACATCAGGAACATCAGGTTCTAGTGGAACTAGTGGTTCATCAGGGACTTCGGGGGTTGCGGGAGCATCGGGGTCTAGTGGGACAAGTGGTTCATCAGGAACGTCAGGTGTTACAGGAGCATCGGGCTCATCAGGAACGTCAGGTGTTACAGGAGTATCGGGCTCATCGGGTACTAGTGGTTCATCGGGTACTAAAGGAACATCGGGTACTAGTGGTTCTTCAGGAACATCAGGAGCTGCGGGTGCTAGTGGTTCATCAGGAACAAGTGGTTCATCGGGTACCGCGGGTTCTAGTGGAACAAGTCCTAATCCTCCCGTTATCATATTAGGTGGTGGTACTAATTCATCCATTAGATGTGGTGTTAGTAATAAAGCAGATGGGGTATATTCAGCGGCTTTAGGTGGTTACTGTAATTGTGTGTATACTTCATCTCCTCATGGAACAATCGTGGGTGGTAGAAACAATCAGGTTGAGTGTTCTTCTTGTTCATTTATTGGTGGAGGATGTGATAATTCGTTGTATTCGCATTTTGAGTCTTTTATTGGGGGTGGTTCTAATAATATGATGAACTCTAATAGTCTTTATCCGAGTGGACGTAACACTATTGGTGGTGGTCATTTAAATAGAGTAGGTCTTGGTTCCAGTAGTCGTTATTTATATGACAATACTGTAAGTGGTGGGTTATCCAATACAATTTATGGTGTTCGAGTAAAAAATTCATTTATCGGGGGTGGATATTCTAATACAATTAATGGTTCAGACCATTGTAATTCAACCATTAGTGGTGGTAAGGATAATGCAATATCTGGTAACAGTATTACTTTTGGAACTATTAGTGGTGGTTTTGGAAATACAGTTAAATCGAGTAACTCAACCATCGGTGGTGGTTCTGGTAATTACATCCTTAATGGTAATTCAACAATTGGTGGTGGGGTACTTAATAGTATAACAGGAGCCTCATCAACTATTAGCGGAGGTCGTTTAAATTGTGTTTTAAATTCTTACTCAACAATAGCGGGTGGTTGTAAAAATATAAGTGGAAGTTATTCGTTTGTTGGTGGTGGTGATACTAATAATGCGAGTGGTCAGTCTTCGGTAATTGGTGGTGGTAGATATAATACAATATCAAATACAATAGGTTTTATTGGTGGTGGTAGATTTAATACAATAGCGGGAGCTGTTAATAGTGGTGAAGACGCTGTTATTGGTGGTGGTAATTCTAATAAAACTGCGGGTGTTAGAGCGGCTATTTTAGGTGGTTGTGGTAATTGTGCGATAGGTTATGGTTCAGGGATGGTTTCAGGTAATAATAATAAAGTATCTAGTAATTTTAGTTTTGTTGGTGGTGGTCAAGTAAATGTTGTTTGTGGTAGTCAAGGAAATATTAATGGAGGTGTTTTAAATATGGTGGGTAATTCTCCAGCAATAGAGAGTTCTTATGTTATGTCCGCTTGTCGTTTAAGGTTTGTTGGTAATTGTGTTGCTTGTTTTACAAATAATGACTTATTATTAACTTTTGATTCTACTTGTTCTAGAAATGTTGTGGTGACTGCAACAACTTTTACCGGCTCATATACATATGTAAATGTTACCGGAGCAACAGCTTCTGTTGGAAACTTCGGTGTTGGAAATACTCCATTTGTTAGGAATTTAACAAAAAGTTTACCAGGGGGTGATTCTTCATTCATTGGTGGAGGTTTAGCAAACACTGTTTGTGGTAGTTATTCTGTTATCGGTGGTGGATACCGAAATACTAATAATGGTTCTAATTCATTTATTGGTGCGGGTGCTTTTAATTGTGTATTTGAGTCAACTAATTACAATTCTGTAATTGCTGGTGGTCTATTCAATATAATTAAATCTTCTGGAGGGTTTATTGGAGGTGGTAATAGTAATTGTATCACTCAACCATACGGTTCTATCGGTGGTGGTAATTCTAATACGATTTGCGGTAATTGTTCACATATTGGTGGTGGTTGTCTTAATAAGAATTACGGTAGTGAATCTACAATTTCTGGTGGTTATTGTAATAAAATTGATACCGCTGCATTTTATTCGTCAATATTAGGTGGTAAATGTAATTTAATACCTGTAAGTTGTCAACACGTTCATATCATAGGTAGTTCTCTAACAGCAACAACAAGTTGTACAACATTTGTTAATAATCTTAATATTCAAAAAAATAAAATATATACAGTTCCTACCGTTAATGGAGGTGCAGGTGAAGTTGTTTATTTTGGTACAGGTACAACATTAACTGCCGGGTCGGTTTATTATTATAGTACTGGTGGTACTTGGACATTGGCAAATGCTACAACAGTTTCTGGGTCAACAGGATTATTAGGTATGGCGTTAGGGCCAACAATTGGTAGTGGAATGTTATTAAGAGGTTATGCTAAATTTAGTACAACATCATTTACCTCAGCGACTTTAGGTTCTATACTATATGTATCAACAACTGCGGGAGCGTTTAGTTCAACATCTCCACCGGCATCACTTAATAATGTTAGAATCATTGGTTATTGTACCGACGCAACAAATGATATAATATATTTCTGTCCGGATAATAGTTGGGTTGAAATATCATAAATTTAAATAAAAATGGCACTACTTAAAAGATTTGATAATGTATTGTTAGCGTCTATGAAAAGTGCTAACAATACTCTTAAAGCAAACACAGATAAAATAAATGGGGTGTTATTACCCAATTCACCTACTCCTACATCAACTAAAACTCCTACACCGACACCGACTAGAACATATCTTTGTCCAGAGTCGGGTGTAACTATTGGAACTCAAATTTGGACGGTATGTAATTTAAATGTTACGACTTATAGCGATGGTACTTCAATACCTCAAGTGACAGGTACAACTGGTGTCAATGCTTGGTCAGGGTTAACAACAGGGGCTTGGTGTTATTATAATAATGTCACAATAACTGGAAACACATACGGAAAATTATATAATTGGTATGCCGTGGCAGGTATCTATGATGCTGCGTCAGCATCCAACCCATCATTAAGAAAAAAGTTAGCACCATCAGGGTATCATATACCAACAGAATCTGAATGGATTACAGTCATAGAATCTTTAGGTACTCAATCGGGAGTTCCAACAATATATCAATTTGCGGGAGGTAAGATGAAATTATCTGGTACAACATATTGGAACGCTCCTAATCCAATATTAACACCGTATAGTGGTTTTAGGGCTCTTCCTGGTGGTTATCGCTCAAATCTCGGTACATTCAGTAGTATTCGTACCAATGGTTATTGGTGGACTTCTTCTGAGTACGACCTTACAACAGCTTATTACATTACAATTAATTCTAGTTCGACTGACGCATTTGCAGGTGGTGTCGGAGCATCTTATAATTGGGGACTGTCAGTTCGTTTAATACAAGATTTACCAGCAACACCAACGCCAACACCAACAATAACTCAAACAAATACTCAAACTCCAACTCTAACGCCAACACCAAGTAGTAATCCGGCTATACCAACTTGTGGTGTTTTATTTAATGATAATAACGGAAATGTTTTTTATTATAATGTTACCGCAAATACATCAACACAATTAACAGTTCCTAATTTTCCTATTGGACCTGGTATGTCACATACGAGCAATAAACTTTGGGGTTCAAGTGATAATACTAGTTCGTTTAAAGAATATAACATATCGTTAACATCATTTGTAACGACATTTAGTCGTGATATACCTTGGCCTTCAGGTTATTACCAATCAAATGGACTAGCATCGATTTCAGACACAGTTATTTTAGCTGTAAACGCAAATACCACACCTAACAAAGTGGTTGAGATTGATGTGTCGGGAGCGGCGGTTATGACAACTAAATTTTCGTTAATGTTAAATAGGGAGATTACAGGTGATTTTTATAAAACAACAACTAATAAATTTTTAGCACTTACAAGGGATATAAGTGGTTCTAATCGTTATTTAACTCAATGGGATTACTTAACAGGAACATTAGAGGTAGATACTCAATTATTTATACCACCTTTAGATACTTTAGATACTTGGGGTCTATTTCAATATAACAATAATATTTATGTATCGTCAACAACAACTGATGTGTCTCCAGTCTCTAAAACATATGTGGTTAATTTAAATTATCCGTATACTCTTAGTTATAGTCGTAATGTTGGAAAACTTATTGTTGACACATCTCAAATTCCAAGTTGTTTAACTCAAAATTTAGTATCAAATGTTGCGACTTTGCGAGTTAATAATAATGCGGGTAATAGTACATACTATGTTAACACTAAAACAATTGAATTACCTTTAGTTAGTAATGGCACTTATAATTTTGTTGCTAATTGGGGTGATGGAACAACAAGTACAATAACTAATTATAGTCAAAGATTCCATACATATACAACAAGTAGTTTATTATGGGCTTATGATATAACATTAACAGGTCAAGTTGATGGTTTCAGTTATAGGGCTTTATCTACTGACCAAAAGAAATTATTAGATAGAATTTATAATTGGGGAGCAATTAAATTTATAAATAATGTTAGTCCTGGTAATTCAGATGCTTTATTTATGGGTTGTGTGAATTTAACGATGGATACTTGTGTGAATGCTCCTAATTTAGGTACGGTAACTAGTCTTGATAATTGTTTTGATGGATGTACTAAATTAGGTAAAGTAGGTGGGTTAGAATATTGGAATGTGTCTAATATTATAGGAATGTATAGAATGTTTGCTTTAACGTCACCTATTTTAGGGTCAGTAAATACGCCAGCTCCTCTTCCTCAAGACCTTAGTTCTTGGAATACAAGTAATGTTACATACATGGATGAAATGTATATGTCGTCAAGACTTAATCACAATGTTGGTAATTGGAATGTAACAGGTGTTACTGATATGACATATATGTTTTATGAGGCAACTAATTTTAATAATGGTGGTAGTGACTCAATTAAGAATTGGAACACATCTAGTGTTGTTTATGTAGCAAGTATGTTCTATTCCGCAACTACATTTAATCAACCATTAACCAATTTTAATTTTACTAAAGTATCGGGAACTACCTACATGTTCCAATATTGTTATGAATTTAATCAAGATTGTTCAAATTGGGAAAGAGTTGGTTCTACAATGCAATGGATAACCGATACATTTTTTATGTTTGGAAGTTGTCGTAAATTTAATGGTTCGGTTAATACTTGGAATCTACAAAGATTATCAAATTCCCAAGGAATGTTTGCAAGGTGTTATTTATTTAATCAACCAATGAATAATTGGAATACATCAAAAATTAGTACTGCGGATTCTATGTTTTCAAATTGTTTTTCTCTTAATCAAAATCTTAGTTCGTGGAATTTATCATCCTTAACCCAAGCGCAAGCATCATTTTGGTCTTTATCGACAGGTGATGCTAATAGACCTAGAAATACTTTTGATTTAACACCTGCTAATCTTACCAGTACTTTACTTGGATGGGCAACAAATATTAATACTGTGTCTAATTATAGTTATATCTCATTTCCAAGTTCGTCGGATTCAGGTACTTGTAGTGGTTTAACTCAAATGAAAGCAAAAGGATGGAGAATTTCGTGGGTTAATACTGCTGGAGGTATAACAGTGTCAAGTTGTTAATTTTTTAAAAAATAACCAAATCTTTTATTCGGTCTTTCACTAACCAAGGTTTTTTATCAAAAGGTTTTGTCAAGTCTTCTATTATATCGTATGATTTTATTGTAGACTTAAATTTCAACATATCAAAATCAAACACATCTAATACCATTGAAACGATAGATTCATTATTATGGACAGATGTTGTATTAATGTTAATCATATAATCGTCATCATTATTTTTAATGTTAGAATATTTGAATTGTATTTTATCGGTGATTGAGTGACAAAATAAATGATTAGCGATATATTCTGAATAATAAAATTCTAATCTACCCATATCTAAACTATACCCGTGTGGGAACTCAGATGTGATATTCAAAGGTGAGTAATTAAAAGTTGTTAAATCTTTAGTATTCTCTTCAGAATAATCTAATTCAAGGGTTAAACCATTAATATCAGAAATAGAATGGTATTTTAATCCTTGAGTATCATTCGATACATAATTAATAATTGATTGTGGGTATATTGGTCTAACTGAATCATAAAAATCGTAAGTATATTCAGATTTTTTAACTAATTCTTGACCATAAGTAATTACATCAATAATGTTTATTTGTGTATAACCAAATTCAGATAATAGTTCTTTATATTCTTCCAAGAAAGAAGATTTTAATTTAGTCATATCTAATATCTTATTTGAATTAGTTAATCCGTTAACGATAAAAAATTTACCACAATCGGTTACTTCTATAACTGCATCAATATTATTTTCTTTAGTTAATTCTTTTAATAGGTAATCGGAGAATAAATTCACAATACCTCTATTTGATTTTTCGTTAATATATTTCATAATTTTAAACTTATACCAATTAATAATTAAAATTATATTAATTCTAAATAGAAAATAAAAAAAGGGACATAAAGTCCCTCAGATTTTTAACACAATAAATATTATTTTTTATTATAATATTTCTCAACAACTTTACGAATTGACTCTTGTATAGGCTGAGTTTTAGGCTCAGGAGCTTTAGGTTGAGACTGGCTCGTTTGTTGAGTTGTTTGTGTTTGATTTGAATTTCCCTTGCAACCGCATCCCATGATAAAATTTTTTAAATGTTTATATCAATAAATATCTGTTATAATAGTAATATGTAAAGATTTTTTTTTAATTTTGGGTATTTATAATTATGAGCAGAAAAATTAGACTTACAGAAGAAGGGTTATTTCGTTTTATTAAAACAATTGTTGAACAAGTTGAGGACGATTATTATAAAATGACGCCTAAAGAATATACGGATTTAATGGTTTTAACTAGTTATAATGGAAAAGCTATAACGAATCTTAAAAAATTTGGAGGAAAACCATTATGGATAACTGATGACTTAAATCTTGCGAATACTCCAACAACCTCATTAGGTAATATTGGTTATATTGATGGTTATTTAAATATCAGTAATACTATGGTGTCTGATATTTCAAATATAAAGGTTCAGAGTTATACTACTGATTACGGTTCACCTCGAGAAAAAAGACGAGAATTGGAGGAATTGAATCATAAGAAACAAACAATGAATGAATATAGAGATGGTGATGATTGGAACCTTGAACAGGAAGACGAGTTAGGTATGAAGGCTCAAGCGTTATTAGAATATTTAGAACAAGAGGGTGATGTAAAAGTTTTAGATGAGGATGATAAAGAAAAATTATCGGTATTAATAAAAAAGAAAGAAGACCTTGAAGCTCAATATGAAGATGAAGATAGAGAAGGTGACCCCGATGAAAATGTTGAAATATTAAATACTATTGAGGAAGTTCAAGAAGAAATTGATGGGTTAACAGAAGATGTTGCGGATGTTTACGATATGTACCCTGGTGATTACAGTTATTATGGTTTATCCCAATTTGAGGTTTTACTACCAGGATTTAAAGGTAGAGAATATTCTGTTGGTGATGAAGATGAGATGGAAAGTTCTGCGTTAGATTACGCAAAAAATTTAATTGATGAAATAGGTGTTGAGGGGTTTAGAAGTGGTTTTATTGATTATTATATTAACGAAGATGAGGTTCTTGATTATTTTAGAGAATTTTATGAAAATGATATATCTAACGAACCGGATGTCTATTTTAGTGATGATGATTTTGAGTTAACCTCAGAACAAGAAGAAAGGAAAGAACAACTTGAATCTGAAATTGAAGAATATGAAGAAAGATTAAGAAATATAGATGATTCGGACTCAACAGAATATGAACAAACACAAGACCACATAGACTATCTTCAAGAAGAATTAGATAATATTGAGGTTGATATGGAACCATCCCAAGATATGATTGATAATAAGGTAGACTCAATGTTAAAAGATGTTGAGAATAATATTACATCTTATATGAGTGATTTTGGATTAAGTATTGAGGATTATATTGATAAAGATGCTTTAGCTCAAGGATTAGTTGATGATGATGGTTGGGGTATGATGAATGGATACGATGGTACATATGATGATGTAGTTGTTAACAATACTAGATATTATGTTATGAGAGTTGGTTAAAAACTATTCATTTCTTTAATATATTTTCATATAATTAATATAATAATATATGGAAAAGAAACAAAAAAATAAAAAGACATCATTTATAATGAATACCGATTGGTTATTTGATGGTGTGCTTGATGCAGAACAAAAACAATATGTCTTATTAGACTATTTTCAAAAGATGAATAAACATCTTGAGAGAATGGAGGTTTACCCAATGTTTATTGAGCTTTCATTACATTTGGGTAATATGCAAACCTTATTGACACAAAACAAAATACTTTATATTGATAAAAAATTATCATCAAAAGATGATGAATTAATTTTTTCAGATTTAAAAGTTAAAGATATTCCCGTGCTAGCGGACGAAGAAGTAATTGAATACCGAAAAATTTTAAAAAATAGTCAACCCCAATTATACGACTATTTTAATTTTGCAAAATCTATTTGGAGTATTGTTTATGATTCCATAGATGTTGTGATGAAAAAAAACAAAAATAATTTATCAAACAAGTCAGGGTTTTTTTACTACAAATTACCGGATAAATTATATATTTGGCAATATACTACAAGAAAAATTTACAAAACAAAGAATCAAACTAAAACATCGTTAAAATTAGTTTACGAAGGTATCCAAGACGATTTGACAATTCCCCAAATTATATCTAAATTTTCTAAAACTTATGAAAAGAATAATGAAGAATCACATCCATTATTTGAAGTTTTTTGTAGTGATATTTTTCCGTTAGAGGAAACATTAGTACCAATCTTTAAAAGGAAAATATTAGCGTATATAAGTCAAAGTGGAAAACAAAATAAAAGATTATTGTCTTAATGGGATTTAACAAAAAAATAATTGATAAAAAATCAATAAAAAATTGTTTTAATAATGATTTAGGATTAACTTTGCTGTTTAAATCGGATATGTTGATTCTATCAGATAAAATATCGTCCAAAGTTTATAAATGGTATATGAAAGGATTGACTGAAGATAAAATTAAAGAAAAACTTAATTATGGACGAAAAACAAATTAGTAATTTGATTGGTAAATTAAGACAACCAATCCACATTAATTACATTTCAAAGTATATTCTTAAAAAGAATATTGAAGAAACAAAAAAAGAGCTGGATTTTTTGATAGAATCCGGTATTATTGTAGAAAGTAAAACAGCGAAAGATTATTATGTGGTTATCTAAAAAAACATATCATATTGGTAGTGGTTGTAGTCAAACAGTGATTAGAATATTTAACTTTCCCCTCTTAATAGGTAAATCTAAAAGTCAGTTTTATATTACTTCAGGTAAGAGTGGGGTTGGGTTTAAAATAACAACAAAACCATTGTTTTCTGTTAGACAGGGTTATAGAAAGAGTATAAAATTAGGTAAATATTATTTGGTAAAATTATGAGTAAAGAAATGGTGAAAAACCCCGACCATTATGGGGGTGTAGATAATCCATATGAGGCTATTAAGGTGATAGAAAATTGGGATTTAGGGTTTCATTTGGGTAATACGGTGAAATATATCTCAAGAGCGGGTAAGAAATATCCGGAGAAAGAATTGGAAGATTTACTCAAGGCGGCTTGGTATCTTAATCGTAGAATAGAAAATTTAGAAAATAAATAATGAAAGTGTTAGTTGATATTGATGAGTACGCGGAAGGTGCGGTTCTATTAGACGGGTTAGAAAGTGCTATTGTTGGAATTGTTCAAGAGTTTGGTAATGGTAATAGAGTTCTATACTCAAAACAGAGAATCCTTGAAATTCTGCAAGAACGAGACCTAATGACTATGGGTGAGGCTGAAGAGTTCTATGACTATAACATATTAGGTTTATATGCTGGAGAACAAAATGCTGTGTTTTTAGACCAAAGTTTAGAACCAATTAAAAATAAAGAAAACGAGTGGGAATACCACGCAAAATAATATGATAGAGACAGGAAAGATTATAAATGGTGAGTGTGTTGAGGTTATGAAGACATTTCCTGAAGGTTGTGTTGATTTAGTTGTAACTAGTCCTCCATACGGGGTTAACATCAAATACGATGTCTATAACGATAGTATTCCAATGGATGAGTATTGGGATTTTACAACAAAATGGTTAACTGAAGCTTATAGAGTATTAAAGGATGACGGAAGAATTGCCATCAATGTTCCAATAGAAGTGAATGTTCAAGAAAGAGGTGGAAGAATATTATTCAATGCTGAATTTTGGATGAAGATGAAGGAAGTTGGTTTTAAATTTTACGGGATGGTTGATTTAACTGAAGATTCTCCACATAGAGTGAGACAAACAGCTTGGGGTTGTTATGATAATGAAACTAAAGTTATGACAAATAATGGTCTTAAATTTTTTAAAGATGTTGATATTAAGACGGATTTATTTATGACATTAAATCCTACAACTAAAGAAATTGAGTATCAAAAGGCTTTTGATTATATTGAAAAACCATTTAAAGGTAAATTAGTAAATATTAAAACTCGTTCGGTTAATCTTACTATAACAGAAAACCATAATATGGTTAGAGTAGACAACTCTAAAATAGATGTTATACCATTTAATGAGATAACTCAAGATGTTTTCACAATACCTAGAAGTCATAATGGGTTAAATAATGTTGTGGATGTAGAAACTGTAGTAATACCTCCTGTAGAGTATGGGTTAAGAAGTAAAAAGATATATAGAAATGGAGATTCGGTAATTGTTGATGCGGATGATTGGGTGAGATTTTTAGGTATTTTTCTAACAGATGGTTCATTAACATATGATGTTAAACGAGGTATATACAAAATATCTATTTATCAAACAAAAATAAAATTTTTAAAAGAAATTGAAGAATTGTTGGAGAGATTACCATTTAATTTTGAATATAAAAAACAAAAAAACGAATATTTTTGTTGTTCAAAACAATTAGCGTCGTTTTTACTTGATACAAAAAGTAAAAATTTAAGAACAATACCTGATTATGTTTTTAATATGTCTAAAAGACAGAAAGAAATATTATTATTATGGATATTTTATGGTGATGGGTCTTTTACTAAAGACAATGAATTGTGGAAAATTTCTGTATGTAGTGAAATAATGAAAGACCAAATTCTTAGATTATTATTTGAATCGGGGAGAATTTGTTCATTATATAGTTATTTTGCAAAAGATAGACTTTGGAATGGTAAATTAATAAAATCTAATTACCCAATGACAACAATTCAAATCCTCAACAAAGAACAAAGTTATATAAAGAAAAAAAATGTTACCACAATTGATTATGATGATAAAGTTTATTGTGTGTCAGTACCTAATAAAACATTATTAGTTGAAAAATCAGGACAATTAGTGTGGTGTGGTAACTCATGGATGTCAGCATCAAGTCCTTATATCTATAATCCAAAAGAGTGTATTATTTTAGCATATAAGAAGACAAGTAAGAAATTACTCAAAGGTGAATCTCAATGGACGGGAGAACCAACTAAAGTAATTCAGGAAGATGGAACTATCAAAAATAAGATGGTTTATAAGGATGAGGATAAGAAAGAGTTTATGAACTTGGTGTTTGGAAGGTGGGAATACTTTGCTGATACTAAATCCTTAACCAAGGCGACCTTTAGTATGGATATACCAGGGAAGGCGATTAAGATACTTACATATAAGGATGATATTGTTCTTGACCCCTTCATGGGAAGTGGAACATCAGCTGTGGCGGCAGAAGTGTTAGAGAGACGATGGATTGGAATTGAGTTATCTCCGGATTATACGGAAGTTGCTCGGAAAAGAGTTCAAGCATTCATTGATGAAAGGAAACAAACAAAATTAGAATTAAAAGAAGAGGTGTTATAACCTCTTTTTTGTTTTCCGTATATTTATAACTAAATGATTTATTATGGCAAAAAGATTTATAATTTCCGAAGAAGAAAAAAGTGACATCCGTTCTATATACGGATTGGTTACTGAACAAAATGAAAGTCCTGAATTAAAGAAGGGTATTCAATGTTTTTTAAATAAAAAAGGACACAGAGATGATAAGAATCAACCACTAAAAGTTGATGGTCTTTTGGGTGATAGTGTTAAACAAGCATTGAGTAAATACCAATCTAAAATTGGTGTTTATCCTGTGGACGGTATTTGGGGACCTTCAACACAAAGTAAAATGCCTGACTCGGATGTTCAAATATTCAAAAGTTGTGTATCTCAAGAAGGTAGTATTATTGATAAAGGTATTCATTTCTTGGGGTTAGATTAATTATGAAAAAATCAAATCAAATTAATGAGTTAACTGAAAAGTGGGAAGGTTTAACTCGTGGTGAGAAAATTTTTGTTGTTGAGGTAATGAAAACTCTTTACCCTGAAAAGAAAAAATTACTTTCAGAATCAAAATGGTATAATACCGTTGGTGATATTGCGGGTATATTCGACCCAACAGGTGTTGTGGATTTAGTTAATGGTATTAGTTATTGGAGACAAGGAGATAAATTGTTTGCAATTTTATCTTTTATAGCTGCTTTACCTATTTTTGGTGATATTATAGCTAAACCGGTTGTGGGTGTTATGAAATTAGGTGGTGAAGGAGCTAAAGCATTTAAAGCGGCGACACTTACTGGTGATGCTGTTAAAGTTGCTGGTGCTGCCAAATCAGTTGGTGGACCAATTGCTAAAATGGTAGAAAAATCTCCGGCTTGGGGTGAGAAATTAATAACTACATTAAGGTCTTCTATTGGTAAAGTTCCTTATTTAGGTAGTAGATTTGTTAATTTATTGGAAGAATATGTGAAATTATTTACTAAAGCAAGTAAAGAAATGGGTACGACAGGTAAATTCAAGGCTTTCAGAGGTTATGAGGCGTTAAAACCATCCTTCCTTAATAGACTTGTTGGTGGTGTCCCAAGAATTGGTGGTAATGCGGCGACAAGGTCATTGATGAGAAGAAGTAAGTGGTATTTGGCGTTATTAGATACATTAGGTATTCATAATTTTGTTGGTCCGGATGAATTGGAACAAAAGGTTCCGGATGTAGAACAAAAAGTTGCAAAATTTAATAGTGACTCAAAAAATCAAGAATTATTTAATAGTGAATTTGGTGGTGAAAATCAGGAAATGAAAGCAACACCTCCAACTCAACCTAAAACAGGGTCTGACCCAATAACAACATTATTGGCACCATTGTTAGGAAATGCGGTGAAGGGTTTGATATAATATGAAAAAATTAATTAAAGAAAGTGGTTTAAGGGAAATAAAATCTCTCGCTAAAAGATATCAGAAGGCTAAGATATATTATCATATGGACCTTGATGGTGTTGTTTCAGCAATTGCTATGAAACAATATCTTGAAAGTAATGGTATTAAAGTTGTTGATTGTGAAATTATCCAATACGGTGATAAAGAATTTGCAGTTAAAAAACCTGACGCTAGTGGTGAGATTATGCCGGTATTAGTAGATTTTGCTCACGGTAAACCAATGTTTATGATTCACACGGACCACCACGATAGACAAGCTGGTGCGGAAGAAACAACATCAACATCTTTTAGACCTTCTAGGTCAAATGTTGAAACATTATCTCAAATAGTCTCTCCACGAGATATATTTCCAAATGAGGATATATTACTTATTTCTACTGTGGATTCTGCTAATTACTCAATAAATGATATTAGTGTTGACCAAGTAATTTCTTATTTATTTAGATTAGATAAAGAAAAATCATTATCTAAAAATAAAACGGCGATGGGATTAGTTGCTAATAAATTGTTGTTAGCGTTTAAAAACAAACCTGGGTTTTTAGATGAGTTGGTTATGAAATCAACTCCATCATTGTTAAACATATTACACAACATCAAAAGAATAATGGTTGAGAAAGGATATGCAAAACCTGAACAACTTGAAAAAAATAAAGAAGATTATGTTGAGTCAATGAAAACCAATCCCAATGTTAAAGTATTGGGTAATATTATTGTTCAGTATGGTGGTGGGTCAATGTTTAAACCAGGTTCTTACGATAGATATACTCCATTTAAAAATAATCCTGATGCTGACTTTATAGTTATTGCTTGGCCATTAGGATTAGTTCAAGCATCTTGTAATCCATTCAAAAAAGAAAGAGAATTAAAAGGTGTTAATTTAGGTGAGATAGCTCAAGAAGTTTTATCTAAATGGGAAGACCAATTAAAACAAAGAGAAATTCCATTATCAACGATTAAATGGATATCGGAATCGTCAAAAGATTTTAGTGGAGAATCAGTTGGGTTTACTTTTAAAGATTTTGTTGCTTTATATGGTAAAGAATATAAGACAATGGAAGATGGTAAGGGAAAATTAGTTCACATTGGTGAGATGATGGAAAAACCTTTTTCTGAATTACCTGAAGAACATAGAAAGATGTTGGATGATATTAAAGTAAATGCTTGGGACTTTATCCAATCTAATAGTGGAGGACACAAATGTATTACAAATATATCGGGATTAAATTTTATGGGTAGAAGCGCTCGTCCACCAAAAGGTGATTATAAATACAATCCGGATTCTGACGATTCTCCTTATGTAAAGTTTGTTAAAATGATTCAGAATGAGTTTGTGAAAGTATTACAAAGTAAAATTGAAACAAAAAAATAAAATAAGAGATGACCTATAATGATTCATTTTTTATGCGGATATTTTATCACCAATTTTAATACCTAATTTTTTACAGGTGTTCCCTTGAACTTCAAGAATTGTGTCTCCTTCACCAATATATGATTTACATTCTTTGGTATTACAAGGTGGGCAGTTATGGTATATTTTTGTAATTACATTATCGGATATGAAAATTATATCTAAAGGTATTATACAATCTTTCATCCAAAATCCGTGTTGTCCATCGGACATTAAAAATAACATACCATTAAAAGTTTTATCAAATCTTTTACCCATCATACCATTTGATGTATCTTTTTTTGAAAAAACTACTTTGACTTTGAATTCTGAATTACCTATATTTATAATCATATAGATAAATATCATAAATTTAATAAAATGAAAGAGGTTAAACGATATTCCGGGGTAATAGTTAAATGTGGTGATGAGGTATTGCTTTGCAAAAGAAATGCGACAGGTGAGTTACCAGGACAATGGAGTATTCCTTGTGGTCATTTGGAAAAGGGGGAACACCCTATGGATGGAGTGAAACGAGAATTTAAGGAAGAAACTAACTATACATTAGATAATAATTTAAAATTAATTGGATTTGTTAAGAGATATAATCGTGATGGTTCTGAGATTAAAGGACTGATGTATGTTTTTATGGTGGAAACAGACGAACCAATAAATCCGGATTTAGAAAACGCAATTGATGGTGATGAACATAGCGAATGTGGATATTTTAACCTTGATACCTTACCATTTGATAATAAATCAGACCAATTATGTAAATTAATTACGAGATTGTTAAAAAAAGATTAACTTTTCTAATTTTACAACATATTTATATATTCATTCAGCCAACAGCCCCCTTTCTTTTTAGCTGTTATAATAAAAACCTCAACAGAGTAAAATTTGTTGAGGTTTTTTTTGTTTATATAAATAATAGTATTATCTTTGTCGGGAATTTAAATTAAATTAATATGGTAAATAAGTTATTGACTTTGGTGGGTGTTATTTTTTTATTTGTATTTGTTATTATTGGACACAGAATGTATATGGTAAGTCGTGTCTCAATAAATGGTCACTATTATGAAATTACCATTTCGGGTAATAGAACTCAGAACACAAATTTTTTCACTAATACATATGTGGAGAAAAACGGATGTATTACATTCAAAGATGAGTATAATAGAGAGCACAGAATCTGTGGTTCATATAATATTGAAAAATATTAAAAATATATTTGGTATTATCAAAAAAAGAATTATCTTTGTACCATAGAAACTAAAACATATGACGACAAACACTCACACTATCAGAATTGAGAACGAGAAGTTCGGAAAACTATTACACGAAACATTCGTGGATACCACACAATTCAAGTTATTTTTGAAGATGATTCAAGGATGTATTGAATTAAAGAATGATTTGTCGTTCTTCAACGGGATGGATTTTCTAATCCACATCCCCCACAAATATTTGGTAGATTCCATTATCGTAACATCAGTTAATGATTATGATTTGGCAGACCATATGAGAAGTAAAGTAGAGGCGTTAGTAACTAAATAAAAATGAATATTATGAAAACAGGAATCATAGCGATATTGATTGTGGTAGTTTTGATTGTGGGAGAGGTTAAGTGTATTATAAAAGCACTTCAGTGTAATTGGGAACCAATAGGTAAAGCTGAGGCTGTATATACGGTGGCTAGTATAACTGGTGTGGGAGCAATAGTGGGTTACTTGGATATTAAAGATAAATAAAAACAAAAAAAAATTATGAAAAAATTACTGTTAGGTTTAATGATTGTTGTATCATTATCAATGTTTGGTCAAGAAAGTATTAAGAATGATACTTTTGTTAGAAAATACACAAAATACATTATTACAAGGAATGATGTCCCCGAAGCGGCTCAATACGGTTTAACCACTGTTGTGTATAATGAGAGTAACAGCACAGATATCGGTTTGTATTTTGGTGAAAGTAAAGTATTATTATACAGTTCCGGTAAAGTTGAGACAGGTGCCACTAATAATGGTAGTAAATACCAAGTGGTTAAGTGTATAAATAAAGATAAGGGTAATGTAGTTTACTTACAACTATTTGAAACCGCTCTCCGAATATTTACCAATGAAAGTTTTAAAGATTCCATAGAATATTTTAATTAAATTATTATGAGCTCAACAGATAATACACCTGATGTAGGAACATTTTTTATTGGATGGTTTATTGGAATGATGACAGCGGTGGTTTTGTTTATGATAGTTAACAAAGATACTTCAATAGAAATTCATACAGATAAAAGAATCCAACCGGAAAAAAGATTAACAACTGACGGAAAAACAATTGATACTTTATTCATTTATAAACAAGAAAGATAACTATGTCCACTAATTACTATAAAATACCAAAAGCAACTGAGGTTAGAGAGAAATACCTTAAGCTGGTTGATGAAATATCTAATTTAGATATATGGTGTCCGGATAACATAAGAAATGACTTTAGAACTACACAGAGAGGGTTTGATAACCTATCACCTTGGGATGTGTTCTTGGACGATATGAGAATCCATATTGGAAAGAGAAGTGGAGGTTGGAAATTCCTTTGGAACTTCCAAGATAATAAGTTTTACACTAACAAAGAAGAACTTTTGAAGTTCATCCGGTCAGGTAGAATCATTGATGAATATGGTGAATTACAAGACACCGAAGAGTTTATTAAGATGGCTTTAGAGTGGGGTCAACCGGATGGTTATGTGTTGGATGATAATTATATGGAAGAACAACGCAAGAAACCTAATTACAGACCTAGTTCATTTAATATGTCAAGTTATTATGATAAAAATGTTGATGGTCTCAGAGTATCAACAAGTGCGGAGTTTTCCTGATTCTCTTTAAAAATAGGATGGTGGAGTCGCCGACATCTGTCGGTCCAAAATTAACCCTCACAATAGTGGGGGTTTTTTGTTTTATGATATATTTATAAATAAACTGAATATGAAAAACATTATACTTACTGAAAAACAATTTGAAAAATTGGTAACAAAAATGAAAACCATTAAAGAAAACGATGGTAAAGGTTCTTATATGGCTAAACAACAATTATTTATAATAGCGACTTTAGCTCATAAAATGTGGGAACATTTAGAAGATGGAGAACAACTTGAGGATTGGATGGAGAGTAAAATTGCTCAATCTGAAGAAAGTGTGACATCTGTTGTAAAAGCATTTATGTATGATGAGGTTGTTGACGAGAAAGAAATTGATGGTATGAGTAAATTAGATTATAGTGATATAATAATTGGTAAATAAAATAATTAAGATTAAAAAGATGGAAAAAAATACATTAACCGATAAAATGTTTCAAAATATTAAGAATATGGAATTATCCAATAACGAAGTGATTGTTGAAAGTGATAACACATTAAATAAAATTAGTAAGGTTACCTTATATAAATTAGATACAAAAACAATCAAAATTCTTACTGATAGAATTAAAGATGAATACACAGCACATTATTTTTATAGAGCGGCGGCTAATTGGTGTCAGGATATGAATTATAAGAAAGCGGCAGAATTTTTCACAAATGAGGCGTCAGATGAATTAACACATGCTCAGACTCTACAAGAATATATGGTAGACTTTAATGTTCAACCGGAAATACCCCAAGCTCCAACTAAACACGATTTTTCTAATCTAATTGATATTGTTCACGGAGCATATAAAATGGAGTTAGGTTTAATGAATGAGTATAATAAAAACTCACAATCATTATTTAATGATGATATTACAACTTTTGATGTTTTAACTAAATTTAGAAAATTTCAAAAAAATGCGGTTGTAGAATACAATGATTTAATCAACGCTAGTAATTTAATTGACAAGAACGATAAATTCCAAGTATTATATTTTGAGCAAACTTATTTCTAAAATGAGAGATTTAATTAAGAAAATATTAAAAGAACAACTTGAGGGTGGTGAAAATGAAAATCCTTTATCAAAAAAAGAAATATTACTTTTCAAATACCTTAACAAACACAAACATCAAACAAAAACTAAAAAAGTATTAATTGATTTAATTAAATCGATGATGGATGTTTTTGGGTTACCATCTAAAGATGCGTTATTCTACTATGAGGTTTATACGGCGAATTTTAGGGAAGATGGGGACTATGAAAATTTAACCAAAGAGAACTTCAAAGATTATAGATTATTTAAACAAAGTAAGACTCCAAATAATAAAGCGTCAGAATATAGTTCAGCTAAAATTCCTTTTAAGGGTTCAAATATTGAAGGTAAGTGGGATGTTAATAAAAAAAATGAATGGTATTATGTTATAACATCATATGGCTGGTACCCGGTTTATTTATTTATTAATGATAAATGGTTTAAATCCTCTGATACATATTCGATGGCGACTGCAAAACAAATGTCTCAGGTTAATCCGATAAGTTATAGTTCGGATTTAAAGAGTAATGTTATAAGAGCTACTCAAGACGAAATTAAAGGAATTATGAACGGTGATTATACTTTAGAGGATATCAATAATAAAAGAGTGGTAAATTTTACAACAAAAATTAAATCTGAATTAATTGGTTCTAAAAAATTATTGACTTTAGGTTATGGTGATACAGCAAAAAAAGTAAGTTTTACTATTACAGATATTAAAGAAGAAGATGGGAAAATTAAAATTATTGTTAAAATAATTAAAGCCGGTAAAGTTGTTAATAATAAAATGGTTGTTGATAATGACTACCAAAATATTCCGGGATTTGTTGAAGAGGTTGAAAATGGGATAAAACGACAAATAATCTCAAGTAATGAAAAGTATTTATCAGAGGATAATTCTACATTTGAATTTATATATTAAATTAAAGGAACATTTTGTTCCTTTTTTTTTTTATAAAAAGTTTGGTTATATGAAATAAAGGCTTATCTTTGTACTCACAAAAACAAACATCCTATGACAACTACAACTACATCAACATCGACTATTTTCTCAAGAGTAAGAAACTACGAAGGTACTACTCCATTTCTTTTAAATCTTAAAGCTTCATTAAAAAAATGGGGTAATCTAACCCCAAAACAACTTGAGTCAGCGGAAAAGGCTCTTAAAGGTATTCAGTCAGTTAAAATTGAGAATATGTCTGAAGACTTACAAAAAATCGCTAAATACGAAGGTACTAATGTATTTATGACTGACATTAAAAATAAATTGATGTCATATGGTACTTTAACCGATAGTCAAGTTAGAGCGGCACTAAATCAAATTCAAAAAGAATCTGATAAGAAACGAACCATCCAATTAAAAATTCCTACTCCTGGTGAGACTCTTAAAATTGGTAGAACAATCGGTCAGGATTTGAAAGAAAAATACGGATTAAAGTTTAACCCAATTTTAATTGATATTACTAAAGTATTGGGTGTTTCACCAAAAGCGGTTAAATTTGAGGGTAAAATGACAATTAAACGAGGTAATATTTGTAGATGTTGTGCTAAAACATTGACCGATGAGTTCTCTATGTTAACCGGAGTTGGTAAGTTATGTTCTAAACATATGGGTATTCCTTACATCACTGACAGAAGTCAGACTGAAAGATTTAGAGAGGAGTATCTAAAAAAGGTTGATGAGATTGGTGAGATGGAATTTTGGATACCAAAATCTAAAATCATAAAGTGGGAAGGTAAAACCGAAATCATCCTTAAAATGATTTAAATCATAAATAAAAACCCCATCTTTCGGTGGGGTTTTTTATTAAAACTTTATTGTGAAATTTAGTGGGACTGAAACTTCTTCTTCGGTATTTTCAAGGAATTCTAATTGTATCTCACCATCGGAGGGATTAAATATAAAATCTCCTCTACCACCTTCGTTATTTTCCCAACCACCATAATGATTTTCTAATAATCTATACAATAAATCTTCAAGACCGGCTGAAATATCTTCACTTTGACCCTCAATATCCATATAATTATCTAAAGAACCTGAATCACCACTTCCTTCAAAACTAACACTTGCGGTTCTATCATCACCCAACATTTCAAATACTTGTACAACTTCGTTATAATAGTTTTCATCATCCTTTTTAAGTTCTTCTAATGTCCAAGATGCTGAAGATTCGTTATAACCATATAGCCATTCCCAAGCGTTTATAGTTAATGTTCTTTCTTTACAATCAATGTTAAACACTAATTGTCCTCTATTTTCACAATCAGTAACACTATTTTCAAATAACTCGTTTTGGTCAATAATTTGGTCAAGAACTTCATTAATTCTATCATATCCTTCTATACTACTAACCCCGTTAGTTGGATAAAATCTATCGTCTCTCCAATCTTCCTCACAATTCATTGTGTATATGGTGTAATTAACTTCATCGGCTCCATAACCTCTACAATAGATTGCGAATAATTTAAGGGATTTTAATTGGTCTTCTGTTATTTCTGGTTGCATAATCTGTTTTTTATTATAAATATGTTAATCTACATTAATATCTAAAGTTCTTATCATCCACATGGGTTTTTCTTTATTTTCTAACGCTTGTAACCACTCACGGGCTGTGGGAATATAATTATAACAATCTTCTTTAATATGTTGTTCCCCCACATATCGGGTATAAACAATTTTCCCATCACTATTTGTAAAGGATGCTCCAAACTTCTGCTCCATCTCAAAAATACCTTCTGAATGATGTCTGAAAATTCTATGTAATGAGTGTCCGTACCACGCCTTGGTCTCATCTAACCAATTATGTAGGTGAATATAATCTTCCCATATACCACCAAACTTTTTGGCGGATGATTTAGAATGTAATATTGGATGTGCCATTTCTGTAGTTTTAACTATTTATCATTATAATTATAATTTAACGAGACAATTAATCAATGAAATTTATACTGACAGAATCCAAATTAAAGAACATCTTTTTCAAATATTGGGATAAGACCGGAAAATGGAAGGTAGATAAGACTTTTATTAGTTTGTTCGGGTTGGATAGTGGTAACCCAATGGTTACTTATGACCAAGCATATAAATATTTAGTTGAGTTTAGAGGTAATGACCAAGCAAAAGAGTTAGCAAAATCTTTATTACTTCAAAATCCCCATCATATAGATGATTATGGTAATTATGATTTCTTTTTTGAGGTTGTGGATATTGATAATTGGGGTTTAGACGATGATGAACCATTTGTTGTTGTTAGAATAAAGGTAGATGATATGTCGGGTAGTGTTAATTTGGGTGGTGGAGAAAGGACATTAGAGGACGCATTAAATGATGATATTTTTGGGTGGGAAATAAGAGATGAGGTAGATTGGGGTATAAATGATTATTTTAAAGATAACATAACAACAAACACTGGAATAAAAGTTATCTACGGAACACCGGAATATACGAGTAAAAGGAAAAGATATTATGGCAGATAAATTATTAAAATATGTTGAGGAATTTAATGGAGGAGAAATTAATAATCTTGTTGATATATTTGGTGATATAAATAGTGTATTAAGATTCTTCAAAACTAAAAACTTAATTCATTTAATTGACCCATTTATTGGTGAATTAGAGGACGAACAACTAGAATTACTTGACTATATGATTAACACATTAGGTAGTGAGGAGGTTCTTCAAAAATGTATAAAACAATTATCAAATATTGTTCAAAAAGAAGATGGTTATTATTTAAAAATGGGTGACCGAGAAGATTTATCGGTATTATTTGATGATAGAGGTAGAGATTTAACTACAGCTCAGATAGTAATATCGGTATTGGGTGAAGATAGTTGGCATCCATATGATAATACAACAGATGATGTTTATCGTGATGTTATTAGTGAATTAAATCCTAGTAATGTTAACTTATTAAAAACATATATTTTAGATATATTAACCAATTGGAAGGTTGAGGTTGATGACGATAGTCCGGATTTATTTAAAAATTATGTAGATGATGAGGGTGTTTTTTATTTAGAATCTGATAATGTTGGTGATGTTATAGGTGATGAGGAATCAATGAACTATTTGATGAATGAAGGTTATTTAGAGGATTTAGAAAGTGAATTATATAACATTCATAACAATGCTTATAATAACGCGTTAGAATCTGAAATTTACGATATGGTTATGAATGAATTAGAGACTTTTTTTGATACTAATTCAACACAATGGTTATCAGAACCTAAAAGAAATTATCCTGACCAACTTATTGAATATTATTATATCAAATTTAACCCCAATGAAGTTAAGAACTCAATTAAAAAATATGTTGGGGATAGAAATTTGTGGGGAAGTTATGAGTATAATATTGATTATATAGGGAATTGGTTAACTATGATGAATGAACTAATGGATGATGGTGGAGAACCTCGTCTTGATTTTAGAATCCCTGATTATCCGGATTATAATAACATTAATGAAAATATAAATGAAATATTTCCTGACTACATATAATGAATCCTGAAGAAAAAATAGAAAAAATTAAAAAGTTAATCATTAGATTATTTGGTAAGGTTATAACTATTAAGGGACAATATATGATGCCATATTCTACTGGTAACGATTATGTTGATTGGTCTGTGATTTATAAGATTGACCGTGTTAATATTTGGGAAACTGAAAAATATAATAATTGTAAATATAGTGGAACTATCTATGTAGAACCAATTGAAATTAAGGTTGGTTTTGAAGATGATTGGGAGTATTTGAAATACATTACAGATTTACCAAGTTGGATTGGAGACGATATTAAGGATAATATTCTTGATGAAATTGAGAAATGGTTACCAATGGTTTGTGTTGATATTGATTTCACTTAACGAAGCATTGGATTACCTTCAGTATCATAATAATCTAGTACCGTATTAACATACATATAATCACTATCATATATATTTTTTTCATTGTATATGATACTTGTCGCTTCGTGTATCACATCTTCTTCACTTTCCATTGCCTCATCAGAATAAGTAAATTCTTGTAACCACTCACTTGCATTAATATTATTAACAAGTTTTTCATCTATAGATGAGTTGTAAATTTTAAAACTAACATAAAGAGATACTGATTCGGTGTCCTGTCTTTTTAATTCCCAATTAATCATTTGTGAATCACATTTAAAAAATTGACCACCATCAAAAAGATTTATCTTATTTATTTTAGATAATGACTTTTCAAGTTTTGATTTTAATTCATTAGTAATATATAAAATTTTAGGGGAATCTATTTTACAATATTTTGGGGTTAGTTCTCTGAAATCAGGTTCAAGACCCACTAATTTAAAAAAATCATAAATTAATTGTTCTAAATATCCTTCTACTGTATCAATATTAAATGATGCATTATTTTGGTTATCATATTCCCACCTTATATTCCCATCTTCCATGAATGGATAAAGTAAAAGACCATTTATGTTTGTTGGCTTTTTAAGGGATTTGTAATACATTCCAATAAGTTTTTCCATTTTAATGTCTAAAGTTTTTAACTACTAGTTTATTTCCTATTGTTCCTGCTCGACTGACTGTCGGTTGAAATATTAATTCATCAAAAAGTAATTCGCCAACTTCAAAGTCTTTATAATGTTCGCTCTTGAGTGTAACATAGTGAAGTAATAAAGTTTGATTATTCTCAATAAAATTGTGGTAATCATCGTCATCAATGATTTCATCTGAAACATAAGTATCAAAATTATTTCTCCAACCTTCGCTCCAAGATACAAACTCTGAATAGACAACTGATGTTAAATCATAGTCGGGTATTTCACCACTTCCACCACAATCATCACAAAGATTATAACCATCATCACACCAGTGACAACCATCTTCACCATCTCCATCACACTTATCGCAAGTTTCATTACCACTACCTTTACAATATTCACATTCGGTATCATCATCTTCATAACCAGTCCCTTCACAATAATGACAAGGAACTTCACCGGTTTCATCACATTGACTACAAGGGATAACACCTGATGAATCACAATTACTACAATTAGTAAGACCTGCGTCACAATATGAGCAATCCACTTCAGGGTTTTGTTCATCTATTTCAGCAATTTGAACAGCGTATAGACCACTAGTTATTCGGTCATACATCTCATCAATATCTTTTTTTAATTGGTTTTGATTAACTAAAAAACAATATAATACAATATCGTTAGGTTGTAATATAGACAACAAAGGTTCAAACATTGAGTCTGATTGTATTTTATTATAAATTTGGGTTGGTGTTAACTCTTTGAATGATTTAGAGCTTCTACTAACAAGTTTTAATAATCTATCTTTTTCCATTTTATTTTAAAGTATGAATGTATTTATAAATATGAGAATTATAGTAAATGAAACCCAATATATTAAATTATTTGAAACTGTAGATGTACATCCGTCAAAAACAACCATTAAAAATATTTGTGATAGTGAGAGATTTTGTAGTAGTCAAGGTAAGATAACTTTTGGACAATTAAAGGCTATTGTTGATAGTGCAACAAAACGAAGAGTGTTTAAGCATGTTGGTGAAGGTGGTGTAAAAACAACTATTAGATTATTGCCGTGGTTCTTACCCCAACTTATGATTCCGGGAATTATTGCCGGTACAATGAGAGCGGTTAACAAACTTTTACGACCAAGTTTAACTGAAACAGAAAGTTATAAAACTTTTTGGGGTAGATTAATATTAAAGGCTTTCCAAGTAGCTGAAGGTGAAATACATTTAGATGACCCATTTTCTAAAATATTTTTCATATCTGACGGATTAATGACTATGTTGGACGATAAATATAAAATTAAATTCGCTAAACATATTAGTGAGTTAGCAACAGAAAAATCAGAAGACGAGGAAGTCCCTGAATATTTTGTTGAGAACGAATTGAGACATTGGATTAATGATAAATTTTTATTAGACCCGCCACTACAACCTAAAATTGGGTAAAACTTCTAATCTATTTTTTTGTGAAAATGTTTTATTATTGGGATAATTATGTTATCTTTGTAAAAACAAATTAAAATGATGAATCAAGTATTGCTATTTAATAGCACAGAAAAAACAGTAACCCTTTTAACCGCATTTGAAGGGCAGAAATTATATTACTTTGATAATGTACCAACGGTAAGGATTGAGAATGGGTATTACGAAGTAATGCAAAAATCGGGGATTTCAGTAATTCCGGTATTAAGAGTTCCGGTGGCGAATACAAATATGTTAATTGAAAAGTAAGATGAAAAATGTATTAAAATTTATTGGGGTTCTATATTGCCTTCTTGTTTGGGTTGGATTAATTGATATGTCAATATATTTTATAAATCAATCCGATGTTAGATTATTATGTATTGGTATTATAACATTAACTTTTTGGTTGGTAAGCCCTGTGATTTTATTTCGTAGTAATATCCTTATGTTCTTAAAAAATATGAAAGGTGTTTTCTTTGATAAGGAAATAAAATAATGGTATCAGGAGTCAAAAGTTTTATGATGATATTAAAACGATACCATCCGAAGTATGTTAATTCCGTGTCTATTAGCACATTAATTGAGTGTGATTATGATATTCCTACGATAGGTTATGTTGGTGGGATGAGAGGTTATAAAACAAAACTCACCATTACATTTCCGGGGAACTCCGGTAATTTATATCCTGATATTAGTTTATATATCCGACTTGTGTGGGGTCATGATGATGTGATTGCGTATTTTGATTTTGATGGGACTAATCACTTCTCCTTTAATATATAAAACAAAACCCCCATTTCAGGGGGTTTTTTTATTTTACTTTATATTTGGTAAAGTCGGTTGATAATGGTTTTTCGTTTTTGAAGTAATATACTTCTGTTTTCCCATCGTATTTTATTGTTTTCCTATATGCTGTTGGTATTGTTGCTCCGGATGGTAATTTAATTGATTGTGGTCCAAAAATACATCTAATTTCTACTTGAACTACTTTACTTGTTTTAGATAATTCTCTTTCTCTCACCTCAAGTAATCTCCAAGTGGTTCTGTTTAAGTTTTCTTGTTGTAGAGAACAATTTAGATAGGTAAAAGTTTTGAATAAAGTTTTTTTATCACAATTAAAATCTGCGGCGGGAGCGAGATGACCCTTATCAAACTGATTGTTCTCGTAGTCACCATTGTCGGATGTTTTGATTGAGTCACAAACATAGAAGTCCATTCCGATTCTTGAGGCGGTTCCATTTGAACACTGAACGATGTAACGAATGAATTTAGGTTGTTCTAATTTCTCAGAATAAACAATCTCAAACATTGAAGTTTTAATTACAACACTATCTCTTAATTTTTTTTGTGAGAATGATGTGAATGTAATTAGAGTAAGTAATAATAGTGTAAGGATTTTCATAAAGGTTATTTTATAATAAATATATTAACCTATTATTTAATTTTGATATATTTATAGTGATATGAAATTAATAGAAAGTATAAAACAAATTATATCTGAAGCATCCAAGAAACAAATCTTATTGGATAAGATTGGGTTTAACGAAGAAAATGCTGAACTATTGGATAGGTTATGTGGTCCTTTATCTGTTTGGATGGGTAAAAAAATGATGGAATATCAACAACAATTTAGTGCAAATTGGGGTAATATTGCTAAACAAGGGCAGGAATTAATAACTCAAATGAATACTAATAGATTTATTGATGGGCAACGTAGTAAGATACAATCTGTTATGGATTGGGTTAGAGTAGGTCTTAATGGTAATGTAAAAGAATATCAAAATTTACCATTCAAAGAATTATACGAAAAATCAAAAGAATGGCACGATAGTTTAGAAGTAGGTCAGGGTTCCATTAATTATAAAGAGACACATCCAACACTAATAGATTTTACAGATGAAGATGGTAATGGATTTTATTGGGCAGATTTAGATACAAAAAATTCTGAAGAAGAGTGTGAAAGAATGGGACACTGTGGTAGAAGTTCTTACGGATATCTTTATTCATTAAGACAAGTAATTCCAATTAACAACAAATATAAATTAAATAAATCGGTTTTAACTGCCGCAATCGGTGAGGATGGTATTTTATATCAATTAAAGGGTGTTAAGAACTCTAAACCAAAAGATGAATATCATCAATATATTTTACCCTTATTTTATGAGAGAGGAGAACCTGAACCTGGTACAAGATATTTAATTGAGGGATTTGGAACGGAATACGCATCAGAACAGGACTTTAAATTATCCGATTTACCTGAACAAACAATCAAAGATTTATATCAAAATAGACCGGAGTTATTCTCATCAAGAGCCATGCAACGATTGTTAGGTAAGATGGGAATTGTTGATATCCAACCACTCTCAACAACATTAGTATTAGATATTACTCCGGATGATTTTCACAGGTATATTGATGGGGGAACTTACAATAGTTATACCAATAGAACAACAGGTGTGGTAAAAAGGGTTAGTATTTTTGAAGAGATAATGGAAGGTGATGCTTGGAATTTATGGGGTAATCACGATAATGAAGATTTGGGTTCTTATTTCCAATATGTAATGGATAAACCAACCGAAGAAAAGATATGGGCGATTGTTAGAGACATGGCTCAAAGAGATGGTGTAGAATTAGATGAGGAATTAGATTTAGAGGATGCGATAAATGAGGTTGATAATGATTATGAAATTAAAAATGCTATTGGTAGTGCAATAAATGATGCTGATGCTGATGATTATGTTAATCATTTACAGGATGAAATAAAATCGGCGTTAGAGTTTTATGGTAATGTGTTTTTCTTTAATAGTGATGGAGCCAAAATCCAAATTGATTTAAGTAGTTTAGTTGATGTTGATGATGAAGATATTGATGTAATATTTGAAGATAATCTAAATAGAGATAGGAGTTATAATTTAGAAGGTGTCCTTGATACATTAATTTCAGAAGATTATATAGAAAAACCTGATTATAGTCCTGATGATAGATGGTATCCATCACCTGATTATGATGTAGTAAATGAAAATGTTAATTACAGATTAGATGATATTAGTATATGAGTTTAAGTAAGGATTTAACGATAGTAATACCCTGTAAAAACGAGGGTTTAATCATAAAGAAAACTTTAGGATTGTTAAACCTGCAAAATAATATCAAAGGTGTGAATGTAATGGTTGCCGACTCTTCAACAGACAACGGATTCACACAGAATTGTATTCTTCATTCATTTCATAATAACATTAATGTAAAAATAGTTAAAGGTGGATTTCCAGCTGAAGCCAGAAACAACGGAACCAAAAAGATAAAAACTCCTTATGTTTTATTTTTGGATGCTGATATATTCATTACCGACTTTAATTTATTATCTCATATGATTGAGATAATGGAAAACAACGATTATCATTTATCCACAACTAAAATGAGAACAGATGATGGACATTACAATTATGTATATAAATCATTTGATGTTATCCAATACTTAACCAAATTCACCACACCATTTGCTGTAGGGGGATTTATGTTATTTAATTTAGAGGCATTTAATTCATTAGGAGGATTTAATCCGGATGATAAGTTCGCCGAGGATTACCATTTAAGTTCAAAAATAACACCAAATAAGTTTTATGTGGATAACGAAATTGTTTATACCACATCAAGAAGATTTAAGAATAAAGGATTATTCTATATGGTTAAGATGATGATTAAATCTTGGTTTAATAGAAATAATGATGAGTTCTTCACAAAGGAACATAATTACTGGACATAATGAAATATAAAACAATAATTCTATCGGACATACACTTGGGTTCCAAATCAAGTAGAGCCAATGATGTTATCGCATTCCTTGAAAAGAACACCACAGAGACATTAATATTGAATGGTGATATCATTGATGGTTGGGCTCTAAATAGAGGGGGGAAATGGAAAGAAAGTCATACCAAAGTGTTGAGAAAGATAATGAAGATGAGTGAGAAAGATGTGAATGTAGTTTGGCTCAGAGGTAATCACGATGATTTTATTAAAGATTTTATACCATTCAAATTATCTAACATCACAATAGATGAGGACTATACATTCACATCGGTTGATGGTCGTAAAATGTATGTGTTTCACGGAGATGTGTTAGATGTGTTTATTACCAAAGCAAAATGGTTGGCGAAGATTGGTTCAATGGGTTATGACTTTGCTCTATGGATGAACAGAATATACAACAAATATCGAGAGATGAGAAAATTACCTTATTATTCCATCTCCAAAGATATAAAAAATGGTGTTAAGAAAGCCGTTAATTTCATAAATGATTTTGAACATAACGCAATCTTATTGGCTTACAAAAAAAAATGTGATGTTGCTGTGTGTGGGCATATACACCAACCGGAACTTAAGGGTAATTATATGAATAGTGGGGATTGGTGTGAGAATTGTACGGCTCTTGTTGAAACTCGTAAAGGTAAATGGAAGATAATAGAGTTCCATAAATAATTTGATAATTAAAAATAAATGAATATCTTTGTACTCAATTTATTGTAAGATGACAAGAGCGGAATATTTTAGATTAGGGAAACAATGTAGATTGGCTTCCAAAATATTGATTGGTGAGATTATATTCATTATTATTCTATATATAATAATTTTGACATGAGACATACTATAAATCACGAAGATAAAACTATCACCATTCACAATAGTGAAGGTAGAGTTGATGAAATAAAATCTTTATTAGAGATATTCAAGGGATATACTCTAATTACCGGAGTAGTTAAAGAAAAAAAAGAATGCGTTTGCAACCCAGCTAAAGGGGGTGACGGAAACTGTGTGTGTGAAACAAATAAAACAATATAATAATAAATGGATAATAAAATAAGAGTTGTTCTTACAACATATATAAATGAAAATGAGGATAGATTAAATAGTCTTTTTTGTAGTGTGCATTCTATACTTGCTCAGACTTATCAAAATTTTGAAATATTTATACGGCATGATGGGCCTTTTTTAATAGATGGACTAAAAGATAAATTAGAAAAACTCAGTGATAAAATAACTGTTATTGATGATGGTGAAAGACTTCAATGGTGGGGAAATCCGTATAGACATGCAACTGCAATAATAGAACCACAAGCGGACTGGATTGTTTACGCTAATGATGATAATTATCACATGCCAGTATTTTTAGAAGAAATGATAAATGCAGCAATATCAAATAATAGCGGGATGGTTTATTGCAATCTAATTCATAATGGTTTTAATTATCAAGTTTTAGATTCCTATCCTATCGTTAGCAACATCGACCAGGGAAGTTTTATGACAAGAATGGATATTATAAATAGTACTCCTTGGGATAATATATATGCACCGGAAGCAGATGGATATTATGTTGAAAAAATTGCAGCAAAAACTAATCCGGTTAAAATAAATAAAGTTTTATTTGTGCATAATTAAATTACGATATATTAAGAGATGAGAAACCTAAAAATAAAAATTGACTTAATTACTCTATTTTTAAAATGGACAATCAATGATATACGAAAGAATTGAATTTAGAACTGTTGTTGTTGATGGTTGGTTTGGATATAAAAGAATAACAATACAATTTAAGGTTAATGAATAAAATAAAACAATTTATATTAAAAAATAAATATGATATTTTAACAATATTGTGCTCGGGGTTAACATATTTTGTTAATGTATGGTTCGTGTTAGGTATTATTGTTTTTTTAGTTATTGGGGAGTCTAAAAAATAAAAGTTATGGATAAAAAAGTAAAAAACAATGATGATTTTGTTGTTGATGAAATGATTAAAAATTATTGGAATGTTTTATGTGATGGACAAAAATGGAAGGGTAAAATTCCTTTAGATGTTAATTCAAGTAATGAATTTTATAAAGGTTGTGTTGCCGGTTTTGTTGTGTTTTTGGTAATATATGGGGTTCTTTCTGTTATATTTTAATCAAAAAAAGGTAATATTAGATAAAAAAACATAAAAATAGTAAAAAACTTAAAATAATATCACAAAAAATGGAACAAATTGATGATGAGGAGTATTTATCGGATGAAGATATACTAATCTTCCCTAATCTATAAACATAAAAGTCGTGATATCTGAACCAATATTCCCATTGTATGGGTTTATTTTATTGTTGGTTATTTTTTGTGTTTTAACAATTTGCGATATCTTTAGAGATGAGAAAACTGAAAATAAAAATTGATTTGATGATTCTGTTCCTAAAGTGGACGACTAATGATATCCGGAATAATTATCGGGATATTAAGTCTCGTTATTTACTCATGACTGACCCTGAACTACATGAATTACAGATGGAAATAAGAGAAATAATGAAAAAAAAATAAACCCTCACATTGTTGGGGGTTTATTACTTTTGGTGGTAATATAAACCCTAAAAATTGGGGTTCATCTTGCGGTGATTGGTAATATATTTCATTTAATTGACAACTAATTACACATTGTGTATTTTTATTATAAACCAATATAATAATATTATGACATCAAAAGAATTTTTTAATGAAAGACTCTCCGGAGAACCATTAACGCAAGAAAGAATAATCGAGGCTTTAGATGAATACTATTCAATTAAAAAAGACCTTGAAAATAATTTACTTGATGAAGAGTGGAAAGATATCCCTAATTATGAAAATATTTACCAAGTAAGTAATATGGGAAGAGTAAAAAGTTTAAATAGAATTATTGAAAATAAAAAGGGTCAAATTCAAAAATATAAGGGGAAAATATTATCGCCTCGTTTTAGTAATAGAGGGTATTATCAAGTAAATTTATCTGAAAATAATAAACCCACGTTATTTTCGGTACATAGATTAGTTATGTTATCATTTGTTGGTCCATCAAATTTATTAGTTGACCATATTGATAGAAATCCTAAAAATAATAAATTAGAAAATTTGAGATATGTTTCTAATCAAGAAAACACATTTAATAGAGGTGCGAAAGGTTATTCGTATAGAAAAAATCTTAATAAATGGGTTGGTTGTTTACGAATTAAAGGGGAATCAATTTATTTAGGTGTTTTTAACACAGAACTTGAGGCTAAAACCGCTTATTTAGAAAGTAAATTAAAATATCATGTTATAAATAAATCGTCTGATTTATGATTCTTATAAGATTTACTATTTAATGAAAAGAATTAAACGAGAGTAAAAAAAACTCAAAATTACCTTCGTTCAAAAGATGGGAGTAATTTTTACTCTCGTGTTATATTTATACATATGGATATTAAGATTAGTGAAGAAAAAATAGAAAAATTAAAAGATATTATTATTAGTAGTCTTGGTATTGATGAGGATAACTTAATAAGAGCCTTCCAATCAAGAATGAACGGATATAAAGTTCAATTTTTAACTCCGGGAACAAGAAAATATGTAATAGCTGATTATTACGGATTTGATAACAACACTCTTATTAGAGTGTCTGATGACTATTTTTATGATTTAGTTAGTCCAATTTTTGGTTCCCGTAACATTTATAATACAATAAGAGAAGATTTGATTAGAAGAATTTTTAAAATATATACTAGTAGATACCCAAGTATTTATGGTAATAACGAGATAGAAGAGGTTAGATTTTTAGATAGGGCTTTAGAATAACATGAAAATAATTATAACAGAATTACAATATAAATTGTTGCAAGAACAAAGGGTTAAGGGAGATGAGATTACTCCCGGGAAATATGTTGTTCATTCCTCTAATAAGTCTAACCGAGATAGTATTATGGACTATGGGATTAGAGCGGTGTTAGGTGATTGTTATTTAACTCACGCAGCCAGTGAATACAGTGATGATGAAGAATGTGTCCCTGCAGTATTTGCTACCAATAGTTTAAAGAAAAAAGATATGTTTGATTCAACTTATGACGATGACATATGGGTGATAGATACAGAAAAATCAAATGTTCAATGGTATAAAGATGCTCATTTTGATGATAAGTATAAACATATTGTTACCTTTGATGATATACCAAGAGACTCAATTAAATTAATTCACAAGGGAACCGGACAAGATATTTGGAACACTCAAGATGATAATAGAGAATTAACATTAAGTGAAATGATTAAATTGGATATTAAAGTTGGTGATACCATAATGGGTGGGAAATTCAAAAACAAAAAGGTTGTTGTTAAAACAATAGATAAGAATGAAAAAGGTGATATAACAATAAATGGTAAACCATTATTAAGGTTCAGAATTATTAAATAATATGAAAGATTTAATTAAAAAGATATTAAGAGAAGAGGTTAATAAACGATTTATTAGAGGTACAGACGCAGCTAAATCGATTATCATTAAACATATGGAGAAAATTATCTCTAATACAACAAGAGTCACTCCACCTACTGAAGAGAATTATGGAAACTATAATGAGGAATGGTGTAAAGGGGATAAAATTATTATTGAGGCGAGGTATAATTTTATGGGTGATGAGGATGAGGATGATGGAGATGAAAAGTTTTATGCTGGTGATTTATTTGTTGATACAGATGAGATTGATTATTTATCAACAATGTTACAGGTTAGAAAATCTTTTATATTTAATGTGATAACTGAATGGTATGATGAAAAATATACAACCAAGTTTGGACAAGAAATTGGTCATCCGGAAATAGAGATTGATGAAACTCACGAATCGGATGATTGGCGTAAATGTTATCAGATGGTTAATACTGATAATATAAGTAGAGGAGAAATGATTAATTATCTTCATAAAAATTCATTGTACAGGATTAGTGAATTGGAAGATTTAAGTGATTATGATTTAAAGAGTAGATACAGAAGTGTTTATAACATAAAATCAAATGACGTATGAGAATAGTAATAAAAGAAAGTCGTAGAGACGAATTGGCAAAAAAAGAGTTGGATAAAGCATTTTCCAATATGTATATTGATGTTGATTATATTACAGATTCAACAGGGTCACATAGGAGAATTGATTATAGAAATGGTGATGGTGTTATAATGATTTACGGTGAAAGGGCGAAAACTTTATACATTTGTGATGATATTCTTGCTCCCATAGTTTATTTCAGTTATACACCACATGAAAGTAAAATGTTAGTAAAAAATTGGTTTGAAGATAAGTTTGAATTACCGGTTAAAATTACTCATCACACACAAAAAGGTGTTTTAAATTAAAAAATAAAATAACATATGAAATTATTAATAAAGGAAAGTCGTAGAGACGAATTAGCTATAAAAAACTTGAATAAAACATTTTCTAAAATGTATAATAAAACTAAACAGATTAGAAATGGTCAAGGGAAGGAGGTTTTTCTGGTTAATTATATAAATGGTGGTGGTATTATAATGGTGTACAATCCAAATTTAAATACTTTATCAATTTGTTATGATATTCTCTTACCTATAGTTTGGTTCGGTTATACAATGGATGAAAGTAAATTGTTAGTAAAACATTGGTTTGAAGATAAATTTAAATTACCGGTTAAAATTGTTCATTATATGGAAGATAAAGAAGATTTAAGTTAAAAAAAATAAGGGAACTATTTGGTAGTTCCTTTTTTTATGCCTATATTTGCCTTATGGAAATAGATTTTATTAAATACTCGGTAGAAGAATTAAGAGAACTTCAAAACAAGATAGGTAATTATTTACAAACTCGTGAAGATGGGTTTATATATATCTGTGAGGTTAGGTCATATGGTAGTAAATGGAAAAACACATTAACCAATGAACTTGCGGTGAATGATTTATGTGAGGATTACAATGGTCAAGATGGTATTGTAAATGTTTATACAACCAATCCGGATGCTAAAATCACCAATTATGGTGGTGATATAATGCTTATTAAATCTAAAGATGAGTATGATAAATGGGTATCAGGGACGGAATTAGCTAACGAGATATCAACTGCTGAACACAGGTTGAAAATTTGGGAAGAGAGACATAACATGCCATATGGAATGAAACCAACTTTTCCACCACATTACACTAAAGATGATATATCGGAAATGAAAAAGCAATTAAAAAAAATCGGAGGTTATGAAAAACCAATACCGATGAATAAATATTTTGATAATTATGATTATGAGTGAAAAATTGACTATGAAGGAGATTAACGAGAGATATGTTAATCGTGTTATTGGGTTATTAGAGAATGACAAAGAACTTTGGGAAAGAAACGAGATGTGTGGAATGGATGGTTGTTTTGTGGATTATTATAGTCCGAAATATCCAACAACAAATGAAGGAACACTATCTTTTTCTGATAGAGATTTTGTTAGTGCTTATATTGATGGTAAATTTGCTTGGGAAATACCGTTTTGGATGTATTACAATCCGTTTAATAAAAAATCTTCAAGGTTACGTAAAGCAATGAGTGTGATGACAAAATACCATATTGAGAAAGAATCTCAGGAGTATAGAGATAAATTAACTAATTCAATTAAGTGATATGTGGGTAGAAACAAAAATAATAATGGATGGTGGGTATCAAGAAGCTGTTATCCAAGAAAGTGAAGGACAAGATTCAATTGTACTACGAGTGGTGGAAAGACAGGACAAAAGTGTTGACGCAAGATTGTATATGTCCTATGATGAGGCGATACGATTGGCGAATGAATTAATAGAATTTGTGGGTAAAGCTAAAAGTAAATAATTATGAATAAAGTTATATTTTGGCACACTTACTTGGTAAATGATTATAAGGTTATTGTTCAAGACCAAATGACCAAATTATTTACTTCAGGTTTATATGATGAATGTGAAATGATTTATGTTGGGATAAACTATCATAATATTGATGAAGTTGATTGGTTTAAATCTTTACTATTAAATTACTCTAAATTTAAAGTAATCGTTCACCCAACAAATGACGGTGAATTTGATACAATGAAATTTTTAACAAATTATTGTAAAGATAATGATTGTTATGTGATGTATTTCCATACAAAAGGTGTGGGTAATAAAGAATTTGATATTAGGACAATTCTTTGGAGAATGAGTATGGATTATAATATAATCTACAGGTTTAAAGAGTGTGTCCGTAAATTAGATAATGGTGCGGATGCTGTTGGATGTAATGTTAGATATGATACACATGTTGGTTATCATCCCCATTTTAGTGGGAATTATTGGTGGACAACATCTGACCATATTAAAACATTAAACGATGAATATTTATATAATAAAACTTTATTAGGTACTGACCTTTATGAAGGTAAACATAATTTATTATTGGTTGAATTTTATATTGGGTCAAACCATAATTGTAAATTGGAATCAATTTTTGAATGTAAAGGAATTGACGCTTATCTGACAGAATGTTTAATTAACGAATATATAAATTAAAAATATGGGGTGGAAATCAACAGTAGAAATTAGTAGAGATGAGGTTATAGAACTGATACTATTAAAGGTTGGTGTGGATGTCCTAAATAAGATGTCCAATAGAGACCTTGAAAATATGGTTGAGACATTGGGGTTTGGTGACAATATTGATTTACCTCACTTTGGACATAATTTTTATGTGGTACATAATAAAGAAAAAGATAACCCCCAAGATTAATGGGGGTTTTTCATTTATGGGATATTTATTTATATGAAAATAGTAATAACGGAAAATAAGATTGATAAGATAATTCGTAAGTATTTGGATAGTGAATTTATTCCGGATTATGGGTGGTATGAGAATATGAGGACGACAGCTGGCACTTACCAAGATGATGTTGATAGATTTGGAGACATTGTTTTTTTCATAAATGATGATGATTCTTACATTTATTATGGTTGTAATGCAAACGCTGGTCCGGAAGATGAATACTTTGCGGGTTATGGTCGTTTACACAACTATGACTGTCCTTTATTACACATATATCCTGTGGTTGGTAGAAAACTAACGTCTTTATTTGGGGATTTGTGGAAACCAATATTTAAACAATGGTTTGAAGAAAATACGGGATTAGAAGTTAAACAAATAACAGACGATTATTTATCTATCTAACATATTCTTCAAGATAGCTTCCAACATAGAGATTGATTCCTTGTCTTTTTTTGTCTTCACAATTTTACCTTTAAGGTATTCTAAAGAATCTATCATCTCCTGTTTCTTATCTGTAGGTTTCAGTGGGGAGTTATGAACGGTCACATTAGGTTTAACAACGGATAAGGGTTTTATAGGGGTCGTAACCACATTGGTGTTGTATAATGTATTATATACACTAATTGCCTCATTAGAACCCTTTGTTGTTGTCCGGATAATCAAATATTTAAGTAGTTTCATAGTGTAAAGATACGATATAAGTTTAAGATACACAAACATTAATCAATGTTAATTGTTAACTCCAAACCATTCCGACATAAGTATTTCTCCAGCATTATTAGAGTTATACTTCATCAATAACCATTTAATTATACATTCGTTGATAAATCCTTTATCAAAATTATCACCAAACCATTTTGATATGTCCATATGTATTCGGTTATTAATTCTAATAAAATTGTCCATATCCGACCGCGTTATTCCAATTTCAGTGTCACCATGCCTAAACACAATTGATTTATTATGATAGTTGGATTGACTAAATGTGAGTTTATTGGGGTAAGTAAGATTGAGGTATTTAATAATTAAGGAGGACATTTTATTATTCATCATCGACTAATTTAATTTTCCCAATTTCAATTCTATGTGGGAATGAAAACAATTTAACAAATAATTTCATTTCCGTTAAACCCCAAGTTCTAACATATTCATTTCTTTTTATTGATGACCAATACCGAAATTTAGGGTTCTCCCATTTTTTAGTATCAGTTTTCCTGTCGTATCGGCATATTCTAAAATTACTAATCTCAATGTGAATTAATAATTTTGGTTCATAGTAATCGGTGTTAAAAGTCATACCAACAATTTTATAATCATATTTAAACCACCTCTCGGCTTCTAATTCTCCGGACCACGGATGTTTTTTAATGATTTTCCTCATCAAAGGAATTATTTTAATTGCATAAGAATTATCGTCCATATTTGTCGAAGTTAATTTATGTCTCATTTTCCGTTGTTTAACATTTTAATGGCTTTTAAAATTTGTTCTTGATTTCTATAGAGTGCTGATAACTTATTTTCGATGACGGAATATCGACAATGACTACTCCCAACCACTTCTTCAAGTTTAATATCTTCAAGTGTTTCTTGTTTATCAAAATCAATAAAGTTATATGCACTACTTCGTCCTTCCATAACTTCTTCTGTGGTTAACACTTTACATTCGTGTTTGAACTCCTTAATCTTTTCATCAAATTCATCAATATTATCATTAATAAATTCAACATGTTCTTTCGGAAGATATCCGTAATCAACACCGGTGGCGTTTACACATTGGGCACATTGCTCTGAACATTTATCACCATAATCAACTTCATCACCACAATAGAAATTCTTTCTTGGATTGATTATTTTATACCATTGTATATTATCATCAACAACCTCAAAATCAACCTCCTCACAACTTGGATTCTTAACAAACCATTTTAAAAACTCATCATCAATAGCTTGTACACCATCTTTAATAAGTTGTTGGTCTGTGGTTAGGATTATTTTTTTACCATTCGCAACCTCTTCTAATAAAATATAAGATACTTGAATAACTTTTTTGTTTAAAATTATTATATAATCATTTTCATTAATATCTTCATTAGAAGTGATGTAGATGTTTTGACCTGTAGTATAAAATGTTGTAGGATAACTTGCTAAATTAAGTATTTTACCATAGTTAGATAAAAATAATCTTGTTTTTGATTTTGTTGGTAATAAGTGTATGTTTTTCATAAGACTAATTTATTTAGAACGCAAAGATAAGAAATAAAAACTATTCTACCAAACAATATATTTATTATTATGAACTTACAGGAAAATATAATTAGAATAAGGGAAATGATGATTGCTGAGGAGATGGTTCAATCGGACGCATGGAAATCAATAAAGAAAACATTAGACATTCTAAAGAAAAAGAAAAAGGTATTGTTATTGAGTTGTTCCAATAGATATAATTGGGATGAAAAAAACCTTGACATACCAAAATCAAAGATGATTGCAATGTATCTTAACGATGAGTTAAAAGATACATCGGTCCTAATTGATGTTTCCGAACTTAATATTGTTCCTTGTGAGGGGAATGTTTCAAGAAAAGACGGAAACAGTTGTGGGATATTAAAGTCAATGCTCAAAGATAAGAAAAAGAATCCATCCGGAGACCATAGATGTTGGGCAAGTATTAATAATCCTAAAGACGAACTATGGAAGATATCCAAAGAGTTATTTGAGTCAGACGCAGTTATATTCTTTAGTTCGGTAAGATGGGGACAAACCAATATGTTCTACCAAAACTTAATTGAGAGATTGACTTGGATTGAGAATAGACATGCAACATTGGGGGAATCAAACCTTGTTGAGGATATTGAGACAGGATTCATCTGTGTTGGTCAGAATTGGAATGGTGAGGTTGTAAGTGAAACACAAAAAGAAGTTCATGAGTTCTACGGATTCAAACCAAACGATGACTTGTATTGGAACTGGCAATATACAAAAAATGTGAATGATGAGACACAAAAATCATATAAGGATTCACATAAGAAGTTTATCAAAGATACAAAATTACCGGAAGAAAAATAATATGAACTTACAAGAGAATATACATAGAATCCACCAAATGATGGGGGTTATCAATGAGGACGATAAGTCCGCAAAGATACAAAAAATCATTGATAAAATGGGGTTATATTACACCATTAAACTTTTCGGTGGTTATGACACTATTAAGAATATGTATGGTGATAGTTTTAATTTAACAAAAGAAGATAAGATTGATTTCATTAAAGATTCAGTCCAACATTTAGCAAAACCTTATAATACAATCGGAATTTCTATATATGAATTAGGTTTAAGTCCTGTCCCATATAGTATATCAGGCGATGAGGTACGACAGATAGAGTATTTTGGCCCGGAATCTGCTGTAATAGATGTTTACTACGAGGGTTATCATAAATCAGATTTTGAGGAGAAATACAAAAATTTTGATAATCACACATTAAATGATGTTTTCCTATTTATGCTTGACACATTAAACTATTACAAATAAGTATATTTCACCATCGGGTGATTAATATAACCACAATTCACCAAAGATAAGTATAATTCACCACATATTACCAAAATGTGTAATATAAGTTCCAAACCTTATAAACCCACAATATAAGTCCCAAACCTTATAGCCATAATAAGTTATAGAATACATCTATAGCTTATTATGGTTATGTTTTGACTATTTACTATTAATAGACAAAAAACAAACGCTTGATTAATCGGGGGGAATCACCTATTCATTACCAAACAGATATACTATGGAATTAAACGAACAGCTAACAAAAATCAAAACAATGATGGGGATAAATGAGAACAAACAAACATATCCATATTCTTGTGCGATGTTATATTTTAACCCTGATTCTATTACGGAATTACACAATAAGATAAACCCTGATGACTTATACACCGAAGAAGAGGGGTTTGGTTTAGAACCGGATTCACATTGTACATTATTATACGGATTACACGATAACGAGGTGAGTATTGACGACATAATAAATGTGTTAAATAAGTATAGTTATACAAATTGTAAAGCTCATAACCTATCTTGTTTCAACAGCCCAAAGTATGATGTATTAAAGTATGATATAATGGGGGATAATCTAAATGATACAAACGAGGAATTAAAACAATTTCCATTCACAAGTGATTACCCTGACTATCATCCACATATGACTATTGCATATCTTAAACCTGGCAAAGGTAATGATTATATTAATATGTTGGGTGATGAGCATAATGAAATGATAATGACACCACAATATGCTGTATATTCAAGAACCGATGGAACAAAACATAAGATACCTGTAAGACTTCAATAATATGAAATTACCAACAGATTATACAAAATTAAAACCTCAACAACGAAGAGAGGTTAGAATACAATATATTAAGGAACAGGATAATCTATGTATGTATTGTGGGGAGACATTAGATGAGGTTGCACCTGAAAGAATAACAAAGAATCCAATCAATTGGCGATTGTTTCCGGAGGGATTTTTAAATTACCCAATTCATCTACAACATTGTCATAAGACAAATATGACTGAAGGAGCGGTACATGCTTATTGTAATGCGGTTCTATGGCAATACGAGGGGAGATAAAATTAAAAGAGGGAAAAGTAATATTTTCCCTTTTTTTTATATTTATATGTATGAACTTACAAGAACAAACAAACAGGATAAAACAAATGATGGGTGGGGTTATATCCGAAGAATCTGAATCAAAAAAAGATTCTATGAAATCAATGTTAAAAAAATTAGGGATAGATGTAACATCTAAATTAATCGGTGGGATTGATTATTTAATAAGTGTTCTTTATGATGGTGATATTATGAAGTTCAGTGAAGATACTCATACACCACTTGCATATATGTCGGTAGACAAAAAGTCTTTATATTTACATGACGCGTTGGTTGAAAAACTTGGGTTAAATAATAATACACGACTACAACATCGTGGTGAAAAAGAATTGGGGGATTTTAGATTCGGAGCCAAAGACCATATGATGTATAAGTTCACCGCAAGATTATACCCAATAAAACTTCATAACCAACCCTATTATAAAGTTGTGGGGTTAAGTGGGGATTCAGGATTTGGTTATGGTTTTATTACTCAAAAAAATACATTAGGTTTAAGACACAGACAACAAATCTTCAAACAAATAATAGACAAATATGGTTTAGAACCCTATATGAAACTAAAAACATTCTATTAAGATACTATGAACTTACAAACAACCATAAGAAGAATAATAATGGAGGAAGTAAATAAGGATTTGTCCCCAATATTAGAGAAGTTATTAAATAAGATGTTGGTTAAGGATAACCAAGATATCATCTGTGGTGTAAAAGTTAAACATCCAAGTAATAGGACGAAACTACCGGAGAATATTTATGAACACGAACACTACAGGGTGGATATAACATTTATCGGGGGAATAGGAACCAAGTTTTGGCCTCAAACCCAAGCGGTACAGATTAGATACGATAATTTAATAGATGAGGTGTGGAATATAATATATGATTTCACAGGACATCCGGTAGATATATTCCCAAAATTTATTAAAGAGTGTGAATAAAATACTAAACGATAAAACCATTCGTTATCATTCCTACACTACCGTTCCGGAATTTCACTCATAGTTCCATCCTTTACTATTTTTCATTCGTATAACCAATCGTATATATACGGATAAATACGTATATGTATAAGAAATCCATTTATTTATACACATCAACTTCCATATGTATAAAAAACTCAATAATTTATACATATAATCATTTTACCCCAAACATTATACACTATAATTGTTTTACTCATCATATATACATTTTACCCCCCATTTAACTAATCCCCTTTTAAGGGGGGACAAACTACAGACAGGATTAGTTATCCGGTATGGTGTTCATTATTAGTTTCAGTTCATTGTGCATGAACCATCAAATGAAATGAACAATGAGGGGATATATAATAACTTATGTTTTGTATCACTGTAGTCAGTTTAAAACTCACAGGACTGATACGAAAGGTAAGTTTTAATGGTATTATCTGTCTCTGTAGTGTCCCATTCCATAACCATTAAGTTCGTCCATTAGTAGTCAATTAAATACCCCCTGACGGGTCGTTGAAGTAATCATCCTAACACACTACGTGTTCTCACGCGTTATGTACCATAACTGACATAAATCACTGGGGAATGTATATAGTGAATTAATTGTCCCTCACACTACTCTCAGAGGGGAAAAAGTGATGTTTAACTATCCACAGAACCATATTCGGTGGGAATATGTGGTAGAAGATGGTAAGTGTGTGGGGTTAAAAGTGGGGGGAAAGGATTATCCCCATCGTAAAGAGAGACTGACATTTTGTCAAAAACAAGAAATTTAACATAAAAAGTTATTAACAATCCCCTCTGAGAGTGTGTACAACTCAATTGTTAATAACTATATTTAGAAAAACTTATTAACAATTATGGTACCAAGAACTTACTTAACCGGGTTTACCCCCACTGTCATAGTGTCAGATGAATTATATATAGTGGATTATGGGATTGGGGAATGTGTATATACCTATAAACAGGTGGGTAGAAGAATCAAACAGAATGTACTTCTACTTGTCAATTGTGATATGTGGAAGGTAATAGAGAGTATTAATTTAGAGACCCCACTAAACGAGGGGGATTATAAGAACCTGAATATGGAGATACGCAACCATTCATTAGGGTGTGTAGAGGAATATATTAGGGATTCTCAGTAAAACGGGGGATTCACTAAGAATAATTTTCAAAACCATATATACTCGATTATCATATTCTCAGTAAACGGGGGGATTTATATAAAAAAATATAAAGCAGGTTGGAGTCTACTCTTCCAACCCTATCGTCGCGCCCCCATCCGGAGTGATTACCGATTCTGTGGTACAAAGATACAAATAATATATTACATACACAAACATTATTTCAATATATTTATATCATATGGAAGAAAATAAATTAATAACTAAAGGGTTTGATATAACAACCAAAGCTGTATCAAAGAAATACCCATTCATTAAAGGATGGAAATATGGGGAAGACTATAAGAAGTATGGTGGTATTACTGTCATTGACCTATACATTGATTTCTATATGTTATCCGATTACCTCAACATTCCCCTCGAGGACTATTGGGCCATAAGACTTAAGGACCCAAACAATGAATATAACTCCACTTACTCAATTGGGGGATTCTTCCAAGAACTATACGCAAACCAAGATAAAGAGATGTACAACTTCAGAACTAAGATAGACAGCCACTATAAGACAGCCTACTCATACATCCCCGATGAACTCAAAAGATTTTATACCTATGAGTCAGAGTATGGTAATCCCGATAAACTATATCCCGCTCAACCAAGTGTTCATAACTTTATTGTCTACAATGAATAAACTTATTAACAACTGACACCATGTCATGTTGATAACTTTTCCCCCATTCATTAGGATAAATCAAATATACCCCCTCCCCCCTTATCTATTTACAGGGGGGTTTTTTGTCCATACACCCTCCCATCCCCCCCTATATACCCCCCATACCCCCTACCGGGGGCGTATCCTCCCTTGGCTCCCCCCCATATCTATATCCAAAAAGGGGGGATAATCCTCTCTACATTGTGTATGGGTAAAAAAAACTTTTATAGAAAATTTTTCTAAAAAATTCTGGAAAAATTTTTGGGAAAAAATCCCCCCATTTTGGGGTATCCGGAAATAATGGTTGATAATCCGGAAAATTTCCGGATAGTGAAAAAACTTGACAAAGAAAAAAAGTTTGTTATTATTATCTTTATGGGATTAAAGAAATGTTCAAAATGTGGTATTGATAAGGAATTATCGGAATTTAATAATCTTAAGAGTTCATCGGATGGTCTAAATTATTGTTGTCGGGAATGTTGTAATATTGATAAAAAAATATATCGTGAGAATAATCCGGATAAGGTTAGGGAATCCAAAAAAAAATATCGTGAGAATAACCCTGATAAGATTATAGAATATAATAATCGGGGTAAGGTTAAGAAGAATAAATACTCTAATGTTATATGGTATTATCCTACGGAGACATTTAGTTTTGAAAATATAGTTAAGGTTAAACTCAGTGTTAAGGAAAAAAGAATAATATATAATAAAAAAATAAAATTACTTAGGGAAACCTTAACGGAGAGTACTTGTGGTAAATGTGGGTTAACTAAACCTATTTCTGAATTTTACGAAGGTACAATCACAAAGTGTGGGGAATGTGAGAAAGAGAGAATGAGGATTTATCGACTTGAGCATCCGACAAAGGTTAAGACCACTAAAAAGAAATGGAAAGATAATAATCAGGAAACATATAAAAAATCTAAGAAGAAACATGTCAAATTAAGAAGACAGAGAGACCCTTTTTATCGTGCAATATGTAATCTTCGTACAAGGACATCATCTTATTTAAAACAGATAGGTGTTAAAAAGGATAGTTCAATGTTTAAGATAATTGGTTGTACTCCGGATGAGTTTAGGAAATATTTAGAAAATAGATTTTTAAAAGGAATGAGTTGGGATAATTATGGGATATATGGTTGGCATATTGACCACATTATTCCAATATCGTTGGCTAAGACACTTGAAGATGTTAAGAGGTTATGTCATTATACTAATTTTCAACCATTATGGGCTGATGATAATTTGAAGAAGGGTAATCAAATGACACCAGAAGGTTATCTTAAAGAAAAGTTTCCTTATTTTGAAGTATCTATTGATTCTGAAAATAATGTTGATATAAAAGTTAAACCAATCCCCCACTTCAATTAGTGGGGTTTTTTAATTTGTTCGTTTAAGACCTATTACATTTTCATATTGTGGTATTAAACTATCATATAGGTTTAGAACCATATCTAAATGTTTGAAATCCATAAACTCTCCTTTACCCGGTTGTTCCAAATTTGAATTTATTAAATATTCCAAGCATTGTGATTTAAGTTCATTTTCAAAATTAAACGCACCTAATCCTTGAAGAATTTCTTGTCTATATATTTTGATGATTTCTATTTTGCCGTAATCCTTCCATCTTTTTTCTTTGTATCTATCTTTAATGGAATTTTTGGTATAACCAACTTTAACCATATCCACCCCATCCACTGTCATATGTACCACATATACTTTATGAGGTCCAAAACGAGTTGCTGCTCTATTAAAAAAAGAGGGTATAATTTTTCGGTATTCTTTCATAAGGTTAATGATGACTTTTTCTTGTTCATCTAAATCTTTTGTTTTTGACGCTTGTAAGTATTGTTCGTATAAGTTCATGGGTTAAATATAGTGAATAAGATTGGGGGAATCAAATGTGTCTATTACATAACCCGAACTCCCTCCGGTCGTGTTTCAATCCCCCCGCCCCCTTTTTTTTGAAAAAAAATAAAATAAATTTGGTAATTAAATAAATTGTATTATCTTTGTCATTATTAAAGAAATAAGTGTGAGAAGAAAATTAACGTATGAAAAATGTAAAGAAGAAGTTTCTAAATACAATAGTTATAGTGAATTTATTCAAACTGACCGGTCAGCCATTGAAACTATAAGAAAAAATAAATGGTTTGATTTATTATCTCATTGGGAAATGCCTTACTCAATAACAAATCCAAAATGGACATACGAGAAATGTAAAGAAGAAATTTCTAAATTAACTAATATATCTGAATTACAAGGTACTACTTTATTAAGTACTATATGTAAGAATGGTTGGTATGATGAATTAACTCTTCATTTAGTCAGAAATAAATCAAAAATAATTGAGGATGATGAAATCAGAACTGAAGCGTTAAAATATAATAATAGAACCGAATTTTCCAAAAATAGTTCAGGTCATTACAATTCTGCAATAAGAAAAGGTATTCTTGATGAAGTTTGTTCACATATTGAGCGAAAAAAACGAAAAAAACGACATACAAAAGAAGAAATATTTGAATCAGCATTAAAATATGAAAATCAAAGAGATTGGAGACTAAACGAACCTTCGGTATTTAATAGTTTTAGTCACTTATCCGAGAGTGTTGAGGATAAAGAATTTCGGTTACATTGTATAGAACATATGGAATATTTATCCAAACCAAAAGGTTATTGGACTTATGAAAAATGTGAAGAAATAACTAAAAACTATTCGGTTCTTATGGATTTTGAGAACGATTATAAAACCCTTGCTGGTATAATTCGTAAAAATAAATGGAATAATTTACTTGACCGTATGGAAAGACAATTGACTCTTAAAGAAAGAGTTATTTATGTTTGTGAATTTAATAATACAACCCCAAAATTTGCCTATGTTGGGTTAACTTGTAAGATTGAACAGAGAAAGAAATCACATTTCTATGGTTCTCGTGGTAAATCACCGGTTTTCCGAAAAATTAATGAGGTGAATATGTTTCCGGAATTTAAAATTTTAACACCTATTCTCAAAGAAGAAGATTCTATAATTAGTGAGGCAATGTGGATGGAAAAATATCGTGATATGGGTTATGTGTTATTAAATAAAAATGGTGCAGGTTCGTTAGGTGGTACTCGTAAACCAAAATATCCTTACAGGTATTTTATAAAAATGAAGGAAGGATGTAAAACTAGAGAAGAATACATTGAAAAAATTTCAAAATCCGCTAAAACTATTGCTATTCAAAATGGATGGTGGGAAGAATTAATTTCGGATATGACGAAATCAAGAATAATGTATAATGAATGGACATTTGAGTTAGTTAAAGAAAAATTGTTAGAATGTAAAGGTAAATCAGAATTACAAAAAAAGTATTTTGGAGCTTTTCATTGGTTAAATAAAAATGGTGTTATGAATGAATTTTTTACCCCAAGAATATCTTGGTCATATGAATTAATAAAAGAAAAGGCGGCCGAATGTAGGAATAGAACAGAGTTTGCTAAAAAATATCCGGGTGGTCATGGTAGTGCAATAAGATTAGGGTATATTGATGAGTTTTTTCCAAAATAATTCGAATCTCTCCGGACCCGAACTCCCTTCGGTCGTGTTCAAATCCCCCCGCCCCCTTTTTAAGTATAAAATAAAACCCCCAATTAAGGGGGTTTATTATTATACAACTTCCATCTCTGTATGATGAGGTTTTGGATATTCCAATTCTATTTTAATATCTAAGAATTCACATAAATCTTTTACATGATTTATTTTTCTTTCGGTGTCTGTATAGGTTGACACATAGAACACATTGTTAATGTTGTCGTATTGATTTTTTTTAAGTATTGATTTAGAGAATTCATTTGGAATAAATTTCACATAATTTCCTAATACATGTTTAAATACTTTCCCTCCCACCATTGTTGATAGGTCGTGTAAAAACTCCCTGTAGTTGTTTGCAAATACTTTGCTGTCATATTTTTTTCCCAATACGGTCAAAAAACATATGGTCTTTGGTTTCTTTGATGGATATTTTTCATCGTAAAATAAATCTACCAAATCCATGAATTCATCGTAATGTTCGTTTAATAATTTTTTAATCTTTTCCATATTTAATTGTTTTATACTACAAAGATAGTAAACTTAATTTTCCCAGTCAATACTCTGGGGAATTTTTATTTGTGTTATACCACACCGACCCTTTTTTATTGGCAATGTATATTTATTTACATGAAAGAATCGGATATTGTGTTGGTTAGCGGTCATTGGCCGTTGGATGTTAAGTTTGCGGTAAATACCAAAAAAACCATTGAGTATTATTGTTCCCTACATAATTATGATTTTTATTATGATGAGGTTGAACCCATTGATAAAGATGTTCATCATCTACATTATAGAAGATGTGAAATCTTAAAACGAGCCTCTTTAAGATTTCCGAATGCGTCCTGGTATGTTTGGTTGGATACCGATGTTTTTGTAAATCGTATGGAGGTTAGGTTAGAATCGGTTATTGACTTATCGGACACAAATATACTATACCATTTATTTTATGAAAAACCTAATGAGGTCAATCATAGAGTATGGGATTTTAAGTATGATATAGAAACCGAAAATAAAGTGAATACCGGTGTAAAATTTGTAAGTCGTGAGGCAATTAAAATTGAGTCGGATATTTGGGAATTACGGGATGATGAGATATGGAAGAAATTCCCATATGAACAAAAAGTGATGGTTGAGAAAATTATACCGGAAAATTTAGATAGAATAGTTATACACGACCCGTATATTCTTAATTGCACCGAACAATTTTATCCTATTCAGAATGGGGTGTTTGTTCATTTATGTGGAAGGACTGAAGAATTTAGGGATAGATTTATGAAAGAAGTGTTAATAAATGGTTTAAATGATGTGTTATTATTAAATTTACCCCAATATAAACAAATAATGTACCCACGAAATCGTAGTGGATTACCCCTTCAGTTTTAACTCATCACATAAACCGAACTCCCCCTTTTTTGGAATGATGGTATATTTATTAATATGAAATTTATTATAACAGAACAACAGTATAGAATATTAAAGGAAACTGAGGAACAAACACAGGATATTGATTTTAATGGATTTAGTGAACCTCATCTATTACCTCAATTTGGTATTCATATGGTACAATTTAAATCAACCGGACGATTTGAAAAAAAACCGGAAACTGAAGTGTTTATATTCACTGATATAACTACAGGAAAAGAATATATATTTGATGCTGATTTGGTTCAAAAATCAGGTAATTCAAATTTTTATATGAATTTGTCTGATATTAGAAGAAAATATAATATTAATTTTGATGAAAAGTTTGAACGACATATTGGTAAGTTATCTGAGAAAGAAACGGAACGATTATTTTTTGAACGCTCTAAAGCTTATAGGTCTAACAAAGGTTATTGTGATAACAATCAATGTAAAGACCTTCGTAATATTATTGAAAAATCATTGAAAGAAATTTATAGTGATAATTACGGAGTTTACAATTCAAAGTATTGTGATAAAACTGAAGGGTTTTTAAATATTTATTCCCTACCAAATTCTATTAATGAAAAAGGTGTTAGTTGGTCAAAACTTAATTACATTATATTTGAAAATGACCCAATAAGTTTAATTATTAAATCATATATTAAACAAATGAAAACTTTTGAACATAATGATTTTGTTCAATGGGTATACGATAGTAAAGATAAATTATTTAAAGGTGAATTTTTAAATACATTACTCAAAAATATTAGTTATAAACCAACTTTTATGTCAAAAAGTAATTATGAACCTCATATTAAAAAATTCTTACCTAATTCAAAAGTTGTTCAAAATTTTTGTCCCTCAACAAAAACAGATTATTCTGAAGTAGTTGTTGTTGAAGATGAGGGTAAACGGATTATTTTCCAACCGGTTAACGCCAAAAATGAGGGAATATATAAATTAGATGATAAGTATTATATTCCATTTTCAAAAAGGGTTAAACCACCTAAATTATCATATAAGTCAGATTTTATTTTAATATCAAATGGTCCGATATACCGTAATTATAAAATAATACAAGGTCGTGAATCTTGGGAAAGTCCTGAACCACCAGTTTATTCACCAACAGATAAAATCCTCACTATTAGTAAAAAAATAAAATAATTTAAACCCCACTTTAACGAGTGGGTTTTTTTATGCCTATTACATAACCCGAACTCCCTCCGGTCGTATTCAAATCCCCCCGCCCCCTTTTTTTGGAATGTTGATATATTTATATTAAAATAATATTATGAATAGAAGTTTTAGTAAAATCAGACATATCCAAGAAGCTAATATGAGATTGGAGAAACAAATGTTATCTGAACAAGCATTAAAACAGCAAACTTTAAGTCCTCAAGCATTGTCTTCACCGAAATCTCAAGAGACAAAAGAACTAGCTGCTTTTTTTAACAAATATTACAAACTTAATTTACCTTTGGATGGTAATTGGACAAATGTTGATTTTAATAATACTATGGGAAGATACCTTAAGGAAAAAAACATTCCAATTTGGGTTTGTAAGAAAGGGGATGGTTATTGTCATGATGATTCCGCCGGTGAAATCACAACTAAAGACCTTGGTCGTTTTAAATCGGTAATGGAACAAGATAGTGGTAAATTACAGACAAGTAAGATAAATACAACCAATGATAAGTCATATGATTATAAGTTAGAGAATGGAAAATACTACTATAGTTTAAAAGGACAAAACAAATGGGTTGAGGCTATTGGTAAAGGTTTAGAGTCAATCAAAACAAAAGTAAAATTTTAAACCCCCCTTTTATTAATATGAAATTTATAATTACGGAGAATAAAATAAAAGATTTAATTACCAAGGAGGTGGGATATGATTTGTCTGACCATATTGAAGTGATTACAAATTGGATTGAGTTAGGACCTAAAGGTCAATACTTGTTCTCTGATGGTAGAGAGGAGTTTAGATGGTTACTTAACAATTTTGGTCCAATGTATTTGTTTCATATTGATGGTAATAATTATTATGCCCAACCTCAAAAAGAATATGGTGTATTGGTTTTAAGTGAAAAACAAAATCGTAAAATAGAGGAATCCGATTTTTTAAATATTCTTGGTATTAAACATTTGGGTATTGGGCTAAATTATATCATAAATAACTTTGCTTGATGAATAATATAAAACAACTTGTGTTTAGATATTTTGATATGGTTCTCAAAGGTTATGAAAAACACGGGAGACGAAGGATGAGTATGAGGGCTCCCCATGTTCTATTAGAATATATGAATGGTGATGGTCGTGTTGCATTTGATTATGATACAGAAACTGAAATTATTAACTTTAATGGTGATGACTTTGGTATCGTCAAAAATATGTTTAGTATATCCATCCCTGAATTGGTGAGTATTTGTAAAGAATATGTTGCCGATAAATTTGACCAACCCAAATTAACTAACTCACGATTTTATATATCAGATTTAAATTATTAATATGAAAATACTAATCACCGAAAGTAGAATGTACGATGCGTTCGTTAAATATATTAATCACCGAACAAATTTAATTTATGACCCCGAACATAAGGAGTTTCAAAATTTAAAGAGTTACGGGGATGTTTTTGGATGGAAAAATAAAAGTAGTTTTATATTTGCAAGTTATGATATGGAAGATGAGTTGGAGGATTTCTTTGGGGGAAACTCAAATGATTTAATGTTGAGATACCTTCAAGATAATTTTCCTGATGCCGGTATTGAAGATATTTCAGAATAATTTAAATTTAGTGAATTCTATTTACTTTTCAAATATTTATATATATGGAAAATAAATTAAATGATTCAACGGAAATAAACTTAAATATTAAGTGGTTAATTCAAATTGTTATAGCTGTTTCTATGGCTGTGTGGGCGTATTCGGAGGTTAGTGGTAGATTAACTAACTTGGAACATAGTTATGAAATGTTAAAAGATAAATCAGACAGAACCAATGTGGCGATAGAAGAAAGTGCTAACGGACATAACGCTTGGCCTATGGATGTGGAACAATCCACCAGAATTAAAAGATTGGAAGAAGATATGAAAAGAATAGAAAATTATTTTTTACAAACACAAATAAAACATTAAATTTAACTCCCCACCTTGACAGTGGGGTTTTTTATTTGTATCTTTATAAAAAAACTTAAACATTATGTCAGAACAAACAGAAAACCCAAAAACAATTGCAGTATTCGCTAGAGAATATTATGAAACATCAATTACAAAAGAACCGGTGGAATTAAACCTTGAAGATTATCCTGAATTGGAAGGTATGACTAAAGAACAAGCTATTGATTATGTTGAATCCAACGCTTCGGAAATGAAACCAACCAATGATGAATTTGGTTATGATTCACTTGAGGAACAACTTAACGATATGGATATTCGTAGAGATAAAATTACGAATGAGACCCAAGAAATTAACGCTGTAGCTAAAATGTTTTAATTATGTCAGAAGCACCAAAAAAACTCAGTTTTGGATTATTAGAATCCCGATGACGACGAAGAAGAAGAATAAAATTTAACCCCCTTGATTGGGGGTTTTTTATTTATTATACTTGTATAAAAATAAAAGTTATGAGAGAAACTATATTTGCTTTGTTTGGTATTATTGCCGGACTTATAATAAGATTAGTTATTGAATTTGTTAAAAAGAAATAGGTTATGGAAAATGAATATAATTTAAGTATGGATGAGATTCGGGTATTATACGAGAACTCTCTACAAAATAGGGAAATTGAAATACCTGATAATTTTAAATCGGTTATCTTAAAGACTCGTCCTGAGATTAGAGACATTGTGTCGGCTGGATTTAGGATAACAACTATGTATGACCCCCATAATTTTGAACCTATTAAAAAATTTCTTGTTGGTGTTAATATATTTTGTCACGAGAATATTTTGGTTTTGGGTGATAAGACAAGTTATGAATTAATGTTAAATGATTATTTTAAGATGACCTATACTGGTATGGACTTTGTAACATTTAAGGTTGAATCATTAATTATCCCACCAGAAAAAACTAATCAGGACAAATTTTTTGAATTGTTTGGTCGGTAAATATTTTTTTATTATCTTTGCCAAATGAAAAAGTCAATATTCAAATATTTTGATGTGTTTTATTATGGGGAACTAATTCCGGATGTTAACGACCCTGGTTGGTTAAAACCCAATAATAAAAAAGGATTTGGATATTCGCCTGAGACTGAAATTGTGTTTTATGGTGGTAATTTACTTGACGAGGTTTCGGCAATGTTTGGTATTGAAAGAAAAGAATTTCAGGATTATTTGGGTGAGTGGTTTAAAGAGAAGTATAATTTACCGGTATTAATGGTTTTGTAATGGATAAGAAAGAAAAAGTTATACTAAAATATTTGGAACTTACCTATGGTAATAGAGAAGTGTATGAAAGTGAAAAATCTATTGGTATTAATGGTGTTTTGATATATCATAAAAGTCTTAATCAAATTGGTGTAGTAGGTAAGGTTCATTTAGATTTAGTAAATTGGTTTGGGTCAGGAAATTATCATAAAGTGGTGGGAAAATGGTTCTCCGAGAAATATAAATTATATGTAATCCCCTTCTCTTTTTGAATTGGGGGATATTTATTTATATGAAACTTATAATTACTGAAAGACAAGAAACGATATTGGAGGGTTATTTAGCCGAAGGTGAGAATAAACCAACGATGACTCATTACGAAAAGAAATGAAATTAATAATTACAGAATCACAGTACGAAAAACTATTTAACAATATAGACGATAGTTTTTATGGCTCCGTTGAGGAAACCAACTTTGTTGTTGGTGATTTACTAACGGAAGCTGAATATCAGGGACGAAAAGTCCAACTTGGTAAAATTATGCAAGGCGATATAAAAAAGTTTAAAGTGTATGTTAAGAACGACAAAGGAAATGTTGTTAAGGTAAATTTTGGATTTGGAGGAAAATCCGCCAAAGGTAAAAGAATGGTAATCAAAAAGAATAATCCAGCAAGAAGAAAATCTTTTAGAGCAAGAATGAATTGTGATACTCCTGGTCCAAGATGGAAAGCGAGATATTGGGCGTGTAGAACTTGGTAATAAAAATCATATAATCCAATTTTTTTAATAATCTAGATATTTATAATAAAAAACTATATTATGGAAGAAGAATTAACTATTGTACAAACACCCAATCAATTTGAAAGAATGGAAGAGGATGGTTTGTCTCTTATCACTTTAACATCTAATATCTCATTTTATTTAAGTGAGTTTCCTCAATTAGAAGGAAAAAGTTATCACGAAGTGTTGGATTATATTAATGAAAACTCAGCTGAAGGGTTTGGGATGTGGGACGATAATATTGCCGCCACACTTATTTAAATTTTATTATTATGTCTAAATCAAAAAAACTAGGGAAACCTAAAAAAAACAGAGTAAATGTTGTTAAGAAATTAAAAATAATTAATAAAAACAACGAAATTATCAGAAGATTAAAATCTGAGATGTAAAAAAAATCCCATCCTAATCGGTGGGGTTTTTTATTCCATATTCAACAACGGATTTACATTTTTCACTTTGACGTTGACCACCAGCATAAGTTCCATTTATCTTTTCCCCATTCTCAATTATATCATCAATCATTTTGGGGACATTCAAAGTTTTATTTTCATCCATCCATTCAATAGCGGATACAAGGTCACCATTAGCGGGTTTTGTTTTTTTAATACCATTCTCAATTATATCATCAATCATTTTGGGAACATCATCGGTTTTATTTTCATCCATCCATTGAAAAGTTGCTGTAAGGTCATCATTACCGGTTGTTTTAGTTTCTTTAACTCCATTCTTAATTACGCCATCTATTCTTCCTTTGTGGTGGTATGTATCATCGTGGGTTTCTATTATACCATCATTAACCACCCCATCAATTATCTCTTTTGAGATATATTGGAGTGGGTGAGAACTTTTAACACCATCTTCAATTACCTCTTCAACGATATATCTATTTTTTATAAGATGAGGTTGAGTATGATTTATCCCCTCTTGAATTACCTCTTCAACATCGTTAATATATTTTCCCACTTCAGGTAAGGTTTGTTTTACACCTTCTTTAATAATGCCTTCAATCCAACTTTTATTTTCGTAAGTGTTAAATTGTGTTTCTTTAACACCATTTTCAATAACATAATTAACATCGGGGATTTGTTCATAATCATAAGGTTTGGTACTCTTCACACCATTTTGTATGGTGTCATTAACACCAACTTTGGATGTGTCAGGATAAGCGTAGGTAGTCTTAACCCCATTTTGAATTGTGTCTTCAACAGAATCTAACCGTTTAACCCTTACATTTCTAATGTTTTTCACCCCATTTTCAATAGTGTCTTCAATTAAAAGTTTAGGGTCTCCAACAGCGTTTAAGGTTCGTTTCACCCCATATTCAAGGGTGTCTTCAAATTGTTGTTTTTTATCTCGGGCATCTCTAAAATAAATGTCTTCTACTTTATTTATCACATTATCTTCCACCCATTTTGTAATGAGGTGTTGGTTTTGAACAACCTCCAACGATACAAAAGAAAATACGGTATTAAAAAAACTATAATTATACCATAGAGTTTTTCCATCGGTTAATTCTATCACCCATTGTTTGGTCTTCGTAAAGATTAACCAAGTGGAGTCATTGTAAGTGTAAGTATCCACACCCTTTATATGATATTTTATTAGTTTGTTAATTATTTCTTCCATAACCCAAATATAATTATTAATTTTGAGACAATCAAATTGATTTGTTATTTAACTTTTATTAAATTTAATATATGGAAACTTTTTTAAAATTTTTAATAACCGGAGGTCTTATATTATTGGGATTTATTATCTTAATATCGGTAATATTTTTAACACATCTAATTTATATAACATTAAAAAAAGTGTTATAAAATGGATAAACGATTTCATTAGATATTTATAGATAAAACTAATTATGGCAAAGATTATAAAATTAACAGAATCTGAATTAAAAGATATTATTAAATTAATTATGACGGAACAATTTGATACCGATTATTACGATAGTATCTTGGATTTATATAATGAGGTTGGTCTTGAAGGAATGACAGACGAAGAAATTAAATATTTAAAAACTGGAGGTGAAAGTAGTGTCCCTGAAAGATTTTTAACTGGTGATTTGGATATTGAAACCGAAGATAAATTTGGTGATATTGAAAACTTCAAGTCCATTATGGAAAATAATAAGCATAAAGTTGTTGATACCGCTGAAGATGGTAAATTACGAATCGTTTTTAAGGAAAATGAGGAACTATTAGAAGAAATCAATAACTTATTACCAACATCCGCTGTTAATGTAACAAAAGGTTATATTGTGGTTCTTGTCCCTGAACGATGGACAGATGATTTATTTGGTGAAGAAATATAATTTAATCCCCTCAATTAGAGGGGATTTTTAATATAAACATTATTTAATAGTATGACTAACGGAATTTCAATAATAATACCAACACATAAAGTCCCTGAATATTTAAAAGAATGTATTCAATCCATCCAATCTCAAAATGTTAATTTTGATGTTGAGATAATTGTGGGGATAGATAATTGTGAAGAAACATTAAAACATATACAAGAAAACGAGGAGTTTTATCGGGACATAAAAGTTTTCCATTTCAATGAGAATGTTGGTCCTTACATTATTAAAAATAATTTAATTAATGAATCAATGTTTGAGTATGTTTTATTTTTTGACTCTGATGATTTAATGATTGATGGGATGTTAAATAATTTTTATGAGAATATTGAATCATTTGATGTTGTTAATTTTAAATTTTTAAATTTTAAAATAGTTGATGATATTAAAACAATTAAGGGTGAGGAAACCGCTTTTGCAATCTTAGGGATTAAGAAAACATTATTTAATAATTTAATCGGTTTTGAAAATTGGATATGTCATGCAGATGTTGAATTTTCCTATAGATTAAAACATAATAAAATTAAATCTGTGTTAATTAAAGAACCTCAATTTCACAGAAGAATCCACACTGTTAATCTAACTGTGGATAAAGAGACAAATCTATCATCTAAATTAAGGTCGGTATATGTGAAAGCATTTGCTAAAAAAAAATATTTAAGGAAATGGACAAACCCCATTAAAGAAATAAAAGAATACTATAAAATTAATTAATATGAAATTTAAATTACCGGATTTTAATTTAGAAAAATACCCAACAGTTTTTGCTGGACAAAATAAAAGACATGCGACGGCAACATCGGTTTCATTTGTGACTGATAATTTAATTTTGGTGGCATCATTTTTAAATAAAAAAATATATTTAATTACCATTGAGAATGGCGATTTTACCATCATAGATGAAATTACCACAAATTATTGTCCTGATTTAATTGATTATAAAGATGGGTTAATAATATCAACCGGTAATGGATATGGTGTTATTTCTATTTTTAATTTAATTGATAATAAAATTGTTTTTGTTAAAGATATTGTTAAAAAACAAATAGACCAAATACACGGGTGTAGAATCATTGATAATGATAATGTGATTGTTACTAATACAAGTAATAATACATATAGGGGATGTTTCTATGTGAATATTAACAGTGGTTATGTTCGTCAATTTAATAATTTCAAGCATTACCCTAAAGATATTTTAATCATCAACGATAGAATATTAATCTCATCTTCAAGTAGCCGACCATCGGCGACAAATAAAGTTACTGTGACCGATTCTATTTTATATTTATTTGAATATCCTAGTTTAAAACAAATAGATGAATTAACTTTTTATGGTCAGACTGACGCGGTTTGTTTGAGTGGTGAGGATGGTTTTATAACCTTACAAGCTCAAGATTCATTATTACATTTTAAACTAATCGACGATAAGTTAAGTTTTATTAAAACAATCCCCGGATTTAGTTTTCCTCATGGGATAGCGTCAAATGATACTAATGTTATTGTTACCAATTATGGTGATAATTCTATTGATATTTTACCCTTATCCGATTTAATTTAATATTTATAAATATGAAAATTATAATAACTGAAGATAAAGTGTATGATTTAATACTCAAATATATTAATAGTATGTTTGATGTTGATAATATTGGATGGACACCAGGCATAGATGATTGGGGTAATGAAGTTGATTATGCAATAGAATTCTATACAGATGATTATGAAGATGGTGGCGATAACACTCTATTCAGATGGTATGGTGAGGATTATTGGCGTAGTGAAGAAACCGAAACTTTAAGTCCTGTTTTTTTAAAAGAAATGATTGAAAAATCTCCAATATTAGAGTTTGAAGACACTGATAAACTAGACCAATTAAATGGTTTATTTGGTCATAGATGGCACAAACCATTTATTGATTGGTTTTGGGATAACTTTAATATTCCTGTTAAAACAATAGAATAGTGGAAAATATTTGCCAAAATACCACTTTTAGTGGAAAAAAATGTCTTAATATTGGGTTATATTACATTATAATGGAAAATAATAGTATTTAATAGTATGAAAGTATTGATTACTGAAAATAAATTAATTGATGTTATCATCAAATTTATTGGTCCATTAGAGAAAAAAGTGGTATCTAAAATGAGACGAAACGATACCTATGGTGAAGAAGAACAATGGGTTTCGTTAAGAAATGGTGATATTATCATTATTTATGATGAAATAGGTGATGATATGGCGTTTAGTATTAAAACCATTAGTGATATCACAAATCAATTAGGTATTGATTATAAAAGATTAAAATCTTTGATGACTGAAGTTGTTGAAAAAATTACGGATAAACGAATTACATCCCTCAATTTATTTTAAAAAGAAACCCCCACCGTTAAGTGAGGGTTTTTATTTGTTATTAAATGGATAATGAATGGTTAATTTCAAAATTACCTTGTTTATAATTCTCATCAGGTGTTGATTTACCTATCTGAAGGTCTCCTTCAAAATAATTTTGATAAGAACCCCAATATTCTGTCATTGACCCATATTGTAATTCACCTAATGCGTTTTGAGTTTCTTCATCAAATGGTAATTCATCATCTCCCTCAACCCATCCATCTAAATTATCAAAGATGTATTGTAAAAACTCTTCTTCTGTTTCTCCCTTAAAGTCGGGGAATTTTTCGCTGTCTAACTCTACCGGAGCGTTTGCGTTGTGGGAGGTGTAATACTCCGTTTTTCTAAAGTGTGATTTCATAATCTTATTTTTTTTTAATTACTGCATTATTGCAACTCCCATTAGTATGCCAAGTAAAAAACTAATTAGCATTGCCCAAATAATTAACTTACCTGTTTTATCCATATCTTATTTATTTTTAAATTCTTGTTTCCAACTACTAATAAACAAGTCTACGTTATGGATTGTTGCTACGTTATCAACTGAATTTATTTTTAACGTATCAAACATCTTGTTAACTTCTTCCTCACTATAACTTCTTTCTTTTGGACAATCACACAATGATGGTTCTGTACTTCCACCCCAAAATAAAGGAGGGGTTTTATAAAAACCGCAATTACTACACATATTTTCCATAATCTTAT